CTACTATAAGTGCGGGTACAAGTATTAATGCGGGTACAAGTATTAAATCCAGTAGTTTAAGTGCAACTACTATAAGTGCGGGTACAAGTATAACAGCTGGAACAGATATATCAGCTGGTAATGATATATTTACAACTAAATGGACAGTACAACCTGTTTCAAGTGTAAGTGCATCTGGATGGGTATCTAGTGCAGTTGATATAAGTGCTGCATATAAAAGAATTGGAAAAATAGTACTTTATAGACTTTATATAAGTGGTACGTCTAATAGTTCTGTTAATGCTCATGTTCATATTCCCCCATCTCTATCATCATCAAATATTAATATACGAGGCGATTATCCCTTTATTGGAACAAGTGAAGGAGCTACGAAGGTGGGAAGAGCCCGTTATGTTATACATGCTCCTGATTATTTAATAACTTTTTATTACGACGCAACAGGTTCTACTTTTTGGACTACAAGTGGTACAAAAATAGTTACTTTTGATGGATGGTGGGAACTACCTTAAATAAAATAATATGCCTTAAATTAGAATATAAATTTATTTTTTTAAATTTTAGGAAATATTAATAATGGCCTATGGAAGTTTAACATATGGATTAGGAGATTATAAAGGAACTGGTTTATCAGCATTCTTTAGTGCAACTCCAACATCTGGTGAGACGCCACTTTTAATTACTTTTACTAATTTATCAAGTGGAGCTTCAGCTTATTATTGGGATTTTGGAGATTTAAGTTATTCAACGAGTGCTAACCCAACCCACATTTATGAATCTTCTGGAATTTATACTGTTAGTTTAACTGCGATAAGTGGATTAACTTCAGGACTTACTACAAGAAGTAATTATATTAGTGCAATATCTGTTTGTGCAGATTTTGGATATACTTTAATTTCAGGAACAACATATCAATTTAGTAATTCAAGTACTAATGCATTGACATATAATTGGGATTTTGGAGATGGGTATACTTCAAGTACTACTAATCCAATTCATATATTTTCTGGAAGCGGAAGTTTTAATGTTAGATTATCAGCTAATGGAGCAACTACACAAAGTATAAAAATTAAAACAGTATCTGTTATTTTAACATTAGCTAATTTTAATTTACTACCATATGATACTTATGGTTGGCCTTTATGTACAAGAATTGGTCCTAATTATTTCGATTCTATTACAAGCGCAGGATTTTATATTGATAATCTTTCACAAAATGAATCAGCTTGTAAGTGGGATTTTGGAGATGGCCGATTAATTGATAATAGTTGTCATAAAACTAGTTCGTTTTCTTTTGGATATGATACTCCAGGAGTTTATACAATAACTCTTTCTGCATATGGCCCATTGAATAATTCTATAGCAAGTAAGACAGTTACTGCTGTTGATCCACAAGCTGATTTTAGTGCATCTCCATTATTCGGATCAAATAATCTTAATGTCCAATTTACAAATCTTTCAACTGGAGCATCTACTTATCTTTGGGATTTTGGTGATGGATCATTTTCAACGTGTGCTAATCCAACCCATACTTATTTAAATAATGGATTATATTCAGTAATACTTTCTGCTACTAGTGGAATTGGTTATGGAAATGAACCAATTAATTCCATAATATCTAAAAATGATTTTATTGGCGTTAATGTTGGACATATTGGAGCCTTTTATTTTGGACCAGTAGATGAAACTGTCGAAGCTCCTATAATAGAAATTTCAGCTATTCTTTTACCACCTAATGTAATAATTATAAATACTGAAAATACTGTTGTAAGTCCACCTTATCTTTCAGTACTTTTTAATTTACTTCAGCCTACTGTTTATTCAACTCAAGAGATTAATGTTAATTTTGTGGGCGTTCCAAGAATTGGTTCTTCACCACTTGTAGTCGATTTTACTGCAACAATTAATCTTTCCCCAGAATTAATATCAAAGTATAAAGTAGATACTTATGAATGGTGTTTTGATTATGACTATGTTAATAATGTTTGTAATATTCCTTTTGAAACTTCAACTATTAATACTATATCACACGTTTATACAGGATATCGTGGTCAAAAATATTCTGTTAAATGTTGTGCTAAGTTGAAGTTGATTTAAGGGAGAATTTAAATGACATATAATACTGGACTTTGGGGAGAAAGTAGAGAAGGAATAGGAGCCTTTTGGTTTGATAATAATATTTCTTTTAATATTCTTTCTGCCACTGTTAATAAAACATTAGATTTTGTAGGTAATAATTTTACCTTTTCAGCTATTTCTTCTGCTAATGGATTGGGAAGTGACTGGACGGTTTCTTATTATTTTTCATTTACCGATCATTCTAGAGTTGTTACTTCATCAACATCAGCACAACATAGTTTTGGGTATAAAGGGAATTATTTATGGGGAGTTTATGCGAATGTAACTAATTCACAAGGTGATATTCTTATAACTTCTGTAGCTACTGGAAAACCAGTTTATGTTAATCCATTACCAGAAATTTGGATAAATGGCTCACCATCAGTAAGTTCGGTAATTATTTTTTCAGACGAACACGGAAGTCTTTATTTTGATGGAACTATTACTAATATTGTATGGGATTTTGGAGATGGTAATACTTCTTCAACAGTAGATACAACAGCAACATTTGAACATACATATTCAACAAAAGGAAATTATACAGTTTCTGTATCAGCTTTTGATATAAGCGGTAATATTGGAATAAGTACAACTTCTATTTCTATTATTGAAAGTTCTTGTTGTCAAACTAAAGAAGATTATATTACTATCTGCGGCCCTGATATTGTTGGTAGATATGGTAGTTGTAAAAACATCAACCTACGAGAATACCTACCTCTGTACCTAAGAGGCGGAGAAACAGAGGAATTCTTAATACTCTTTGAAGAATTTTTGAATAATATGTATAATGGTCTTTGTGGTTGGGAAATAAGTTCAACTGAGTTAACAACAAGAAGTTCATTCTATGTTTCAAATTCAGGAACTTCTTCCGCAACCGCACAACAGGATTTCATTTATTCAGCAACTGATGTTAGTGCAAGAACAGATGCTACTAATGTAGAACAGATGCAATTAATTGAACCGTCTAATATAAACTATTTTACTTCAGCCCAAAAAATATCTATTCTTGAAAAAGTAGCAAGATTGACAGAATTACATGACCCAAGTCTTATAGATATAGAATATATCCAGTTCTTTGCATCTAATCTTGGATATAACGTATCTGTTTCAAGAGATGAAGTTGGAGTTAGCGCAGAAGGTATTCAATCAGGAGAATTTGGAACTACTGAAATAGATTCTAATTGTTCAGCTTCAGATATTAATAAATATTTAAGATTTGTTGTAGAAAATCTTCCATCTTGGTATAAAATTAAAACTACAAGGAATTCTATTAAAGTAATGTTATACTCTTTTGGTTTAGTTGGTGAAATTATTGAATATTTTTCATCAGATTATAGTGAAGATAGTAAAAATTGGAGGGCTGATTTTAATAAAGACTTATCAGAAATTCCAAATAATTGGTTTCCAACTCCACATTTTGCTGTTTATATTGATTTTGATAAAAGCCAAGATATTTCTCAACAAAATAGAAGAAATAGTGTAGTTAATGCAATTGAATCAATAAGACCGATAAATACAGTATTTAGAAAGCTAGCAGGATATGTAAAGAGAGTTTTCGAGCTTGAAGTCGCTTGTTGGGTAAGGTCTTCAGTTTATATTAAAATTGATTCAAATGGATACTCTAATGATTGGAATGGTTATATTTATCCAGAATAATTAGTTGATACTCTATAAGAAATATAAATAATTGAAAGATAAGGAGTTTTTAAGGAGTATAAAGAAATATGCCAAATGTAATGCTAACACAGGGTGGATTGAATTTCGTTAAGTATGCAAAGGATGAAGGTATCTTCATTTACTTGAAGTATTTTGTACCAGTTTATGATGATAGAATAGACCCATATATTAGAACTGAATCAAGTACTTTGTCTTCTGTTCAACAAGTTGCTGAAGATGGTATTCATAGACTAGTACCATATGGTGAAGTAATTTGGAGAAAAAATGGATATTCTATTGATAATACTGAAAGTTATATTACAAGTGCTGGTCTATGGAGTCCAAATACTTTATATAATTCTTATCAAAAATCAACTGTTCCTGTAAACCTTTTAAATAACCAACCACTTTCAGATCAAATTAGTGCTTCAGAATGGACTTCAATAAATGTTGGTGGTGGATTATTTAATTGGTCGGCTACTAATGCTCAAGTTGTTTCTGGAGTTACTCCTCTTGAAGATTCTCCTTCAACATATTCAGAATATTGGTCTGCTGGTGATTATTACCCAGTTTATGAAGGACCAAGTTTAACTCAACTTAGAGGTTCAATAAAATGTATTATTGATAATAGTAAAGGTTCTTTTAAGTTTAATAAGATAGCTTTATTTGCTTCAGAGGCTCCGCCATCATTAGGAACCTCAGTCTTTTTTGGAGAAGCTTATTTATCAGCTTTTCCAGCACAAATTTCAAGAACAGAAACTGGATATAGTCAATTTGAATTTGATATTCAATTAGATATTAGTGGAGTAGATGCAACGTGGGAAGAAATATTTTTCTCATCTTCTGCTGATTATTGGTCACATTCTCCGGGTGGATTATACTTTCCAAATAGAATTGGAGTTGGACAATTTGATGGAAATACTAGTGAAATAAGTGCAGCAATGCATCTTAGATATGCTAGACAAGATTTGGATACAGGTATTCCAATTCTTAGAATGGATTACGATAATAATAGATTTGATAGTATTGATATTAGTCCAAATCAATATGATGTTACTGAAAGTACTGATGGAAAAATTGGAGCAGATATTATTCTTAATGTTGCAAATTGGAATACATATTGTGGAGATGCTATATCTATTCGTCCAAAAATAACTCAATCAATTGCTCTTGGAACAGATGAGTACCGTTTTAGAGAATTATATCTTGAAAATGGATCACATACAGGATCAAAAGATACAACGAATATAATTCCACTTAATGTAATTAGTTGGTATAATCATGCTATTAGTGTTAATTATGGTAGTATTACAATAGGAGGAGTTCGAGGAACTTCGGTTCCACCAGAAAAAGACCCTTTTGGAATTACCTTACAATTAAGAGGAATTGATATAATTGATTTTTCCGAAATTCAATCTTCTTATTTGATCGGTGCTTTTAAAGGAGGAGATTTATGGAGAGAAAAACAAAATCTTCTTATATATAATACTTATTATAAAAATCTTGGTAAAGAATATAATGTAGAAAATATTTACATTTTTGCTGGTCTTGATACTTCAGCTTCATATGCTTCATTAGCTGGTCAAACTGGAGCAACTCATAAAAATATTGTTTATGAAATTGAAAGGAAGTCTCCTGGTTTATTTAATAGCCAAAATACTAATCTTTCAACTTCTGCTGAGCTTATACTTGGATCGAAAGGAAAAATCGGATTATTTGGTCCTGTTGAGTTAAGAAATATTGGAACAACTTATAATACAGCTTTATTGATATCTAAAGTAGAAGATTCTGGATATGCAGGAGACTTTAATTTAGTTGTTGGAGCAGGATTTAAAAAAGTTATTGCATTTACAGATATTATTGAAAAAGCTAATTCAATAGAAACAATGCAAGACTTATTAGATAATAATTCAAAATTATTTCTTATTAGTAAGAAAATTTATGTTGATTCAACAATACAGCCAATATCAAATGAAATATGTGATTTAGGAACTCAAAATATTCGTTGGAATAATCTTTTTTCAAAAAGAATTCTAGCAGAAAATATTAGTGCAACTGATAATATTGTTAGCGATAGTGAAATTATAGCTATGGAAAATATTCGTAGTTATCATAACATATATGCTACTATGGCAACATTTTCAAATTCAGGTTTTTATGAGAGAAAGAGATCGGTAGCAGTTGGAGAATGGGATGGATCATTAAATAATACTACTCAAACTTTTTTAATTGCTGATCTCCAAAATTATATACAAGATAAAACTAATAGTAATGGAACTCTTTCTGAATTATTTTTAGGTAATATAGATGCTCAAGTAGGAACTACAACAAGTAATTTAACTTTTTCTTTTATTTTATATCTTACACACGGATCATCTATAACATCTTTAAATAAATCAAATATTTCAGTAAGTATTAATAGTAATACTACTATTGAAAATTTATTATCAAATATTAAATCAGAAGTTAATAATATATTACAAAATCCAACATCAAATGGAACCGGAGAAGAATTTCCATCAAATTTTGAAGTTTCTTTAGAAAATGGTTATGTTAAAGTTAGAGGATATATAGAAGGGTCTTTTAAAGTTGATATTATTACTTTTCAAATTAATTTTCCTAACAGTAATATTAGAGGTACTGGTGGTCCATTGAGAGAATTAACTCTTAATCCATCTTTACAAATTGGAAATACAAATATTGCTCCTTTTAAATATACTAAAGTAGGAAAAACTGCAATTGTTCACGGAATGGTATTAACAAATGAAGTAGTACATTCTATTACAGTTAATTTACCAGAACAACTTTATTTTAATCAAGATAATCCTTTATTTAATTTTAACTGTTATTCAATAATACAGTTTAATTCAATTAATACACGCAAATCATTATCAAATATTGATATAATGATTTTTGAAAATGATAATAGTTTATTTACATTTATAGCACAAGGATCAGATAATTTACCAACTAATTTTTATTATACTATAATTTATGAGTGTGAACAATAAGGAGGTTTTGTTTATGAAAACTCGGTTAACTAATGAAAAAATATTTAATATTGTATATCTTTTAAGGAATAAATATCCTGATTTAGAGAAGTTTGATAAAAGATTTAATTTTGCTATTAGTAGAACTCTTACATATCTTCAACCAATTGCTTCTGATATTTTAAAAGCAAGAGAATCAGGATTACCAAAGTTTAAGGAGTTTGAAGAAAGAAAACAAATAATTATAAACAATTATATAATTAACGGAGAATTTAAGTCAGATGAAGAAAAACAAAAGTGTCAAGAAGAAGTTAATCAGTTGGCAAAAGAATATGCGAATGTTCTTGAAGAACGTTCTAAAGAAATTAATATTTTTAATGAAATTTTGGAACAAGAAGTCGAAGTAGATATTGTACAGTGTAAATTTGAGGCTCTTCCAAATGATTTTAATTTTGATATTCTTCGTATTTTAGTTAAAGAAACAGATGAAGAAATTGAAAATATACTTTAAAGAATATAGTATTGCTTTTCATAAATTCTATGGTATTTTAGATTGGAGTTTAAATGAATAAAATAGTTTTACCATCTAATGTCTATCCGAATCTTTTTCATAGTGATCGTTGGCAAGTAAGTTTTTCTAATTTACCAACATTAGAATCTATTCGTGATATGAGAATTTATGATAATTTTGTTAAAAGTGTTAGTTTTCCAGAATATACAATGAATGAAATATACTCTGATACAATGGGATTTCGTATCAGACATCCTGTTGGTGGTATTAAAGCAAATACTGATCTTTCTCAAATTTCAATAGAATTTAAACTTTCAGAAGATATGAAGAATTATTCCAATTTATTTAATTGGATGCAATCTTTAAAATATGGAAAAGTAGAAAATTTTAATAAAGAAGAAGAATTTTTTCGTAAATATACAATTAAATCTATTAATTTAAGTATTCTTGATAATAAAAAAAGACCAATAGCTTTTTGGAGATTTTCAGAAGCTTTTCTTTTAAGTCTTGGTCCTATTTCATTAAATCAAGGTATTAGTGATGAAATTACATTTTTATGTAATTTTAGTTATGAAGAAATATTATTTGAATCTAAACTTTTATCAACAAATAATGAATGTTCTACTGGTGGAGAATCACCTGTAGTAACAGTTCCAGGCGTAGTTGTTAATAGAACATCAAATGCTATTTTATCAGATGGTAGCATTCCGATGATTGCTAATTTAAGTATTGGTAATTTTAGAATTATTAATTTAGCTAATCCAGTTAATCCAACTGATGCAGCTAATAAAAGATATGTTGATAATTTAATTGTTCAAGTTAGTGCTAATGATATAAATTTACAAAATGAAATTAATCAATTAAGTGCCGCTATTCAAAATATAGTTATAAGTGGTGGAAGTTCAAGCGCTGTTAATATTGAATTAAGCGCATTAAGTGCTATGGATAATTTTCTTCAATCAGAAATATCAGCATTAAGCGCCCAAGATATAATTACAGAGAATGAAATAAGTCAACTTCAAACTATTATAAATGCTATATCTCCGGCAGCACCATTAGCGTTCGGAGGAACTCTTAATTTTACAGGAACAAAATATAGCGCTATTCTTCCAACAGGATTAACTTCAGCTTGGTATGCTGATGGAAGTATAGCCGGAAATACAATAACTGATTATATGGTTTCTAATACATCAATAATGGAAACACCAAATATAACTTCTGCTTTTATGGTTGGTACTGCTTTTGAAACAGCAAGAGGAACATTAATTCATATAGAAGATGGAATTAATAATGAAAGTAGAGCTATTTCAGCCGGAGTAGGAGTTACAGGTCAGCTTCAAATTACATCCCTTACAACATATAACTCTATATGGCAAAAAGCAAATGCACGTATTAATGCGGTTCAATCAACAGAAGGATTTAAAAAGCATTCTATGAAATATATTGATGGTGCTACAATATTACAAACAGGAGATATTGCTGTTAGATATGATAATGTTAATTCAACTCCATCATTTTCTACAATTGCAACAATTGTTCAAAATGTAATATCAAGTTCAAGATACCTTTCTGGTATTAGATATTATTATTTAGGTGATACATTTGATATTAGTGCACAAGTAACAAATATAGCAAATAGAGCAATTAGACCAATTGATCCCATTTCTTATATTATGGAAGGTTTAAATAATGTTAATAAAGCGATATCTGGTAGTTCTTTTGCTTACAATGGAGTTTATACTTTAAATGATTTATCAGTTGCTCTTAATGTATTAAGTGCATATTCAATTAATGATAGAATTATAATTACAGCAAAAAAACCAAATGGAATAACAGCAACATCACAATCTATTTCTGAAAATAGATTAGTTAATACATATTCACCATTTAATAGTACTAATGGAAATATTACAATGTTTGATGAAAATTATAGATTTCCATTATCAGCAGATTTTTCAATAATTCCTATTTCTATAACAGGAAACTGGAATAGTAATCTTCCATTAACAAATGGAAATTTAGTATTATTTAATAGCGTTTGGGATTATCCTTCAATTAATTATTCTAGTGGATATTTACCATTACAATCAGTTAATTATTCTGGATTTACAGGAAATCAAGTCGGTGTATGGGCTTCCAATATTGGAATGGCTCATTCTAGTATGAGAATAACTTTTACAGGTGTTACAGTTTCAGACGTATCTCCTGTTGGAACAGGAAATTTAAATATAGAAATAAGATTACCTAATGAATCTGGTTGGTTAGATTGTGGTAAATCATTTGGAGATGGTAATGGTTGTAAATTAGGTTCTTCGTCTGGAAATATTTTTAACCTTTCATTTGGAACATTTACATCTTCAAATTCAAATGGAATAGTTTTTATTAGAGTAACATTATTAAATAATAGTATAGCTAAAGCATCACAAATGTTAATAGTAGGTTTATAAAGGAGGGGTTATGATTAATTCTTCAATGATTATAGAATTTTTTAGAAAGAAAGAATATGAAATAGTTAGTTCAAGTGATACAGAAATAATTTTTAAAGGAAAAATTAATAAAGAAAATTATAAATTAGATTTAACGAATAATATAATAATATTAACTAAAGTTGGTGATGAAAAAATTCTGTTTAAATTTTTACCAATACCTTTTATAGCATTTATTCCAATATTAATGAATATTTTAAATAAACTAGAAATTTGATTAGGAGATAAAAATGTTTATAGGTAATTGGAATGCTTCTGGTTGTAATTTTGCTATTCTTCCGGAATGTTTGAAGAATGGTCAAAATCCACCACCATTTTCAGGAACTACTTTTCCAATTTATAGTCCTAGTGCTAATATAAGTGGAACGATGGTTAATAACTTAGTTTATGATAATGGTATTCTTTTAACGTCCCAAACTGATACAATTATAGCAAAATATTTACAAACAAATGGTAAAATTATTTGGGGCAATGATGGTTTTACAATTCATAGTATAGTTAATATTACTAATACAGCTGAGTTTTATATTTTAAATGCTGGTAATTTTCTTCCATTTGGAAATTATGATTTTGGGTCATTACAATTTATAATTACTCAAGGTCAAAAAAATGTTAATTTAATTATATTAGTAGGAAATTGGGAACCATTTGAAATATATCAAGAAAACGTATATATTGATTATACATTGGAAGGCAGAATTCCATTAGGAATTCACGCAATTACAGTTATAAGAAATTCTATTGGAGAATATAAATTTTATATTGATGGCATTAGTAATAAATCAACAATATATTCCACTCCTATAAATACAATACCATTTAATGACGCTATTTTATCAGATATTTCAATTGGAAATTTTTTCCAAACTACTAATAATAATCAATCTATTGATACTTATAATATAATAATTTATAATCGAGTATTATCAGATGAAGAAGTTTATAATATTTATACATTAAGCGCTGATCTTGGTGGATTAAAAGGATATACACATCCAGTAAATGGAACTCTTCAATTTGGACCTAAAAATTATTGGATAGCAAATACATCTGGTTTATGGAATAATTCTTTAAATTGGTCTTTGGGTATTATTCCTGATAGTACAAATGATATTGAATTTAATGAAAATGGTATTGGTCATTGTACTATTAATAATAATGTTAATATGAAATCTTTAATTATTAAAGAAGGATTCCCAAGTTCAGGTATTTTTGGAGAAGAAAAAGTTTTTTCAATTTATCCTAAAGAATCAGGATATATAATTTCAGCATATTCAGGTTTTAATTTTTATGGATTTTTGCAATTTAATATAATACCATATAATATTTCTAATAATATAACTTTTGATTTTTCAGAAATAATATTGGCAAAAACAAAAAATATAGGTGAATCAACATCTAATATAATTAATATTATTCCAGATGAAATTAGTGCAACTGGTACTAAATGGAGATTTTTAGGAAATATATCAGGAGTTGGAATACAATATTATCCAACAATAGCACTTCCATCAATAAGTTCAACAATAGATTTATTTTCTGAAAATATTATAACTTTTGATTCAATAAATATACTTTCTAATGAAAATTTAACAGTAAATATAAGTGCAACAGAAATAAGAATTTTAAATAAAGATTTTATTATTGGATCATATAGAAACGATGCTATTTTTACTTTAAATGCACCAAATTTACAAACTATTAGAATGTTATCATATGTACCAATAGAAGATACTTTTCCATATCAGAATTTATCATTGACAGTTAGTAATATGAATTATTATCCATACGATATATATTTTGAATCACAAGATAATAAAGATTCTTATGTTAAAATTACTATTAATAATGGTTATGGAATGACTGAATTAGATTTAGCTTCAATTAAAAGTTTAACAGTTAATATGACATCAAATACTTTAATAAGTAATGCATCATTAGGATTTTTAAGTAATTTACAACCGAATAATCTTAAAATTAAAAATAATTTAAATATAATAAAAGGTTATTTTGGTTATAATCCTTTTGGTTTTGAGTATACTAAAATTATTTTAGAAGGATCAAATTCAGAAATTTCTATAACACAAGATCAAATAGCAAATTTACAAGCAAAAACTCCTGGTCAAATTATAACTTGGGAAACTTTAAATAATTCTAAATGGATATTACCATCGTTTAAACCAGGTGATATTGGTAATACTACTTCTAATCTGGAATGGAAACCTAAAACAATAGGAAGTAGATTTAATTTCGCACCACAAGTTGATATTACTATGGGTAAAATTAAATTAACTGGTTTAAATAATGCAAGCTAAATATGAATAACATAAATATATATGCGTCATTATATACTAATGGTGGTAATAATTCAGGTATTTCACTTTTATCGGACCCTATTATGTGGACTCAAGAAGATTTATCTTTTAAAGAATTAATTAATAAAAGAGTAACAACATCTTCAAAAATGTTTTACGAAGAATTTGGTGATTTTACTATTAATACAACTTTAGATGAAGTTTGGGTAGATAGTATTAATTCTAATTCTAATATTGCTGTAAGCGCAGGTAAAGCATCACAAAGAGTATTATTTGCATTAACAGAAGATACTTCTGTTGCAAACCAACAATGTTATTTTGCTTTTGAAGGTGGAACTAGAATTAAAAATTGGATAAGTGATAAGTATGGTTTAGATTATACTATTCATTTATATGATGCTGATAATAATGAAATATTTCCCACTGATCCTTGTAATTGGCTATTTAATTATCAAACTGGTATTTTAATATTTGGCGGAAGTACGGCTTTCTTTTCTAAACCATTTAAGATTACTGGATATACTTATAATGGAGATATAGGTCAAAAATCAACAATACCACAAGAATTAATACCTTTTGGAAAACCAGTAGAACTTAATTTAAGCGCAATATTACCTACATTTTTTGCTTCTATTGCGATGGCATCAGATGGAAGATACATATATTATGATGCTTTTTTAAATACAGGAGAACAAAATTCTATTGTTAGGATAGACCCTAATAATTTTACAATATCTGGTTGTACTATAATGAGTTTAACTGATATAGACCCAACATTAACTTATGTTATTGATATGTTAAGTGATGGTAAATATCTTTATGTATTAATACAATTTGATAACATTAATCCATTAGTATATGGTAAAGTTGCTAGAATAGATTTAACTATGTTTGGAAATTCAGCTTCAATGGTAGTTAAAGACCTTCAATCTGATAATATATCAGCAGTTGGATATAATTCAATGACACAAGATAATAGATATATTTATTTAGCACCAAATTATAATTCTTTATTTGAAATGGATAATGGATTAGTTGCTAGAATTGATAAAAATAATTTTACAGGATCAGCTACATTTTTAGATTTAAAATCTATAAATCCAGATATGAAATCATTTGGTAATGTTATTACTGATGGTAAATATGTTTATATGATACCATTAGCAGATAATATTTTCTTTCCTCAACCAGAATCATTATCAGCTATATATATTCCGAGAATTAGATGTTCAGATTTTAGTTATATTGATGCTATTAAATGTCCATCGGTGAGTTCTTTTAGTCCTTGTTATGGTGCTACTTTTGATGGTAGATATATTTATATGAGTCCTTCTGATCATAAAATTTTCGATTCATTTACGAAAGTATATAATGGTATTATTAATAGAATTGATACTAAAAACTTTAATGTAGAATCTATAAGGTCAGTTGATGTTTTAAAGTTTAATTCTAATTTTTATTCGTGTTATAGTATGACACATTATAAAAATTTGTTATTATTATATCCTATTAATACTTATTATTCTAATGGAACATATATTAGCGTATTAAATATTAATACTTTTGATCCTTTTGATGGATATAGTATTTTGCTTGAAAGAAATAGTGATATTATTGGTTTTGGTATATTTGGCGATTGTTTTTATTTTGCTACAACATTAAATCCTATTATTGAAAGAATGAAAGGTGTTTCTTATAAATAAATTAGAAGATATTTGAATTTTTTAAATTGGAGGAAAATATGGAAATTGAAAAGGACTTATTGGAAATAAAAGTTTTAGTTGACGATAAAGTTATTAAAGAAACACTTAATCGTATTGGTATCGCTAATAAGAAAAAGAAGATTTTGTATCCTTCTTGTTATCTTTATGACCAAGATAATAAAAAATATTTAGTTCATTTTAAACAGATGTTTCTTTTAACAAGAGATTTTGCTTATAATGCTATTTGTGAGGATGATATACTTAGAAGAAATGCAATTGCTTTTTGTTTAAAATCGTGGGGTTTAATAGAAGTTGCGAATGAAAGAATAGAACCACATAATAAATTTGTATTTGTTCTTCCTTATAATCAGAAACAAGATTGGAAAGTTAGTCATAAGTTCAATTTTAGAAGTATAAATTCTATAAATACAAGTAAGGAGTCTTCAAATGGTTAAAGATAAATACTATTGTGATGAGAATGACTTTGAAGACTTTGAGGATTTTGAAGAGTTTTATGGGTTAGAACAGAAAGTTGAAGAAGAACCAAGTGAATTGGACTTTAGCAACACTGAAAATAAATTAGTTGGAGATTGTTCTTTAGACAGAGAAGGAACTGAAGAAATTGATGGTTAAAAAAGGATAGGGTAGCTCCCGACAAGAAGTAGAACCAAGACTTTACTTTTTCCTTTAAAATACTAAAAGTCTTGGAGATTTCCTTGTCTTGGGGGATTGTATGAAAAAAAATTGTAATATTTGTAAAATAGAAAAAGAAAAAATTGAAAGCTTTAGAAAACGACCAAAAAGGAGAAAAGATATGTTGGAATTTTTAAGCTATTTAAAGGAAAATTATAAAGAAGATGTTTCTTCTACTGAGAAGATTATTTCTGAAAAATGGAATAAAGTAATTGAAGTAATTAAAGCAGCATTTGACGAACCATATATTGATAAAAAGAATGCTATCTTTAAAATTCAAAATGAGTTTGTAAATCCAAAAATTTCTCCTAAAAATATAGATTCTATTTTTGTTAAAGAAAATTTGAATTATATTATTGAAAAAATAAACTCTTTAGAAGAAGGGGATGTTAAAATTATTATTAATACAGGAGATGTTCAGAAGGGTTCAACACGTACTTCTGTTACTGGAATGGAAACTGAAAGTAAGAAAGGTAAGAAGGATGTAGTCAAGGAAGAAATGGACGAGGTAGAGCCAACTGAGGAACTTGGAACAGAAATGGGAGGATCGGTTGGTGGAGAAGGAGAAGATGAGAAGGTAGTAAAAGTTTCCGTTGTGGATAACAAAGTAACGGTTGAGCCTTCTGAAAACACTGGTCTTGAAAAGTCTGAACACGATTTTGAAGACGAAGAAGAAGCAAAGGCATTTGTAGATTCACTTGAGAATCTTTTCAAGGGATTTAAGGTTGAGAAGGGAGAGTCCGAGGAAGAACCGGCCGAGGGAGAATCAGAGGGAGCCGGTGCATCCGAGGAAGAAATTTCTGGAACTGAAGAAGAATCTACTTCAAGTAATAAGAAGCTTGTTTCTGAAGCTGATGAGTTTGGTGATGAATCAGAGGATGTTAGTGAAGAGCCAGAAGACGCAGGTGAAGAGCCTGAGGATGCTGGCGAGGAACCAGAGGATGCAGGTGAAGAGCCTGAGGATGCTGGGGAAATTGATTGGGAAGATATTGCCGCCGGTGAAGGTGAGGAAGAAGGCGATGCAGAAGAATGTATCGTTGCTCCTGTTCGTGTAATTGGTTCTACTGAACTTGAGAGTCTTGATCTTCAAAAGCTTATCAATACTCTTGTAAAGGTTGAAAGCAAGTGGTATAAGGTCAATTCTATTACTGAGAATAACGAAGTTATTTGTATTGATAAGGAAGGAACAGAAAACTATTTTGATCTTGAGCAGATTGAAGAAATGGAACAGACCCTTGGTGAACTAGCAAAGAGTGCAGTTTCACCTAATGCTGAAGAAGAAACAGAAAAATTAGAAGATTCTGAGAAAGCAGAGGAAAAGTCTTGCCCAGCCGGTGCAGAAGAATGTGTTCCTTGTGATAAGGGTGAGGAAGAGCTAGGATCAGTTGGACTTCAGAAAGCCCTTTCTCCTGAACAGTTTGAAGAGCTTAAGGCTTGGATAGCAGACCCACAGAACGATCCATCAGATGAGCTTTATCAGGCATTGATGGATTACTATGCAGATGAAATGCCATATGGAACAATGAAGGCAAGAACTGGCGACCCGTTTGAATGGTTGCTTCAGAAGACTTCTGCTGAACTTGGTGGTGAGGAAGAAGCTGCTCCTGCTGAAGAAGAAGCAGAGAAACCAAAGGAATCTGAGGATGATGAAAAAGAGGGAGAGGAATCAGAAGACGATGATGAAGAAGCCTCTGGAAGTCAGGAAGAGTCTCTTAGCTTTGTAAAGATTGCCGCTAATAAATACTTTGATCTTGACGAAGATGCATTGACACCTCCAAAGATGGCAACTACTCAAGGTGGTGGATTAACTTCTAAGCCAGGTGTTATCAATCAGACTATTGCTTCAATTAAGCCAGCTCCAAAGGCACCAGTTGTCAAGGGCCCAACAGCAGCGTTGACAGCAAAGCCAAGCAAGCCAGGTGAGAAGATTGAGAAGATTCCATCTGCACCATCTTCTCCTGCTAAGAAAGGCCCATCAACAGCATTGACAGCAAAGCCAAAAGCACCACCAAAGAAGATTGAGAAGGTTGGTAGTGCACCAAAGGCTCCTTCCAAGGCTGCTCCAAAGGGAAGCTTTACAGCTAAGCCGGGTAAGACTGGTCAAAAAGTAGAGAAGATTAGTGCACCAGCTTTGCCACCAGAATATAAGAAAGGTGGTTTCAAGGGATAAGGAAATGGCTTCAAGTTGAAATAAACAAAAAGAGAGGAATTGATTTGAAGACAAGCCAATCAAACTAATAATTTGGTTGGCTTGTTGATTTTTGAAAAAGAAAATGTTATTATCTATTAAAGAAAGGAACTAATAATGGGTGGAAATGTTTTTGATTTAACAACTTCGATTCGCAAGGAAAACATTGAACCAACTCTTGCCAAGTTCTATGAAGAGTTGGCCACTGTTTTTCCTAAAGCTCGGAAATACTTTAAAGATATTAGAACACTGGGTTCAGTAGGAAAGAAGGATGTTTCTGGTGATATAGACTTGGCTATATCCGAAGATATTTTTAAGAACATCAAAGAATGGAATTTAGACCAAGAACATATCAATAGTCTTTTCAATAATTTTAAGAAAAGGTCAAAAACTTCCACAGACCAGCAAATTATGAAAAGAGCTATTTTAGTGGCTCTATCAGAAAAAATTCTTGAAAAAGTCAAGGATATTCATTTAGATACTAAAGGTAGTATTGGTGGTTCTTTGTTTTTTGCTTTCCCACAATTCGATTCTTCGGGAAAGAAACTCAAAGATTGGGTTCAAATAGATTTGAATGTTGGTAATATTGATTGGCTTAGTTTCGCATATTATTCATCGACATATAGCGGTAATGTAAAAGGATTGCACAGAACACAACTTATGTTAGCCCTTTATGCAATCAAGGGATATACCTTCTCGCATAATTATGGTGTGAAGAATAAAGAAACGCAAGAGATGGCAGCTTCCAATCCAAAAGAAGCTATTGAACTTTTAAACAAAATATATAAGTTTGATATAAACGAAAATATACTGGAAGACTATTTTAAGCTACAAAAATTTGTAAGAGCTAATCTATCTAAAGAAGATTTGAATAAATTGTACGATACTTACCTAAAGATATTAGATAGTACAAGAGCAGATATACCAGAAGACCTTCAAGAATACTGGATTAAAAACCAAGATAGACTTGGATTAAAAGGAAAGTTTTTACCAGACAATTCTAAACTTATAAAGTATAAAACCGAATCGCTAAAGTTTGAAGATATTTATTTTGAAGATAGGAGAATATAATGAGTGGAGTTGCTGGTGGTTCCAGAATACTAAAAAGCAATGTTGATAGAACTTTTGCTGATTATCAGAGAAAAGTACTACAAAATATTCCTGATTTTCAAAATGCCAAATTAACAGGTAGTGCTAAAATAAAATCCAAAGATGATTATGGTGATTTAGATATAGTAGTTCATTTTAAGGGAAACGATAAGAAAGCAGTCAAAAAAGCAATTATAGATTATGTATCATCTATGCCAGATAGAGTTATTGTTCCTTTCCAATCTTCACTATATAAAGGACGTAAGTATTATAATTCAGGTGAAATAATTACGATTTTGTATCCTATTGTTGGGGCTGAAGGTAATATTCAAATAGATAATATCATTGCTTTGTCCACAGAGGAATATGATTTCAAAGAACAGTTCCTAAATCTACCGGCAGATAAACAAGGCATACTGGTGGCTTTGGCTAAAGTGTTGTTGTTAGAAGAAGATTACAATACTGTTTTTAAGAAATTAGGAATTAGAAAAGTGCCCGCATTAGAAAAAGATCAAGAGTATGAATTTAATCTTTCCTCTAATAAGTTAACTTTAAGAGTCGTTGATGTTAAAGATAGTAGAGATGTTGGACATATAGATGTTTGGTCTACAACTAATTGGCCTGATGTGGAAAAACTGTTTCACAATTATAACATATATAGTAGCTTCGATGAACTATTAGATTCAGTTAATAAACAAGTTAAACAGCCAAGATCAAGAAGAAGAATCCCTGGTACCTTTCAATCTTTAGTATCAGTTAAATCTGGTGAAGTTGGAACAGCAAAAGAAAAAATGAAATTGGGAGCCATTAATAAAATCAAACAGGCTTTCTCTGGCAACTTTGTTGAACATTACTTTTGGGAAAGTAGTGATGCTGGAATTATAGGATTGTATGCCGGTGGGTTTAAACCACCACACAAAGGACATTTTAGTATAGTTGAACAACTATCAAAACAGTCTGATAAGATAATCATTTTTATTGGTCATAAGCTGAGAGAAGGAGAAACTATCACAGCCGAACAATCTAAAAAGATATGGGAAGTTTATATAAGGCATATCAACAAACCAGTTGAAATATTGTTAAGTAAAATAACACCGGTTAAAGATATATACGATTGGGTGGATACTCACCAGAACGAAGTTAGTCAGGTTCTTATCGGAGGAACAGAAGGCGATACGAAGAAGTATGATTATTTTGTAAAACATAAAGATAAATACTCTAAAGTACGGATTATGGAATTCGGTAGAGTGGGCGAAGAATCGGATGAAAAAATTTCAGCTTCTAATATAAGAAACAATTTGGAATATCTAAAATCAATGAAATGGACACCAGAGATTTTAACAACCGAAGAAAAAGAAGAAATAGCTAATATTATAAGATTAAAGAATTTATAAATATTATACGGGGTAAGTAATATGAAAGATTACAAAAAATACCTAGGTGAAGCTGAAAGATACCTAGGTGAAGCCATTGGTGAAGAGCCAATAGAATCCCCTTTGGCACAACAACCAAAAGGAAAAGACTATCAAAAGTTGCTTAATTCAAATGTTATAAAGTTAAGTAACGCTATGATAAAGGCAAGAGAAGCTGCTGAAGCAATTGGAATAGCCATTAAGAAAGGTGCAGTAGTTCAAGATAAAGAAGAGCTTATTGCAAAGATTCAAACAAGAGCAAGATGGATGGTTGAAGATATTTTAGGAAAGGGGGTTTTAATATGAGCTTTAGAGAATTTATCAAAGAAAATCAATCCTGTTTAAAGGCTGAACCAATTGATATTGGTCCAAAGGTTCTTTCAACACAACCAAGTAAGAGAAAGCAGATTTACAAGAAGTATATCGTGCAAGGTAATTCTTTTCAGCCTGTTGGTGAAGTAGTAACCGAGAAGACTATTCCCGCTGGTGTTTTCAGAATACAGAGAAATATGTCTGGTGTTTTCTTTGAAGTTCACGATATTAATACTGATGATATTCTTCGCTTTGAAGATTCTCGTTATACTAAGATACTTCAAGAGATTGATAACTTCTGGACATTGAAGGATGATTTTAAGAAGTATGGATTCACTCATAAGAGAGGAGTTCTTCTTTATGGTCAACCGGGAAGTGGTAAGAGTGCACTTTTGAAGTTAGCAATGGAAGATATGGTAAGTAAGGGTAACATAGTTTTCATTACTAGAGAAGCACACGACCTTGTTGAAGCACTTAAAGTTGTAAGAGAAGTTGAGCCAGAGAGAAAGATTCTTGTCATTATGGAAGACATTGACGAGATTGTAAAGTATGGAGAACACGCTATCCTTGAGCTTTTTGATGGTGATGCACAGACCAACAATGTATTGTTTCTTGGAACAACTAACTATATTGATAGACTTCCTCCTAGAATTCTTAGAGCTTCCAGATTTGATAGGAAGATAGAGATTGGAAATCCACCAACAACTGGAAGATATGCCTACTTAAAAGCAAAGCTAAAGGAACATCAGGATGAAAAGAGGATTATGGAGTTGGCTGAGAAGACAAAGGATTTCACCTTTGCACAGCTAAGAGAATTCATTGTATCGGCATTTTGTTTGAAACAGAATGAAGACGAAGTTATAAAGAGGTTAAGAAGTAATCTTGAAAGTCATTTGAAAGAATCTACTATATACCTTTCAGAAAAGACAATGCTATAATGAAGAAATTTCAAGATCATTATTTTCAAGAAAGCGAAGCCAAAGCTTTCACCAATGAAGTAAAACTTCTGATAGAGGAAGAGTCTGCTTCAGTTGGTTTAAATCCTGCATTTGTTTCAAGACTTTGTAACTATCTTGAAAGAAGATTCCCTAACTACGGCGATTTTGATGTGGCTGTTGGAAACGAAATCCGACAGTATATGCAAGGTGATAACTCATATATAAAGAAGGTCAAGCAGAGAATTCACGAAATCATTAATAAAGCAAAGAGTAAATTTCTGCGAAACATTCAAGATAAGGTGGAGAAGGTAAAGATACTTCCAAAGGAAGAACCAAAACCACCACAGAGTTATAAACCTTTAGCCGTAGATGATGCAATGCGAGGGGATTCTTCTTATGACCTACCAAATCCATAACTTTATTGAGTTTTACGAGAGCGATACCTTTTATGGTAGGTCGTTAAACAATATTGACGACTTGAAGACCTATTTAGAAGATAAGCTCTTTATTTCCGTTGGTGGTGGAATTGGTTCAGGAAAGACATACTTCATTGATAATGTTCTAAAGAAAGTAGTTGGTAACTTACCAGTTTATGATGTAGATATTTTAGCTTCTAAGATAGGCGGCGGAGAATACAAAAGAGAACTCGCCGGTAAAGCTACCTCTCAGTTTAAAAAAGAACTCCCAATAGCCTTTACTAAAAAAGAATCCTTCATTCATACTGGTACTAATGCAAATCTAAATGGAACTATTGCGAAACTTCAGCTTGCAAAGGCAAATGGATTTACAACAGTGCTCATTCACATAGATGTTCCCGAAGAAGTCGCAATCAAGCAATCCCAGCAAAGATCAGAAACCGGCGAAAGAAACCCCGTAGAAGATTACAAAATCATAAGAACCAATAAAGACTCCAAGGAAGTATTTGAAAAAGTAAAGAAGGATAGAAGTTTAGTAGACTTCTATTATTCGTTCAAAAGATAATTGAAAGAGGTTGATAATGTTGAATGTAGTTGAGTTGGTTAACTACTTACGCGCACACCCAGATCAAACATCCTATATCATAGACCAGTTGTGGATAGATTTCTACAATGAGATTTCTGATGAGAACGGTAAGATAATTTTAGGTTGTCCACATAATTTTGTTGAAGCCGTTAATAAAACCTTGAAGTATATGGATACTATATATAATTCTGTAAAGAATGCCAACTGTAATTTGATTTGGGTATCTGTATTCAGTAGAATTAGAAACATTGGATTGAACTATTATATCTTCATCATCAATAAGAAGTTTCTAGACTTAGAGTTTAGATACTCTACAACGAAGATTAATATTGCTGAAGTAAAGAATGAAGCTTTAGTTTTCTTGGGATTGAAACCAAACTTTACAAAGGAAGAATTAGTAAGAAGCTATAGATCACTTGTTTTGAAATACCATCCAGATAAGGGTGGAAGTACAGAGAAATTTTTGAAGTTACAAGTTTATAAAGAACAACTTGAAAGGAGTTTTCATTGATTAATTTTATTGGAGAATTTGATAAACCTTTTTATGTTATTAGTGATTGTCATTGGTTTCATAGTCGTTTAGCATTTGATTTTGGGCTTAGAAAGCAATTTATAAGCATTGAACAAATGAATGAACTGATGTATATGAATTGGTGTGAAACAGTATCACCAGAAGATATTATATTTCATTTGGGCGATTGGGTAATTGGTCATCCAAACAAATATGCCACCGCACAAATACTTTATGATAGTTTACCAGGTATTAAAAAATTTCTTCTAGGAAATCACGATACTTATTTGAACGAATATACTACAATTAATGCGTATGATGGTCCTATTAGTCTTAAATATAAAGATAAAACAATATTACTTTGTCACGAACCAATTTATGATTTTGATGAAGATATTGAATTGTGTGGGCATATTCATAATGATAAAGAAGCAAATGATAAACTAAAAAGTAATATGTTTAATTGTTCCGTTGAAATGATAGGATTTAAACCAATTTTGATTGATGATATTTTTATAAAACTAAATGATCGTATTTTTTAATATTTTCAATAGTTAGTATTGATACAATTTTACAAAGGAGTTTAAATTATGATAACTGAAACTCAAAAAGAAGAACTGAAAAAGGAAATTGAGAATGCTAAATCAATTCTTTCTATGATGGGGAAACAAATAGAAATGGCTCCAGATGAAGAAACTAGAAAGATAGCCAAAGAAAATTATGAAGGGTTTGAAAAACATATCAAACATATGGAGGGAATATGAAATTTTTTGAATATAAAACTATAGATAGCTTATCCGAAGTTTCTAAAGAAGCAATATTTTGTTTGGGGAAATATAATCCCGAAATAGGAGGCTTATAATGAAATATGTAAATACTTTTTATCTAACAAAAGAATTTATTCAGAAAGAACTCGGTGTTGAAAAAGTTGAAGTAGCTTTTGCTCCGGTAACACTAATTAATAATGTACCATTAGCTGCTAAAATATTTAAATGGAATTCTTTAGAGGAATTGAAAAATGATGACTTTTTTAAAGATGTTAAAGCTCTTAATGGACTTGTCTATCTTTATGAAATGGATACTAAGCAATATAAAGAGTTTTGTGATAAAACTTTAAAAGAGTTGGCAACAGAAGTAACTTATGATGATGAAGAAGGAAATCCAGAAGCTATTATTTATGATTGGGTTGAAGATTATAATAAGGCTGAAATATTTTTTGTAAGATTATTTGTTGTTTCATAAAAAACCATTGACATATATAAAAGAAAATGTTATCATTATATTGTTGGTTCATAGAAGTGTTTGAACCATTTTATTAATCACTTTCACTTTTTTGATAGGAGGTTTGTATGGCAAAGGTGTTGACTGAGAAGCAGAGGGCGAAGCGTGACGAGAGGATTTGTAAGCTTTACCATGATAAGGGTAAGAGTACTAGGCAGATTGCGGAGATCACCGGAGTGAGTAAGTCAAGAGTTCATGAGATCATTCAAGAGTCTGCCTGATCTTCGTATTAGAGGGGAATAAAGTTGTAATGACTTTATTCCTTTCTTTTCATTTTTAGGGGTTTTTATGAGCGGTGGTACATTTGACTATTCTAATTATTTCATGGAAGATATTATTGGAAAAATACAACATATTATTCAAAATAATAATATTGCTTCAAGATTGTTTAACGGAGAAAAATGGAATAAAACTTTATTAAAGTTTATGAGTTCAAGAGCTTCTAAAATATTAGAGGGTGTTTAATGGGAAAAATAATTATACTCAGTGGGTGGAGTGCTCAAGGTGGATCAACTGTTTCTTTCATAAATTTGACTAATGCTTTGAACGAGTCCGGCTATGAAACAGTATTCATGGGGCCCCACTCATGGCATTTGAATAAGTGCAAAGCAGAACAGTATACTCCAAATAGTAGACTTAAAGTTAATAAAGAAGATACTTTAGTAGTCCATTTTAGAAGTAACTTCATTGAAAGACCACCAATCAAAGGTTTTTTCCTTTCCTGCCACGAACAAGACATATTTCCACTCGTAAATATAAAGTATGAGATATTTGACAAGATTCATTATGTTAGCGAACACCAGAGGAATTATCATGGACTAGATCATCCATACTTCATACTTCCCAATATTCTTGAAGATTTAAAGCCCAATTCTAATCTTCAAGGAAAAATTGGAGGAATAGTTGGTTCTGTAGATAAGAATAAACAAGTCCATCTTTCTATCAAGAGAGCATTAGAAGATGGTTGTGAAAAGATTTATATATATGGAGCAATAACAGACCCTTGGTATTGGCAGACCGAAGTTTCAAAATTAGTGGATGGAAATAAAGTAGTTTATAAAGGATACGAAGAAAACAAGCAAAAGATGTATGATTCCTTTACTGATCTTTACTTTTCTTCTATTAGAGAATGTGCTCCTTATGTTCCTGGTGAGGCTAGAATGGCAGATAAAAAGCTTCATGTTATTGAAGGAAAAAACTATTTGAATATTGAGTATGAATTTGATAAGCAAAAAATTGTTGAAAAATGGATAAAGGAACTTAGAATATGATAAGCTTTAGAATAATAATACCAGTTTATAATTCAGAGAAATGGATTTCTAAGTGTATTGAATCACTAATAAACCAAGAATATAAGAATTGGAAAGCAATTATAATAGATGATAACTCAACGGATAAAACGATTGAATCTATTAAGGAAACTATTAAAAGTCATAACTTAAAAGAATTTTTTAAGGTAATGAAAAGAAGTTTAAATATTGGAGCAATGGAAAATATAGTTTATGGAATTCAAAGTATTTGTAAAGATGATGAAGAAGTAATAGTTTTATTAGATGGTGATGATTGGCTTTATGACCAATACGTTTTAAGCTATTTAGATGAAGTTTATACTAAAGAGAAAAATTGGATGACTTATGGCTCTTTTGTAAGCGAATCTGGTATGCATAATGGCTTTTGTAAACCAATTCCAAGTATTCAAAATTATAGAAAAGACTCCTGGGTAACTTCACACTTAAGAACATTCAAATATTGGCTATGGAAAAAGATAGAAGATAAGGATTTGAGAGATGCGTTTGGAAGATATTATGCAATGGCGTGGGATATGGCTATAATGTATCCTTTGCTTGAAATGAGTGGGGCTGAAAGAATCCGATTTATAGAAAAGACGTTGTATGTTTATAACGACAATAATCCAATCAATGACTTTAGAAAAAATGTAATGCAACAGTTGAATTCTGCTAATGAAATTAAAAACAAAAAACCATATGAGAAATTATGATATTAATAAGTGTTGTAATACCTTGTTATGAGATGCACGGATTTGGTTTGAATTTTTTAAACCAATCGCTTGCTATATTAGAAAAACAAACTTTTAAAGATTTTGAAGTTATTGTTTCAGATCATTCAGTTGATGAATCAATAAAAGGATTGTGTGCATCTTGGAGCAAATGTTTAGATATTAAGTATTTTAAGTTTGAAGAAAAAAGAGGGAATTCATCGGCAAATGTTAATAATTGTATAAGAAAAAGTCAAGGTAAGTTTATTAAAGTTCTTTGTCAAGACGATTTTCTTTTTAATACAGAATCTTTGTTAAATACTTATGAAATCCTAAATAAAAATCCTAATGCAAAATGGTTGGTTTCAAAGTATATACATTCTAACGATGGAATCAATTATTATAGAGAACACATTCCAGAATGGAATGATAATATTCATTTTCATAATACTATAGGAACTCATAGTTGTTTAAGTTTTATAAATGAAGGTTCAATATTTTTTGATGAAAATTTGATATGGTTTATGGATTGTGAATTTTATAAAAGAATTAAAGAAAAGTATGGGTTGCCGTTAATTCTCAATGAAATAACAATAGTCAATAGAACTTGGAGTGGAAGTGTTACAAATTCAATAATAAATAAAGAATTAGTCAATAGAGAAACACAATATATATTGTTAAAATATAAAAATAGGAGTTAATAATTATGTTGAATTTATCTAATATTACTTTAGTAGCTCCAACAGGTTCTCATATTGAAGATACTATTAAAGCAATGTTGTATAGTATGCAAGGAATTAACTTTGGTACTGTTAAATTTGTAAGTCATATTTGGCCTAAAAATTTACCATCTAATATTCAATTTTGTGAATGTTATCCAATGGATACTTATATTAAGTATAATCGTTTTGTATTTGAAGATTTAGTAGACTATATTGATACTGATTTTTGTATATTGGTTCAATATGATGGGTTTATTACGAATCCTCATTTATGGAGAGAAGAATTTTTACAGTATGATTATATTGGCGCTATATGGCCTTATTCAGAAGATTCATATATTTCTCCACAAGGAGAGCATGTTAGAGTTGGAAATGGAGGTTTTACTTTAAGAAGTAAAAAGCTTCTTGAAGCTCCTAAAAAATACAATATTGGATTTACTCACGAAAGAGGTTTTTATAATGAAGATGGAAATGTTTGTGTGTATAATAGAGAAGCTTTTCTTAAAGCTGGTATTAAATATGCCCCAATAGAAGTTGCTAAGTATTTTTCACATGAAAAAAATGTACCAGAGATTCAAGGCATTACACCTTTTGGTTTTCATGGATGGAATGAATATGGTTCACATTTTAGAGAAGTTGTTCAATGAATATATTTATTACTGGTGTTGCTGATTTAATAAAAATAACTTTTCAAGATACTTACTTGATATTTGAAAGATAAAACTGATATTGAGAAAGTAGTTTATGAAATGTTTAATTGAGCCACGAAACAACCAAGACGAGAACAAAAATTTGTGAAGTATGAAATTGATAAAATATATATAGTTATTGGAGAAAATAAAAATGGAAATTAAAGCTAAAATAATTATAAGTAGATTTAAAGAAGATTATTCTTGGGTTGAAGAATATACTGATAATTATGTTGTTTACAATAAAGGAGAAGTAATAGAAAATAATAATCATATTTTGAATGTAGAAAATCTTGGTGGAAATCAAAGAGATATTTTTGATTTTATAATAAGTAATTATGATAACTTACCAAATTTAATGGCATTTGTTCAAGCTTTTCCTTTTGACCATTGTAAAAAAGAAACTTTCGATAAACTTATTTTAAATAATGAATTTACTTCATTAGAAGATTATAGTCATGTTAAAGCAGAAGGATGCCATAAAAAAGCTGAAGATGGTGGATATATGGAAATAAATAATTCCTGGTATATACCAGAATGTAATAAAACTTATAGTCAAGGATGTAAATATAGTTCGTTTGATGAGTTTATGAATACAATTTTTGCTAACTACAATCATGTCGATTGGATAAGATTTTGTCCAGGTTCACAATACTTAATTGAAAAAAGACAGGCTTTATTTTATTCTATTTCTTTTTGGCAGAATTTAAAAGATCATCTTGTTGCTAAAAATCCAACAGAAGGTCATATTATAGAAAGGGCTTTATGGATGATTCTAAAAGGTGAACTTCAAGCTGTGGAGGAATTAAAATGAGCTTAAAAAGTTTTTCACCTGGAGTACATAAATTAATTCATCACCAAGAACATCTTGCAAAGTTAGAGAAAAGAGAAATTGTTTCACCGATTCATATTTCAGTTTTTCCAAATATAAGATGTCAATTAAAATGTAAGTATTGTTGTTTTAAAAATGAAAATAAAGATTCGTCTGAATTATCAATTGAAGATTTTAAACTAGTAGTTGATGTTCTTACAAAGAAAGGATTAAAAGCTCTTGAATTTAGTGGTGGTGGTGATCCGCTTTTATGGACACATTTTGAATCTGCTATTGAATATGCACATAGTAAGAATTTAAAATTGTCATTAGTTACTAATGGTTTAGATTTAGAGAAATATAAGCCAGAATTATTTAGTAATTTTAGTTGGATAAGAGTCAGCGTACAATCTGCAAGCTATGCAAAGAAAATAAACTTAAATCATATTCCATCAAATGTTAAAAGAAGTATGTCATTTATAGTATATAACCAGAAAAGTCTTGAAGAAATTAAAAACATATATAATTTTGCAAAAGAAAATAATACTATAGTTAGAGTTGCACCAAATAGACCTTGTGAAAAATCTTGGGAAGATGAAGTTGTAAATGAAGTAAGTAAATATGGAAATCCTTTAATATTCTTTCGTAAAGAATTTGGAACACCTTCGGGATGTTATATGGTTTGGTTGAGAGCAGCAATTGATTGGAAAGGTAATTTTCTACCATGCCCATCTATGGAACTTTCTTTTGAATCACCAGGAAAATTACCAGAAGATTTTGCACTTTGTAAAATTAAAGATTTAGAAAACTGGTTAGAAAATAATCCTGTGTATGATTTGGGATATAGATGCACTTTCTGTAATTGTGGTAAAGATGAAAATGAATACATACATAATTTATTACAAAAAATGGAGGATATAGATTTTGTTTGAAAAATATACAGGAGATTTTTATGACGCTGATTATTACGAAAGAGGAAGACAATCAGGAAAAGGTTGGTTAACTAACTATAGATGGATGCCAATTCGTAGTTGTAAAGAAGCTTTATCTTTTATTGATTATTTTGGTTTAGATTCTAATAGTTATGTTCTTGATGTTGGATGTGCTAAAGGATTTATTGTAAAAGCTTTTAGACAATTAGAAATTAAAGCAGATGGATGCGATATAAGTGATTATGCTTTATCATTTGCCCCAGAAGGTTGTTGGAATTGTTCAGATAAAAGTTCTTGGGATAAACATTCTAATACTGGTTATACTCATGTTATTATGAAAGATGTTTTGGAACATTTAACAAAAGAACAGCTTATAGATATGTTAGATAATATTTCTAAAGTATGTTCGAAAATTATGTGTGTTATTCCAATGGGAGATAATGGAAAATATAGGATTGATGAATATCATTTAGAAATTTCACATTTAATTGCAGAAAATGAAGATTGGTGGATAAAGAATTTTGAATTGAATAAATGGAAAGTTATTAAACATTGTAATCATGTTCAAGGATTAAAAGATAACTGGCAAGATTTTGCCTACGGAAAAGGAAATCACGTTTTTGTATTGGGAAAAGTATGATAACAACTGATTTTACAGGTAATTTTGGTAATCATATTTGGCAGTATGTTGTTTTACGTTCAATAGCCGAAAGAAAAGGATTTGAATGGGGATTTACTAAAAAAATTTATGGAGATTATTACGGTGGACAATCACAGATAGATTTTCTTGATTTGGATTATGGTAAAGATGTTGTTGAAATAGAACGAGAATATAAAGAGAAAGTAGTTCAAATTCATCATGTTGATGAGGTGAATATACATTTATATCATAATTTTGATGATCTTCAAGATAATTCAAAATTAATAGGATGTTGGCAGACTGAACAATATTTGGATAAAGAGAAAGTTAGACAATGGATTCAAATTAAAAATATAGATTCATATAAAAATATGAGAACTGATGATAATGAGTGTATTATTAATGTTCGTGGAGGAGAGTATAAAGGAATTAGAGAAGTACTTCTCCCTAAATCATATTGGGATAATGCAATTACTCAAATAAGAAAAATAAATCCAGATGTGAAGTTTACTGTGATTACTGATGATGTTTCATATGCAAGAACTTTGTTTCCTGAATTTCCTTTGAAATGTTATCATACTGGAATTAATACTGATTTTTTTATGATTTATCAGGCTAATTATTTAATTCTTTCTAATTCATCTTTTGCTTATTTTCCAGCTTGGTTAAATGAAAGGTCAAAATTAACTATTGCTCCTAAGTATTGGGCAAGATATAATGTTTCGGATGGTTATTGGGCTAATAGTAATATTTTTACAAAGGGTTGGATGTATTTAAGTAGGAAAGAAAAATTAGAATCTTATGATGAAGTTATAAAAGAAGTTAAAGAAAGTAAATATGCTTATTTGTATAATTTTGAGTGCTACAAATAAAAATTTAAGAATATAAAAATATTTTGCGATGAACAATAAATTGAATATAATAAATTAATGAATAAATGGTATTATAAAAGTAATTTGTTTTCGGTGGATTTAATTTTAATAAGAGGAGTTAAAAAATGAAAGTTTATGATGTCTTCCCTTTTCTAAATGAATTAGATTTACTTGAAATTAGGATGGAAATGCTTGATCCTTATGTTGATTATTTTGTTATTGGGGAATGTAACAAAACTTTTCAAGGAAACGATAAACCATTTTATTATTTAGAAAATAAAGATAGGTTTAAAAAGTTTGAAGATAAAATTATTCATAATAAGTTTATAGATGACATGGGTAATAAATGGAATCATTGGGATAGAGATGTAAACCATAAAAATAGTATAGCCCAATCTCTTGTTAATTGTAAAGATGATGATATTATTCTTATGTCAGATTTGGATGAAATTCCAAATCCAGAAGTACTTAGAGAATTATTAAAGAATGATTTTCAAGCTAATAAATTATTTGTTTTTAATGTTGATCTTTATTCTTATTTCATAGATGCGATAGTAAATCAACCTTGGCGTGGAACAAGACTTTGTAATTATAGTTATTTTAAACAATATTCTTTTGATTCTTTTAGAAGTTATAGTGGGAATTATTGGAAAAATCATACAGATGAAATTCTTTATGTGAACAAAGAAAAATATGGAAAAGTAACAGGTTGGCATTATACTTGGTTAGGTGGTGCAGAAAAAGCTAAACTTAAATTAAAATCTTTTGGACACGTAGAATATAATAATGACTTTTATAAAAATTCAATGGATAGAAAAATATCTAATTTGGAAGATGTTATTTCAAGACCTGGTTGGAATCCTTCTAAAATAATTTTAGACGAAAGAAATTGTTCAAAGTATATTTTAAGTAATCTAATAAAGTACGAACATCTTTTATGTAATGATGAAAATAAACCATCTAGAAGAATTGAAGCTATTATTAAAGAACCTAGGATGGGGCCAAATTCTAATGTCAGATCACCAGAAAATACTACTGGTGGATTATTAGATTTGATTAATCATTATAAGTTGGAAGGAAAAACAGTAATAGAAATTGGATGTTATTTAGGAATTTCAACTGAACTTTTTGCTATTTTTTGTAAAAAAGTTTTTTCAATTGATTTATGGGGGATGGATTTATCTTATGAAGGTGGTGAAAATCCAAGAAATTATTGGCCAATTATTGAACAAAAAGCAAGAGAAAGACTTTTAAAATATCCTCATGTTGAATTGATTAAAGAATATGGAGAAAAATATTGTGAACAAGTTAAGAATGATTCTATTGATATGATATATATTGATGGCAACCATTCATATGAATATGTTAAAGCTGATTTAGAATCTTGGTATAGTAAAGTTAAAAAGGGTGGAATTTTAGCTGGTCACGATTATAATCAAGAAGGAGTTAAAAAAGCTGTTAACGAATTTTTTAGAGAAAAAGGTATAAGTAAAATCTTAGTATTTAAAGATACTAGTTGGTCAGCTATTAAATTGGACTAAAAATGAAAAAACCAATTGAAAAATTTAAAGTATTATTTCTATTTCCAAATGATCCTCGTGTTGGAGTTGTTCCAAGTAACATTGCTATGTTGGCCGCTTGTCTGAAAAAAGCCGGATATGATATTAAGTTATTTGATTGTTCAACTTATCAATCTATTAACGAAAAGCAAGATGATATAAGAGAAAAATTAGGTCATGTAAAGAAAACTAATATAGATGAAATCGCGCCATTAAAAACTTCAAATATCTATAATGATTTTATAGACTTAGTTAATTCTTATAAACCAAATCTTTTAGCTATAACTTTAGTTGATAGTACGATACAAATATCTTATTCTTTCATAGAAAAAATCAAAGATAAAAAAATACCAGTAGTTGTTGGTGGTGTTGGAGCTTTATTTTCATATGAAAAAATACTTAAGTCCGGTTATGTTGATTTTGTTTGTCTTGGAGAAGGAGAAGAAGCTTTACCAGAATTGTGTAATAGAATTAAGAATCAAGAAAATCCTAAAACAGTTATGAATATGTGTTATATTGAAAATGATAAGATAATTAAAAATCCATCTAGAAAATTATCTAACTTAGATGATCTTCCAACTCCAGATTTTTCAATTTATGATAATGAAAGGTTTTATCGTCCATTTGACGGTAATATTGTTAGAATGGCTCAATTTGATATTGATAGAGGGTGTCCATTTTCTTGTTCATATTGTGCTGCTGAAGGTTTAAAATCTTTCTTTAAAACAGAAAAGTCAGGCCGATATTATAGAGTTAAGAGTTTAGACAAATTTTTTTCTGATTCTAAAGAGATTATAGAAAAATATAATATTAACTTTCTTTATATAAGTTCAGAAACTTTGTTAGCTTTACCTTTTGAAAAATTTAGAATTTTTGCTGAAAGATATAAGAAAGAAATTAATCTTCCATTCTGGTGTCAAACAAGATTGGATAGTTTTACAGATGGAAAAACTAAACTTCTTAAAGAAATTGGTTGTGTAGCTATTTCAGTTGGATTAGAACATGGAGATGAAGAATTTAGAACTAAAATACTTAATAAAAAGCTAACTAATAAATCAGTACTTAAAGGATTTAGATTGTTGGCAAAATATGGTATTAAGCCAACAATTAATAGCATGATTGGATTACCAGATGAAAATAGAGAACTAATATTTGAAACAATTAAAATGAATAGAAAAATATCCAAGATATTAAAGGGTAATCACAATATCAATGTATTTACTTTTATACCTTTTTCTGGAACTAAACTAAGACAAATAGCTTTAGATAGAGGATATATTTCACCAGAAGATGAAATTAATTTTTCTTGGTATAAAGAAAGTATACTTAATATGCCAAATTTAAGTAAAGAAGAAATATTAGGGTTAGAGAAAACAGTACATTTATATATTAAGTTAGATAAGAAATATTGGAAAGATATTAAAATAGCCGAAAAAAATGATGAAGAAGGTCAAAGGATGTTTGAAAAACTTAAAAAAATTATGGGAGGATAAATGTTTATTATACCATCCAAATATACAGAAAGAAGTCCAATTTTTATATGTTTAGATGCTATATTTCAATTTCATCCAAACGAACGAACGATAATATATGATTCAAATTCGGATGATAAAACCTATATAGAAAAAGTAAAAAAGTATCCAAACGTAATAGTTTCAGATTATATAAATCCTCATCGTGGAGCAGGATCATTATGGAAAGCATATGAAGAATATCCCAATGAACATTTTTATTTCTTGATGCAAGATAGTATGCTTTTAAAGAAATCATTTGATAAATTCTTATATGATGATAAAACTTGGAACCTTATGTATTTTAATGAGGGGCCTTTTTTATCAAGAGAATTAAATTATGCAACTAAAGTATTATCAATGACCAAATACAATTCTATTCCAAATACTGGACATATTGGAGTATTTGCTGCTGCTGGAATTTATAAGCAAGATATTATGAAAAAGTTTTTTGAAAAGGGTTTACATAAAGCTTTACTTCCTAATGATAAATTTGAATCACAAATGAAAGAAAGAATAGTTGGAATTTGCTTATCACAAGAAGAAGTCGACCTTCATAAGTATTCAGTTGAAGGTGATTATTTAGCTAAAGTCCCTCAAGTTGTAAATAATCAATTAGAATATTTTCAAAAAATATTTTTGGGAAGACAATAATAATGGATACTAAAAAAGATTTTAAAGTCTTATTATTCTATCCTAATCAATCATTATTAGGAATTGCTCCCACTCATTTAGCTATATTATCGGCTTGTTTAAAACAAGCCGGATTTATAACTAAGTTATTTGATTGTAGCATTTATAAGTCTAAAACTGAAACTAATGATGATGTGCGAACCAAATTAGGACACGTTAAGAAAACAAATATTGAGAATTACTTTAAAGGTAAAACTGAAAATATTTATGAGGATTTTGTAAAAACTATCAACGATTATCAACCAGACTTAATCGGAATATCGGTTATTGATAGTACGATTTTCTTTTCATTAGATTTTTTAAAGCTGATTAAAGATAAGAAAATACCAGTAGTTTTTGGAGGTGTAGGAGCAACTTTTGCATATGAAAGGATTCTAAAAAGTGGGTTAGTTGATTATGTTTGTATTGGTGAAGGTGAAGAAACAATAGTTGAATTAGCCACTAATATCATGGAAAATAAAGACTGCTCAAAAATTAAGAATATCTACACAATTAAAGATGGTGGGATAGTTAAAAATCCATTAAGGGCATTGGTTGATATAAACAAAACTCCTATGCCTGATTTTTCAATATATGAGAATTATAGGTTTTATAGACCTTTTTCTGGAAAGGTTGTTAGGGTAATGCCCATTGATACTGATAGGGGTTGTCCGTGGTGGTGTACATATTGTGCCGCACCCGCTATCAAAAATTTATGTAAGGCTGAAAATATTGGTCGATATTATAGAGTTAAAAAGTACGATAAGATTTTCGATGAAATCAAATACTTAGTTAAGGAATTTGATATTGACTATTTGTCATTTTTTTCTGAAACTTTTACAGCTTTATCAAGGAAAGATTTTAAAGATTTTGCTATTCGCTACAAAAAAGAAGTTGGCTTACCATTCTTTTGTCAAAGTAGATTAGATACTCTTACTGAAGAAAAGACTAAATTATTGGCCGAAATGGGTTGTAAATCTATTGCAGTTGGTTTGGAACATGGTTCAGAAAGAATAAGGAAAGAATTATTAGATAAGCGTTTATCAAATATCCAAATTATATCGGCTTTTAAAGAATTGGCTAAGTATGATATTATTCCAGTTATCAACTGTATGATTGGGCTGCCGGATGAAACAAGAGAAGAAGTTTTTGAAACAATAGGATTAACTAAAAAAGCCTTTGAAATCCTTAAAGGAAAATGTCATTTGAATGTATTTACATTCATTCCGTTTTCTGGTACTCAATTAAGAAATCTTTCAATTGAGAAAGGATATATAACAGGAGAAGAAGATATTCCAATTTCGTTTTTTGATAGAAGCATACTAAACATGCCTACTATGAATAAAGATGAAATATATGGCTTAGAGAAAACTTTTGTGCTTTATGTGACATTGCCAGAATCATATTACTTAGATATTAAAATAGCTGAGAAAAATAATGAAGAAGGTCAAATGATGTTTGAAAAGCTAATGAGAATAGGAAAGGAATAAATGAAAAATATTATACTGAAGGAAAAACCTTGGGGTTGGGAAAAGTGGATTGAAGTTAATAAAGGTTATGTTGTTAAAGAACTGTTTATGAAAGCTGGTCATCGTTGTAGTTTACAATACCATAAAAAGAAGCATGAATCTTTTTATGTTATAGAGGGGTGTTTAAAGTTTTATGTCGGAGATAGCAAAGAAAATCTATCAGAGATATTGCTGAACAAAAAAGACTTCTATACAATAGAGCCTTTAGTAATTCATAGAATGGAAGCATTGGTTGATAGTCTTTATTTAGAAAGCTCTACAAACTTCTTGGATGATGTAATTAGGTTGGAGGATAGTTATGGAAGAGTTTAAAGTATTAATAACTACTGGTGGATTGGGAAGTAGACTTGGTGATTTAACTAAGTATACAAATAAATCCTTGGTTAGAATTGGAAAGAAGCCATCCATATCTTATATCATAGAAAACTATCCTAAAGATACTAAGTTTGTAATAACCTTAGGACATTTTGGGAATCAGGTTCGTGATTTTTTAACTTTAGCTTATAATGATAGACATTTTGAGTTTGTAGAAGTTGATAAGTTTTCAGGTGAAGGTAGTAGTTTAGGATATTCAATGTTGAAAGCAAAGGATAGATTACAATGTCCATTTATCTTCCATGCCGCAGATACCATTGTTGTTGAATCCATACCTAAACCAAAATACAACTATGTGGTTGGTTGTAATAAAAACAATACTTCACAATATAGGATGATTAATAGTCAAGGAAAGTTCAAAATCTTTGATAAAGGTCAGTTGCACGATTCAACTTTTTGTTATATTGGATTGTGTGGTATTAAGGATTATGATGTTTTTTGGAAAGCATTGGAGAATTGTTATAACAAGAACCCATCTTGTCAAGAATTGTCTGACTGTGATGGGATAAACAATATGAATAAAGATTTTAAAATACTGGAATTTAAGACATGGTTTGATGTTGGTACTTCTTCTGAGTTAAAATTTGCTAGAAGTCATATAAGCGATAAGTTTGAAATATTAGATAAAGTAGATGAGTCCATTTTTATCTTTGATGGTTTTGTTATAAAGTTCTTTTTTGACGAAAAAATGTGCTTAAATAGAGTTCAAAGATGTAAACAATTAGAACCACTTACTCCGAAATTGATCGACTATCGTAATAATTTTTATAAGTATGAGTATTCAGAAGGGGAGTTATTATCCAAAGTAGTTAATGATGATTTTTTTTTAACTTTTCTGAATTGGAGTAAGAACAATCTTTGGATTGTTAAGCCCAAAAATAATCAGTTCAAAAAACTATGCGAGAGTTTTTATTTTGATAAGACTCTTCAAAGAATTAAAAAATACTTGGAACAAGAAAACGATACAGATAAACCTAATATTATCAATGAAGTTTTAGTACCAAGCGCCAAAGTATTAATAGAATCAATAGATAGGGACTGGTTATGCTCAGAACAACCATACCAATATCATGGTGATTACATCTTAGATAATATAATTTGTCGAAGTAAAGAGGATTTTGTTTTATTAGACTGGCGACAAGATTTTGCCGGTGATTTGATTAATGGAGATATTTATTATGACTTGGCTAAGCTTAATCATAACTTAATTTTCAATCACGACATAATCAATAGAAAATTATACACTATTGAAAAACAAGATAACAAAATATACTGTGATTTGTTATGCAGTAAAAATTTGATTAATTGTAAAGAAGTACTTCATAATTTTATACTTAAAAATCATTATGATTTCAATAAAGTTGAAATATTGACAAGTATAATTTGGATTAATATGGCTCCTTTGCATGAAAAACCTTTGAGTACATTTTTATTCAATTTTGGAAAATTTAACTTAAATAGGAAATTGAAAGAAATTAATGCGAGAATCAAATATGATGGATAAAAATTACATACATCAAACCCGAACTAAAAGTATAGTTACGGGTTTGGACAGCTTAGAACATTTAATTACGATTAAAGAATTTCCGGTTTTTATTGGTCATACTAAAGAGCCTTTTGAGAAAGATTTGTTCTGTGATATGATATGGGATATTTGCAAAGATACTGGAATCATTCAACTAAGAAATGTTTTAAAGCCAGATTTAATCTATTCTAAGTATCATTCCGAATCAATTGGAGAAGTGTGGGAAAAACATAGGAATTGTTTTGTAGATGTAATCAATGAAATACTTCAAAAAGAAAAAGTATTAGAACCTGATATTTTAGAAATTGGTGGGTCTAATGGAAAATTGGCTTCAATGGTTTTGAGCAGTAATCCACAAATTAAAAATTGGACAATTATTGAGCCAAATATTTTTAAGCCCAAAGACTTAAATATCAAAATTAAATACATTGATTCTTTTTTTGAAGACTTAAAAGTATCAAAAAAGGATATAATAGTGCACTCGCACACTTTAGAGCATACTTATGATATTAACTCTTTTCTATCTTTGATTAATCAGTCTTTAAATGATGAAGGCTTACATATATTCTCTATTCCAAATCTTTATGATTTTTTGAAAAATAAGTTCATTAATACTATTAATTTTGAGCACACAATATTTTTGACTGAAGAAATTACTGATTTTTTATTAGCCCAAAATAGTTTTAAGATACTTTATAAAACTTATTATACGAATCATAGCATAATATATGTGACTAGAAAAACCAATGAAAAAATCAATAGTATTGTCATTAATAAATATAATGAGTATAAAGAAATGTATCTGTCTTGCATCAAATATTATCAAGACTTTGTGGCAGAAATCAATCAAAAATTAGAGAAGTTTGAAGGAGATGTTTACTTATTTGGAGCCCATATATTTTCTCAATTTTTATTAAACTTGGGACTGAATAAAAGTAGGATTAAGTTAATACTTGACAATTCTGAAATGAAAAATAATACAAGATTATACGGCTATAATTTAAAGATCAGAACACCTAATCAGATTGAAATTAAAAACGACTCGGCTATAATATTAAAAGTTGGAGCTTATAAAGAAGAAATTGTAAATAATTTGAAAAAACAAAATGAAAGTATAATAATATGGGAATGAAAAAGGAGTTTATATGGATTCCAGACCTAAAACAATTTTTTGTGATATAGATGGTACATTAGTTAGACATAATCCACCTACTGAGACTACTTCAGAAAGTTTCAAATTAGAATTGTTAGAAGGCACAAAAGAAAAATTATTAGAGTGGGATATTAAAGGTTATAACATTATTTTGACAACTGGTAGGAGAGAGTCAACTAGAAAAGCAACTGAAAAACAATTAGCCGAATCGGGTATAATATATGACCAACTTATTATGGGAATTGGGGGAGGAATCAGAGTTGTTATTAATGATTGTAAACTTGATGGAGAAAATACATCAGTTTCTATTACCGTTCCTAGAAATCATGGAATTAAAGACGTTAATATTTAGACTTAAAGGAATCCAATATGAATTTTCCCAAGTTGTTTTTAGGTCCAATGAGTAAGAATATAGTTGATGTAATTATTAACTTAAATAATTTTGGTTTGAATATTGGTTTGATTCCCTCAAGAAGACAAATAGATTTTAATGGTGGTTATGTTAATAATTGGACTACTGAAGAATTTGTACAATATGTTAAAGAAAGAAATAAAGATATTGTTATATGCAGAGATCATGGAGGACCAAAACAAGGAATTCAAGAAGACTTTGGTATTGCTTCTTTAATTACTGATTGTGAATATATGGATTTGATTCATATTGACCCTTGGAAGCTTGATGAAGATTTTATGAAATGTTTTGAAATAACAGCGAATTTCATAAATTTTTGTAATAAAAAAAATTCAAAAATAATGTTTGAAATTGGAACTGAAGAATCTATAAGAAGTTTTAAACCAGATCAATTAATGTATATGCTTACTTTTATGAAAAAGAATGTTAAATGCTTTAATCAAATTAAATATGCTGTTATACAATCTGGAACAAATTTAAAACTTGATATGAATACTGGTAAGTATGAAGAAAATAAACTTAGAGAAATGATTGAAATTTGTAAACTTTATAATATTTTGAGTAAAGAACATAACGGAGATTACTTAGATAGTTCGTTAATTCAGTCTAAATTTCAAAAAGGATTAGATGCTATTAATATTGCTCCAGAAATTGGTAGAATGGAAACTGAATGTTATTTAGATAAAATGGATGAAAAAAGCTTTGATAAATTTTTTGAAATATGTTATAATTCTAATATGTGGGTTAAGTGGCTTAAAGGCGACAATACCTTTAATCCGTTTGAAAATAAATTAAAGCTAATTAAAGTTTGTGGTCATTACGTTTTTTCAAATAGCGAGTTTATTAAGTATTTTGGTGACATAGATATTAAAGATTGTTTGTATAATAAAATTAAAAACAGAGTTGGAGAGTTAATATGAAAAAGTTTATGATATGGGGTCATAAGTTACATACGCATACTAATAGCTATGTTTATTATGGATACTTTCGTGCATTTGAATATCTTGGATATACACCTTATTGGTTTGATAATAGCGATGTTGAAAAAGTAAAAGACTTTGATTTTAATGATACTGTTATTTTTACAGAAGGTCAAGTAGACCAACAAGTTCCTCTTTTTAAGAATATAAAATATATAACTCATCATTGTAATCCAGACAAATATGTTGCCATTGGTTGTAAACAAATCAATCTTTGTAATTATGTTGAGCCTTGTGAACGTGGAATTAGTATGAATTATAATGATCCTAATAATCTTTTAGTTAAAACTGCTAATACGCCAACAGTTGAAAAAATAAGGGATTTTTGTTTTTGGGATAAAAAGAATAATGCGATTTATCAACCTTGGGCAACCGATTTACTTCCACATGAAATAGACGTTGAAAATCCTATAAGATTCAATCCCAATATTCCAACAGTTTATTATATAGGAAGTACTAATCACGATAATATTTTACCTAAGTTTCAAATGTTTGCTCAATGTTGTCAACAGAATGGGAAAAATATAAAAGTTGGACAAGGAAATATTAGCTTTGAAGAAAATAAAAAGCTAATTCAGAACTCTTATATTTCAGTAGATATTCGTGGAAATTGGCACCAACAATGCGGTTATATACCTTGTAGGATATGGAAAAATATTAGCTATGGTAAGTTTACAGGAACTAATTCACCACATATTGGTAATATTCTTAAAGGATATATAGCCTATGATAATAACCCATATACTCTTTTTTATACTACTGAACAATCTTATGCTTCCCTATCAAAAGAAAATATGAAAAGAATGATGTTATATGTTAAAGAGAATCATACTTATATTAATAGAGCTAAAATATTGATTGAAATATTAGGAGCTTAAATGATAGTTCCAATATTAAAAGGCGGTTTAGGAAATCAAATGTTTCAAATAGCTAATGCTTTTGCATTTGCTAAGAGAAATAGTTTTAATTGGGGAATCAATTACAACTTTAGTTTTTGTCCGAATCAAGGTAATACCGCACATAAGTATAAAGATAACTTCTATCAAAAGATTCCATCAATAGATTTTCAACCACCATCAATTTATAATGAACCAAGATTTAACTTTGATCCAATACCGGCCATTGATAATATCTTATTAGATGGATTCTTTCAGTCTGAAAAATACTTTGGGGACTATTCAAATGAAGTTAAAGAATTGTTTACTTTTTCAAAAGAATGTAAACTTAAAGTAGACCAATTTATAAAGAACTTAAACCATCCCATAGTTGGTATTCATATTCGAAGGGGAGACTATATAAGACTTTCAAACTATCATAAAGTACAGAAATCAGACTACTATATAGAAGCCTCAAAAGTACTTGGCAAAAGTCAAGCTATTATTTGTACAGATGATTGGGCTTCTGTTCAAAAGGAAATGAAGTTTACTAATGCGATTAATTCACCTTTTACTAATGAAATAGAAGATTTATACTTACTTTCTCAATGTGATTCTTTGGTTATTTGTAATAGTAGCTTTTCTTGGTGGGGAGCATACCTTGGAAAAGATAAAGAAAAAGTAATTGCTCCAAAGAATTGGTTTGGAGAAACAGGGCCAAAGGACTATCAAGATATTTATAGAGAAGGTTGGATATGTTTATAGAATTAATACCACAAAGAGAATATAACTTCTTACTTTAATACAAGCCCATAGCATGTGTTGATGTTTGTATTGTTTCGGAAATTTGTTATGATCTCAATAATCATCCCTTGCTTTAATAAGAGCCAGTACCTGAAAGATTGTATTGGCTCTATTACTTTAAATATAACTAGTTTGAAGTATGAGATTATTGTAGTTGATGATTATAGTTCAGATGATTCCTATAATGAAGCTCAACTCCTTGGTTGTCAAGTTATAAGAAATGAAAAGAATCTGAAGTTACCTACAACAAGAAATAAAGCTATTGAAAGTTGTAATGGAGATTTTATCATTTGTTTGGATGCAGACGATAAGATTCCAGATAACTATATACAAGCGAACTATGACAATCTCATATATAATAAAGTAGATATTTCTTATTCCAATTCTCAATGCTTTGGATCATCTGATAAGCTTTATAACTGGCCACCTTTTGAAATAGGTAGAATGTTACAGAGTCCTTTTATCCATTGTGCATCAATGTTCAGAAAGGAAGTTTGGGAAGTGGTTGGTGGATACGACGAATCAATGGTTGATGGTTGGGAAGATTATGACTTCTGGATGATGGCATATGAGAAAGGATTTAAGTTTAAAAAGTGTGATACAACTTATTTGTTGTATAGAAGGGGAGATTCTCAGTTCTCACAAGTTCATAATGATAAAGATATTAAGCTTCAAAAGATAAGAGAATATTTGAAACAAAAGCATCAAGACCTTTTAGGGAGAAGTAGATAATGAAAATCAATGCAGTATTAGATGAAATCAATAGGGATAGAAACCTTGGAAGTTCCAATCAGTGTTATGATGTGATGTACACTATTGCAAGGACTTTCCAAGTTGAAAAGGTTGTAGAGATAGGAACTCATAAGGGAGGCTCCTCAATTACCTTTTGTCAAGCCATTCTTGATAATAAGAAGATTCCAAAAATCTATTCAGTAGATAGTTGGATTCAGGCTGATATGAAAGTAGTAGCACAATCCAATTTTCAAAAGGCTGGATTTGATTGGTACATTAATATGATACAAGGAGATTCTAAAGTAGAGATTCCAAAGCTCTTTGAAAAGATAGGAAAGGTGGATTTGATATTTATTGACGGAGATCATTCAGATGAAGCTATTATTGCTGATTATAATAACTGTAAAAACTTTTCCAATCTGATTATGTTCCACGATTCTAGTTTAGCTGAATCATTCTATTTTAAGAAATTCAAAGAAGACGGTTGGAACATTTTGAATTTTCCGACAAGATATATAGAAGGTGATGGACATTTAGTGGGAATTGCTTTAGCATACAGGAGTTAATAAATGAGTAAAAGTCAAGCAATAATAAATGCGGATAATGCAAGAGCAGAGGGTTCAAAGATTGGAACAGGTACTTTGATATTTGGAAGATTAGATATTGGGCCGGGAACAAGACCTGAACTTATAACAATTGGTACTTGTACTATGATAGCATCTGAAGCTGTTGTGTTATGTCACGGCTACCCATTAGATTGGCTTCCAGTAACTATTGGGGATAATTGTTATATTGGATATGGTGCTTTCATTTGTCCCGGTGCAGTCATTGGTAATAATTGCGTGATTGGAGCGAGAACTGTTGTTACCAAGGCTCATCCAATCCCCGATAATTCATTGGTGGTAGGCAATCCTGCAAAAGTTGTTAGGAAGTTGAACGAACTACCCAGAGACATAGAAAGACACGAATTATTCGTTAACCATATGAAACAATTTATAGGGCTATAAGTATGTACAAACTTTTGATAATGGGTGATGAAGGAGCTAATGATAGTGTTCAAATGATTACAAGGAACATTAGAAAGGCTTTTGAAAATCTGAATGTTAAAGTTTTTAATTCGCCTTTTACTAATTTTCAAGATTTACCTAAAGTTGATTTTGTTTTGATAGTTAGTTATTTCAGTGATGAAGTTGATATTAAAAGCCAAATTATTAAACATAAGACTCAATGTCTTAAAGTTTGTTCTTTGATGGAGTGCATATTTCCTTTTCTAGACCATTCTTTTCTTTTTAATGGCGATGAATCTTCTGAAAATTATACTGTTATTCCATTACCAGCTGATAAGAAAGTTTTATTCCCAACAGAAAAAGATAAGAAGACTATCCTTATAGATCATTACTGGGAAAAATATCTTAATACTTTTGATGATTGGACATATCAAATTGAAATCGCTGTAGAAGAATTGTTGGATGAAGGATATAAGTTCTATAGAATGATTCGTTTCAAAGGGGAAGAAAATAATATTAAGCTTTTTGAGAATCCTATCTTTTATTCAGACTATGAAACTTATTTGAAGAATACCGAATTTATTGAAACCTATATCATTACTCATAAAGAAAGTTATGCTTATGGAGTAATTGATATGGCGTGTAGGGGAACGAGGATTTGTACTCCGCCTAATTTTCTTCCAAAATGTATGATTGATAGATTAAACATTCCAGTCTTCTCAAATAAGCAAGAATTGCTTTCTATACTTAGAAACCCAATTGAAGATTATTGGGAATCCTCAATTCTTAAATGTACGGACTATAATGATATTGCAATGATAATTCATAATAAGTTTAGAAAATGGAAAAAGTAAGTATGAAAAAGTTTATTAATGATTTGACAGTGTTTGTTATTACGACGGATAAAAGTATAAACTACGAAGACTGTATCGAGGCTTTAAAGAATCAGTCAGTTGGATTTAAACTTTTTGCTATTAGCAACTATCATCCAATGTCAAAAGCATTCCAGCAAATGATTAATCAATGTCAGACTCCTTACTATGTGCAAGTTGATGATGATATGATTCTTTATCCAAATGCCATTGAAGATATGTATAATGCGATTATTAAGTCAAGAAAAGAGATTTCAATGGTAGCTTTTATGCTTAAAGATGTTCATTTGAATTTTCCTATCTGTGGAGTTAAAATTTACAAGCACGATATATTTAAGAAGTATCCATATAATCTATCTTGTTTATCCTGTGAAGTTGAACAGACTGATAGAATGAAAAGAGATGGATATACTTTTATTACTAAGCAAAAAATTGTTGGCGATCATAGTCCAAATTGGACTGATGAAACTATTTTTGAAAGATACTATAATTTGATGGAGAAATACAAAGAGTTTAAGTATAATTGGTTAGAAAGAGTTCCTCTTAAGCTTTGGAATATTCTGAAAAAGAATCCTACCAAAAATAACCTTTATGCTTTATTGGGAGCCTATACAAGTATAATTAAAGAAGAAATAGAACATAAAGAAAAGGATTATACTCTTGGTAAGAAGAAAGAATTGATAAGGATGGAGACTTTTATGAATGATGATAAGAAGCTTAATGTTGTTAAAGTTATTGACCAATGGGGATGGGCTTATTATTATCTTGGAAAAGAGCAACAAAAATTTACAAGGCATAATATTATATTACAAAAGTATACTGAATTTAATATGAGTCTTGATGATGTTGATGTAATATATTTCCACGGCCCTGATATGGCTCCAAGAAGCATTAATGATGAATTAATTCAAAAATGTAAAGATAAAGGTATTCCAGTTATTGGAGGTTATGGTGGACTTGTGAGTGCAACCTATCAGTATGCAGATGTTATTGCTACAATCTCCCCAGAGACATATAATTATGCAAAAGAAAAATATGACTGTCCAACAATCTTTCTTCCTGAATCAGTTGATACTGATTACTTTAAATCAAATTCTTCTTTTAATTCAAATAGATTCAACGTAGGATATGCAGGAAGTCCAATCCCACTTAAAAGAACTTATTTATTTGATAAGCTTAATTTTCCAGTAATACAGAAAAGTGATTGGGGCCAAAAGTTTTGGGTACAGCAAACCCAAGATCATATGAAGAATTTTTATCAATCTATTGACGTTCTTATTTTATTGAGTATAACAGAATGCATTCCAAGAGTAGTTTTAGAAGCAATGGCAATGGGATTACCAGTTGTTGCTACAAATGTTGGATGTTTGAGTATGTTACTTGATAAAGAATGGATAGTTGATGCTAACCCAGAGAAAGAAGTGGTTAAACAAGCTAATGAAAAGCTTAATATTCTTTTCAAAAATCCAATTCTTAGAAGGGATGTTGGTATTAGAAATAGATGGTTTGTAGAAGAAAACTTTAGCTGGAAAAAGACACAACCGCTTTGGGACGACTTCTTTGATATAATATATTGCCGCAACCATCAAATGTTAGAAAACTTTCCAAATTATATGCTTAAGTTTAAAGCCTAACTTTTTTGATAATCTTCACAATATCTTCTATTGATAACTATAAATAATTATATTATAATAGTTAATAATGAACTATAACTTCAATGGGAGGATATATTATGGCATTTTTGGAGATTCTTAAAGAAATGTTGACAAGAGCACAAGTAGCCGATTTAGCTTCTTATATAGCTGTTGTTAGTATGGATCGTGAAAAGGAAGGAAATTCACGTAAATTTCTTAATATTAATTATGCTAGAAATGGTGAAGTTGAATGGGTTGAAGCCAGTAATACTGGTATTTTTATAATGAAAGGAAAGTTTTTAAGAGATATTTACCCAAAAGTAAAAGAAAATCTTGGTAAATTTCAATTTGTTAATAGAGATTCTATAAGAGATGAATTGGGATATGGAAGTGTTAGTGCTATTAAATCTGATAGTCCTACTATTGGATTTGCAAAAATAAGAGGATCAGAAGTAGAATAAAAATTTAGAGTATACTGCGTTTGACTAAAAGAGGAATATTATAATGATTTTATTTTCGGATTTCTACTTATCAGAAAAGTCAATTAGTCTTAGAGAGCCAATTGATACACAAAAAGATAAATCTTGTGTTTTATTTGGTCAAAGGCTTGCAGATCGTTTTGGGCTTATCCTAAATGGTTGGCAAGAGATTACTTTTATGTTTACTATTCCCCAAAATGTTCCAAACGCAAGGAATACTTTTACTGCAAAGAACGAAGAAGAAATCATAAAGAAACTTGAAGCAAGATTTCCCGACTACCTTGATTACATAATGAAAAAGAATTTCCCGAATGGATATAAGCCAGATTCATCTATTTCAAAAGAACCACCAGATGAATGTGAGCCAATGGATTTGTCTCAGTTATCAGCTTATTTTGCAAAAGGAAACACATAATGGGTATTCTAGAACAGATTGGTTTATTTGAAAGTAACAAAGGCAAAGAGTTTAAAATCTATGTTGATATGGATGGAACTATTAATGACTTTGAAAAGGCTTTTAGTAGTTTCGGAAAGGAACAGACTAAAGGTCTTTCTCCTAAGAAATTTGAAGATAAGTATGGTACCGAGGCTCTTTGGAAACTTATTAATAGTGGTGGAGTTGAATTTTGGAGTGAAATGCCTTGGATGGATGATGGTAGAAAGCTTTGGAATTATGTAAAGAAGCACAATCCAACTATCCTTACAACCCCTGCAAAAAGTAAAGCAAGTAAAACTGGAAAAGAGATTTGGATTAAAAGAGAACTAGGACCGAAAGTTCCTTTTATTTTTGAGAAAGATAAGTTCAAGTATGCAGATACGAATAGTATTTTAATAGATGATTACGAAAAGAAAATAATGGACTGGATAAATCGCGGAGACGGTATTGGCATACACCACCAGAATGCTGAAAATACAATTAAACAGTTAAAGCAATTTGGTTTTTAAAATTTCTTTTATCTTTTTAAGTTCTTTATAAGAAATTCTTAGTAATTTAATATTTTTGTGTTGACAGTAATTATTTTTAATTCTATCGTTTTCAATAGTTCTTTGAAATTTTTCTTGGGGATTTCCACCAAATCCGGTTGGTTTAAAATGTTGTTGACCATCGTATTCAATACAAAAATTGAGACTAGGAATATAAAAATCAAACGATAGTCGGTAAATATTTTTACAATCTTCAAATCTTTTTTGTGGTATAAAATCTATACTATTTTCTTTAAGCCATTGTTCAATTTGTTTTTCGCCTTTAGATTTTTTACAAAATGGACATCCTTGACCACTTAAATGGTTTGCTGGAGTTTGCCAAAATTCACCGTGTTCTGGACAAATAATACAGACTTTAGTCAAAGCATTAATATATTTAACAACATCGTATTCATAAAGATGTTTATGTTTATTTTGAGCTTTTTTAATAAATTCTTCTTTATTGGATTTTAATTGGTTTGAATTAATAATATTAGAACATTTAGAACATCCTTGTCCGAAAAGATGTTTGGATGGAGTTTGCCAAAATTCACCGTGTTCTGGACAAATAATACAAACTTTAGTTTGACTATTGATATACTGAACTTTATCATAAATAAACTTTTTATGAACTTTAAGGGCTTTATTAACGAAATCCGTTTGATTAGAAATAAATGTTAAGGATAATTTTTCGGATTTACATTTGGGGCAACCACAACCAGTCCAGTGACTATTTGGCTCTTGCCAAAATTCACCGTGTTCCGGACAAATAATACAGATTTTAGTATGAGCATTTGAATAATCAACAAGACTATAATCATACTTTGTATTATGAATATTTTGAAATTTTTTAATGACTTCTTTTTGAGTAAGTTTTTTCATATTTTATATTCCTATAAATAAGTATAAAGGTTTATTGGTTATAAGTATTTATATAAAAAGAATGAAAAAATCATAGGAATCTTACATAAAGATGAAGGATTTGAGGTTATAGAATGAAGAAAGATAAGATTCAGAACTCATCTACCGAGAAGCTTCACTATACGCCAGACTTCCATAATTACTATTTTGAAGTTGATGATACTACTGGAACTAAGAAAGAAAAGACTTTCATTGGTAGAAAACAAGATGATTGGGGAATTGACTTTCACGCAATAGCACAAAGAATAAATAAACATATAAATAAAAATTTTAATCAAGGAAAAATTAAATGAGTTTTCAAGAATATTTAAAAGAAAAAATTAATAAAGAATCTATTCCAAGTGTTGTATATAGTTCATGCCATAATAAAGCTAAACCAGAAATTAAAAAAGAAAAAGATAAGTATGGTCAAAATTATAGATATTCGTGTCCATGTGGTTTAACTACTAATTGGCACACAAGCTTTTCAAACGCAGAAATTGCTCTTAGACAATTACATGAATATAATAAGAAATAAAATTAATTAAGTTAAGATTTTTAGATCACTATTTCAAATAATAAAATAGGAGAAAGAGAATTATTTAAATGCCAGAGAATAAAAAATTGGAAGAATATTCCTCAGACAAAGAAGAGCCTTCGGGTAGTAATTATAAAAATTATTTTATCAAAAAATTGAATGCTTCAAAAAAAGAATGGAATGATTGGAAATGGCAAATAAGAAATAGGATTATTTCTTATAGTCAAATTCAAAAATTTATTCAACTTTCTGAAAAAGAAATTCAAGCCTTTAAAAAAGGAGCAAATATTTCAATTACTCCTTATGTTTTAAATCTGATTTATAATAAAGGAATTGATTATCCTCTTAGGAAGACTGTTATTCCTGTAATTGAAGAAATGGAAAATAGACCGGAAGAGTTAGACGATCCGTTAGACGAAGACTCGGATATGGTTATTCCGGGATTAGTTCATAAATATCCAGATAGAGTTTTATTTTTAACTACTCATTTTTGTGCCGCAAGATGTAGATATTGCACTCGATCAAGAATGATTAATTGTAATGATTTTGATGAAATTCCTAATATTAAAGATTGGGATTTAGCAATTGAATATATTCAAAGACATAAAGAAGTTCGTGATGTTTTACTTAGTGGAGGAGATTTTTTAACTTTTTCAGATGAAATTATAGATAATCTTTTAAATAAAATTAGAAAAATAAAACACGTTGAGATTATAAGAATTGGAACTAAAGTACCAGTAGTTCTGCCACAAAGAATAACTTCAGGTTTATTAAAAGTATTAAAAAAATATCATCCATTATATATGAGTATTCATTTCACTCACCCGGATGAATTAACTAAAGAAGTTTCAATCGCTTGTAATAAATTGGCTAATATTGGAATTCCTTTGGGCAGTCAAACAGTTCTTTTAAAAGATATAAACGATAATGTTGAAACAATGGGAAACTTAATGAAAGACTTACTTAAAATAAGAATTAAACCATATTATATTTATTCTATGGATTTAATAAAAGGAGGATTTCATTTTAAAGTACCTATATCTCAAGGAGTTGAAATTATTAAAAGTTTAAGGGGCTATACTACAGGATACGCAATTCCTCAATTTGTTATTGATGCTCCCGGTGGTGGAGGTAAAATCCCAATCAATCCTGATTATGTGGTTGGTTATGAAAATGAAAGTATTTTGCTCAAAAATTATGAAGGAAATATTTATAAATACTATAATAAGACTGATTATAATTTAAAAACTTAAATGGAATAGTTAGCTAATGTCATTTTTAGAATATTTTTTAGAATCTTTTCAGAAAGATTTAACATATAAAGTTTCTTACGTTGAAAAAGGAAAACCAAAAGTTGGATTTTTACAAGCCAAGAATGCAAAGGAAGCAGAAAATAAAGCAAGAAAGAAAAAGAAACAAGTAACCAAAGCAGAAGTTTCATCAATACAAAAGGAATGAATTATGAGATTTTTAGACCATTACTTTAAAGATAACACTTTCTATATGCCCATTGATTTAGACCTTTGCTCTATCAACGAGACGGGTGAACTTGAGATTGGTATTCCTTTGAAGTATCTTCCAGAGCTTATAGAACACGATGTTATCAGATTGTCAAGAGATGGCAAGATATTCAAGAGCCTTAAAGAAGCCTATGAACACTTTGATAATCTTTCCGAAGAAGAAAAGATAGAGAAGCCAAATAAGCTTAGAACTAAGGTGAAAGACCCAGAGACTGGAGTTGAAAGAGACTTTGAGGTTGCCGCCGGTAATGCAAAGATTGGTGGAGATACAGTTCTTCTTAATATGTCAACAGCCGGTAACTGTATGTCTGCAATCCTTGGAACTTGTAAGCTTGGTCCGAATGGTCAGTGTTATGCACTTAGATTTGAGAAGCAATGGAAAGATGCTTTGGCAAAGAACCTAAGACACGAAGAACAGTGGGCTTGTTTGACAGCAAGAGGAATTGCACAGGGAATTGCACAGATTGCCGAAGTAATGCCTTCTATCAGGTTCATCAGAATCAATGAAGCAGGAGAAATAAGAAACCTTCCATCCAATCCAGAACTTTTGGCAAGGGTTCCAGAAGAAAGAAAAGCAAAGCTTGCTGAAGTAAACGATGTTGAGAAGTTACAACAAGTTGGTGATGAGCTTAAGAAATTGGGCGCCCCACTTACACTTTACACATATACACATAGAAGTGATTTAGAGATTGGAGACTTGGGAGACAATGTTTGTATAAATGGTTCAGGATTTATGCTTGATAATAACTTTGTTCCTCTTGAGCTTGAAGAGTTCAACAGAGTGATGGATTTGATTGAAAAGAAGGAGCTTAAGGAATTTAATGGTGAACCAGTGTCCCGTGGGGTTCATTGTATGGGAGACTGTAGAAAGTGTTCCTATTGCAAGAAGAAAGAGAAGAAGCATATCTTCCTTCCTATTCACGGTTCAGGAACTCCTTATCAGATAGAGTTAGAAAACATATTAACTTCAGTTGTTGGAACTCCCGAGTTCGCTGCTCTTTATGCAGCGGAGGGTAAGCCAGCCGAAAAAGGAGAACAAGCCCTTGCATTGGTTCCAGAGGAAATGAAAAAGAAGTTTACCAGACTTGTTCCAATTCGTCAAGATAGAGCTGACCTTTTTACCAAGATTATAAAGAGTCAAGGAAATAGAGAGGTGTTGATGAAAGCAATTGAGGCATATGTTTCCAGACCAAAGGATGGAAATGTTGAGGTACCTATTTCACAGGAAGCAAGTGCAGAAGGATTGGCAAAGAGTGTTGATGCTCTTACCGGAAAGTTTGAGCAAGCAATAGAACAAGCAATTGCACAAGGCCAAGCACCTGCACAGAAGAAATGGGGTTCATTAATCAAAGCTCTAAATAATGCTATTGAGCAGGCTCAGAGGGGTGAACAGCCAAAGATTACTGGAGCCCTTGCAAAGCAACACGCAGGAGTTTTTGGAAGACTTCAAAAGGAGTTAGGTAAATAATGAATGATTTTCAATTTTTCTGTTTACTAACAGAAGAAAGAAATCCTAACGACGACTGGCGCCAAAGATATGTTTGGCATAGGACTAAATCCGGCCAGCGTAATAAGATTAAGGTAAAGAGTCTTCCTAAAGAAGATCAGTGGAAGTATGCTCCATTGGAAGTCAAAATCAAGAGACAACAGAAGCTTGGTGGAGATAGAAGCAATACAGATTTCAATACACCACCATCTGAACCACAAGTAACACAAAAACCAAAGAGAACTTTTATAGTTTACTATTCAGCGGATAGACCAGAAGGTTCTTATGATAAGTTTACAGAAGGTAAGCTTGTTATGGTTACAGACGATTCCGCAAAGGCAATGGATATTGAAAAGCAGGGACATTCTGTAGCAGTTGCTCATATGGTTCCAATAGATGCTTTCAAAAAGTATTGGGATTATGAGAATAGTGAATGGGTTTCGTTTCCTAAAGATATGGATGATGAGAAAAAGTTTGAGCTTATCAATTGGACTGATAACGATGTTTACCTTGTAGACTTCTTTAAGTTCAAAGATCAAATAGATTTCCACCTTTCAGACCCGGAAGAAAAGAGTGAAGGAGCATAATATGAGTTTTAATGAATATTTAAAAGAGGCGCTTGAATCCAAATCTTCTTTTGTTACTGTAGGTGCTGATGAAGATATGTTTATGATAGCAGACATTCGCGTTAATGAATTAAAAGAATACTTGAGTCAATATGGAATTGAAATTGATGGAGAAATCAAAAAGAAAGATGTTCCTACTGGAATCCATAAATTTGATGCATATATCTCATTTCCTATTACGAGCAAAGCATATAATGGTAGAGTTCCACCAGAAACTATTGTTAAGATAAAAAACGAGTTGTTACAAAATAAAGATATAAGCGATGTTCAAATAAATGAATATAATATGGAAATAGCTTTTAATGAGGCAGACGTAATAGATTTTTATGATTAATCAATTTGAAGCCTATTATTATGACGATGAAGACGAGGAGCCTATCAGAGTAAAGGCAAGAGAAAAATCTGAGAAGGCTCCTAAAATTATGTTTGCTCGTTGGGGTCATATGAACCCCAAGCAAGATAAGAGAAAGGAAAAGGCGTTTTCTAAAAGTGAAGAACTCGGAAGTCCGATTGTTGGATTCCATCACGCACCAGAGCATAGAGGAATCTATGCATATATCTGGCCTTATATTGAGCCTTTTCTTGCAGCGTGGAATAAGGAAATGATGGTTAAGATTGGAACGGACGAGTATGGAGAACCAGAGTATAGATTTCCACCTATTAAGAAGTTTCAGCATCACGGAGATATTTGGTGTCATTTTGTTCAAGAGGCAAAAGAATTTGGAGTTGGTAAAGAATATAAAGGTTCTTGGGTTAAAGTAGATACTAAAGATTTACCATTACTTTTAAATAAAGTTGTATCAAGAGATATTAAGTCACTTAAAGGTGATAAGTGGTTAGGTCAAGAGAAAGGAAAGCCAAGACCAATAGCAGACCCTTACAAAAGAGGTAAGGGTGGATTTATAAGTAGAGATCATCTTGAAGTTTTTATTCCAGGAAAGGTGAAGGAAACAAAATGAACTTTATAAGCTTTTATAAAGAAAATATAGAAGATTACGGAAAAGATATTCCGAATTCTTCAAGACCAGTTCTGCATATCGGAGATATGGAAGGTATGACAGATGGATTGAAGCCTTATAAGATGGTTGGAAAAGTAAAGCTATATGATAATGGGGAAGGAATCATAGCAAAAATTGGTATTCAAGAAGTCGGATTTATTCTTAAACTTGGTGGTGATGAAACTGATTTATCGGTGGTTCAAGAATTTCAAAAACAGGGAATAGGAACTTTGCTTGCTAAAGAGTTTTGGGAAAAATACCCAGAACATAGGAAGAAGACGGGCGGTTTTACTCCTTTGGGCAAGAAAGTTTTCCAAAAGGTACTTAAAGATATAACATGAACTTTGTAGAATTTTATGAAAATGTTGCATATGTTTATGCAGATGAGCTAGACTCAAAGCATATAGATGATGCCTATAAAATGGCCAAGAAATATGATATTGGAGTCCTATCAGATAAAGAAATTCATACAGTTGCTATTTTAAATAATGAAGTAGTTGGTGCACTTTGGACAACTTGGTTAAGTGGAGAATTCTCTTTTGATGTTGTAGTTCGTGATGATTTTCAAGGTAAGGGAGTTGGAAAGAGATTGGTTGATATTGCAATTGATACATATAATCAAGACAAAGAAGCTTTTGATGAACCTATAATAAGAGCATATGTTGTTAATCCAACAATGGAAAAGATTTTGTTAGCAAAAGGATTTAAAGAAGAAAATAGAATGAAAGGACAAGTAACTATGGTTAAAGAAGATATAAATATTAAAGAAGATGAAGTTTTGGAAATAAATGAATATCCAAAAGAAGAAAAAAATTAATTAAAAAAATTAAACCAATTTTATTAAATTTATTTCCAAATGCGAAGTTTCCAGATTATATGAACTAATAGGAGAATGGTTATGAGTTTCTTATCAGAACTAGAAAAATATTTAATAGAAAATGTAAATTTAGATAGAAAACAAGTTCCAATTGAAATTTTGAAATGGGCTGATGAAAAACTTTATAAAAAAATTAATTCTCATATTAGATTAATTCAAAAAGGAACTATAAAAGTAGATATACCTTGGCATGAAGCTGATAGAGAATATTATCAAATGTTTAAATTGGTTTCTAATAATAAAGCTATTGAAGTACCTTTTTCTTTTACAAGAAGCGGTATGGAAGGAGATGGAGCAATTACTGGAAAAGAAATTGGCGGAGAAACCGAAATTCCAAGTGGTTTTGTTATGGCTGTAGTTGGTACATATCCTCCAAGATTAGAAATTTATACCGCTTCTGATGCTTCTAAATTTTTACCAGATATATCAACTGAAGTTTCCGATGAAGAGTTCAAACATCTTTATTATAAACAAAGTTTAATTTCATCGGCTAGACCAAGAGTACCAGAAGAAATACATCAGTCATTATTACAAAAAGGATTGATAAAAGCTAATGGGGGTATTTCAAATAGTGGTAAAAATGTTGTAAATAATAGCCCAGAAAGACTAAAAAAAATGAGAGGATATTAAAAATGAGATTTGACGAATTATATTTTAATGAAGACTCAACTGAATATTTTTTATCATTATTAGAACCAGCTTTTAAAAATATATTATTAGAAGCGAGTCCATTCAAAATAAAAGAAATTATTTTTACTAGAAATCATGGTAGTTATATTATTAAAAAAGAATTAATAGATGATAGTGAATATGGTGGAAATGGTAAACTTGAAATGCTAAATGCATACAATGAAAATGGTGATTGGATTGGTGATTCTAAAACAGCTAAACATTTATCAGATAAATTTAAAATAAAACAATTTGAAAAAGTAAGTCCTAAACATTCTGTTTGTAGTATTGGTTATTCACCTACTAGTAAAAAATGGTATGGGTGGAGTCATCGTGCAATTTGTGGATTTAAAATTGGAGATAAGTTATTTGATGAATATTTTAGTAATGATGATAAAACTCCATTCATTAAACACGGAAGTAAAGATATTAAAACATTAGAAGATGCTAAATTAGCTGCTTCTAGATTTTCAAGGTATGTATCATGAAATTCGATGAATATTATTTAACAGAAGAATCTAAAGTCCTTTATCATGGATCAGCTTATTCTTTTAATAAATTTGATTTGAATAAAGTTGGAACTGGCGATGGATTAAATAAATATGGATTTGGATTATATTTTGCCGATAATATAGAATTGGCTGAATATTATGCTCGTGAAAATTTTTTAGGTAAAAAACATCAGGGAATGTTTTTATATGAAGTTAAAATTAATGGATTAGAAAATTTTTATGAATGGGATCAACTTATTCCTGAAAATATATATTTAGATATAGCTAATAAACTCGAAGAAAATGGTTATGATGAAGATGCTAATAATATGAAAGAAGAATTAGAAAGTTATAGAGAAACTTATAATTTAGATCAAACTTATGGAATATTAAGAGATACTTTTAAAAGTGATAAAAAAGCTTCTGAATTTCTTTATGATTTAAATGTTTATGGGTCTATTGCTGATGATATACAAGGAAGAGGAAAAATTTATGTAGCTTATTCTGATTCTTTAATTAAAATATTAAACGTGGAAAAATTAAAATGAGATTTGAAAAGTATTACTTTCAAGAAACTAAATTAAATAACTGGGATTCCATTAAACAAAGCAATCCCGAAATCAGAAACGCTATTGAGATTTTAGATAAGATCAATGCTGCTGGTTTTGAAGCCCTCATGGTTGGTGGTGTTGTTAGAGATTTGGTATTAGGTAATAATCCAAATGATGTTGATATTACTACTAATGCTACTCCAGATGAAATAGAAAAGATATTTGGAAGAACTATTGACATTGGAAAGAATAAGGCTATGGGCGTTACTGTTATTCCATACAAAGGTCAAAACGTAGAAATTGCTACCTATAGAAAAGATTTGTATTCTGGTGAAGGTGGTAAAGGAGCTGACAAAGTAGAACTTACAACATCATTTAAGGATGATGCTTCTCGTAGAGATTTTACAATCAATCAACTTGGTATTGATAAAGATGGTAATATTATAGACCATCATGGTGGATTAGACCATATTGAAAAGAAAGTGGTTGCTGCCGTTGGTGATCCTAATTTACGCTTTAAGGAAGATGAAGTAAGAGTTCTTCGTGGAATTCGTTTTGCTTCTCGTCTTGGATTTGATATTGACAAAGAAACATTAGAAGCAATGAAGTCACACGCACCAGAGATAAAGAAGGTCGCACAAGAAAGAATACTAAAAGAACTTACATCTATGGCAAAACAATCCGGATCAAAGTTTGCAGATGCTATTATTATGTTAAAGGATATTGGAATATTGAAATATGTTCTTCCTGAATTGGTGGAACAAGAGTCAATGTTACATTCACCAGACCACCATCCAGAATCTCCAAATGTTTTCGGTCATGTCATGGAAGTTCTTAAAGTAAATAAAGAACCTAATGCTTTATTAAATTGGTGTTTATTAATGCATGATTTGGGTAAAAATAAAACATATGCATTAACAGATAAAGGAACCCATTCTTATCATGGCCATGCTGAACAATCTGGTAAGATGATAGAAGAAATTGGTAAAAGAATGAAGATGGATAATGATACAATTTCTGCTATAAAATGGGTAGCCGAAAATCATATGAAATTTTTTGATATTTTAAAAATGAATAATAGTACTGTTGCTACTTTAGTTAAATCGCCATATTTTGATTTATTAGAAAAGACGGCATATTGTGATAATAAAAGCAGAGGTAGTTTATTTGACCAAAAAGAATGGGATGATATTCAAGAAAAAATAGAAAAAGTCAGAAATATGGTTAAAGGTAAAGATATTGTTGATCCTGTTAAAAAAGTTATTAATGGTGCTTTAATAATGAAATTAAGACCAGATATTAAACAAGGAATTCAATTTGGTAAAATTATTAAAGACACAATAGATTATGTACTTAATAATGAAATTGATATAAATGATATGAAATCAATTGAAAAGTTTATAAAAGACTGGAAATAAATTTATCGAACATTTCTTTTGTTATGTGCTTATTTCCGTTTAGAAAGATTGGTTAAACTATAAATACTTAATAATAAAGAAAAGATTACAAAATATTAAAGGAATCAATCAATGAAATCAGACTTTTATATGAACAAAGCCAATTTTCTTCTTGAAAAGATGGAAGAAGAATCTCCAAGACAAGTAATTGAATTGGATATGTGGTCTTGGAATTTTGAAAAAGGTCCATACACTCTATATACTGTGACTGATGGACAAGGTAATTACCCTTTGTCTAATGACGGTAGCGTATTTTTTACAGAATACGAAGATAGTTTAAATAATTTGGATTTAGATGGAAAACCACACTCTAAAGGAAATCGTCTATTTGTGTTTGAGAGAGATAATATTTTTGGAATATTTGATGAGAACTTGGTTCTTAAATATGGAACTTTCAAAAATCAAAATGAAGCTTTAGAAGAAATACATAGTCTTATAGAAAATAGAGAAGTTCAAACCTATGATGATGAGCTTTTCTTAGCAAGGAGATAATATGACAACAATGCTTGAAGAACTTTTTGAGAACATTGATGGTATAGTTGTTAATGAAGCTAAAGAAAAAAGTGAAAAGGCAAAGGTTAGAAATCGTCCAAATCCTGTTTTTGATGCTAAGAGTAAAAGTGTTAAGGATGATAAAGACCATTTTCCACTTGGAAGTGCTGCTCAGGCAAGAAATGCTTTGGCAAGAGCCAATCAATTTGATAAAGTTCCATCTTGGTATAAAGGAACACTTAAAGGACTTAAGATGGCTGTAGCAAGGGCTGTTAAGAAAGAATATCCAAGTATTGAAGTTTCTAAAAAATCTACTGATTAATATAAATACTTCTGAAATATTTTGTTATAAAATTAAAACATAAGGGGATTATAATATATGAGTATTTTAAACGATCTTGAAAAATTAGTAGAAAGAGATATTGAAGATATTGAAGATATTGAGGATGAAAAAGAAAATAGTCCAACTATTAAGAAAATTGCATCTAAAGTAGTTGATGATGAAGAAAATGAAGAAAAATCATCTGGTAGTGCTGTTGGTGAAATTTTAAAGCATATTGATAATGTTAAAAAAGCAGCTGAATTTATTGATACACTTACAACTGATGAAGGTAATACAACTGCATTTGAAGCTGAAGTTTCACTCAGGAAAGCAATAGTTAGAATGCAAGATTTAGCCGATGAATCATATAAATCTAAAAAGAAACAGGAGTAATAAAATGAAAAATAACACTTATTTTAATAGATTTTTAGGCAATGATGAAGTAGCGGAGTACACAAAAACAGTTTCAAAGGGAATGACTCAAGACGCTTTAGATGAAGCATATAATACTTATTTTCAAGGAAGTATAGATGATTTTAAAAAAATGATGAAAACTGTTAGCGAAGTAGCTCAATTTACCTCTTTCCTTATTCAAGAAGGAATTGATATTAGATTAATTCAGCAGATGCTTAAAATATTAGTATAATTAAATTTTTAAGAATTTTTTCTATATTAGAAGTTTCCCAATATGGAATTCTGATTAAGCGAATATTGTTTTTCTGACAATATTCGTTTTTAACATTTTCATCAGAATAAAATTTACTTTCTTTATCAACGTGTTGTTTGCCGTTATATTCAATACAAATTGATGAGTACTAATATATTTAACTTTAGAGTAATTGAACTTATCACCGCGGACTTATTTAGCTTTTTGAATAAATTCTTCTGTAGTGATTTTTTCATTTGAAACCTTTATAAATATTGTTAAGAGGAACAGCAAGATATGAAACCTCATCTTGTTGACTTAATACAACGAATATTAAGTCTAATCTCTTAATAGTATTTATATAAATACTATTAAAGATTATCAAAGGAGGATTAAAAATGTCTTTTAAAAATATTTTAATAGAAAAACTAGAAAGTCAACAAATTTATAATGGAATGGCTGGAAAATGGGAAAATAGATTTGTTGTTGATGGAGTAGAATACGCATTATTATGCAATTCTGTTGGTGGAAATGGTTCAGAAGATTTTAATACTTGGATACTGGAATTTGAAAACAGTATTTCTCATAGAATTAGTATAAACGATTCAAATTCTAAAATTGCTTCTAGTTTTGCTGAAGCCGTTAATAATTTTATTAAAGAAAAAAATCCTTTTAGTTTTTTTACATATGGTTCATCTATACAACCCATTAAGTCTATTTTAGAAGCTATGAAAAAGAAAATTAAAAAATATAATTTAATAGATGATACTGCTGATAGGAAGGATGAGGAAACTAAAGAAGTTATTAAAGGAAATGAAATTGGTAAGATAACTTGGACTAAAATGGTTCCACAAGAAGTAGTTGATACAGAAGATAGAGAAGCAATTGTTTCTGATAAGTTTAAACCTGATTATGAATTACCAAAGGATATTAAGCCAAATAAAGCTCATATGTCAGGTACAAGTAAGACAGATAAGTTGGAAAAGGGTGATAAGGCTTATGATACCAAGACCGAATCTTTCTCCGAGTTCAAGGCAAAGAAGCTTGGAGTTCTTGAAGAAGGAAAAGGAATAGACGCTTTGAAAGGAGCCGCAAGAGCCGCATTCAAGAGGATTCAGGAAAAGATCAAGGGTGTTTGTGGAGAAGTCATGGGTCTTTCAAAGGACGAAATGATACAGTGGCTAAATGATAATAAGGAAGATTTCGTTCACGCAATGGATATTGCAAGACATATGATGGATAAGAAGCAGTTGACTTTTGAGGAAGAAATTCTTAGTGGAGAAATTTTGAAGGAGAACATTCTTGACCTTGTTGCTAAGAAGAGTCCTAAAGTTCTAACTGCTGCCGCTCTTATATTAATGATTATGGGTTCAGGCCAACACGTCTTTGCTAAGAGTGATACTGGTGAAGAAGCTTTTAAAAAGGCACAGAAGAATGCTGAAAAGATTGTTGAGATTGTAAAAGAACAGGGAGCAAAGGCCGGAGAAAAAGTAACACAAGGAGCCGAAAAAGTTGGTAAAGAAATTGAAAAAGGTACTAAAAAAGTTAGTAAGGAAATTGAAAAGGGAGCTGAGGAAGTTGGTAAAGGAATAGAAGCTAAAACAAAGGCTGGTATAGAGAAAGCTAAAGAAGCAATCGAAAAAGGTGATATAGAAACCAAGGTCAAATCTGGTGTAGAGAAGGCTGGAGAAGTAATTAAGAAGGGAGCTGAGGAAGTTGGTGATACTGCAAAGTCCAAAGCCGATCAGCTTAAGCAAGGTTTCAAGAAGTTCTTGCAAAAGAAGAAAGAGGCCAAATCCCCAGAGGTAAAGAAACCAAATCCTTTTGATGCGGTTTAAGGATGCAGAGTTCTAAATAAATTTTAAAGATAACTATTGACAAATCCCTTGCAGAGTGTTATATTGATATTCTGCGAGGGATTTTTTATTTGAAAGGAGATGTTTATGAAAAAGGTGACTTATTACGTGATTGAATTAGAGAATCATCGTAATGGGCAATGGTATGGTTCTCATAAAGAACCCACTCTTGCCAAAGCCAAGAAAGCCTACAAACGATTTCTTGGTAATGTTAAGGGTGATAGAGTTATGGCTGATATGCAGTCTCAAATGAGAATTCGAAAAATCACAGAAGAATTGCTGTGTCAAAATAACGCATTTTAGGACTTGACAAAATATATACAATATAGTATATTGTTTGTATGAAAGTAACCAATTTTATCACATACAGATCGGAAGATAGAGGAGTCAATCAAACCGATAATCGTGTTCGTGTTACTATTGACTGTTCTGTAAATGAATTCCGTAGGTATTTTAGAGACCATCATCTTCGTAAGATTGAAGTTATAGACCTTGCTATTGAAGCCTGTAAAAAGTTTAATGAATTCCATAGTCAAGTTTTCTCTACTGGTTTACCTTTGGAAATTAAGGGTGAACCTATAGATCATACTACTTTTAATGAAACATACGATATTATATATAAAATTTTTCAAAAAATTAAAGACTAATTATGATTACTATAAAACAATGGAAAGAGCTTTGTAATAATATTCGTGAAAAAAGACTAGAAGGAAAAGATATTTATTTTGGTAATAATGATCATAGAATAGTAGCTTGTTTTGCATATAGAGATATAATTCTTTTAGCAAATGAAATGAATGAAAAAATAACTCATAAATATTTTAAAAATCAATCATATCAAACTGTTAAATCTAAATTTTATTGGGTGGAAAAACACAACTTTAATGAAAGGAACAAATAAATTTATGATAACTATTAAAGAAAAAGTTAGAGGAAATTGTAAAGGTATTTCTGATATTTCTATTTTAGGTATTGTTATCTGCAATTGTTGTTTTATAAAATGGATTGATAAACTTAATGAAAAAGAATTAAATAACCTTAAAGATAATTTTTGTTGGGTTAGTTCGAATAATATTATTAGTTGGCCTGATGGGGTTATTTTATTTGGAAAAGATATTACTTTGCTTGATGAAAATAAATCATTAATCGAACACAAAAAAGAGATGGAACTTCAATTAATAGAATTTGGACTAATGAATAATAAAGAATTTACTATTTATTCTGAAAATGTTGAATTTTTATTTGGAACTTTTATTGAAGAAGAAATAGATATAGACGATGAAGAAGGAAAAGATTGATTATGAAATATGAGGAAATGAAAAGAAAATTAGTTGAAGCCTGTGACTCTTATTACAACAAGTCATTTTCTACAATTTCTGATAAGGATTTTGATGCACTCAAAGATGAGTTCACAAGGCTTTATCCGAATGATCCCTTCTTGAAGACGATTGGTGCCCCTGTTCCTGAAGCTTCTGAATGGGATAAGGCAAAGCACAAGATTCCGATGCACAGTTGCAACAAGGTCAACGTTGTTGAAGAGTTCGTTGCTTGGGCAAAGGATAATGGGCTTGCTGGTGAGGAAATGATTGTTTCAGAGAAGCTTGATGGTATCTCCCTTGAAATTGAATATACCAATGGAAAGCTGACAAAAGCAATCACAAGGGGCGATGGTATCACTGGTGAAGTGATTACTCAGAATGTTCTTCGGATGCAGAATGTCAAAGCTAATGTTCCTAATTCTTATACCGGCAGTCTTCGTGGTGAGATTATGATGAAGACTGGCGATTTTTCGGCTGTCAATCAGGTCTGCAATATCCGCGGAGAAAGACCTTATCAGAATGTAAGGAACGGAGCTTCTGGTATCGCAAAGGGATATGACGGAAAATATACCGAGTATCTTTATGTTGAATATTACTTTGCGAGTGGAGATTTCAAGACCAAGAAGGAAATGTATGACTTCATTGAGAAGAAGCTTGGTCTGAGGACTTGTAAGCATTTTTGTGGCAATATTGAAACAGCCAAACTTGTTTACAATGAATACGAACAAAGTACGAGAGCAAGCCTTGACCACGAAATTGATGGTCTTGTGATTGAGCCAAATGATATTGATGTTCTTATGACTCTTGGATTCAAGGGTGAGAACTATCGTGGAATGATTGCTTGGAAGTTTACAAGTATGAAGAAGCAGACAAAGGTTCTTGGGGTTGAGTGGCAGTTGGGCAATTCGGGAAGAATCACTCCAGTTCTTGTGATGGAGACTGTTGAACTTGCAGGAGTCAAGGTATCAAGGGCTTCTGTTCACAATCTTGGAATGTTCAATGAGTTTAATTTCCACAAGGGAGATACAGTTCTTGTTGAGCGCGCAAACGATGTTATACCACAGATATGCGAGAACTTGAGTAATCATCCGGGAGCAAAACGCGGAGATAAGCTTATCGTTCCGAAGAACTGTCCTATTTGTGGAGAGAAGGTTTCTGTTGGTGGAATTTTCCTTACTTGCGAAAATGAAGGATGCTCTGGTGGAGAAATTGGCAATCTGAATAAGTGGGTGAAGAAGCTTGATCTGAAAGGGATTGCTTCTGCTACACTTGAGAAGTTGTATGAAGCGGGTCTTGTCAAGACTCCTGCTGATCTTTACAAATTGAAGCCGAATATGATTTGCGAGCTTGAAGGATTCGGTTCTAGTTCCGCAAACAAGATTGTGGATACTTTGAACGCAAAGAAAGAACTGTCTTTTGGGGAGTTCGTCGGAGGTTTGAATATCCCGAACTTCAGTGACAAGACGGCAGAGCTTCTTGAAAAGAATGGTTTGGATTCTGTTACCAAGATTCTTTCGCAGGGAGTTGAAGACTTGGCTGGTATCAAGGGAATTGGAAGAGTTACAGCCGAGGCAATCATAGATGGATTGAAGAAGAAGCAGAAGGTTATAAATGAACTGATGGAGGTTGGAATAACAATTATGAAGAAGGAAAAAAAGTCAAATAAAAGAAGTAATCTTGATGGAAAGTCTTTTTGTGTAACTGGTGCTTTATCTTTAGGAAAGAGAGATGATTTTATCAAAATGGTTGAAGATAACGGAGGAGTTTATAAATCAACTATTTCTAAAGGACTTGATTATTTGGTAACTAACGATAATGATTCTGGAAGTGCTAAGAATGAAAAAGCATCTAAAATAGGAGTTAAAGTAATCAACGAAAAAGAATTTTTAAGTATGATTTAAGAATTCTAAAAGATTACTTAGTTTAGTTTTTAAACCAAACTGTTTATGAATAGCTTTATGACATTCTTGACACAAAGTAATTCCGTTATTAATATCAGTTCTTTGTTCTTCAAAATCTTTAAAGTTATTTATATGGTGGACTTGTAGAAATTCTTTTGAACCACATTTTTGACAAGTATGATTATCTCTTTCTTTAACTTTTCTTTTCCATTGATTAATTCCAGAAATTTGATGTTGTTTTCCTCTTTCTTTATCAGATAATTTGAAGTTCCAAAGAGGACTATTTTTACCAGTATGTTTGGCATTCCAATTATTAGAACAAAGTTTATTTTTATGACTTAGTGAAAAATTTTTGTTTTCCCAAAACTTCAATCGTTTATCTCCTATTAATTTTTTATGAGAACAACTATGACAAAGATATTTAAATATATTAGTTAAAGATTTGAAAATTATTAGTTTCTCTTTTTTACAAACATCACATTTACAAAGAACTTTAATATGACTTCCTTTTGGCAAATCAGAAACTTTGACTTCTATTTTATTTCCTCTTTTGACAACGATTCTTTTATGTTTATCAATTTGTTTTGGAATAGAATAACCTTTAGACTCAAAGTAATAAATATTTGATGAATTAATATTAACTAGAACTGTTTTGGAAATAATCATAATTTCTCCTTACTGAGAATGTGTGGTGAAGTTAAGATAATCTTTAAGTAAGTAAAGAAAGGTTAATTACTCCCTGTCTCTTAACTTCCAAAGTATTTATATATTTATCTTGACATTTTGGTGGTAAATGTTATAATAGTTATATGGCACTTACAGAGATTGATAGTATAAGCAAGGTTCCGACAACTGGCAAAGTCGTTGTTGTCATTATCAACGGCTTTCGGGCTCCTTGTAAGAAGTTTGTCAATACAACTAACAACGCAATTGGAATAATAGAAAATGCGAATCCTCCTATGAGTGGTTTGTATTTTCTTCTTCAGTTGACAAGCGAAATAAAAGAAGTCCTTTCTATTCGTGCAATGCCTTTTGCTGTTGTTTATGTGGATGGTGTTGAAAAGAAACGATGGGATGGACACTGGTATTCTGAATTTCAAATAGCGGATATGATTCGCGAAGGATTTAGCCAATGAAGTTCAAAGAACTTTTGGAAGACGTAACTTGGAGCGAAATTAAAGAATCTCTTATTAAGCTTTATGAAGTCACTCCACATAATCTTGAAGATTATATGAGTGTTGTTCAGAATCTTACTACAATGAATTCAAAAGAAAGTGATATGAGAATTTGTGTTGAGTGGGTTCCGCCTGATGAATTCAATGAAAATGGATATTGGACTGTTCACGGAAGGAATGGGAAGCTCCACAAAGATACTGAGGATGCTGAACTGTTTCCTAATGCCGATGAAGAGTTTTTAAATTCTGAAGTCAATTGGGCTCTTGAGTTTAATAAATGGTGCGAATTTTTGGGTATGGAAATTGATACGGAAACATCAAATAATATAGAACTTAGTAGAGCTGACATCGTGGCACATATTTTATACGAAATGACATTCATTGGATACGAAGAAGAAGAAATACAGGATAAGATGGATGATCTCAAGCAGAGGGTTGAAGAAATAAAGAATATGAGCGAAGAAGAAATTAAAAAGAATACAATCAGTTTAGAAGATTTTAAAAAGAAGTTTTAAATAATGATTTAGACGAGAATTAATATTCTCATTAAATTTAATCCTTAATAAATTAATTCTTTTTTGTTTGCAAAATTGATTTTTAATTTCATCATTTATTTTAGTTCTTTGAAATTTCTCTTGTGGATTTTCACCAAAACCAAAAGGTTTAAAATGTTGTTCACCGTCATATTCAATACAAGTATTAAGTTCTGGTAAATAAAAGTCAAAAGGAAGTTTTCTTTTATTTTTACATTTATCAAACTTCATTTGTGGAATAAACTTTATACTATGTTCTTTAAGCCATTGTTCAATTTGTTTTTCGCCTTTAGAAGATTTACATTTTGGACAACCTTTACCATTCATTAAATTATTGGGAGTAGATAACCAAACATGATTACATTTTTTACAAATACATTTATAAGGCTTATTCCAACCACTATAAGTATCTTTTGAAAAATCAATATCTGGTTGTTTAATTTGAATAGTTTTATGAAATTTGTTTGATGCTTTATATAAACGAACATTGGATTGTTGTTTTATTGCACAATTTGGGCATCCTTTAGGGTGATTTTTTTCTATGTGTGAACTTAATCTTTGAATAAATATATTTTGACAATCATTACATTTGATAGTTATTTTATCATTTGCGTTGTTAAAAACAACTAAATCATAATTAAATTTATTATTATGAATAAAATTAGCTTTCTGGATAAATTCATCTTTGATAATTTTAGGACGCATAGATATACCTCTCACTAGGTTTATGTTAGTGAAGTTAAAATAATCTTTGAGTGAGCAAAGAAACGTATGCCTACGCTGTCTTTTAACTTCTACTTGTATTTATATTTTTAATGATAAATATTTAACGGAGGAAGAAATGAACAACAAGAAGAAATTTAAGAAGCCAGTCTGTATGATTTGCGGAAAGAAGCTTGAGAGTATCCTTAACAAATCATTCAACAATGTAAACGGTGGGGTGACTTTTCTTCTTCAAATGCCATACGGAAGTCTTTTTGATGGAAATGTCTATCAAGTAGCCCTATGTGATGAATGTATTGAAAAATGTGAAAAAGAAAAAAAGATTCGTCTTATGGACGAGGGAGTGTTGTTTTAATGATTAAGTATAAAGATTGGTTGTGGGTTGACCAATGGTGAGTGGTCAATCGTTGAGAAGATGATTAACGAATGTTTTGGTGAAACAACAGTCAAGGTCTACATTCTATGAACGTAAGAAAAAATCAGACTAAGAAAGATTTAGTTATCAAGATGATAAAGGAATTAGCTGAACTTCAGTCTATGGTTCCAAATAAGATGAATAATAAACTTGATTATATTCTTATAGGTTTTTTGCACGATACTCTGGATTTTGAAAAAGGGATAAGATACGTGGATAACAATATGAGAGAATCCAAAGAACTTTCAATAAAGGTGTTCTGGGTTCAAGTTTTGAAAATAATCAAACAATATTTTGACGAATCTAATAAACTAGATAAACAGAATTAAGTATTCTTCTGTTGTAAATTTACTAAATCTTTTATGAATATCTTTATGACAATAGCTCTCCAATCAGGTATAAGTAAGGAAGTTGAGGTAATTCTTGGATTGGCAAGAAAAAGGTGTACGGCCCTTGTCTCCCAACTTCTAAAGGTATTTATAGATTGTCCTTGACAAACTTGTTACAAGATATTATATTATTGTGAACTCAACAAAGGAGTATATAGTATGAAAAAGGTAATTGTTCTAGTTGATTGTCAAAATGATTTCTTTTTTGGTGGAACACTGGCTGTTCCGAATACCGATAAAATTAGGCCAGTTCTTGCCAAAATTACAGAAATGGTTAAAGAAGACAATATTCTTCTTATCAAGACAATGGACTGTCACGATGTCAACGATCCAGAGTTTAAGATTTTTCCACCTCATTGTATAACAGAAACCAGCGGACAAGCTAGTATAATAGAATGTGCCGCTAATAAAGCAGTGGTTTTTAATAAAAAGACTTATGATGTTTTTCATCCAGAACTTGGAAGCAAGGAGATTGTAGATTGGTTGAAAAAGAATAAGATTACTGATGCTTGGATCGCTGGAGTTGCCACTGACTACTGTGTGAAGGCGGCTGTTCTTGGTCTTTGTAAACTTGGGATTAAGACTTACGTCTTTGAGAATGCAATTGCTGGGGTTGCTCCAGAAACTACCGAAGTAGCAATCAAAGAAATGCGCGCTGCTGGAGCGCACTTTGCAGTAGCAAAACTTTAATACGAAAATAAAGTGTTATGGACTGCATTAAAGTTGAAAAACAAATTGTTAATTGGCTACAGAGTTACAATGGTTTTGTTATTGGTATTAGTGGTGGGGTTGACTCTGCATTAGTTAGTACTCTTTGTGCTAAAACTAAAAAACCCGTTATTGTTGTTTCAATGCCAATTCATCAACCAAAATCTCATTTAGATAGAGCCCATAACCATATGAATTGGTTGAAAAGGAATTTTACGAATGTTACTTCTTTTGAGGTTGATTTGACGGAAACTTTTGAAGTATGGAAAAAAAGTATTCCATTTGATGCAATTTCAGATTTAGCTTTAGTAAATGCCAGATCGCGTTTAAGAATGGTGACTTTGTATAACTTTGCTAATAGTTATGGGTATGTTGTAGCTGGTACTGGAAATAAAGTTGAAGATTTTGGTGTAGGTTTTTTTACAAAGTATGGAGATGGTGGAGTTGATATTAGTCCAATTGGTGATTTATTGAAGACTGAAGTATGGGATTTGTCTAAACATTTTGATATTAATAAAGAGATTGTTGAAGCAAAACCTACAGACGGATTATGGGAAGATGATCGTTCGGATGAAGATCAGATAGGTGCAACTTATCCTGAACTTGAATGGGCAATGGAATATTATGAAAAGTATTCATATTTGCCAGTAAAAGTTTATGAAAGAATGTTTATAGAATTAACAGATAGACAAAAAGAAATTTTAACAATTTATGTTAAGAGACATAATAATAGTTTTCATAAAATGAATATGCCACCAATCTGTAAACTTAATAAGACATAAAATCATCATACCAAGAAGCTAAAATGGAACAGCCACAGAAGGAAATGACCAAAGAGGAAATGAAGAAAGAATACGAAGCCCGCAAAGCTAAGTGGGATGCTTTTGTTCAGGATTTGAAAGATAATCCTGATGCAACTGTTACCAAGTCCGAACTCTTGGAAGTTGTTGAGTTCGTTTCTGGAAACATTGAAGGTTTGGCTCAAATGTCAGTAACGATGATGCATAATATGGATGCTCTGAACCATAACTTTCAGCAGATTGTATCAGTAATTACGGGTGGAAAACCAGGAACAGTTGGTAATAAGACTAAGAGTGGTATCATTCTTCCGTAAAGAATAATATGAAAAAGATCGGAATACTAGGGGGTTCTTTTAATCCACCCCACATTTCACATCTAGCAATTGTAAAAGCTTGTTTGGAAAAGAATCTTGTTAATGAAGTTTGGGTACTTCCTACTTATAACCATCCACATAAAAATAATCAAGTATCTTTTGAACATAGAATTAAAATGTGTAAATTAATATTTCCTAGTTTATTTGGTCGTATTAAGGTTAAGCGATATGAAGAAATGAATATAAGTGGTCGTATGTATGATATGATAGCTATTCTTCGTTTTATGTTTGAAAAATATAATTTTAGTGTTATTATAGGAAGGGACTGTGCAGACCATATTAATACTTGGGCTAATTATGAATCATTAATACAATCAGTTCCATTTATTATTTTTGAAAGAGGCGATTATATCGAACAACATCTTGAAACTTGGTATTTAATTAAGCCACATCAAATGTTGCTTATAAAAAATTGTGAATGTAGTTCTACTTATATAAGAAAGCTTTTGAGTCGGGGTAATTTTAATTGTGCTACTGCATTGACAAATAAAAAAATTGTACGTTTTATTAAAAAGGAAAAGCTTTATGAAAATATTGAGAACTAAACCACTAATTAAAACACAATTTCTTGATTTACTTGCAACTGAATATCTTAATAAAAAAAATCAAACAAATTATTGGACTTGGTGTTCTAGACCAAACGGAATGAAGGCAGTTTATATTGCGGCTGTTGTTGATAAGGGATGGATTACAATGCCAGTTGGTGCAGGATATCAAAGAGATTTGAGGCTTGTAGTTATCAAAGAGTTCCGAGTTCCACTTCAGGATTATGAATTTTCTCTGCCAGCAGGATTAATTGACAAAAATGAAAGTATTGAAGAAGCTGCTCGTAGGGAATTTTTTGAAGAAGTTGGACTAAATGTGACAAAAATAAAACATATAAGTCCATTTATTATAAACAGCGCGGGTCTTTCAGATGAATCAATTTCAATTGTTTTTTGTGAAGCTGAAGGAGAAATCTCAAATAAAAATAATGAATCAAGTGAAGAAATAGAAATTATTATAGCCGACAAAAATAAAGTTCAAGAAATTTTAGAAAATCCAAATAATAAAATAAGTGCAAAAGCTTGGTTAATTTTTAATTCTTTTATTGGTAGAAATTTTTTTAAAATTGAAGGTGAATTATATGATTAAGCTTTACTTGAAGTATGTTGATTTCCTTGATTCAACTTTCAAGAATCTTCTTGAAGAATTGAAAACAATCAAGGCAATGCTTCCGAAGCCTAAGCCAAGGCCACCGAAAACAGTAACTCCTACAATGAAAGTAGTGATTGAGAAGGCTAAGAAGAATACAGACTACATTGAAGATATAAGGAAAGAAGTAGATCATTATAATAGAATGTATGACAATGGCTTTAATCCTTTGACAGCAACTACGATGGATGGTAGAACAGTTTCTGGTACTTATCGTCCTACTGTCTCGAGTGCTTCAATTTCTGCTGAAGATTATTTGAAAATGATGTATAAGAAGCCGGGTAATGTTAAACGTAGGGCTAATAGAATCCTTAATGAAACAGATAAAGGAGATTAGAAAATGGCTAAAGAACGTAGAAAACTTTCGGGCATTTATTTCAGGACTTTGAACGAAGATACCAAGAAGTATGCTAATGTTGTCTTTGAAGACTTATCAGAAGAAGAACAAGACAGGGTAATGAATGGTAGGTCTGAGGAATGGCTAAAGTCTTTGGCCAAACAACTTGCCAATACTTTGAATAAAATCGGTGACCAGTTTGATATAATTTCAGAATAGGAGGTTTCTATGAAGTGTTGTGAATGTCCAGTTTATGCTCCCTACACTAAGAACTATCGTTGGTGTCAAGGTTCAAAGCCCAACAACATTGAACACGAATGCGTTCACGGCAATAGCGTGAAAGGCAAAAAGTTCAATATCAAGAAAGAAGAATCAGAAGTGGAATGAAGTTTACTATGAAAACGGAAAATAAAGATTCTGAACTTAGACAAAAAGATTGGGATAGCTTTGTAGAAAAGATGAAAAGAAGTCCAGATAAAATGGTAACAAGAAGAGAACTTTCTAAAGCCCTTGATTTTATTTCAGATGATATTGGAGCTTTGGCACAAATGGTTATGAATATTTCAAATAACCATTGACAAATCCTTTCACAGATATTATATTAGTTACATAGAAAGGATACGTTTATGGAATGCTTTGAGGTAATTGTTCCAAATGATTTTCTCCTTGCAGAACGAGATGTTCCAGAAATTTCTGACCCAGTCGGATGTGCTTTCTTCAAAAACAAGACCTACAAAATCAAAGGGTTCCGAGGGGATTGGGTTGATGTGTACGGAGAGTACAATACAATAGACAGCTTTAGTCTCCAGCCAGAGTTTAAGGGAAAGAACTATTTGTGGGATTGGTTTAGAAAGGCTTAAAGTTGTTATGCGGTTCGGAGTAGACATACATAACACAATTGATGCAAAGCCAAAGTTTTTTACAACCTTTACTAAAAGGTTGATTGAACAAGGTCATAATGTTTACATTATAACTGGTTCGCAAAGAACTCCTGAAATAGAATCTCAATTAAAAGAATTTGGAATTCAATACACTCATTTTTATAGCATAGCAGACGATCTTCTTTCGCAAGGTAAAGAAGTTTATTGGAAGACTCCTAATGATCCATTTTTCAAAAATGAAGATTGGAACTATGCTAAAGCCAAATATTGTAAGCAACAAAATATTGATTTAATGATAGACGATAGTATTGAATACGGTAAGTATTTCAAAACTCTTTATATGAGGGTAATTTAAATTATTCTAAACGAAGGAGTCTAAGTCATGATTAATTTTCCTGCTAAAATTCATTATGCTGATAATGATGAAATCAAAATTGTACATCAACTAAATGAAATTGATAAAGGAAGAGCTTTTACTATTGAAGAACTGGATATTAAGTGGGGAAGAAAATTAATTGTAGAATCACTACCAATGGAGAATGATTAAATGTCAAGACCAGATTATGTAACTCAAGATCATCTTGACTTTCTTGATGAATTAAGAGAGTCAGGTAAAACTAACATGTTTGGAGCTGCTCCATATATTGAAAAGAAGTTTAAAGTTAATAATAAAGAATCTATTAAAATTTTAACATATTGGATGGAGACTTTTGGAAGGGAGGATAGATGAAATCCGAACATCAAACAACTTCGGATGTTTTGAATAGACTTCGTGTTGGTGAAGCAATTGCTGATAAAGAACTTGTTGTTGCAATTGAAACACTTGAACCTATTGTGGAATTTCTTCAAGTGTGTGGAGATATTTTCTTTTTACCAGCTAAGTTTTTAAATGGTAAGCTTGAACAATTGAAACAATTTAGAGAAGCAAGAAAGAAATAACTTGACAAATCCTTTACCTTGATTTATATTAGATGTATAAAAAGGAACTTCAATTAAAGACCGCAATAAAGAATCGTATTGAAAGTGTATTGAAGTAAGAAAGAGGAATTGAATGATAATCAAAAGTTTATTGAGTCAAGACTATTACAAACTGACGATGTTGAATATCTTTTTTCAGAAGTTTCCTAATGTATTAGCAAAGTATAAATTCAAGTGTAGAAATGTCGGAATCAATCTCTTACCATTTAAAAAAGAGATTGAAGATGAGATCGACTGTTTATGTGATTTGAATTTTACTAATGATGAACTTGAATATCTTGCTGTTATTCCTTATTTTAGTGAATGTTTTATAAACTATCTTGATGATTTCAGACTCAAAAGGCATTATATTAATGTTGGTGAGAAAGATGGGAATTTGGCTATTGAAATGGAAGGACCATTAACAAACGTAAGTCTATTTGAAATATTTGTTTTGAAAATTGTACATGAGGTTTATAGTAGGAATGTAAATCCTATTAATGATAATCTTATTTCTGAAGGTAGAAATAGGCTTGTTCAGAAAATTGCGATGTTCAAAGAATTTGAACGCAAGAATGGCTATACTCCTTTGATTGCAGAATTTGGGGGTAGGAGAGCGTACACTACAGAATGGCACGAGTTCATAACAAAAAATCTTGCTGATAATGGAGTTATTATTGGAACTAGTGATGTGGATTTGGCAAGGCGTTTCAATATCAAACCTATAGGCACAATGGCACACGAGTTTTTTACTTTGTTCCAAGCCTTTACTCATCCTATGAACAGTCAGAAAATGGCGATTGAAACTTGGTTAGATTTTTATGGAAATGATTTAGGAATTCTTTTGTCTGATACGTTAGGTGATAAAAAAATGTTACTTGATCTATCACCAGATATTGCTAATAGAAGTTCTGGTTTGAGGCACGACTCTGGTGATCCTATAGTCTGGGGTGAGATGGTACTAAATCACTATAATGCTTTGGGAATTAACCCAAAAAATAAGGTATTGATTTTTTCTGACGGACTTGATTTTCCAAAGATGTTTGAGTTAGCTATTCGTTTTAATCATAGAATAAAAACTATGTTCGGGATTGGAACTTATTTATCTAATGATCTTGGACTTGAGCCACTACAAAATGTTTGTAAGCAGATTTCTGTTAATGGACTACCTGTTTGTAAACTTAGCAATAATATTTCCAAGTCTATGACAGAAGATCAAGATTATTTTAATTATCTCAAAAGTTGCTTAGATAAGATATAAAAGGTTTAATATGAAAACTTTGTGTGAAGCAGTCCATAATCATATTAGATGCAGCGGTTGGATATACCGATGCAAAGATTGTGGTAGTACTGGATGTAGTAATAATAGTTGCCCTTCAAAATCTTTCAAAGACAGGAAGTGTTTGAGTTGTGGTTCAAGATCAACTGAAACGATTGGTGACTATGAAAGAAGGATGAGAAACGAAAAAGATGCTGAAAGAAAAAGATCGGATAATGAAAAGAGAAACAGTAGAAACGAATCTCTTTCTTTTGGAGCCGGCATTTCCGCTGGTTCTTTTATAAGCAAGAGAAATCAAAAGAAGCTTGATAAGGAGCTTGAGAGACTACAAGAGCTTGATGATTCTCTAACGCCGAATAGAGAAGATTATCAAGATTCTTTTCAATCAACAGAAGAATATTTGGAAAATCAAGAATACGAAGAAGAATATGAAGTAACAAATAAAGCAGAAGAAAAAAGATTAGCTAGAAAAAAAGAAGCAGAGGAAGCAAAAGAAGCAAAAGAAAAACACAAAAAAGAATTGAAAGAAAAATACTTTACTAAAACTGTTAAATTAGTTTATGATGAAGGAAACGCAAACCCTTTTACAATTCAAAAAGGTTTAAGCATTGGTTATACAGCTGCTTGTTTGTTACAAGATATATTAATTAGCGAAGGTCTTACTAATAAAAAAGGAGAGTTGATAGCTGATTCTTGCGATTATGAGCTTTTACTCATTGGTACAGAAGAAGATGAAGAAGATAATGATTGTCCAGAATGTGGGTGTGAAATGAATATTGAAAACGGCAAGAATGGTAAAATCTATAATTGTCCTGATTGTGGTTATGATTGTGTTGATGGTGAATAATATTTAAAGTTTTAAAAAAGAAAGGAGGTCAAGGTATGTTCTTTCTTTCACTGTTTGAGTTCGCTGTATGCGTGACGGTGATGATTCTAATTGTCACTCAAATGTTAGTCCCGTCACTAAAAGGAACCAAGATGTTCCCAATGTTCCAAAAGGAACAGAAGATTCAGAGTGAAATTCGCGAACTCAATCAGGAATCCTCTGAAGTTGATTTGGAAAAAGAAGCTCGTGAAATTCGTAAAACAATCAAAACCAAAAGGAGAAGTTAGTTTATGACCCAGCAATTGAAGCGCAATCCGGTTGGAGTAATTGCATCTATCGTTAGTATCGTAGTCGTCGGTATCATTGTTATCGCTTTTGCGGGTAACATCTTTGAGAACGTAGATACTGACGAAATCGCTTGTATTCAGTCACCCATCGCAGGAAAGCTCGCTTGGTATACCGATGCAGGTATCAAGTGGCAAGGTTTCGGAAAGGTCACCAAGTACAAGAAGCGTTCCATCTATCAGTTCAAGACTTCCGTTCGTTTCAATGATGGTGGACACGGAACAATGATGGGATCAGTTCAGTATGAAATGCCACTGAATAAGGATTATCTTACCAAGGTTCAGAATAAGTTTAGTAATCAGGCATCCCTTGAAACTCAGTTGATTCAGACTATTGTGAACAAGGCAATCTATATGACTGGCCCTCTTATGAGTTCCAAGGAGTCTTATGCCGAGAAGCGCAACTACCTTATCTCATATGTAGAAGACCAGATTTCCAATGGTGTGTACAAGACTATCTCTAAAGAAGTTAAGACCAATGACCAAATGACAGGTGCAGAGAAGACTGTAACTTTGGTTGAGATTGTCAAAGATAGTAGTGGACTTCTTGCCCGTCAGGAAGAGTCAGCCATCAAGGACTTCGGAATCCGTACCTTCAACTTTGCGATTGACCAGCTTCCGTATGACAAGGCTGTTGAAGACCAGATTAAGCAACAGCAACAGATTACAATGGACGTTCAAACTTCCATAGCAGAAGCCAAGAAGGCCGAGCAGAGGGCTATCACTGTTGCCAAGAACGGAGAGGCCGATGCAGCCAAGGCAAAGTGGGATCAAGAAGTAATTAAAGCAACGGCAGTAACAGAAGCTCAGCAGAAGCTTGAAGTTGCTACACTTGAAGCAAAGACCGCCGAGCAGGAGAAGCGTGCAAACATCCTTCGTGGAGAAGGTGAGGCATCATATAAGAGGCTTGTTATGCAGGCTAACGGAGCCCTTGAACAGAAGATTGAGGCAATTGTTGAAATCAACAAGGCATATGCTGAAGCTATCAAGGGTTATGCTGGTAACTGGGTTCCGACTGTTGTCATGGGTGAAGGTAATAGCAGGTCGGCTTCAGGGGCTAATGAACTTGTCAATCTCCTGACAGCCAAGACAGCCAAAGACCTTGCGCTTGACTTGGGTGTTGAAGGAGCAGGAAACACGAAGTGAACAAGGCGGGAGCAACACAGCAGGCAAGTACGCTAGCGCTTCTTGCTTGAGCGTCCCAAACCACTCACGGACTGGAGATTGCCGGGTCTTAAGCCCGGCAATCTTTTTTATTTTCCTCTTGACATTTTCTTTCCTTTGATGTATATTATAATCATAAGAAAGGAAGGTTTGTATGGCCAGAAGTATGTTGTCCAACGACAAGGTGCGAGGGGAAATTGAAGGGCTGTTGAAGATGTTCAAGGAGCCAGAGTCTTTGGAGACTGTGGCGAAGTCTATGTTCCGCAGAGGTATAGACATTCCTTCTGACAACTGGTCAATCCTGAACCGACTGATTATGATGCGTCACGGTACTTTTGACGCAAGAGGCCCGAGGGCTTGGTTCAAGGTTGGACGCAAGGTTACGAAGGCGGGGAACTTCTGTATCATCGCCCCGAAGCTTTGGCTGAAGCCAGTCCTTGACAACGACGGGAAGCCTGTACTGGATAAGGATGGAAAGGAAAAGAAGATTCCGATTTTGGTGGGCTTCAACCCTATCGCAGTTTGGGGAGTGGAAAAGACTGAAGGGAAAGATGTAGACTACAAGGTTGACAAGGAAATGCCACAGTTCCTCTGTGAGAAGGTCGCAAAAAATTGGGGGATGAAGGTCAGGCAGGGATTTGATAACCCTTCTTTCTATGCATACTTCTCACCTGAACGCAAAGAAATTGTGATGGCAACGGACGACCAGCAGGCATTTTTTCACGAACTTGTCCATGCCGCAGACGAGAAGGTGCAGGGAGCAATCAAGGCTGGTCAAGATTCTAACCAAGAGATTGTCGCAGAGTTCGGAGCAGCCGTACTTATGAGGATGTTTGGTTTGAAGGCTGGTACAAAGAACACATACGAATACATTGACAAGTATGCTGACAACTTGAAGAAGGAAACTGTTGATGCTGTGATTCCTCTTGTCAGCAGAATTGGAAAAGCTATCAATCTCATTCTGGACGAAAACGAAAAGTGTCAATAAAATGTTTGAAGGCACAGATGAAAATATCGGACGGATTGAAACTGCCGAGGACCGAAGGCTACAAAGAACCGCCAGAGTCCAATCTATAAAAGATAAAGGCATTCGCATTGTTCATTTCTGTTGCTGTTGTGGTCGCAAACTAGAAACTCATTGGGATTCAAATTTTGAACTGGACGGTGGATGGATGGCTCTTGAAGTAAAGCCAAGCGATATATTTCATGCTTGGGTTGGTCGACCAATGAAGATTTTGTGTAATAATTGTTTTAGTACTGGAATTTGGAAGAAAAAGAATTAAACTATAGAAGGAAAAACTATTCACTTCTCAAAGTTTGGAGTCGCTTACAAGGATTGGCTTAATGGTGAGAAGCCTCTCCCGATTGAGGAACTTCATTGTCCTTATCAGCATACCAGTCAGGAACTGCAGTGTAATGACGTTAATGGTCTTTACAAGAAACGGTGTAGTAAGCATCTTGGTTTTGGTTATATCACTGATTGCAAACTTCGTAAAGAAATGGCAAAGTGTTGGAAGACTTATAAGGGGAAAATAAATGAAGAAAGTCTACATAGTCATGTTCTACTGTTGCCAGTTCAATCCACAGTCCATTTATGGAGTGTATTCAACCAAGAAGAAAGCAAAGGAAGCTTCAAAGGAAGTATCTGGTTCATGGATTGAAACTTTTGCGATAGACAAAGGAAAGAAGATTTATGAAGAAACATAAATGTTCAGTTGGGAAAATAGTTTGTCCATACTGGGATATGGATAGTCGTGATGAAGAGTGGTGTCAAAGCCAATGGTTGATTTATGGATTTGAAAGATGTCCTATTCCGAAACAACGAAATGAAAAGATAAAGGTTTTCAAAAAGGAAGGATATAATGATTTACACGGATTTATTTGTTCAAGAAAAATTTCAAAAACAAGAACTTTGGATTAGAGAAAATTTACTTTATGAGTGTATTGTCGGAAGCCAAGCTTATGGACTTAATACTCCGCAATCAGATATTGATATTGTCGCATTAGTTATGCCACAAGAAGTCCATCTTTTTCCTCAAAAGTACGGATATGTAATTGGTTTTGATAATGTTCCCAATTTTGAAAGTAAAGAAGTCAAAGGAGAAAAAAGTAGAATTCTTACTCCTGATGGTAAGACTGATGTTGAAGGAGAGTGGAATAGTTTAGTTAGATTTTTTTATCTTACTGGAATTAAAGGTTCACCAAATCTTATTGAATGTCTTTTTGTTAGAAGACACTTGGTTACCTTTGGTACAGATATTGCTTGGATGCTAAGAGATAATGCTGAGAAGTTTTTATCTCTTAGAACAGTAATGGCTTTTAAGGGTTATGCTTTTGCACAGCTTCATCGTATGAGAAATGATATTAAAAGAGGTAAAACCGAAAACCCTAAGAGACAATTTATGCTTGAACAGTTTGGAATGGATGTTAAACAAGCTTCTCAAATATTGAGGCTCATTGACCAAATCAATCAGGTTTTGGATAACGGAACTATTGATTTGATGAATAATAAAGAAGAAGCCAAAAGTATGAGAGAAGGTACTTGGGGAACTTGGGAAAGGTTTGAGAAGTATGCTCTTGAAAGATTGGATATTCTTGAAAAGAAATCTCTTAATCAAACCACAATTTCCCCACAACCAAGAACAGGAGAACTTAAAGTTCTTCTCGCTAATGCTATTGAACAATGGTATGGTAGTGAGAGTGGAATGAAAAAACAGACTACAGAGTACATTTCTGTTAAAGATGTTTGGGAGCGTCTTGACAAACTGGAAGCTCTTCTCACCAAATAGGTTGTGGCTAGTTGACAAACTAGCCGCGACCATATTATATTACCAAGGAGTATCTATGTCAGACAAAAGATCATTAGGCGATAGATGTAAAGAATATGAAAAGGCAACCGAAATATATTTGACTAGACGCGTACCAGTTATTATTCGTTTGGATGGGTGCGCTTTTCATACTTTAACAAGAGGAATGAATAGACCTTTTGACGATAATCTTATTGAATGTATGCAAAGAACAACTCAAGCTCTTGTAAAGAATATTGAAGGTTGTTCGTTCGGTTATACTCAAAGCGATGAAATTACGCTACTTTTAACTGATTATACAAGAATTGAAACCTGTGCTTGGTTTGACTATCGTAAAAGTAAAGTTGAGTCTGTTGCGGCTTCAATGGCAACTGCTTTCTTTAATCACGAGTTTATGGCTAAATTTCCTGAAAGATATGATAAAAAGCCAGCTTTGTTTGATGCCAGAGCATTTAACGTTCCGAAAGATGATGTTGTTAATGTGATAATTTGGAGACAGCAGGACTGTACTCGCAACTCTATTCAGATGGTTGGAAGAGCCCACTTCTCTCACAAGGAACTTGACCATAAGTCTTGTGAAGCAATTCAGGAAATGCTTTTCTCACAGAAAGGTATCAACTGGAATGATACAGAAACTCACAAGAAAAGGGGAACTTGCGTCTATAAAAGAAGTGTTTGTATTAAAGATGGACTCACATATAACTTGGATGATAAAGATGGATTTCCTAAATCAAAAGAAGATAGACTACAGATACTTGGAAATCCTACAATAAGAACAGAATATGTTATTGATACTGAAATTCCTATCTTCACACAAGACAGAAACTATATTCAGAAATGGGTTGATGTAGACAAGGAGTAATATGAAGATATTAATTCTTGAAGACTGTCCAGAAAGGACCAAGACATTTCAGCAGAAGCTTATCGGAAACGATGTAGTCTTTACTACAACTTCAAAAGATTGTATTGCTGCTTTGGAGTCCTTTGAATTTGATGTGTTGATGCTTGACCACGACCTTGGTGGTAAGACATATGTACTAGCCGGTGATAATACCGGATATGGAGTTGTGAAGTGGTTGGTTCAGAACCGAGACAGAGTTCCGAATCAGATTTTCGTTCATTCAATTAACCGTCCAGCCGCAAAATTGATGATTAAGCTCTTTGAGGATTATGGAATTCAAGCACAGTATGTTCCTTTCCTTTGGGAGAAACTATAATATGGTCAAACAAGTAATAGTAATGCGTAAGGATTTGAATATGAGGCGTGGAAAACAAATCGTCCAAGGCTCTCATGCTTCAATGAAAGTCCTTGAGGAAATGGGTCAAGCAATTCAAATCGTAGCTGACCAAAAGAAGTGGGATGCTTTGGAGAAGCAGGCCAAGAAGGAATTGAAGAATGAAAAAGCCTGAGAAGCCATATATCATTACAAAGAGAGTATTAACTGATAGACATTACAATCCTAACTACGGGGATGATAGAGTCTGTACTTGCGGCCATCCTTATTACCGACACTTTGATACTTATGCAGAAATGTATCCTTGTGGATGTAAGTATTGTGGTTGCATAATATTTAAGGAAGCCAAATGATTAAATTCATCATAGAAGGCTTTCCAGTCTGGAAATCCGAATGTCTTCGTCAAGAAACAGAAATTTGGAAGAAAGCTCTTGACAAACTTGGAGTTACATATTATATTATAGAAAAGGATAGAAATGGGAAATATCAAATGATTAATCCAAGATGGTTTATAGAAGACTTTCATCCTGACAATCGCTTTGGTGATTTGGCTGAAGAAGCCAAGAAACAAGGATGTGATGTTCACGTTGAGAAGTACATTCCGATAGAAGGAATGGACTTGTCTTTCATTGACAAGGATGATTTCGTACTCACTCAAACTTCTATAAACTTTGCGCTTCAGATTAAGAAGCAGACTAATTGGAAGCCCGGACCGTGGCTTACTGTTGAAAACTACGAATGTTGCCGGTATTACCCAATTCTTCAAAGCGCAGGAATCCCATTGTTCAATGGTTACTGTTTGTTTGATTCAAGGATAAACGTAGAGAAAGGTATTGAAAAATACATAGAGTCAATAGGGGAACCACAGACAGGCCGAATCTTCATTAGACCAAGCTCTGGATTGAAACCTTTTACTGGTATGGTTTTTATAGTAAATGAACCATACTGGTCTTCGGATTGGTTCTGGGTTCGTGAAGGAACCAAGGAAGAAGATATACTGCTTCTTGCTCGGCCGGTTGGTCATGAAGATAGAATCGTGGCTGAGTGGAGATTCATTGCTGCTGAGGGTGAAATCATTACGGGTAGTCAATACAAGAAGGAAAGTGAATCAGACTATTCTCCTTCCTTTGAGGAACAGGCATTGGAGCTTGCGAAGGCGACTGCTAAAGTATATCAGCCCGACCCGATGTACACAGTTGATATTTGTAAGAATGCTCAAGATAAGTTTTCGGTAATGGAGTTGAACAGCTTCAGTTGTGCCGGTCTTTACGGATGCAATGTGAAGACTGTAGTTGAAAGGGCTATTGAAATAGCCAGAAAAAATTATCTATGATATTGCCACAATGGTTAATAGCTTCTCTTGTTATTGTAATAGTTGGTGGTATTGGTTTGGTACTTTTTTATGGTCTTTATTTATGCTATTGTGTTGAAAGAGATAAAGAAGGTAACACATGATTGAGATAGACGACCAAGACAGCAATGCTCTTATCATTGTGAAACTATCAATAGCAATATTGACTGTACTTGTGATGGGATTCTCTGTCATTCGCACAGGATGGATGATACTGAAACGTAGAAGCAAGAAGATGGACTTCATAAAGGATTAGATATGATAAATGAGAATAAGAATTCATTCCACGATAATTTTCAAGTCCTCAAGCCAGTGATTGTAGAGAAAGGAAAGACCGTTGTTGGTCACGCTAACTCAGATGTTTCACGATATGAGGAAGAAATAGAAAGGCTTAGAAATAGAATAAAGGAACTTGAATCCAAAGAGAAGCCTGTAAAGGTAAAGAAAACGAATGTTTGTAAAGAAGATTGTGACGACGATTATGGCGAGGATGCATTCTTTGACGCGCTCCGAGAAAGGACTACAGATGTCAGAAGAAATAAACGCAGTACCGGCCGCAGAAAGTAAGAAGCTACATCATCTTATGATAGACCTTGAAACTCTTGGAGTTCAAACGAATGCAGTAGTTTTAAGTATTGGAGCAGTTTGTTTTAATATTACAGATGGAACATTGGGGAAAGAGTTTGAAATTTATCCAATTATTGAAACTCAAACAAATAGAAACATTGAATGGGGTTCTATTAAATTTTGGTTTAACCAACCCGAAAATGTAAGAAAAGAACAAAGTGAAGCATATAGGAATATTAGTTTATTGGAATGTTTGAATTTACTTAATGATTTTTGTTCTAATAATCTTGTAGAGAATTTTAAGGTTTGGGGCAATGGTTTTGATATTCCTCTTTTAAATCAAGCTTATAATGAATATAATCTTATAACTCCTTGGAGTTATAAGCATATATTTGATTGTAGAACAATAACTTGGCTTTCAAAAATATCAACAAGTAAATATTCAGATGACAAAGATCAGAAACATAACGCAATAAGCGATTGTAAATATCAAATTAGATTTGTTGTTGATGCTTTTCGTGTTATAAATTCATAAACTCTTTTATTAGAATTGTTTTAGAAACTATCATAGAACCTCCAGTACGGTTTGTGTAGATGAAGTTAAGATAATCTTTGTACTGGCAAAGAAACGAGGATCAGTCGCTGTCTCTTAACTTCTATAAATATTTATGATTTTACTACTTGACTTTTTCGCAAACAGATGTATATTGAAAGTATGAAAGAAAGAAAAATTGAGAATATTCCACAGGGAATATATTGTTGGGATAGTGATGGAACTTGCCCATATTGGTCAATTCAAAAAGACAAACCACATCAAGAGAATGGTTTTTGCCACTTCTTACATAAAGGGGATGGCAGTTTTGAACACTTCAGTATGCTTTTTGACCAAGTCAAAGAATGCAATGTCTTCCAAGAAATCAATGAATACGAATTATCAATCAAGAATCCAATACAATGCTGGCTCAAGAAGTTTTCTTTGTTTGGAACAATACCAAAGCACTATAACATTTTTGAACGTATCCGCATTATGTGGACTGGGAAGATTTGTCGTTGTAAATTCTGCAACCAATATTTCATTCAGCCTGCTGATGCAAACAATTTAACGCAATGTACTCGTTGCTTTTTCAAAAGAGTAAGAAAGGGAAAAGGAGCCTAATCAAATGAGTAAGACTTTCCGTGAAAACTATTATGACGCTGACAACTATGGAATGGAGAAAGTCGGCAAGTCTCAAAAGAAAAGTAGACAGAAGGTAAAAGATTACCTTAGAAAGATAGACCTTGATAGTCTTGAAGAAGATGAAGAGTACGAAGAAGAAATAGACGAAGAGCTTCATAAGTAACACCAATTGAAAGGGGTTCATAATGTCCAAGATTGAAGGTGGTTCAAACGGTTCCTTGGATATGGTTCGTGAGCTTGAGGCAAAAGACTGGATAAACATTCTTGAAATGACTCCAGAAGACCAAGCCATTATGGCCGTTGGTATTCACGGTATCGGCAAATCCGAGTTTATGAAGGCTTATTTTGAGAAGCGTGGGTATGCCGTCATTATGCTTTTCCTTGGCCAGATGGCTGATGCTGGTGATTTGATTGGTTTGCCAGATCGAACTATAGTTACTTTCATTTATGATGGAAAAGAAGTTTCACAGAAAATAACAGAATTCGCACCACCAAAATGGTGGCCGAGAGACAATAATACCAAGCTCGTTCTTTTCCTTGATGAGTTCAACCGAGGAAAGCCCGAGGTCTATCAGTGCATTATGGATATGGCTCTCAACCGTCAACTCAACGGATTGAAGCTTCCTGATTGCACCCGAATCATCGCTGCAATCAATCCTCTTGACGATAAGTTTGGATATCAGGTTACCGAGCTTGACCCAGCCCTTTTTGACCGATTCAATGTTTATGGGTTCGCTCCTTCACGCAAGGAATGGATTTACTGGGCTATTGATGCAAAGGTTCATAAGCTTGTTATCGGATTCATTGCCAAGTTCGGAGCATTGCACCTTGACCCTCCATCTAACGGAAAGATGGGCGTAGTCTATCCTTCCCGACGTTCTTGGGTAAGGATGAGCAATATCATCAAGAAGAATCCAAAGATTTTGAACGAAGAAGACTTTGTTACACTTAGGGATATTTCGGCTGGAATCATTGGAGAAAGTGCATCTTCGGCTTTCTATGCTTTCATCAAGGAACAGAAGAAGGGGATAAATCCTGGAAGTATCGTAACAAACTGGACAAAAGATTTGGAAGAAAAAGTCAAGAAATGTTCCAACCAAGAAATTTTGTTACTAAACCTTGAATTATCAATTCATCTTGAAGAGGAAGAAGAACAGTACTTTGGAGAGATGGAAAGTCCCACTGGAAAGAAACAGGCCGATAAGTACGCATTTAATGTGTACCAATATCTCAAGTGCCTTCCCAATGAACTTCGCTGTGATTTTTATGACTACATCAGTGAAGCAACAACCGAGAATCACAAATCGTGGCCCGATAAATTACTTTCCAGTAATATCAAAGGATTAGTGGATGATTTTATAGACCTAATTCACGGGAAAACACCGAAAGAGAAAGAGGATGAGGAAAACCATTTCAACGATCCTGACATTGATGAGTTACTAAAAGGCTAATCGTTTAGTAGAAGATCACCAGAATGTATTTTCTTGTGATCTTCTACTGTCAATAACTCTAAGTTAGTAAAATGATTTAGTCTAATAATGTCATCTTCTGTTTGTTATTTATATATTATATTTGATAGAAAGAATATTCTAAATGAATAATGAAAATATAGAAAGAGCCAAACAAAAAATAGATAAGGTTATTTTTTCTCTTTGGAGAAAAGATAATGTTTTATTTGGTGCTTTGTCAATGTTGGATAAGATTCCAGACCCACAATATGACACAATGGGTATTGATGTTACTAGACAAGACCGAGTATCTCTTAGGTATAACCCAAACTTTATTACTACAATCTCTCTTGAAAAACTTGAATTGGTACTTTATACGGAAGGTATGCGTGTGCTTCTTCGTCACCCCACCACCAGACTGAAAGAACCGGCAAACATCGCTCACCTTTCTTCTTCTTTAGCAATTAATCAACTTTCAAACGGTGATGTTGAGAAACTTCTCCAAGGAATTGATGAAATAACTCCCGACCCAAAAAGATTTGGTTTGAAAGATAATTTAGCTTTTGAAGAATATTTCCGAGAACTTTTAGAAAGAGCCGATAAGGTCAATAAACAAATTCAAAAGATTTGGGGGTCAATGTCTGACGAACAAAAGAAAGATATGGTTCAAAAAGTAATCTCTCAAACTGAAGATGAACAAGACCAACGAGATGAAAATGCTGATGGTGATGGATTCCAAGAGTTTGATAATGAAAAAGAAGCAATGACGAAATATACTGACCCTAATAGTAATGGCAATCAGGGTTGGGGAAAGAATAATGGATTTGATACTGATATAAAGACTTTCGTTGATAAAGTTCGTCATAGGACAAGACAATGGGGACGATATACTGGTACTGCACAGGCATCAATTCTTGCGACTCTTGAACCAAAAGTAAGAGCTTCAGATGTTATTAGAAAATTTGGCGCTTCTGTATTGACAGGAAAAAGTATTAGTAGCCGTATGCGTTTGAATAGACGTTGGGATATTGAACTCCCAGGTTATAGACGAGTTTATATGCCACACGTTATCTTTGCTGTTGATAGTTCTGGTTCAATGACTGATGAAGATTTGGCATATGGTTTTGGTGTTGTGAATAAACTACTTCACTATTGTAAGATAACTTTTGTGGAGTTTGATACAGAAATAAAAATTGTGGAAAAGAACTTTAGAAAAGCCAGAAAGAGTTTTACTTGTCTTGGTAGGGGAGGAACTGACTTTGAGCAAATAATGAATTTAGCTGATAAAGAAAAGGTTGATGGATTGGTAGTTTATACTGATGGTTGTGCTTCTCCTCCCCACCAACCAAAATGTAAAGTATTGTGGCTTATGAGTACAAAAAACTCTAATCCTCCTGTGATGTGGGGATTTAAAACTTTTCTAGACCGATTTGAAGATAACAGAATTTAGTAAAGCCTTTAGAATATTTTACTTATTAAAATATTTTCAATATATTTTGACTTTAGTTTTATTATTAATATAAATAATTTCAGAATATTCATACTTATTTTTATGTATAATATTTGATCTTTTTATAAAAGATGTAGAATAATTTTTCATTTAAAATTGACTCCTTTTTGATTAGGGTTTATCCTAATTTTTTCTTCATATAGTATTTATATGAAAAGGAGCAAAAATGTCTCAAAAAGACCAAAGATTTATAAAAGTAGAAATTAAATATTTGAATGATGCAAAATATTTTGATGGAATTAATAAAGGAAAAGACCCAGGTGAAAAATTTGTTTTAGAAATGATTGAACTAAGTGCATCATCTTTAAGAGAAAAATGGAATAATTCTTGTTGTAAAAATTGTTTTGAATGGGAAAAATGCGGACATTTATTAAAAGAAAAATGTGAAAACTTTAATCAAGATAAAGAGGAATTAAAAAATGTCTAAACGAATAATGATTCTAAGCGGTGGTGGTGTAAAAGGCTACGCACAAGCCCAAGTTTTGAAAAAGAAAGAAGCTGAAGTTGGTCCTCTTTCCAAATATTATGACTTGATTGTAGGAAGCTCTGTTGGGGCTATCAATGCCGCAATGATAGCTTCTGGAAAGATTACAATGGATTATCTTGAAGCTATTTATCCAAGTATGGTCAAGAAGATATTTGAAAGACAATGGCTTCCACCAATTCCAATGTATAATAGAAAACACTTCATTGAAATTTTTGTCAAAGAAATTGGAATGATAAAAATGGCTGATTGTTTGACAAAAGTTCAAATAACTTCTGTTAATCTTTGTGACAAGAGAAATCACTTCTTTAAGTCTTGGGAACAAAAGGATGGACAAGAATATCTTGTTACTTCGACATGTAAGTCTTTTGCTGCTCCTTTCTATTTCGGAACATTGATTGACGAACAAAATAAATCCGTATGGATGGATGGTGGAATGGGAGTAGCCAATATTCCTATTGCTTATGGTCTTGTTGATGCTTTCATTCTTTGGCCAAATGAAAATTGGCATTTTGATATTATTGGTTGTGGATTTTCTGATGAAAATATTTTATTCAATAAAGCTAAAAAGTATAAATTTGTTCGTCAGATTCTTTCTTTCCTTGAAATTGATGATGGTGGACTAGCCAGAGAACAAGTTCGTCAAGAACAAGTCTATGGATTACAGGCAATGTGTAATTCTTCAAAGAAAAAGATTTCAATGAGCTACTATGACATTGCTATTCCAAAGGCTATTGATAAGCTTGACGGAGTTCAATTTCTTGACCAATACAAGAGAGTCGGAGAAGAAATGGCTAATAAACCTTCTATAATAGCTTGTAATTGACAAAAAATTTTATTGACAAAACGGTTTCCTAATATTATATTATAGATAGGATTTTGTATATTATAACAAGAACCTCATCGGTTTAATTTTATTTATTGGAGGTTTATGAGCGTACCATTTATAGTTCCAAAGAAATCTGGTAAGCAGCATTGTGAAAAACTTAAATTTAAGAAGTGTGCTTTTCCAGGATGTAAAATAAAACAAAAAATGACTGGAAAGGGAAAATTTTGTACAGAACACCGTCATCGTAAATATCGTAAGATAATTGATGCCGCCAAGATCGCCACCAAGAAAGCCGAAGAAGAATCTCGTAACCCAAATCAAACTATTATGCATAGTTATACTAACCCAGTTATAATTAAGGCTAATTGTAAACTTCCAGGTTGTAATAACGAGTTTAAAATCAAAATATTTCCAAATATTTTTGTATATCCAAAAATGTGTCCCGATCATAGAAATGAATATAAAAGAAATTTATTTATAAAAAATCAGCAAAAATTTTAAAAGAAAAATTAATGGACTGCGAAATTACGAACTGTCATCTTTATAATAAAGATTGTTTCTTTAAAACAATTCTTATTAAAAAACCTGATCCAAAAACTGGATGTTCTTACTATCGTCGAATTAAAAAAGGAAAAGTTGAAATAGAATCGGAATTAGATGATAATAAAAATAAAATAAGAAAAACTTGCTCTGATAAAAAACAAAAAAAGAAAGAAAAAAAGGAAAAGAAAAGAAAAAAAGAAAAAAACTCACTTCAGGATATTTTATGATAAATGATTATATATATTGTTTTATTATTGGATTTAGTATTTCTATTACTTCTAGTATTTTATTTTTTATAGGATATTGGGCAGTCGGAAGAGTTTACGAATATTATCTCAATTGGAAAAATCCTTGGAGAAAGTTAGAAGGTTTACTAACAAAATATTAAGAAAGGAAATTTTATGCGATTTTTACGTTATTTTGGAAGCGGTTATAAAAGTAAAAGGTCTGACCCTCTTGAAAAGATTTGGGCTGAATTTGTGTGTGACTTATGTGGAGAGACTTACGATATAGATGTTTCAAGCACAATGAGTACTTTTGACCCTACAAGAGAAAGGCGTTGTCCATTTTGTAAACAAATAAATGCGGCTGACAGAGAGAACAACTTGAAGACCGCTCTTGCTAAATTGACTTCGGATAAAAATAGAATCCAAATTGAGATTGATAAAATTGAAAGAGAACTTCAACAAGGAGTTGATAATGGAGTCCAGAGTCACGCCGATTCAGAGGAAAGCCTTTCAGAAAAGATTCAAAAAGATAAACGCTGATAGAGACAAGAGAACAGTTTGGGAATGCGTTGACAAACCGATTCGTCCGCTAGTCTTTGAACTTGCCCGAATCGGTATGATACCGAAGTTTTCTTGCTGTGGATATTCTTACGAGAAAGAAGAAGAACCGAAAACCCACCACAATAGCCAGGCTTATGTTTTCTTTTATGCTCCTGAACAACACGTTGACCAGTTTGTAAATCTAATAAATATTGCACAAAAATATCATTGGAACCCAAGGTATTTTAATAACTTCGTTTGGCATATATGGACAGACAATCCAGTTTCCGATGAACTGTACAATAAGGGTGATGGAGTCAATGAAGCAATTCATCAGTACGAAGGATATGGATTGCGGATTGAAGGGCTAGCTTTAATGCTCCAAGAGCATTTTGAGACAAGGAACGACCCAGTTACTATCATTGATGGTAACTCAATGTATGAAAGGATTAAGAATTGGATTGTAAGACCGAAGCAAAGCTTTACAATTGGCGTTGATGAATACTATGAGAAGTATGGAAAGATTGACGCTAATGGATGGGGAACGAATGACGAGCAGAAACTTGGAATAAGTCTTCTGACTCCTGATAAGATAACTCAGTTGAGGAACCAAAGTTTTTCAAATAACACTACTGCGATGCCAGAGTTTCAGGCACAATTGGTAAACGCAAAGAAGTAATGAAACTGATAATAGATCGCGGAAGCACCAAGAAAGGATTTTATTCTATTCAGTTCGGAGTTGACTTTGATACTTTGATATTTTCTGAAAAGATATGGATAAGTGGACTCAACCCAAAAATAATATCAAATATTGATATGATTGTAACAAAGTCTGCTGAGTTGAAATGGTGTGTATTGTACATTAAACATCCTTTACTCTTAGAACACGGCGACAGACCTTCAACGAACAGTTTTTTTGAAGATGAAAATGCCAGACATACTTTAAGAGAGTACTTTACTGTTAGGTTGATGCATCGGCGTTTTTCGGTAGATTTATATGAGATTGGTAAAAGATTGTTTTGAAGTTTAATTTTAATATCATCTTTAGGTGTTTATAGTTTTCTATTGACAGATTGACAACAAAATGGTATATTAATCATATGAAAAAAACTTTAACAACAATTTACAGTGGTGGACAATATGGAGTTGATTTAGCTGCGTTGGCTGCTGCTAGAGATTGTGGGTTAATTACTGGTGGTACTGCTCCTCTTGGATATAAAACAGTATATGGACCCAGACCATCTCTTGCCAAACTCGGATTGATAGAGCATACTTCTCCAAACTATTCACCAAGAACATACTGTAATGTAAAAGATAGTGATGCAACTCTTCTTATAGCAAACGATTTTAATTCACCTGGAACAATCTGTACTAAAAAAGCTATTCAATTTTATAATAAGTTATCATTTGAATGTGATTTAAAAGATTTACCATTTATTTTTGATGTCACAGATTGGATTGATAAAAACAATATTGTAATATTGAATGTTGCCGGAAATCGCGGAAAAGACCCAGAAGAGTCAACAAAGATTTTCCAAGAGGTAAGACAATACTTGGGTTGTATTTTTAGGGCTTATAAGAAGGATTAGGATATGAAGTCTGAAATTGAAATTCCTGTATGGTGGAGTCACGGCGGAATGATGTATCGTAGGGATTGTTTACCAATAGATCATCCCGAACATACTTACAATTACATCAAAGATCAATTGGGATTGGTACCAGAAGAATATGGAGTTTGCCATCCGATAAAAGAAAAGTATAAGAACATGACAAAGGAACAACTTATTTCTATTATTGTTGAATTTGAACGGGAGGTTGAATCATATGCAAGTAGACTATAACCCAGACGACTACGAATGTAGGACTGAGAGTCATACCTGTGATTTTCATAAAGAGAATCCCGGCGTACCATATGCAGGATGCACTTGTTGGGGTTCTTACTCAATGCACAAGAAAGTAAAGAAGGAGAAGAAAGATGGAGACCAAAAAGTTAACTAAGCCTGTTCCATATACCAAGCCTTATTGGGATTGGCTTGAAGTCCAACACTACATTGATAGGATTACCCGATGATACTCTTCTTTCAATTTATGACGCACATATTTAAATAATTTGTAATATCATCTTTATAAGTAATTTTTATAAGGGTGATATTATTTTGTTTACAAAAGTTATTTTTAATTTTGTCGTTTTTTGATAAATATGTTATAATAAAAATAGGAGGTTGATATGGATAATTATGATTGCCCAAGCATATATTGTTGTAAATGGGGTCAATACGAATTCTGCAAGTGTAAGAATGCTTCAAAGAGTGGTTCTGCAGCCACTGTTCAACAATGTCGGGCCTATCGCAAGATGAAGGAAGATGGAAGAAAAATTTCTGAAAACGAGGCAATATGAAAGATTATAAGTTCAGTATGGACTTTTGGAACGATTTTCATTACAAAAACTTTGAAAAGATAGTAAGTCATTTTAAACACAATACTTGTCCTGAAATACTTGAAATTGGAACTTTTGAAGGAAAAACAACTTTTTATCTTCTGGAAAATTTACCAAATTGTAAACTAACGACAATTGATCCAAATGCACACGAGCCTAACTTTAGTCATAATTTTAAAGAATGGTCAAAAGATAATGACATTAGTAGATTTAAATGGAAGTGCGATTATTCATTTTCTTCTTTACTTGAGGAATATGTTAGAGGTAATAAGTATGATTTGATATATATTGATGGTGACCATTTTGCACCATCTGTATTAGAAGACGCAATTTTATCTTGGAGAATTTTAAAAGAAAATGGAATACTTCTTTTTGATGATTTTAATATGTTGGTTGAGGACAATTGGTTTTATATTTCACACAAAGAATTTGAAACTTATAAAGAAAATGGATGTATGTGGATACATCCAAGAGAAGGAATTCAGTCTTTTTTAAATTTATATAAAGGACAATATGAAATTTTCATAAATAACTATCAAATTGGAGTACAAAAAATTTGTGAAATTGGAAATCTTAATTTAAATCACGGTCACAAAGATGTTGGTAAGTTTAGATAATTTTTTAACTTTTTGAAAAAATGATATAATATTAATGAATATTTAACAGGAGATTGATATGAAACAAATGAAGGAACTTCAGGAAGAACAGGAGAAGCTAATTGAAGAATTAGAAATCTTGAAAGTCAAACTTCAAAAGAAGACTCAAGACTCCGAAGCAATAACAGAAAAGATTGCACAGCTAAAGGAACAGCAGGACTTTGGTTCCTTTAAGTTTGTTCACGCGAATATGCCAGAGATAATCGCTAAGATCGCTCCAAAGCATAAAATTCCAAAAGACAGAGAAATAAATCTAGCTTCTAGTGGTGATACTCCAATGGTTGCAAGTATTCCTTGGGGCGAAGAATGCTCAGACGACAATCATTGTAACACAAACATTTGCCCAAGATGTACGTTACAACACTTTAAACTTCTTTTGGACAGACTATTAGCTGGATATTATGCTAAATAAAAAATTTTTAAGATTTATAAGGAGGTTTATTAATGAGGTATCGAATTGAATTAAATCAGGCGCAAAATATTATTTTTATTGGAAAATGGTTTGATGAATCAGAAAAAGAAAACATAATTAATATTTGGGAAAATGATCTTAGATTAGCTAATGAAAATCGACTTTCTTCTTTACTGGTAAAAAATAGTAAAGAAGAAAATACTATCATTCCCAAAAATATTATTATTAATTCTTTAATTGTTATAGCCAAGGAAAAAGAAAATGACAAAGAAGAAAATTTGGGTTGAGGTTGACGTTCCACTCGATGATACTCAAGCAGCAATAATTCTTATTGAAAAATTTTTAAAGAAAAATAAAATCAATATAAACTTATCTATTGCTTATGATTTTTCTAGTGTAGAAGCAGGATTATATAAACCTTTTGAGAAAGGTCAAAAGTATAGAATTTTTGTTAATCCATTAATATGCAAGAATCAGAACGAAGTCGAAAAACAAGATTTTGAAGAGCCTTATTGTCCCGGTAGTCTTCAAGATATAACTCTTTTTGGTATTACTATTCACGAATTTTCACACTTACTTCAATATCAAATTTATCCAACAATAATTCAAGATTATATTAAAAAATTTCCAATTCAAAGACTTTATCTTAACGAGTATAGTAATAATGAAATACACGATGAACTTGCTGAAATTCAAACTTTATATATTACAAATCCTTATCTTTTAAAATTAATTTCTAAACCACATTTTAATTTTTGTAAGAATTATTTTAAGTCATCGGTAACTTGTTCTTTAAATAGATGTGCTTTTATTTATAAAGGATTTCCAATTAAAGTCAAAGAACATCTTAAAAATAAATGGGGTATTATCTATAATCATTTTTCAAAAAAGTTTGTGAGGATTGACAATGGAAAATCTTAATAAGATAATAAATAGAAATGAGAAAAATGAAAAAGAAACTTACAGTCTATTGTATTAAATACGGTAAAGCTCCAAAGGCTTTTATTGCTGTTGCTGATAACAGTATTCCTTTGAAGATATTAAATTATTATACTGATATTAACAACTCTTTTATCTATGAAAGTTTTATTAATATTAATCATATTTCTTTAATAAAGAAGATTTGTTCTGACACTGGTAAGACTGCAATTCTTAATCGTACTCATAACAATAAAGAAGTTAGAAAATTTATTGATAAAGTAATAGGATATGAAGTTATCTGGAAAGAATACTGTTTTAGCATTTGGACAAAGTCTTTTTCTGGAATACACGAATATGTAAGAGAAAGTCAAAGTACTATTGAGATAGACCATCCCATCAATCTCGAAGATAAAATAATTATTTCAATAGTACAAGAAGGGCAAAAGTCAATTGAAAAAAGTCAAAAAGAATTTAAAAAGATTAAGGTAAAATACAAAAGGAAAAAGAAGAATGAAAAATGAAATTTGGAAGCCTTATACTTTGACAACGGACTCTTTTTTCTTTCCAATATTTCAACAAGTGATTAAACAATCAGATGGAAAAGATTCTTTAATAGTTTCAGTTGTTAATAGAGAAAGAAGTGAAAAACTCAAAAAAGAAATAAGAGATCATTACCGTTTAGTTTTTCAACATCAAGAAAATGAAATTTGTGAAATAGATGTTTTCAAGAAGATTGAAGATTCATAAATTCGTTTAAGTTTTTTCTATTAGTTAAACGACCGAATTGTTTATGAATTAATTTATGACATTCTTGACACAAAGTAATACCGTTTTCGACTAGAAGCCTTTGTTCTTTGAAATCTCTGAAGTTGTTAATATGATGGGCTTGAAGATGTTTTTTAGAGCCACAACAAGGAAGTCAGAATAATCTTTGGATTGGCAAAGAAAGGTTAATTACTCCCTGTCTTCTAACTTCATATATATATTTATATAAAGGAGGAATAATTATGCAAGGAGAATTAGAAAATCTATATAATGAATATAAACAAAAAAATAAATTAATCCCAAGTAAAAATACATTAAAAAATATTTCACCAACTACTAAACAAGGAGTACCAAATCCTTTTTTAGACGGTGAACTTGATGTTGATTGTAACAGTGTTTATAAATGTCAAAAATGTGGTAGTTTTAATATCTCGGTTGATGTAACTACTAATAAAATGACTTGTCAAGAATGTGGTGACAGACCGGATAAATCAACTAGAGTAGACTTTCAAAAAATGATGGAGAAGACAAAAGAGGAAGAAGAATCTAAAATCATAGATTCACTTAAAAGAGGCGATGTTTTTCTTAGATGAAAAATATAGAAGATAGAGAATGCATACAGGATAGAAATTGTTCCAAATGTAAAGGAGGTCAGCATATGAGTGATGATTGTAAGAATTGTGGTTCATATCAGCTTTATCTAATGGTAACATCTGGAAAACCTTATTGTTATTCTGGTCAAATTCCTTGTTTAAACTGTTTAAGATTCTCTTGGACTCAGGACAACTTTACTCCAATTGTTCAAGATGCTTAAGTACTTTATCAATCCAATTTTACAGGTAACAACTTTGGGTGATGTGAAGTTGTTTGATTGCCATGTTGTTGACGAACACTACAAAGAAATCTACAGAGATACTCTAACCGAAGACGAGAAGGATGGATTTGAAAAAATAATGGCTTCAGATACGGGAGCCATCCTTTATATCAAACACGAAAAGCTAGGAAAGTTAGCGCAGTTTAAGATTGATGAATTACAAAAACAGTCTGTTATAGATGGGACAAAGTTTCCGTAATTGATTCGTTGTATTGGAGTAATCATATTTGAAATTGTGGATTTGATTAGCTTTAGTAATGAATTCTTCACGAGTGGATTTTCTTGGCATAAGATACTCCTTACCGAGTTTAAGTGAGGAAGCTAAGATAATCTTTGGGTAAGCAAAGAAACGAGGATCAGTCGCTGTCTCTTAACTTCTATATGTATTTATAGAAAGACCTTGACAAAACATTTGGCAATCATTATATTATAGAAAAGGAGAACTTTATGTGGAATTTCTTCAAAGGATTGGATTATCTAGTTGACGCCAAACTTCTTCAAGATAAGGTTGAGAAATTGGAGAAAGAGAACGGAGAGCTTCGTAACGTCATTGAACGGATGAATCGAGATTATGCCGACCAGATAAAGAAGAAAGCGGAAGAAGCTTCAAACTGTGAATTTGATATTGACTTTGAACAAGCCCGTATTGTTTCAATTGAGAGAATAGTTATTAATGGAGTTGAGAAAACAATGTTTGGTTGTCTTTTGCCGGACTCAAACAAACTACAAGGCAACTGGTGTTTTTACTGCTCAAGAGAAAAACATAATCAGATTGTAGAGAACTTCAGGAAGTACAAGGAAAGTCGAAAGGTTGCCTAATGGAACGTATTCAGCCTTACTTTAAACTGACAAGCAAGACAAAGGTTCTTGAAGTTTGGGATATGTCTGCGATCAACCGAAATATGAGGGTATATCCATCTACATTCAATTTGACTGATGAAGAATACGAAGTCGCAAAGAAGTTAATGACAAGAGATTTCAAGACCGCAATTTTAAATAGAAGAAGCGATAACAAAGGTATTGCAATGTTGGCTGATGATATAATTGTTCAGAGGGGTTGACAAATTCATTAAAATAATATATATTTAAAATATGAAAGCAAAATGGTCTGATAAGATAAGAAGTGACTATAAGATATATTTAGAACCAGTTTTAGCAACTGGTTGTTTGCATCAAGGAGAAAAGCTAAAAATTACTCGTTCTAAATATATTCGGTATGCTGTAATAAGGGCTTTAATACAAGACGGTTATCCATTAGATAAATTGAGCAATAAGTTTAAAAAATTTTATGAAAATCAAAGAGTTAGACAAGGGAATGACATCATTTAACTAGTTGGTGTAAATGCCTGCCGAGAACGCGATTGTAGGCGGGCGAACAATAAGGAGGCGCCTGTGGAGTTTCAAGAGGCGTTCAAGGTATTCACAAGGGCGTTACGGCGCGACAAGGGGCTGTACCGTGCCTATCAGGCCAACATCGCCATGGCGTATTACGACTGTGCTCGTTGGGAGGGTAGCCGTGATTCATCGGCCAAACGGCACACTATAGGCAATCGCGCCGCCGATCATTTCCTCGCGCTGTTGTTGACGCCGGTTCGCCCGCAGAGCAAGCGGAGTCGGCAGGCACATCCACCAACAGCGCAAGCGTCGTAATTGTCAAGGCCCAACTACGCGCAGTTGCGCAGACGTTGTGGTAAATTCCGCGCAGGTCTATATGATAGGCGCGGCTCATAGAAAGTCACATTATGCCATCTAAACCAGCTATTACTCGTGATGAATGGATTGATTTTTGGGCGAAGCGTGCCGCGCAGGACACTAAGGAACCTGCGCTCCACATCCCACAACAACCGCAAGCCGAAAAATTGCTTTGTGCATATAGTGGAATGTGTAGTTATCAAGCAGGGTTTGGTGATGTATGTGTAAAAAATCTTTCTTGTAACTGGCAGCGCAATTCATCGGCTGTGCGGTGAACGTTGTAAGAAATTTATGCCACTCTGATATTCAGATGTTGGCGCAGGAGAAAAAATGCAAAAACTAAAATTCACAGGCGTTTGGAACCCACCGTATCCAGAGGAACATCAGAAAAGTGGTGGGGGAACACTTTACCGGAAATTAAACGGCGTACCAGCAGAGATATTTATGTCTGCATCTTATCGGGGCACCGAGTTACCATTACCAAAGATTTCAGGAAAATGGTTAGATTTTGTTGGTGGTTTTACGGATGAATATTTTTTCAATAAAAAAGTGATTGAACAGTTACCAGAAAAAGAACAGGTTACACTTTTAGACTATATCAAAAAACAAAGATGCGCCAACGGATAATAAGGAAGTGGCATAAACATCTTACAACAAACAAATGGTAACGAAAAGCCTAAATCGTGAGTACACGACTTCACCATTTGTCAAACGTTGGTTGCAATAAAATTTTCTTTGGAGTTTATATGAGCGGCACTTGTAGAGAATGGTTTGATAGTATTGGTTGTAAATCTACGTTAGATAAGGAGCAGTATACCCATCTCGTATGGTGTGCCGCTCTTGCATCTAAGGTAGAAAATTTTACAGACAACCAACAACGCAAGGGTGAAATCGAGTGTAGTTTAAAGTGTTTATCGGATCATTGTACATTAAAGCAAGGGTATTGTCATAATCTAAAAGTTGTGGCGACTTCACCCGTTGCGTAAACGTTGGTTGCAATTTGTGAAAGGAGCGATATTATATGGCAAATTTAACCCGTTATAATTTAGAGTGGTTTAACCGTACTAAAACTATGGATAATTTTCATCAAATGGTTGCATCCGATGAGGGGGCTTGGGTTAAATTTGACGACATTAAGGAGCTTCTAAATTCATCGCACAACAGCGCTATGCTGTCATGCCAATCTTGCAAACGTAACATAGGTGGTTGTGTCAGCCCCACGTGCCATGCGTGCAGTAGGTTTACTGGCAAACGAACCGATTGGCACGAACAGCAGTAGTGCGAACCGTTGTGTGAAAGTTTTCGCTCTTTGGAATTTATATGGCGCGGTGACAATTGAGGGTTCACCGTACTTTCGGTGGAGATATATGCTGCGGTGGTCACTACTCAGCCTATGCAGCCCCGCGCCTTACATTATTGTGAAGCGAAAACCAACACACAACAGCCAAAGTATGTTCGCTTCGCAAATTTACGAAACGTAAACTTCATACTTTGGCAACCGTTGGTTGCAATTTGTGAAAGGAGCGATATTATATGGCAAATTTCAGAACATTTGTGTTTAATAGTTGCGATTGTGATTGCGACATACATCAAGGTGGTGACGGAGTATATTTAAAATTTGCCGACACTAAGGAGCTTTCACAAACAGGCAACCAACCGCTAAAGGCTGAAACCTTGCGCTGTAAGGAATGTGAAACGTACTATGGTAGCGATTACGAGGATTTATATAAATGTCGTAAATGTGTGTGGTATCCAGATGTTCACGACTATTTTATCCAGCGCAAGGCATCAGCCGTTTAGCATACGTTGTGCGAAAAATTTGCTGAACCATATTGGAGGCGCGAATGGAAATTAAGAAAGCCTTGGCTCATTTTCAAATAGTCGTGGATCAACACCAGTGTCCAGATTGTAAATGTGCATTGGAAACCATTCGCGCAGCACTGGCGGAGTCAACAAATTCATCGCACAACAGCGCTATGGTGCCATGCGAAGCGCACATCGGAGCTGGTTACGACTGTGGTGTAATTACTAGTCGAAAGTGTAAAAAACATGCCTGCTTAGTATGCGCACAGCACCAGTAGCGCAGACGTTGTGCAAAATGCGGCCCTTTTGGAGGTTATAATGGCGCGAAAAAAACTGCAGTGGTATTCATTGAAAACTGAGATTTGCTGTGGAAAAGTAATTGCAAGGTTTGTGTTTGACAAGGAAGGTCAGTGGGCGCACCGTAGCGAAGTCGCGCCAATACTTGCGGAAGCGGGCCGCACTTCGCACAACACCCGCAGCCGTAAACGGAGTACCGCATCCGGCGTGCGGTGAACGTTGTGATGCCATTCGGCGTGAGAGCGTTATTGTAAAGGCGGCCAAATGAAAAACGATTATGGTCCTGATGATTTTGATGCTGTGATGGGTGCGGCGGAGGCCCGTGGTGATGCGGAGCTGGCCGCCTGGGAGCGATTAGAGTCGCGCCGAACAGCACACAACAAGCGCAAGCCGAAACGGGGTAGCAAAAATGGTAAGCGTACCGCATCGGCTGTGCGCTGACCGTTGTGCAAAATAAATCCCGCTTTTGAATTAATAGTTCGGCGGGTAAGGAGAAAAAAATGGGTTCTATTTTCGTATGGACGTTTCATGATGTGTTTGGGCTGGTGTTCCTTGGCGTAGCGTTGGCAATAGGATTGGTTGCTATTATCTGTTCCGTTGTTCATTCGTGGTGGAGAAAGATTACCCGCCGAAAGAAAAATAAGGTGGGCATTCCTTCCACATCAACCAACACACAAAGCGCGGCTATCGCCCAAATTGCCACTGAGCTTGAGGATGGTGTGCGCATAGCAAATATCGGTGGCGTACCAAGTGCAGAGCAGTTAAGTAAATGGGCGCGGCAACTTCGCGCTTTGTGAAGCGTTTGTATCGCTTGTGAAGCACCGCGCAAACTGTCGGGCAATGCCTGATCCCGTTGTGCAAAAGTTTTAACGCTTTTTATTTAGGAGTTTTTATGCTTGAAAATGAACTATCATCTGTTAGCGCACTTGTTAATGCAAAAGGGTCTTCGTCTGAACAACTGGCGTGGGGTCGCATAAAAATGTTTTGTGAGGAGGCGTTAAAACCTTCGCACAACAACGCTATTGTGGCGGCGCTCAAGTTTCTACGGGATTCAGTTCCGTCAGCAATGGAGTCGTATCCACAGGCATTGTCGCTTATTTCACAGTTAGAGGAGCGCCTAAATAACATAGTTACTTCACAATAGCGTATACGTTGTGTGTAAGTTTTCGCTCTTTGAATTTATAGGCAATTTGGCTAAGCCGTCCACGGCTATGTAGACCACCAAAGGGGACGCCCGATGGGATACGAGGGTGGTTGAGTTGGCCTCGTTACAATCGCCAAATTGCTTTTTAATATTGTGGAGCGAAAACCAACACACAACAGCCAAAGTATGTTCGCTTCGCAAATTGTTTCACACCTTCATACTTTGGCACACGTTGTACGCTATTCCAGTCGCTCTAAACGATCTATAAGGCGGTGCAAATGTTCAAAGATTGTCGTCACTATATACAAGCTCGGTGGGAGTGGCAAGGTGTTCAGGGTGTCGGTCATGGCTGCACCGCATTAACTAAAGAATCCGCTCCTTCCACAGACGTACAACAGCCACAGGTTGACATTACGGCCTATTCATATTATGGAGATTTATCTAAACGGCGATATGATGTTCCTGAACGTGAATCTGGTGATTGGCAAGGTAGGCCGTAACGATCAACCGTGTGGCAGACGTTATGCGAAATAGAAAGCGAGAGCGATATATGGATGTAAATTTGACACGGTACGATTATAAGGTCACGAGCGATATGTATGGCACGCATGCTCGGATGGAGGAGTGCGACGACGGTGAATTTGTCAAATTTGAGGACGTTAAGGAGTCGCTTTCTACATCGCCTAACACGGCAAGTACGCCATGCCAATATCACGAGTGGCTTCGTCTTGGCAAGGACCATACTGGGTTTGTGTGGTGTCCATATTGCCGTGAAGCCCTGTAGGCACGGCGTACATTGCCGAGAACGTTGCACGCCATTCGGCCCTTAAAGATAGGATGTTAATATGCGCGGTGCCAAATATGAGATAGAAGATACTGGCTATGCGTTTGAGGTATGTCGTAACGGCAAAGCGGTTGCCGTTGTCAATTATTCTCTCGGCCACAGCGGGGCAATAGCAGTCCGCACCGCGCTGGATAATTTGGAAACGGGCCGAACGGTTCGGGCGAAGCGCCCCGTGCAACAACCGCAGCACAAAATTGCCGCAGAAATGGAAGCCTTTGTAGACAATAACAATAATCTACCGTCAGGGGTTTATCGTAGGTTGTGGGTTTGGGCGCGGCAACTTCGTGCGATGCGGTAGACGTTAGGCGAAATGGTTTTTAATCTTTGATTTATAGGCGGCGATTATGAAATGGTTTTTTGTCTTTCTGGCTTATTTATCGTTGTGGTGCTTTGTTGTAGCTAATAATCTTCGGTTACGAGAAATCGCCGCTGAAATTAAGGTAATTAAAAACAACATCGCACAACAGGCAAAGGGCGAAATTGGCGTAGAACAGCCCTCCGTGTCGAGGTAAACCAACTTCGCCCGTTTGCCGAACCGTTGTGCAAAAGTTTGTTGAACCATATTGGAGGCGCGAATGGATATACACGAAGCCGTTTTGCAAGTAGAGAGAATGTGTAAATATTCAAAAGATTTTACCGCGTTAGAAGCAATTCGCGCTTACATTAGGGAGTCAACAAATTCATCGCACAACACGGCAAGTACGCCATGCCAATTTCACGAGTGGCTTCGTCTTGGCAAGGCCCATACTGGGTTTGTGTGGTGTCCATATTGCCGTGAAGCCCTGTAGGCACGGCGCACGTTGCTGAACCGTTGTACGCAATTCCAGTCGCTCTTTACGATTTAGGAGGTGCTCGCGTGGATAACAAGTCATTCATTTTGCCGTGTAGCGGTATGGGTATAAACGTAGACCGTTGCCCTGCCGTGATGCGAGCACTTAAAGCTGAGGAAGCCGCTCCTTCCACAGACGTACAACAGCTCAAGCACGAAATTGCCGCAATAGCCGATAGTCTTTACAAAGAGTTTGTTGAGCACAAGGTTTATGTGTCTTATGTTACAGCAGTGGTAGATCGATTGCGACAACTATCGTGCGGTTGAGCAAACGTTGGTGTAAATGCCGCGTTTCAAGAAAGGTTTATTATATGGCTGGCAAATGTAAATATTGCGGCTTCTTTGGCACTCAAGATGAAATAGTGGATCACGCCGGTTCTTGCCCTATCATGCTGGAAGATTGCCAGCCTGACATTGCGGAAGAAACGCGGCACATCCACCAACAGGCGCAGCACAAAATTACGCCTTCTTGTAAATGGGGCTTGGATATATGCCCGTTTGATGTTGCTCACAAGCAGTGTTCTACTTGTTGGTGCGATAAGACGGCGTAACTTCGTGCGAATGCGCCAAACTTGGTGTAAATGCCGCTTGCTTTTAACTGGTAAGCGGCGGGAGGAAATATGTTCGGCAACGATAAGCGCATGAGTCAGGAACTTGATAATTACATAACCGGCCACTATGGCGAGGATCAGTTTAAGACCCGCCGCAAAATTGGTGGAAGCAAGCGTCACATCCACCAACACGGCCAGCCTAAAATTTGCCCTGACTGTTTCCCTGCTGGGTCTGGTTCTACCAATAATTATAACAATGGTAAGGACTGTTGGCGTTGTCACGGTACGGGCAAACTTCAGGCGTAGCCGATACCGTTGGTTGCAATGCGCTCTTTTGAGAATAGATAGGCGGTTTGCTCATGCGTGTAATCAAAATTAGTTGCTGTAACGAATGTCCCTTGTGCTACAGTCAGAGTGGATTTATTTGCAACCATCCTCTATATGGCGGTAGGTCTGTTATCAATGTTACTTTTGAAATACCAAATTGGTGCCCTCTCGATACTCCGCAAACCGCAGGTTTTGTGGAAGCGAGCGCACAGCAAACAACAGCCCAATGCTGTTCGGTCGATGACTCCCACATTTCTGAAACAGAAACGTCAGCATAGGGCAGACGTTGGTTGAAACTTCGGTCAGCTTTTTATACATGGAGGTGTGGCGTGGTAAACGAAATTGATTTCTCTGATCCATCATTTGTTATGAATCGGTTTTTGTCTCTTGAACGGGCTATCGCCACGCTGGAGGCTGAGGTGGCTTCCCTCCGCATCAACCAACAAGCGCAGGGTAAAATTTGCCCTACGTGTATGGGTAGTGGCGAGTATTTATCCGACGATCCTGGTACTGGTATGGTAAAGTGTGGGCTTTGTCGAGCCACGGGCAAACTATCACCCGTGCGCTAAACGTTGTGGTACATGGGCAATTCAAAAGGAATTATTATGCGCGTCGAAGACATACACAGGCTTGAGATGTTCCTTTGCCGAGTCAACAAGGTCACGGCACCTTTTCGTCATGGTGGGAAAATCCCTAATGATGCGTTGGTGGTATTGAGTAATGATCAAATCGAAATGGAGCAATGGGTAAAAGATCGCCGCGCAGAGATTGCGGTAGAATTGCCCACGGTCCCACAACACACGCAGCCCGTAATTTGTCCTACATGTGGTAAGGCACCAGTGTATCCATATAGCGGTATAGATGCTTGGTGCCCTCGGTGCTGTAAGTGGATAACGGACAAACAACGGGCGGGTGCGTGATACGTTGTTTGCAATTTCGCTCTTAAATTTACTGATAGGAGTTTGCCAATGAGTAACGAAATATCTGATGCGGTTCAATGGTTTGATGAGTTATCGGAGCACTTGCAAACTAAGGGGCGGTTGCATTGGCAAACTCTGAAATCCGCTGTACTCGCTCAACAGACAAACAACAGGCAAAGCAAGCCATGCCAAACAACGTGCTGTGTGGAGAATTACGACCGTCAGTGCGTTCACGTAAAATATCCTTGTCGCACGCATTCGTAGGCACGGCTTACGTTTGCCGAACCGTTAGGTGCAATATGGCAAATTCTGAAATTATAGGCGCGGGGCAAGACACGGCGCGTCCTGCGCCGAAGACAAATACCGTAACATGCGGGGACTGCCTCGAAGTCATGCAGACTATACCAGACGAGAGCGTGGATATGATTTTAACATCACCGCCGTATTATAATGCAAGGTGTTATTCAAAATACGAATCGTATGCCTCGTATCTATCTTTTTTAGACACAGTTTTTAATACGGCACATACAAAGATAAAACCGGCGGGAATATTTGTGCTGAACTTGTCATGCGTTATTGAAGCGAGGAAAAAAAGAAGCACAGAATCAAAACGAATACCAATACCGTTTGATGTTTGTTCTATGCTTTCAAAAAAATGGACATTCTTAGACGACATTATATGGGTAAAGCCAGATGGTGCATCAAGTCGAGCAATCAAATTTTCGCACCATCGTAGACCAGTTGCGTACAAAACATTTAATATTACAGAATATATACTGGTGTTTTCAAAGCCGGGGTGCTTACTGGACAAATCAATTCGTTCTCATTCACAAGAGATAATAAAAAAATCCAAAGTGCTGGATGGTTACGAAAGAACAAATGTATGGAAAATCAACCCGGAGCGTAATAGACATCCAGCTCCGTTCCCATTAGAGTTGGCTACAAAAGCGATTTCTTATTATTCTTTTTGTGGTGATACAATTTTAGACCCGTTCATTGGTTCCGGTACTACTGCAATCGCTTGTATTAATACTGGCCGGAATTACATCGGAATTGAGAAGGAAGAGAAATACTGCCGGATAGCAGAAGAGCGCATCCATGCGCTAAGAAGCCCCGCGCAGGACACTGTTGTGCGAAATGCCCGTTAGGAGGTTTGAATAATGGCAGTATTGATTGAAAAGTATAGAAAGTATGCCAATGCATTTGAGATGTCTATTCAGGATGAAGACACAGATGAAGCCTTCAGTGGATGGACTGACATTATCCGAATGGATACCGACTTGCTCAAGATGGTCATTAAGATGGTTGACAACAAAGATAACGACGAAGGCCGTAAGATGGCTGTACTTCTTTGCAAACACAAGAAAGAGTCAGTTAGATTTTTGGCTGATAAAGTAATGAAACGAGAGCCTTTTGAAGTTGTGGATCGTTCTAGCATTACCCTATAAAATCCTTTATTTGCTCTTTGGTAGTTAAACGACCATATCTTTTATGGAATTCCTTATGACATCCAACACATAAGGTAATTCCATTTTTAATGTCATACCTTTCGTTTTCAAATGATTTATAGTTGTTAAGATGATGAACGCATAGATTTTCTTTTGAGCCACATTTTTGGCAAATATGATTATCTCTTTCTTTAACTTTCTTTTTCCATTGATAATTTTCTGGCTGTACATTTCTATTTCTACCTAGATATCGGTCTTCAAAAGTAAGATTAGAATTGTAACAAGGATGTAGTTTTCCAGTATGATTCTTTGCCCAATTATGTTCACTCATTTTCTTTTTAGTTTCTTCGGAATGTTTTTTACCAGTCATAGCATTTTTTAACTTTTCTAATCTTTTAGGTTGGTTAGCAGCACAATTTTTACAAATATATTTGAATTTAAGAGATTCGTTGTAATAAGTTAAATTTTCTTTTCCACATTCGTCACATTTACAAAGAACTTTTACTTTACTTCCTTTGAGTAAATGTCCAATAGATACTTCAATTAGAATCCCTATTTGATTACAAAGGCGATTATAAATATCAGTATGTTTTGGAATAACATAACCAAGAGACAAATAATGTTTAATATTTCTTCGGCTAATTTTAACTTGAACAGTTTTAGAAAGAATCATGGCTCCTCCGCAAAGGTTAAGTAAGGAAGTTAAGATAATCTTTATTGCGGTAAAGAAACCACCGGCCGGAGGCTGTCTCCTAACTTCTACAAATATTTATGATATTACTTCTTGACAAATCAAATATCAAATGATATAATTATATGTATAAACTCCAAAATAGATTGGCTGAAGCATGAATGAAGCGGTTGAAAGAGGAATAGTTAGGTGGAGAGTTAATTATACCGGCCTTCGTGGTGGTATAATAGAACTTTATATTAGGAAGAACAGGGTAAGTTTCGTCAAGAAATTTGTACTTAGAAATAACGAAACCTTTGAAACAGCCCTGAAAATTTGTAAAGAAAAGGTATTTAGAATTCTACATATGAAGAACGGAGTGTGTACAGACCTTGCCAGAATCGCAAACTATTGTATTGATAGTTACTCTGTTGAAGAAATGACATTGGAAGAACGAGATGTATACTTGGGAAAACAAGAGATAAGATATGCAAATCCGACTTATACAACTTTCCGGTACTGATTTGGATGAAGCCCTAAAAATAGAATACGTTTCAGTTGATGAAGAAGAAAACTTTGTAGTTGGGGCTGCCGAGTCTTTCAAAGTATATTCTGATTGTATCAGATGGATTCAGGCTAAAGATGAATCTACCGGCAATTGGATTGACTGTGGTATGGTTTCTTATGGAATTGAAAAAGGAGAAGAAGCTCCCGGTTTTTGGATTCAAAGGCTAATGATCCATCCAAATTTCCGAAAGAAAAGAATAGCTACTAATGCAATTAAACTTATTCTTCAAGAAGCCCCACCAGATGTTCCAATCTATACTTCCACAACTAAAGAAAACAAAGTATCTAATCATCTTTTCAAGAAGCTTGGATTTGTAGCAATAGATGAAAACTGGGGTGACGAAGAACTGTTGAAATATGAAAGCACAAAAATATCACTGTAAACATTGTGGTCAGACTGTCAAAAGACAATCTGAAAAGAAGTGGATAAAATCTTACTGTGAAAAGACTGGTAAGAATGTTCGTCTTCAAAAAGTATCAAAATGATAAGTTCAATAACACACTGACAACGCCCTCTTTTTAAACCCCTTCGGAAGTCTGAAACTCCTTACAAAATTCTTTGGTACCAAATCAAAGAGTCTATCATCATAAGGAGAGTACTTGAACCACTTTCTTGTTTCCTCAATCACCCCATAGAACAACACATAGACATTTGCGGCTACAATATAATGCTCTTTGTTAATAGATAAATCAAAATTCTTTATATAATTTAAGGCCATCTTCTCACAGTTCAACTCCATTAATCTATAAGAGTGAATTGACTTTCTAACTCTTTTCATCGGAATATCTTTTCCCTCGATCCATTCCCACATATCAGCATCAACTTCAGGATTATTGCAGACTTTCATATATGATGGTTCTTTTGTTTGCCATTGTTTAAAGTGACAAAATTCGTGAAGAAACGTTGGAAAGAAATTTTTAAATGAAGTTTTAGTGGCTACATAAAGTTCTCTGTCTCCATCACTAAAACAACCAGCACAATCTTCGTTATCAAATTTAATAGATTGTTTAGGAACTAAATGAACACTAACACCTTCTTTAATACATTCATTTATCGCCCAACCAATAAAAGTTTTATCATTATTTGTCATTGTCAGCATCCTCTAGTTTGTGAATTATTATTGTTAATAAATCTATTTGTTCTTCAGGGCTTAAACTTTCATTATTAAATATCTTAGAAGTATTATTATTAATTTCTCTGGCAAACAAATAGTCTGTCAAAATTTCTTTTATTATAGACATTGCAGGTGCAGATATTGTCGATTTTGGATAAAGTAATTCACCATAATTTCCACGAATTTCAAACCAAAAAGTAAACATAGAAACTTGTTCGTACATAAATTTTATCATAACTTTACATAATTAAATACAATTAGTTTTCCCATACAGATAGTTCAGCCATTCTAACTTTTAAAGGGTCTACTCTAACCAAACAAATTCCTGAGTAATATTCAATATCTTTCAAAACATCCATACAACGATCCCTTTCCTCAATGACAGCTTCCCACTTACGAATCTGTTTTGGAACTATCCACCTTTGCATCAGTCATTCTCCAAAAATTCTTCGTATCTTTTAATAGTATTTGGATCAGTAAATAGTTTTCTGAACTTTAATTCATCACTCATTATGTCACAGTACTTTTCAAAGTCTTTTGGGTTTGGTGAAATAAATCCTTGATGGCCTAGCTTAGAAATAGTAAAGCTAGCCTGAACTGACTTTCCTTTATTAACCCTCCATTTCCTTATCATAATATAATATTTTCCAATAAGTTATGCAAGCTTAAATATTCCTTTTAATTATATAAACTTCTTCTGACTCAATTAATGTTAATCTTTCGCTAATATGTTTAGAATAATCTGCATTAATTTTTTTCCCGACTTGTTTAATAGCGTTACTCCAATTATAAAAGTTCATCATATTGTTTCTGGCTCTTATAGAACTCTTGTTTTTCGATTTATAGATTTTCCAACGTATCATATAAAATCTTTACATAGAAAAGTTAAAATCAGTCCAATTTAATTTTTCAATACCTACAATAATTTTATTTTGAATTTGAGCAGGAAACTTCCCATCGTCTTGACCATCTTCAAGAATTTCTAAGTAATTTTGAAAAGTATCATATTCATTAATGCAAGCTTCACATATCTTTAAATCAGATAATGTGGCTATTATCCTCTTTCTTCTTTGACCATTTGAACCGTTTGCGCTCCACTTAATCATATTCTATTGACCTTAGTTCGGACTTCCAATCTTCTTGTATTAAACAATCCATTTCTTCATCCTCATATCTTCTAAACAAATTTCTTCGTCGTGTTATTATGTCAAGACATTCTTCGTGCAACTCATCAGCATCTAAACAAAGTTTATGGAATCTCCATTTTACCATTTGTCTACCTTCCAAACTCAAGACTATGTAAAGTATTTTTAACTGCTTCTTGAATTCCTTTTTCGTCAGCCCATCCCGCGGTTAGTTTAAGAGACTTCCAACAATCAATTTCATACTGAACATCGGTGAATCTCTTGGTAAGTTCGGGTTCTTCTTTTCTTCCTTTGACAATATGCCATCTAACCATTTGAGCCATCTCCTTCTTCAATTGAAGCAATTATTTTATCCGTTTGATGTTGGATATAGAATTTCAGGGTTTCTGGATTACTAACAGATTTGGCTGTTATCTCTTTCATATTATTCAAATAAACTAAAATATCAGTCATAAGTCTAAAAGAATCAAACTCTTCATTGTTCCCGTTCTTTTTGAAACTCCACCTTCTCATACTGAATTCTCCAAACATTCAAGGTATTCTTCTATATCAGTCATCAAAACACCCTGACAAAACACCCACCTTCTTTTGACATTAGCTGCTTAACTATTTGAATATCCATCTGATACGCCAATTCATCCAATAATTCTTGCTCAGTTTTCTCCATTGTAATCCAGTCTGTTGCTGGAACTGTTTTGACCTTTTTTGAAACCCATCTTATCATAAGTCCTCCAATGGGTTACATACATTTAGCTAACTTTATTTCTCCATTATTCCACTCTCAAGAAACGTCAAATAATGTTCAAACTTTTTAATGAGATGAGGGCCACCACTCCAAGCAATAATACTTTCTTCAAACTTGTTATGTAGAATATATTCTTTTGCTACTAAGGCATCCATTCGCCTTTCAAGCATCTCTTTGTTCCTACTTAGCCTTTGAACTTTCCATCTATACATATTTACCTTCATTGTTACCGAACTCGGACTTGATAATGTATCTTTGAAAGTTATCAGGGTATCTTTGCTTTTTGTCAAATATACTTTCATTATCCAAGAATTTGAAGAACTCTTCAGCCTTTAATATGTCCATATAGAGTTCTACTGTTTCTGGCTTCTTGTCTCTTGTCTTCCATCTTTTCATATTAGCTTCACCTTATTATGTATCTACAGTAAAGACCTGTCTTTGTTAAATGTCTCTTCTTCTATTAGCTCTTCATCATACTCAAGCATTTCAAAATATGGTTCCTTGTTAATTACTGTCGGAACATACTTCAAAACATCTAACCTTTGTTCAAGTATAAACTCAGCATCCTTTCTTGTCTTGAATTTAAGAATTCTCCACTTATACATTATCATTGCCACCTTTTTCAATTATCTCAAGGAAATTATTAAAATCATCTAAGTCACAAGAAAGAGAATTATGTCTAACACACCATTCCCTTAGTTCAATCATATCCTTCATTTTTTCAAGGACTTCTTTTCTTGCTTTATCGTGGTCGTTTTTAAACCCTTTATATTTTATCATACTTGATCTTCCTCAAGCGTTTCAAGAAGCTTCTGGCCGTGCCAATCATTTTCCAAATAGTCTAAGTGAAGACGAACATCAAGCCATTCACCAAGCATACCTTCGGCTTCTTCCTCAGAGAAAAATACTCTATCAATCTTCCATCTTTGCATAAGTCAAACTCCATTCTCCAAACAATCAAGATAGTTCTTTCTTTCATAGAGGCTTGTGTATCCTTTACCTTCAACATACATTCTTTCAACGCAAGGAATACCACCTTCGTGACGACAACCTTTCAAGAAATTAATAGCTACCATTACATCTAACCTTCTGTCAACTCTTATCTTAGTTATCTTATCTAACCAAGGGAAGGTTATCTTCCACCACTTGGCTTTGATCTTTTTAATATGCCATCTTATCATTCATATTCTCCAAGTAGTTAAAGAAGAATTCAAAATCAGTATCAGTACTCCCCATTTGCCCAAATGAAGACTTCCATACCAAAACATCCATCCGAAATTCTGCTTCATAAAGGTTTCCGTTCAATCTTCTATCATACTTTGTTACCTTCCCACCTTCTTATATAGTTCCTTTCGTTCTTAATCCATTGTAAATTATAGTAACATCTTCTCTACAATTCTCAATGCTTTTAATATCAGAATCTAACCATATATTACTTCTTTTATAGTAATCAATGTATTCTAATATATCCGTCATACGAGACTCAAAGGCTTTTAAACAATCCTTGTCCCAGTGTTTCTTTAAAGTATAAAATCTTCTCATATAGATTATCCATCCAGATTTCCAGACTCAACATACATTACAAAGTTAAACTTTTCATTATCTTTTACCTTGTCAACAGAAACCATAGCATTAGACTTAAACAAACCATTCTCAACCCTATCTAACAAAAAAGGCCCATTAAGACAGTTGCCAAATAAATTAGTCGCAACATCTTTATACTTATTCATACGAACCACAATGTCCATAACATCTTTAATGTATTCCGAATATGTTTTACTGATAATCCATCTTTCCATAATAGGCTTAACTCCCAGAAAATCCATCCAGATTTCCAAACTCTCTCCATTGTAAAACTTCTTCCCTTGACCATTCATCATCACGATTAACTCCAAGGTCTATCAATATATCAAAGTTTGATACAGGAAGGGCTTCCCAAACAATACACTTCTTTCTAAAGGCCATTTTGATATTAGTACATCTATTTTTCTTTGAATCATAAAAGGGGCAAACAGAATCAAAATGACAATCATCAGGTCTAATTCTCCATCTTTCCATAAGGAAGGCTCCCGCGTAAGCTATTGATTTTCTATCCAGATTTCCCCACGAAGGCCCACTTTATCCCACAATCTCCCACTTTAATAAAGATAGGGCCTATTCACTCTCTCGTTGTGGGCTTAATCAAGCCTCCCAAACTCTTTCCATCCATCCACATTTCCATATGCTTAAAGCCAATTTAAGCCTTTCCATCTATCCGAATTTCCATATGGGACTTGTGATGTATCGGATTCATTCGGAGCCTGTTTAAGCTTTCCAACATCTTGCCCCTGCATCAATATCCATTCTAAGATAAGCCCATTTTGCTTCTCTAATTTGTCAAGCCTGCTTCCCATATCCAATAGGCTTGCAGTCACCCATATCAACCATAGCCAACTGAGAATGCCTATGAGGTTACTCCATATGAATCGCAAGAAGGAATGGACTAGTTTCATCATCTGTCAAGGCTCCTTTTTAAGGGCTTAAATACGTGGGTACTAGAGCCCCCATAAGCCCGCAAACGCTCGGATAGGCTCTTTCACCACCTATAATACAAGATAACATATTAGAAGGTAATTGTCAATGAGCCTTTGGGGGATATTTCAGAGGGGATAATAGGGCTTGTTTTCATAGGGGATAATGAGAGATTATATTTAGCTGTTTCAGAGGGGATAAATTGACAGAGAAGATTGACTAAAAGGATTGACAAAGGCGAAGAAACTTAAGCATTCATTTAAGCGGTTAAATCAAAGAGCGATCTCCCCGTTCGCTGGAGGCTTCCAGTACTATTAATATACATCATAGCAGAGTGTTTGTCAAGCCCTTTCTTTTTTTGTTAATCGTTTAAATAGGCTAACCGCTTAAGCCCAATTTTGATGTGTCACAGCCTCGCCACATTGTGTCAATGGGAATTGATTCAAACCGCTTAAATAGACACTAGGTTTGATCCTGTAGCAGGGGGCCTTATAGGGGCAACAAAGGCTCCTATCTACGATGGAATTTGAAGCGTTTAAATAGGGGTTTGGTGAGGGAGGATTTTTGAGGGCCTTTGTTTAAGCGCTTAAACCCGTCTCCGGCTGGGCGGGCTACCCTCGCCCTTGGCCTCTTCTGATGACTTTCGTCACCCTATGATTATAATATACAACACGGGCTTAATATTGTCAAGCCCCAAATAAAAGAAAATAGGGCTTGACATAATAATCATTCTGATGTATATTAGATATACAGAAAGGATAAAACAATCTATGTGTCGATCATGTGAAACTCTCGTTATTAATGGTGTTCTTTGTCATGAACATGGTTGTCCTGATGCATGGATGAATGAAGTTCGTAATTGTCTTTGGTGTGGTTGTGATTTTAAGCCAGAATCTAATAATCAAACTTGTTGTTCTGATGATTGTTATTATAATCATAACAGCTAGGAGAAATCAAATGAAACCTTGTCCTAATTGTGGTAGTACTGATCTGAATGATCGTTATGTTTATGTCGAATGTAATGTGTGTTTGATGACTGGTCCCAAACAAAATAATGGTCGTAATGACGAACACGCAGACGAATTTGATCATAAAATAGCGGTAAGAAATTGGAACGAATTGCCGAGGAATAAAACAAAAAAGTTTTTTAAGGAGGATTGATTATGAATTACAATATAACTGATTTAGTCTTTACAAAGAATAATGTATTTACTCGTCAATGGAATAGAGACAAAAGTGAATGGGAATATTCAAAAAGAGTTAGCCTAAGTATAAAGACTTCTGATGGATTTTATTGGTCTTATACAGACTCGGATGGATATTCATATTGGATGGATAGTTCATGTGTATTAGGAAACACCGGAACCGATTATTTCTTTATCACAGATAATTTTAATAAAGTTGAAAAGTATCAACAGCAAGCAATTGATTTATTAAATAGATTAAAATAGGGCTTGACTTTTCTTCTTTTATGTATTATATTAAATGCATAGAAAGGATTTAATATGTATATCATATACAATAAAAAGACTACAAGACTATTAGGTGGTTCATTAAATCCCAAAAGGTTTACATTTAAAAGAACTGCAAAGGGATTCATGACTCGTGTTATGAAAAGAGAGTTTAATGATATGGGAATAGTTTTAACAAATAAAGACGATTATGCTATCGAAGACGAATCTATCTTTCATACTAAAATCGAAAAGCAGGTGACAAAAAAGAATTTGATAAGTGGCAAAGAATTCACACAGCCCGTAAACACTCCCTTGTGTTGCGATCCTTCATCCGAAACCTATTGGAGTATGTGAACTATGAAAGCTTTCTTTTACGAAGTGGTTTATCCTGGCGAGGGTTATCGTCTGTTGAACATTGGGGAGATAATTGTCAAGGGTGATGATGTGTCTTTGATGGTTCGCAATGAACCGATCTACAGAAAATGGAAGAGTGTAGGTGAACAGCTTTTTGGTAATAAAGTCAATACTCCTGATATGTCAGTTCCGTATGGATACTACAGGCGTAAGATAACTAACTAATGAAAGGCTAAACATCATGGACCAATTAATCTACTGTCAGGAACATTTTGGTTCGTTCATTAAGGTAAGTGAACCAAGGGGAAATGTTGAGAGCGCAAACTTCCTTATTCTTTATGACGAGATGGATTGGTCAGGCTTCAGGACTCTGGCTGGTTGCGAAAAACAATTGCCTGAGATCGCCGCAAGAGGGAAAGGTGATCACTTTACGGTTGTCGAGAGATTTTAGGGCTTGACAAATCGGATGTTTTGTTGTATATTATTGTTGAAGGGAGAAACAATATGGTACTTCGTAAAAGTGATTTAACAGATTATGCTATCGAAATTGGAGTCTGGGATTCTCTTTGTGAAGTTGCCGGTATCGAAAATGATACTAACAATGATGAACAAGAAATCAACATTGACAGAATAGAAGGCGAGGAATAAGATGGTTGCATTGACAATTGATAAAGCTAAAAATCTTCATTATCATGATGTTCTCGCGATGAATGATGAAATGAATGCTGATGGTACTTGTGTTCGTTGGAGAGTCAACGGCAAAGTGAAGACTTGGAAAACTCGACCTAATAAGTTTATGGTTCCTGTTAAACATGGCATGTATGATTACGGATATATCACTGAGAGAAATTATCATTTGTTTCATATCAATGGATCATGTGAATATTGTGGAATATAAACGAAAGGTTACCCAATGAGTTTTAAAGATGATTTTGAATTGATAATGAATGATGAATGTCATGAGATTATATGTCATTCATACAGTGGAAATGATTATACTATTAAGTTTGTTGATGGTGTTATTACTTGTGATTGTAGAGGATTTGAATATCGTAAAAATTGCAGGCATATTGACGAAGCAAGAGATGAAGGATTAATAAGTACATTGGCTACAACTCCCGTGAAAAATTGTAAGAAAGATAATTATTGTCGTAATTGCGGAAACGCTTTTAATGACAAAGATAATTACTGTGGTCAATGTGGAAATAAAAGGTCTTGACAAAATAATTTCCTTGATGTATATTATCTGTATAGAAAGAGAGGAAAACAATGGGAACAAGAGCGCAGGTGTTTATCAAGGATGAAGGTGTCTATCTGTACCAGCATTGGGATGGCGACAATCTGATGGATAAGGTTGTGAAGGCTGTCAACAGTCCTGTTGGGAAGGGCCGCCAGGATGATCCTGAATATCTTGCTCGCATCATCTTCTGTGAGATGGTTCGCGGCGATGAGGCTGGCGAGACTGGCTACGGCATCGGAACCAATATGCACGGAGACATTGAATACCTTGTGACCGTAGATTGCAAAAAGAGAACGATAACTGAGACCGAAGTTTATCGAAATCGAATTTCAAGAATTGTCAATTTTATATAGGAAAGAAGATAACTTTAACTGAAAGGATTCCAAACTGGCGGCATATTCATTTTTTTAGGGCTTGACAATCCTTCGTCCGTGATGTATATTATTAGGGAAGGGAGAAAGAACAATGGCACGAACCAAAGCACCTGCCCCAAAGACCTACGAGAAGCTGCCTCAGACGAAGTCCAAGAACGGATACGAATACGTTCAGGTCTGTCGTTCAGACAAGGCAGCTGTCTACGAACAAAAGATAGAAAAAGAAATCAATGGAGAGGTCGGCAAGACTGTCGGATACGAAGTCTTTTTGATTAAGGTTCAAAAAGGATATTCATTGATTCAAAAGCACGGTAAAAAGAAAGGTCAAGTATATAATTATCCACCTTCGGAAATGTTTCCAGGTAATGAATCGTTTGGTGATTGGGCCTGGTCTTTTAATAGCAAAAATGCAGCTATGGTAAAATTTGATAATGTCAAATAGGGATTGACTTTTTTCAGTTCTTGTTGTATATTATATGTGTTGAAAGAACAACATTAACGAGGGAGGAAATATGATTCAGTTCCCCAGTCTTATCGAATGGATTGATGATATTGGTTTGAAAGAACTTCATTCAATGCATTATGATATTGAAAAAACCCTCAATGAAAAAATTTCTTTTGACACTTTTGTTCAAAAAGAATATAATGCCGCCAAAGAAGATTGGGAAGCAGATATGTTTTTCAAAACCAATCTTGTTAATTCAAACATTAATGAAGATGACGATATTGTTCTTCAAATGGCAAAGGAAGTCTTTATAAATATTTTTAATCAAGGTCAGTCCAATATGGATGCAGGATTCGTCGTGACTAATGAAGACTTAGCACCAGATTATGAATCGGCTAAAATAATCGTTGATTCTTTTCATAATGTTCTTCTTCCTGCAATTCAAAAATTCCTTGACAACTATGGAAAAACAAATTAAGAGAGGATGGGGAAAAACAAATATGAAAGAATTATACATTGCAAAGGTAACAGATGCAGAGGGGAAAGTTTGGGTCTTTGAGGGAACTGTTCAAGGGATGCCGATTTATGTTGCAAAGGGTGCAAAGGGTGCAAACCCCAAAATCTTGACAAGAGCAGAAGCAGAAGATGTTCAGTTGAAATATGTTTATGAAGGCGAAACATTTTCTCTTGAAAAGATCAACTAATGCGAGTTGATTCTTTTCGTAATTAAGGCTTGACAAAACAATTTCCTTGATGTATATTAGATATGTAGGGAAAAGAAACAATCAACATAAGGGAGGCGTATGGGTCTGGATATGTATTTGTTCCGCAATGTGAATGGCCAGAACGTTAATGTCGGATATTGGCGCAAGGCCAACGCAATTCACAAATGGTTCGTACAGAACTGCCAGAAGGGTATTGACGAATGCCAGGGGTCCCTCGTCTCTGTCACCAAGCTGAAGTCCCTTCGTTCAACCGTCAACAAGGTCTTGGCCGCTGCCAAGAAGAGCGACTTCTCTCTGGCGGAAAAAATGCTTCCTACTCAGGGCGGATTTTTCTTCGGTGGAACGGACTATGACGAATACTACATTCAGGACTTGGAGTCCACCTTGAAGATTCTGGACAATGCCATCGCCGCAAACAAGCCTTGTATCTACCAGTCTTCGTGGTGAATATAGGGCTTGACAAAATCCCTTTTCTGTTGTATATTAAATGTGTAGGTGAGAGAAACAAACATTTAACGAAGGGATGGGGAATGAAGACTGCCGAACTGTGGGATGCGAAGAACAAGAAGGGCTTTCGGGTGATGCAGCGCAACGGCTGGGAAGCCGACGTTCTTGGTTCAGCCCGTGGTTCCACGACCATCTGTCGGGTCTATGGCTTTGAGACGGAGTGCGGAAGTGTGTATACCAGCGATATTATCGCCTATAGAGACAAGACGACTGGTGAATGGAAGAAAGACCTCGAATATACTCCTGCTCAAATCAAATGTCGTGAGATGGTTAAGTCGATGGGTTGGTAGTTTTTAAAAAATCGTCTATCATAGATTTTACAGTATGTTTTATACCAAACATACTGTGAAATTTTTTATGACAATCTTTACATAAACAAATTCCATTTGACAAAACAACTTTTTTTGATATATATTGTATGTATCAAGTCAATGGGTTGGTAAATTGGGGGAAGGGGCCACGGACGCCAAGCGACCAGAGCCCTTTCATTTCTTTACAGAAAGGATTTAATGTTTTTTTAAAGTCAACCTCTTTCGCTACCAAAAAATCGTAGACATTTATAAACGTCTTCCCAATATGGGATCACGATAAGCCTAATGTTGTTATCGAAACAATACTGGGCTTTTGTTTTATCATTCTGTAAAAGTTCTTCCGAATAGAACTTACTTTCTTTTAGGTAGTGTTGTTTACCTTGGTATTCAATACAAATATTATGTTCTGGTAAGTAAAAGTCAAAAGGTAAAGGTTTGACTTTACCACGACAATCTTCAAATCGTTTTTGTGGAATGAATGTAATTCCTTTGTTGGTTAAACATTTTTCAACTTCTTTTTCGCCTTTTGAAGATTTACATATAGGACATCCTTGACCAGACGAATGAACATCTGGTCTTTGCCAGAACTTTCCGTGTGCTGGACATACCACACAAATTTTAGTTTTCCAGTTAACATAAACAACTTCAGAATAATCGTAATAGAAGTTATGAGTTTGATTTGCTTTTGAAATAAACTTATCTAATGTTAATTTTTGGTCTGAACATATTGGACAACCTTGACCAAGAAGATGTTTGCTTGGTTGTTGATAGAACTCTTTATGTTCTTTGCAAATAATACAAACCTTAGTTTTATTATCGTAGTATTCAACTTTTGAATAATCAAAACGATTTTGGTGGATTTGATTAGCCTTGGAAATGAAATCTTCTTTAGAAAGTTTTTGCATATTCCCTCCATACAGGTTAAGTAGATTAAGTAGGGATAATCTCAAGTATGGTTGAGAAAAGGTGTCGACTCCTCTGTCTCCCTACTACAACAGTATTTATAGTTTTAATCATCGTTTAATCGCTTAAGAAGACAGGTTAAGAAGCTATCCCTAGTAATCCCTCACCTAAAGCCTACGATTGAATTTGAATCGCTTAAATAGAACTCTTATTTAATCGCTTAAACTTAAAGACGACCTCCCCGTTCGCTGGCCTTGCCACACCTTTAATATAAGCTATAGAAGCTATAAAGTCAAGCCCTTTCTTTAATAAAAAATAGGGCTTGACAAGACGGTATTTCGTGAGTATATTAGATGTGAGGAAGAGAGAATACAATCCCTTCTTGTATAAATACTTGTCAAAGCGCCCGCAAGATGATATAATATAGATTCTATACCTTGAAGGAGATTGAAGATGCTTGAAGAGTTGGGCAAAGATTTAGCCAATGAATTTGAAGATGTAGAATTCATAGGAATGTTTTACAGTGAAAAATTTTCACTATGTACGTTTAATTGTAATCGTACAGGTGCAACTTTTTGTGGAAATAGTTTTGATGAGATTCAAAACAAAATCAAATACATTAGAGAGAACTTTTCACCATTGAAACATAAGGCTTGACAGATCAGTATTTTTAATGTATATTGAATATGCGAAAGAAGGAAAGAAAAATGAAGTCCTCAAAATATACTTACGGTGGTTTAGTCTCTATTAATGGAGTTCTTATTTTAAAGCTGCGTGGTCAAAAGCAAGGTCAAGTAATGCGTGATAAGACCAAGTATTCTCGTAAAATTAAACATCAAAGGAGAAATGAATGGTAACTACATTGCTTACTTTTGCTGCGGTTATTATTGGTGGGCTTATTCTGCTTGTGGCAGCAGTTAAACTTCTTTGGTTGTTATGGTCAATAATTTGTGATTTAGGTGGATTAGTTTTTGCATTTGTTGTAGTAGTCATTATTTCTTTTATAGTTATGGCGATCCTGTAAGAAACTTCAATTAGGGACTTGACAAATCAGTATTCTCTTTGTATATTATATGTGTCGGTAGGGGAAACAACAAACAAAGGGAGAGACAAGATGGCAAAATTCAATGTTGCGGTTTCTTGGGAAATGTACGGTGTTGTAACCGTCGAAGCAAAATGTCTTGAAGATGCTATTCGGATTGCGGAAGAAGATGAGACTATTCCCCTTCCTGATGGTGATTATGTTGATGGTTCATTCCGTGCTGATGCCGATATTTCTTTTGAAATGAACTGATAGGGCTTGACAAATCAGTTTCTTTTGAGTATATTAGATGTGTAAGCAAGACAAACAATCCTTAACGAAAGGTGTTCAGATGAAGGCGAAGAAGATTGGTGTCGTAAAGTATCGTTCCCGTTCCGCGTATGTTCGGACCCTGCTCGTCAACAGCAATATGTCGGATTCGGAGATTGCTCGGAAGACTGGAATTCGACCACAAACTGTTTACGCGATCAAAATGCGTATGCTTGTTCGGGGTTAAGACTTTATACAACATCTCCGGTTCAGATTGATTGGGAAGGTATGTTATTACCTTCCCTTTCTTTTTGCCTGTCTTCTTAAACGATTAAATAGATGTTAAAACAAAGATGAAGATAGAGCTTGACAAACCAGCCTCTTTGATGTATATTATTCTTATGATAACGAACAAACACATATATGTTCAATGTGCCGAATGTAAAAGATGGGTTCCGTTTGAGTTCATTATATTTTCAATGTCTAACCAAGGCGAATTGGTTGATCTTAAATCTCGATGCGGGCAATGTTATAATAATGTTGTGCTGAGTTACAGGAGAAAGGAAGGGAGATAAGATATGATACTCTTTCGTGAATTGACCGCAGCAGAAGAAGTCGAGTTCCGCAAGTGGGCCAGAGAGAACTATAAGCCCCTCACCGAGATTTCTGGAGTCTGGCATCCGGTGGTGCAGGACGAGTGCGTCAAAATGAACAGGGAGAATGGATAATGGGCCGAATGGGACTTGAATCAATGCTTGAACTGACTGATGCCGACATTGCACTTCGTTGGCACCTTCAGTCCAACCACTACCCGCCGCTTCCCGGATGTGTGTTCGGCCTTGCCAAGCAGGCCATTGAATTGGCCAACGAAGGTGAATGGGATGCACAAATCGACTTGACTGAAGCCGGCATTTCTTGGCGTGGTCAGAAGTCTGCCCCAGTTCGGGCCTGTATTGAGGCTTGGCATCTGGATGGCTTTCTTCAAGATTACGAAGATTAGGACTTGACAAATCCGTTCCTTTGATGTATATTAGAAGTACAGAAAGGGAGGGAATATGAACGAGAATCTAAACGTGGTCGTGACCGAGGAAGACGGACGTTGGGACGACGATGAGTGGCTGACCGAGATGGCGACCATCAGCGCGATGGAAGATTCTCTAGAAATGGAGATCATTTAATATGTGTTCATCTTGTGAATCTCTTGTTATCAATGGATTACTTTGTCACGAACAAGGATGCCCAGAAGCTTGGAAAGATGAGAAAAGAGTGTGCCGGTGGTGCGGATGTGAATTTGAGCCTTCCGACAAAGATCAGGATTTTTGTTGTGAGGATTGTGCTCAGTTGTTTCACGGCGGCGGATATGATGATCGCAAAGATTTTGAAGTTCCTGAATATGATTGAAATGTGCTTGATAAAACAGTCTTCTTGATGTATATTGAATGTACAGAAAGGAAAACAAAATGATTAACTATCTTAATGATTATGTAGGTTCCTATCAACAGGTTGAGGGTGTGGAAGTCACCGAAAGCTCAGGCAACTGGGTCACGGGTCAGGTTGATGGACATTGGTTTCAATCCAAGGTCTATGTAAACCCCTCAATCTTCGGTATCAACGAAGGTCGGGTTTCCAAATTGATTATTTCCAAGACAAATGTTTGGCCTGGCTTCTATCGTGAAAAGCTCTTGTTCAACTATGACCGAGGGCTTGACTTTGGAAGCATCACCAGTGAACAGGTGAACAAGATTCTGATGGCTTTCTCCGTTGAAGAAGGGACTTGACAAGTTCGGGAAAACATTGTATATTGATATTGAAAGTCCAAATAGGACTCTGCAAACAACAAACCAATAAGGAGGGCCAAATGGCTAAGCAGAGTGTGAAGATTGAAGGTGTAGAGTACAAGTCTCGAACAGCCGCAGCGAAGGCTTTGGTTGCTGCTGGTAAGACGCTTGCAGAAGCTGCTGAGATGACCGGGATGACTTATCAGACTGTGTATGCAAATACAAAAGGGTCTGACAAAGTTGCTGGTCGAAGAGCGAAATATCGTGTTCTTGCTCTTGGTCGTAAAGGAAAACGTACAGCCAGTGAAATTGCGAAAAAGACTGGTATGAGCGTTTCAAAAATCGTTGCAATGCTCAAGAAAAATGGTATTGCAATCGTGACCAAAGAAAGTAAGTCCAATTCAAGTCGGGTAAATAAAAGCCGTAAGCAGAAAGTCGTTCATCCGGAAAATATTATAGATATTCCTGAGGTGATCGTCAATGATGAAATCCCGGTTGATGCAAATGCAGAAGCCTCAGCAAAAGCCGATATGGCATCTGCTCAGTAATTTCCTCATTTTATCCTTCCTTGCTTGAAAAGCTATCGGTTCTCGATAGCTTTTATTTTTTTATTAAAAGGACTTGACAAAACGACCCGAGTAATGTATATTAAGATTGCAAGCAGTTTCGGTAGTTGACTGCGCCGAGTTGATGCGGCTAAAAGACAAATCAAAAAGCTACCATCTTTAAAGTTGCTTCAAAGAAACCGGGATCGATTCCTCCCTCTCCCCTTCTCTATCGGTCCCGGTTTTCTTTTTTAGGGCTTGACAAATTGGTTTGCAGAGCTTATATTATATGTGTCGGTAGGGAAGACACAAACAATCAAAGGAGAAGGAAGATGTTCGCAACAATCGGTGGGATTCTGGTGACAGTGTTCAGTTTTATGGTGATGGTGGTTGTGACTCTGGTAACCTTCGTCGTGGCTCTCGTTCCTCAGGTATGGAGTCTGGCTATTCAGGTCTATAATACAATAGTGCCTTACTTGATTGCTGGTTACAACTGGGTAGCAAGTTTGGCTGCCTAAGAACCGAAGATGTGATCTAACTGGGGGAAGCAAAGGTTTCCCCTTCTTTTTTTACCCTTATTTAATCGCTTAAGAAGACAGGATAAAGCCGAGGGTTTAGTAAGCCAAGGATAAAGCCTACGGTGGATTTTTAAACGATTAAATAAAAGGACTTCAACTTTGGGGCTTGACAATCCTTCTTCCATAGTGTATATTGATAGTAAGAAAGGGAGGCAACATGAATTTCACTGGTGGTTGGACGAAGCGAGAGTATGACAACTATCGTGCCTTGGTAATCGCCAAGAGCGATATGGTTGAGAATCAGAAGAAGTTCCTTCGGCCCATTACAGATGCCGATGTTGAATTTTTGAAGAAGGCAATGGAAGCCCCTGACGTGAATCTGTTTGTTTCGGTGATGTAAGAAAGGGCTTGACAAGAACGGTTTCCTGTTGTATATTAAATGTATAGGAGAAAACAAAGAGTTAGACAAGGGAATGACATCATTTAACTAGTTGTACAAAAGTTTTGTTGAACCGTATTGGAGGCTTTTATGCTACAAGAAGATATAGAAAGTGTTGATTCGGCTTGGGGTGATATCGGTATGTCGCGACTCCAGTATCTTGCGTGGCTTCGCATAAAAGCAGCACTGGTGGAGTCAACAAAACCTTCATACAACACAGGCAGCCTGCAATTTTTCTGCTGTCTCGGATCGGAACATAAGTGCCCATTAAATGTCAATCGTGGGTATTGCGTGGCAGAGTCTTGTCAATATAGAGTCGCAGAAAAACAACAGGCGAGTGCCTGAAACGTTGTGATGCCATGCCGCCCGGCTTTTCTATAAATAGGTGCGGCGAAAGGAATCATATGAATATCGAAGTCATCGGCCCCGATCCTGTTGCGGAAGTCGTTGCCAATAAGTTGCGTAAGGTCGCCGCACAGAAAATCAAGGTAGCCGGTCGTCACAGCACACAACAAACAAATGCTGGCTCGGATGCCTCGACCCAAATGCCCGCTGACATTAAGGTAGAGGTTATATAGGCGGGCACTTCAGCATTTGTCAACGTTGGTGGAAATAAACTTTTCATTGGAGTTATATGCAGCACATACTATCACACATTCATAATGCTCAATTGGCTTTAAGTGTTGGAGATATTGGAAGTGCAGAGGCGGCACTTGTTTGTGCTGCAAAATTGATGGAAGCCTCCTCAAACAGCCTACAACAACTAAAGGCTGAAATTGCCTCACGTTTGCGTGATTACGATGAGTATACGTCCAACGGTCAGTATGTGTTGGCTCGACAATCTTTGCAGGCTATTCGGCAACTATCAGCCGTTTAGCAACACGTTGGCCAAAATGCCTGCCGAACCATCTTGTAGGCGGGCGAAAGGAGCAAAATGAAGTTTCAACAGGCATTCAAAATGGTGGCGGCAGCCCTGAAAAAAGACGAAGGGTATCGATATGCGTGGCAGTCGAATATCGCAATGGCTTTTGTTGACACGTTCAGGCAACAAGGCTGCCGCGATTCTTATAAAAAGCTGCACAAAGTGGCTAACGATGCAGCGATTTACTTTCTTCGACTTCTCGTAACTACGCCGGGTCGCCCGCTGGTAAAATTTGAGTCGGCAGGCACATCGGCCAACAAGCGCAAGCCGAAACGTGGGAAGCGTAGCACGGGGCGTACCGCATCGGCTGTGCGCTGAACGTTGTGCGAAATTTAACCGCGCTTTGAATTAATAGTTCGGCGCAAGGAGCAAAAATGAACTGCTATATTCTTCGCAAACTTGGTTACGAGCCTGTAGGCGGTTATCGTGATATAGAATTGGTTCGGGATTGTTGTGGTAATTATTTCGAGGTTACTCTTGATGGTAAGTTTACTCAAGTGCCTGCGCCGAAAGAAAATTAGGAGGCGCGGTTAAACATCACACAACACACGGCAAACCGTTGTGTGAAACTACGGTCGGCTTTTTATCATTATAGGAGCAATTATGCTTAACTCAATTTCAATCATCGTTTTGGTGGCAATCGGTTTTTTTCAAATGTTGGTTTGTGTGCGTAGTCAAAAGCGCATAATTGCTCTGGAATCTGAGGTAGCCTTCCTCCGCAACACACAACACCGCAAGGTAGAAATGTTGCGCCAATGTTTGAAGTGCAAGTGGTATCCCGATTGTCAGTTTAAGTTTGTAGATGATATTTGTGAACCAAGTAAGCGCAACACATCTACCGTTGCGTAAACGTTGTGCAAAATGTTGCTCTTAAATTTTTAAAGGAGGTATTATGTTGTGTCGTGTGATTATTGGTTTTGTTATTGGATGTTTCATTAGTTGTGGCATAAGCATTCTTTTTAATTTACCTCCATCTGCTGGTAGTGGGATTGGATTATTATCAGGGTTTATTTGTACAACAATAGCTATTAACATTTAGGTACTCGCAACACATCACACAACAGCGCAAGGGCAAAATGCACCGTTTGTGGTAAGGAGGAAGATAAACTTTTTTGTAGACGGTGCGCTTCGCCCATTGCGTAAACGTTGTAGGCAATGTGAATTAAATGGGGGTGATGTTTTATGACTCGGCTCGGTTTTTCCGCAATTCTGGGTATTTTGATGCTGTCGTCCGGGGTGTGGGGCGTTCAGAATAATCCGCCGGTTGTCAATGCCGGACACGATACGACGTTTCGACTTGGACAGACCTTCCGGTTTTTCGCCACTGCGACGGACGACAGCCTGCTCAATGCACAACTGCAATATCAGTGGACGCAGGTTGACGGGCCTGCCGGCGGAGCCGATATCCGGGCTCCGGGCGCGAAGTCGTCTCTGGTTGTGTTCTCGATGGCGGGAGCGTACGTGTTCCAGTTGTCTGCCTACGACGGAGAGTTTACCGTCGTTGACAGTATATCGGTAACGGTGCAGGAGGATGTTCCATTTCTCGTCCTGACGCCTACCGGCGGAGAGAATATCGAATTGGGTTCGACGTATGAGATTACCTGGCAGATCGGTCTTCAGGCCGACCTGCGCGTCGAACTGTCAACCGACGGCGGTATCAATTTCCAGACGTTGACGACCGCACGGCTCAGCGGCAGTTCATGGCTCTGGACCGTGGGCACCGATCTCCCGCAGTCGGACGCCTGTTATATCCAGTTGAGCAACTACGACAATCACAGTATCAGTACGCTTTCCGGATTGTTTTCTCTGGTGCCCAGGGCGGGTGTATTGGACAGCCGCCACAGACCGCCGGTCGCGGTGCGCCCCGGTCGACTGGAGACGTATTCACTTGACGGACGCCACCTTCCCGCCGGGGCCCTGCACACAAAGCGCTTGCTTAGATGTTACTAAATATAAAAAGAGTTTGACTTTCAAGCTCATTTGTTGTATATTATATGTACAAAAGGAGGGAATATGCGAAGAGTAGAAGTTGAAATAAGCGTAGGTGGTTCGGTAGAAGAGTTAATTTCTGACCTTCAAGCAGCTGCTCAAGACCTTCGAAATCAAGGTGTTCGGTTTGTTTTTGCTGAAATGTCAAATAAAAAGATTCCTTACTCTGATGGTGAAGAGTATCAAGTATTATGTCTGTACGGAAATACCAAAAATAGAGCTTGACAAACCGACTCGCTTGATGTATATTGAATGTACAGAAAGGAAAACAATCAATGAGCAACAAGTCAACCGCTGAGACGATCGCAAGGGAAACTGGTCGCAAGGCTGTGATGATCGCCCGCTTTGAGTCCACCGAGGACTTTGAGGCTGAGAGTCAGGCTGAGAAGTTCATGGACAAGAACGGCTACAAGATTGGCTCAATGTGTTGTGACGAGCCGATAGCTTGCGCCAAGAATGTTTCCTACATCGCCAAGTGGCGCAACATCGACCGTGCCGAGTGGCCGATGGTTCAGGCTGTGATTGTCAGTGAGAATATGCGGAACGGTCCGGCTGTCGAGTGCTACGAGTTTGTGTAATCAACTTCAACAAGCTTACTGGCAGCGTGTAGGACAAATACACAAAGGGCCAATGGTGTGCCTGACGGTCACGAACATTCTAGATAAGTAGTGGTCGTCCCGATGCTGGTTCGAATCCAGCCGCTGCCACCAAATACAAAAAGGGGCTTGACATTCAGGCCCCTTTGTATTATATTAGATGTACAGAAAGGGGAACGATATGTTCAAAGTTCTCAATCACATTCTCTCCTCAATCGTCCAGAAGAAGCTGACAAGGGCTTCGGCTGGTACTTCCTTTGTTCTTCCTCACTTTGGCCGAGTCGACTTCGGTGCTTTCCTTGGTCAGCGGATTGAGTTGGATTGGGCTTCCTTCATAGTCCGAAAGAACCACAAAGTCTTTAATGGCTTCCACCTTATCACAATTGAAAGAGCCTAACATGAAGTTCTACGTTCCTTATGTTTGCATTAGTGGCCAGCCATACTACTTGTCTGAAAAGGGCGAGTGGGAGTGGTATCCCGGAATTGAAAGCTTAATAGTCTACTCGCGAGACTGGAAGGGACTCAATTCAGTAAGTGCGGCCAGATACCACGCAGCGAAGCTTGCAAGGGAAGACGGGGAAGTAAATGTGGTTGGAACCATAACCATTGACTCTGTTAAATGGATGAAGTGGTTAAGAGTTAACTACCCACAGTCTCACCGAAAGAATCTAAAGAGGGCTTGACATTCAGGCCACTTTGTATTATATTAAAAGTGACCCGAGGGCGAGGTCGTCTTCTGGTTTAGCCGAGTAAATTAAGTGGAGCCTTTTGATAAGTTATCTTTAGCCCAAAGTGGTTGAAGGTTAGTATAGTGAAAACACTTAGCAAGTTCTTCCGGCTTTGTCAAGTCAAATGAAGAACAAGGTATTATATGGTCAATGTGCCAACCATATAGACCGTGGTTACTCCAGTTCATTCCTTCAGTGAACTGGCTTTCAAGGTGCTTGATAAGAGTAGGTAAGTCACAAAAATAAAACTTGACAGTCTGAACTTCCGAATGTATATTAATTAGTAAGAAAGGAGTAACCTATGGCTTACATGAGCCAGCAGAACAAGCGGTCACTAACCCCAGCCATCCAGTCCATACTCCGAAAGTACGGACTCAAGGCCACACTGGCCGTTCGTCACCACAGTACTCTGGTGCTGAACATCAAGTCAGGACCAATTGACTTTGTGGGTAACTTCAACCGGATGGTTGAGGCCGACCGTAACAACCGAAGCACAGTGCTTGACGGCCACCTGCAAGTCAATGAGTACTGGTTCCACGAGCACTTCACTGGTCAGGCCAAGGCTTGTCTGGCTGAACTGATAGAGGCTATGAATGTCGGCAACCACGACAACAGTGACGCCCAAGTAGATTTTTTTGATGTTGGTTGGTACACTCATATCAATATCGGCAAGTGGAACCAGCCATATACTTACAACCCAAAAGGATAAGCTATGCCCAAGCTTTCAGTCGGTGACATCTTCAGCGTACTGTGCAATAGGTGGAACCAAACTACTGTTCTGAAGTACTGGAAGGTAACTGAAATCGGGAAGAGTTTCTGGGACAATGGCTTGACCTACCAAGTTATTCTTTGCTCCAAGACTGGCAAAGAGTTCCGCAATACCACTGGATTCAGTACCACCATCGACCAAAAATTCGGAGCCCCTGATTCTCGTTATACCATTGTCAAGCAAGGCGGTACTGTTGGTGACAAGGCCAATATTGACCAAGGCATACTGACTGGCAAGACCAAGAGAAGGCTTCAGTATTTAAGAGCCAGAGTGGCCAAAGATACCGCAGAGATACAGAGAATAGAAGAACAACTTAACACAAAAGAATCTTAATGAACACAACCACTTACACCATACTCTATCGCCTGTTAAGGGTATTTGATATAGTATTAGAATCTTTAATATTAGTTTTAAAAACTATATTATACAGTATAGGTAGCCTCACCCGATCCCACAAGAAAGTATAGCTATGCTGGGGGAAGGGTGGCCCCCGGCTATGTACTGGGGCCATACCTTTTTTTATTATGGGGGGCCGGGGGAGGCTTGATTAACTTAAAAGAATATGGGGGTGGGGCCGGGGTATTCTAATGTGTAAGGGGGATATGGAGGGGCTTACATATAATAAAGGGGGTGGGGGCTGGGTATATGCTGGAGGTGGTAGGGGGCCAAATCCAGGTTATAGGAAAACCAAAAAATCGGGAAAATAGGGGGTTCGGATTTTCCGAGCCTTGACTATCAAGCCCGTTTTTCCTCAAAATCTTTGAAAGCCTTTTTTGTTCTTGTTTTTCCCCCAAAATCTTTGAATTCCACAAAAGCCCTTTCTCTTTGACCTTTATTAGTTCTAAAATCCATCCAATGACCCCTCCCCCCTTTTTCTAGGAAATTGTTAAGGAATCCCTTTGGGAACCTTGTAAAAATAAATTGGCTTCTTGACAATCTATGGACTTTGGTTTATATTGAAGGGAGAAAGGAGATATGGTTTTTAAGGGGGTAGAATATGCAAGTACTGATGTGCTTGGCTGGTAATAAAAGAATGACTGAAAGTAAAGAACATCAGGTGAATGGTGTACAGGTTTATACGGATTATTACTTTGTGTTGACTTGTAGCTGTGGTAGTTACTTTAGGAAGGTATCTTGTTGTGATGAATGTGGTAAGCCTCTTGTGAATGATAAGTGTGAAAATTATCATCCGAGACTGGAGTAAAAATGGAAGATAAGATAGAATATATTCTCTGTGCAGCCATTCATTTTAAGGATGGAAAGGAATACCTTCATCAGCCAAAGAATATAACGAGTGGTTATGTTGTTTGTGGTCGAAGGCATCATAACTGCTTTATGACAAGAAGGATCATTGAGGGAAGACCTGAGACTGAACCACCAGTACATATTGAGAATGTGCAGGGATTTGTTACAAGCTATGATAGATTCTTGAACCGACAGGAAGCCTATAAGTTGGCTGTTGATAATGGACAAATTGAGGATAGTGGCATTACAAAGACATTGCTGAGCGAAGATTTGTATTGACAAAATCGTTTTTTGGGTTTATATTAAGAATATGAGAAAAGAAACACAAAAGCATTTTGATAACATTATGGACTGTATGGCCGGTGCAGACGGTGGTGGAAGATTTCTTCGTCTGAAGTTTATGATAGAAGATATGGATAAAAGGGCTGATAAGGGAGAAGTTGGCGCTCAACAGATTGTTGATGTGATGGTTTACTTTTCAAGATTGATAGATGTGGCTAACAAGAAAGATATTCCCCAACAGAAGAAGAAAGAAGTCCTACAATGAAAGGTCCTAGCAATCCGGCTCTGAAAGACATCTTGGAAGTCCTTAACAACAGCGGTATCTTCCCGAAGGTTTATGATGATAGCTGTGTGTTGAAGACACTTGGAAGAACTGATCTTCCTTGTCCCACCGAATATCCTAGCAATAATGACTGCGGATTCTTTTGTGTTATGTGTGCGGATTTTATGGGAGCCCAGTTGGGTGAAGTGAACTTCCCCGAAGGATTCTCCGCACATATTCTGAACAGTATTGCACTTCATAAGGCCGGTATCAAAGTTGAACTTGCAGAAGTGAGGAAGTTCTAATGGCTAAGAAAAAGTTTGTGAAGCCTCCAGTCCCTGAATACCTAACTCTCAAAGTTCGTATTTGGGATGATCTTTATCCTGAAATGGCTGTACAGGACTATGAAGATGAGGATTCTTTTAGTGGATGGTCGGATATTCTTGTCAAGCATCCTATGAGGGAAACTGTTCTGCAAATGTTGCAGAAAAGAAGCAAGAAGATTGCGAAGGAGATTTATCAGCACGAAAAAGAATCCATTCGCTTCTTGAGTGCGCTTATTCTCAATGATGTTAAGTTTGACATTGAGAAAAGAAAAGGACTTCGTAATATGAAAGAGAACGAGAGAATGGAATTCAAGAATTCAGACAAAGCTATAGATAAATAATAGTAGAGCTTGATTAGTTTGAAAGAATATGTTATATTCATATTGAAAGGAGATTTAAATGAAAGACGTAACGAAAGTCTGGGATAAGCATTGTGAAGATGCTTTGGAAAGTATGGTAAATATTTTCCGTAGGTCTGTTATTTCTGATGCTGAATCATTCGCAACTTTTCGCAATCAGAATAATATAACTGCACAGGGGCTAGAGATTGCTTTGTTCAAAAGTGTTATGACTTTGAATGAAAGTAACAAAGCCGTTATGTTTAAAAGATTGGGTTTGGTTGAAGCAACAAGTTTGATTAAAAGTCTTGAAGATCGCGCTATCGCCGATGTTTCAATGTCTGTTATCGAAGAATTGGAAGAAAACTATGACAATCTTCCTCCCGAATTACAGGAAATTATTAATTTAATTAAAGATAAGCTCAGAGAGGAAGGTAACAAGGAGACATAATATGTTTTCATCTGTCATTCAACAAAAGCTACGCAAAAAAGGATTTGAACTTACTTGTAATGAAGAAAACATTTGGGTAAAAGAAGTTGGGGATCAATCAGTCACTATTTCTGGTGATGATAGTTTGATTGATGCTATCTGGCAAACCTTTGAAGGAGAGTTTGAGGAAATTTCAAGTCCTCATATTAATGAAATAATTACTTGGTCTAACCGCAAGTTGGATGAGTAATGAAATACTATATTGGATTTCCAATTTCTTTACACTGTAATCTGCGTTGTTTTTACTGCTTTAATCAAGAATTTTATCAATACGTTGATAACAATATCGGCAATAATAAGTGGCGTGATAAGCGTCCCTTCACTTTTGAAGATTACAGAAAATGGAGAAATAAGCATTTGAAAGATGCAACTGATATTGTTATGCATCTTTTCGGTGGTGAACCATTTTGTCCACAAAATGTTGATGATGTTTATTCCATACTTAATTTTATGGATAAGGAAAGGATTGATATTCTTTCTAATGGTATTTGTGACCCTTTAGTTATAAAAAGACTTGAGCCATATGTACATAAGTTCCACCGAATAGGATTTACTTATCATAGAGCTTGTTTGAAGGATAGTCCTATTCTTCAAGAGAGATATGAACAGAATGTTTTACTTGTTAAACAAATGGGTATTCCAGTTTATATTAAAGAATTATTGATAAAAGAAAATAGGGACTTGATATTTAATAATAAAAGATATTGGCTTTCCAAAGGAGTACATTTCAAAATTCAGGACTTCAAAGGAGTAGATAGAGGATTAAGTCAAGAAGAATATGCGAAGTATACTAATCTTGACCATTTACTAGTTGACCCTGAATATAAGCACGGTAAAATTTGTTCCTGTATGTCTGGGTATAGGAATATTTTTATCCGTGGATTTGATATGGCTGACGTTTGGCCAAAGGGTGGTGATGTAATAGCTTGTTGGCATTTCCCGACTGTTATTGGAAATATTATTGAAGACTGGTATAATCCAAATTATACTATTGAAAGAAATAATAAGGGAAAAATGATTGTTAGGGGAGTTCCAGAAATATTTCGTGGCACCAACGAAAAAGATTTACCTTGTTAAAACTCATTTAATTGTTCTCTCGTTACATAAATATTTATGATATTACTCCTTGACATTTTGCCCACAATGTATTATATTATTGTTAGACAGTAACGAAAAGGATGGAAGATATGAAAAATTTTGGTGCAAATAGATTGCCGGATGACTTAAACGAGTGGTGTCAACAGAACATTGACGAAGCGAAGCGAATGTTTGAAAGAACGGTCAATCGCAACGAAAAAATTATACGTGGTGAAAGTAATCAAATAAAGCACTTCGATCTTCCTAAGACGAATCGGGAAAAAGTGATTCAAAAGGACGACATTTTGAACTTGCAAATTATGTTGGGTCAGATTCAGTCTGTGGACGACTTTATCAAAAATATGTGAGGTAATTATGTTTCTTTTAATTGGTGATGTGCATGGATTATTTGAAAATTATAGAAATATTTTAAAAAAATTAAATCCCAATTTTTCACTGCAACTTGGTGATATGGGAGTAGGATTTCCGGAAAGTCAGGAACTTATTTTAAACGATATTTCAGGAAAACATTATTGGTTAAGAGGCAATCACGATAATCCGAATGTTTCTTGTAAACATAAAAACTATGCGGGTGACTATGGTATTCTAGAAGGAAGCTTTATCGGTAGAATCTTTAATAAGCTTTTCTTCGTCGGTGGAGCTTGGTCGATTGACCAAAATTGGAGAACTGAGAATGTTTCGTGGTGGAGGAATGAACAACTTTCACAGAAAGAACTTTGTGATGCTATTAATAAATATAAGGAAGTTGAGCCAGAAATCGTTTGTTCGCACGACTGTCCAACCTTCATTCTCAACTACCTTCATCCGGGTCGAATAATTCCTACAAGGACTTCGCAGGCTTTGGATGAAATGTTTCTGTCGAGAAAGCCGTCGTACTGGTTCTTTGCTCACCACCATATGTCGTGGAGAAAGAACATTGATGGTTGTACTTTTGTGTGTTTGGACGAACTGGAGACTATTGATATTAGCAAACAAATCGTGAACATTCCACAGTAAGGAGAATACTTATGTCATTAGTTTCAATGAATGTTTCTTTTGACAGCGAGTCTTTACTTAAACAAATTGGTGAAGACGAGGTCAGAGCATGGCTTGAGAAACAAGGCTATGCTTGTATGAGGTCTGATGAAGCATCAAAGTATGTCAATATAGAGAGGTCAATGGGAACAACGCCATTTTATAAGATGTTGGTTGATGCCATTGAATCTGGCAAGCTTAGCCTTGAATTGATTGTTGGTCATGTTGCCACAAGAAAGTTGATGCAGAAGGCAGAAGACGTATCCAAAAAAATAGTATAACAGCTACAAATCATTTTCCTTGACAAACCTTTTTTCTTGTATTATATTATAAGAAGAAAGGAGTTAATATGTTTACATATTGGAACAAAGAATACGGTTCTAAGGCTGAAGTTGTTCGTACTCTTTATGACCAAGGAAAGGTCACTCTTACCGCTCAGGATAAGAAAAGGGTAGCTGATGAATTGGGTATGTCTGTACAAACGGTACATGCTACCCTTGTAAAGTATCTTGGTAATACCAATAATCCTACTCCAAAGGTAACCAAAGAAAAGAAGGTTACGCCTGCTGTCATACAAGCAACCCATCGTCTGAATCAAAAGATATCCAGAGTCCGAAGCTCAGAAGGACCAATCTTCATTCGTGATAAGTCCGAAGAAGTTCAGATTGAATTGATGAAAGACTCGAATAAAATTGCGATACGGTTCTCCCCGAATCAGTGGGGAATGCCTGTTACAAATCCACCACTGTATGTTATTGACCCGAATTATGATCCTGACTGGGTTCCTCTGCCCGATGAAACCGTTGAAAGGTCTTGGTAGATGAGAGAACTATATTCTCTAAAAAAGCATAATCCAAAATGAACTACTCATTTACACAAATTCGTAAAGGTATCATTCTTGTAGAAGCTGATTCTCAGTATTCTCTTTGCTCAATGTTCTTACGCCCACAAGAGTTCTATGAGTCTTCTTATGAGAATATTTGTGGTAAATACTTTTCTCTTGAAGAATATATGGACACTTATGCAGAAGATAAAGGCAATTTTACTTATTTTACGGATTGGAGTGGATTCAATATTCCTTCTTCAGTATTCAAATCATTCATAGAACATTTTAAGTATAGTATGAGTGCCAAGGAAAATCTTCTTGTTTCTTCTATTCGCAATCTGATTCCGAATTTTGAAGGAAGGTTCTATATTATTGGGGCCTGTAAAGGAAAGACTAATAAGGAAACTATTGAACACGAAACTGCACATGCCTTCTGGTACTTTGATGCGGGTTATCAAGTAAGGATGCGTCAGCTAATTCATAAACTGTCAAAAAACTTGTATGATGATGCTTTTTATTCTTTGACTTCATTAGGATATGACCAAATTGTTGTTGAAGATGAAATACAGGCTTATCTTGCAACGACCAGTCGTAAAAAGATTCTCGATGTGCTTGGATGGAGAAAGTATCCACGAATTCAAATTCCACAAGAGATAAAGAAGTTTTTTAAAGAGTACAGTTTAACTTATAAATAAAAGTGGGTTAATTTATGAAGACCAAAATTGGCGAATTGGAAAAAGGAACTTCTTTTATTAAGAAAGGTGTTTGGTATAAGAAGGTTAATGACAAATGGTCTAGTCAAAGTATACAAAATAAAAGTTATTGTATTGGTTTGAGTCAATTTGGTGTTTTTACATTTTTTGGAAACAACGCAGAGGTAGAAATAATAAATGAGTCTAAAGAATTTTTTGTCAGGGAAAGAACTAGTAAATAAGGCTAAGGAATTCGCCACTTTCAAACACGAAGGTCAGTTTAGGAAGTTTGGTAAAATTCCTTATATTACACATCCAGCAATGGTTGCTGGAATCGTTGACCAAGTTGGTGGTAGTTCGGAAATGGTTGCTGCTGCTTGGCTTCACGATGTTGTTGAGGATAGTGGTGTTTCATTAGAAGAACTTCAAGAAATATTTGGACAATCCGTAGCTTCTCTTGTCAAGGAACTTACTAACCCAACTGATTTGGATAAATCTAAGAAAGGGCAATTTCTTCTTAATAAGATGAATACTATGTCTTCCGATGCATTAACAATAAAGCTTGCCGACAGACTTACCAATGTCTCAGATTTTGTAATGGCCAACCCTTCATTCGTTCAGAAATATGCTTCTGAAACTAAATTTATTATGGACGGGTTAGAGGAATATGAAAGACCTTTAACTCCTCAGCAGTTTAAACTTATTGCAAAAATAAGAAAAAATATTGAACAGTATGATATTAATTAAAAAGATTTTAAAAATTTTGTTTTTATTATTTTTACTAAATCAATTACTTATTGAATTAACTATTGATAATTTAAAAGAATATTTTAAAAATTAAATGAGGCAATAAATGGAAATATCTAAACATCCAGAAATGGGTAATATTATATCATCAATTAGAAAGATAGCTGAAGAAATGCCTTGTGATGAGTGTAAGGATTTGAAGGACGATTTAAACGCGGCTAAGTCTAGAATGATTCATTGGAAAGAAAAATATGATGAACTTAAAAATGCAATTACTAAAGCCGTGGATGAAATCAATCTTTCAGAAAGACCATTTGAAGAGTTAGCTCATGAATTTTTTGAAAGTGTTAAAAATATCATTGAAAGAGTTGATGAATGAAAGGCGAAACAATTACTTCTTTACTTGTGGGATTAATTTTGATTTTAGTATTCGGTTTATTTACAATCCCTCTTATTAAATATAATGCTTTTTCTGGGGAAAAAAGTGATTTTGTTCAGCCCGTTGTTGGTGAAGATACTATAACTCCAATTTTAGACTCTCTTGGTAAACAAGTCCCCTGTTCTGAAAAAGAATGATCTTGACTTTTTGTCTCCTTTGTATTATATTATAAACAGGAGGTAAGAATGAATTCTTCAAAGTTTACGATTGAGAGTCCTTATGATATGGATGCATCCATCATTAAGGAACTTGAAAAGTTAGCTCAGAAATTCAATAAGAAATATTCCACTCTAGTCACTTGGACTAAGACCGAAAAAGAAGTTATGAAAACTTCTACAATCGGTCTGACGTATCCGGTGACTGTTTGCGTTTATGATATTACTGTTAAGGTGCCGGTTATCAAGTGGAAGGGTTACGAGTACGTTGCAACATTGAAGAAAGAGATTGGTGACGAAAAAGAAAACCAAGTCTTCTCAATGATTGAAGAAGACTTCTCTCCTTATTTCAAAGCTGCTTTCAGATGCGACCACTGTGAAACTCACCGTTTTAGGAAGACAGTACATCTATTCAGGAAGTCAACTGGTGAAGAGTTGATGATCGCCAGCACTTGTTCCAAAGAATATTTTGGGATTGATGTAACTAATAAGATTTGCAATCTTTTTTCGTTTTTCTCAAATGGTGATGTTGATGGTTTCCTTAGAGGTTTGACTGACTTGTATTGGAAGAAGTCTCATCCTTTCAATAAGGAAACTTTCTGTAAGCTCTGTTATGGCATCATCACACGGGATGGCCATTATATACGTGGTGGTGGAACAACTTCTGAAGCTGACCATTACATGGACCTTTCTTTGAATCTGAATTCAGTTAGTTATGTTGACAATATTAGAAGTGAATTTGGTAATGTTATTAAGCTTGCTGAGAAGTTTGATTACCAGAAGATGGTTGATTACTGGAAAGGCAAGAAGAATCAAGATACATTCACGAATAATGTTTGTGTGGCTTTTGAAATGTATCGGCCACAACATGGTTATCTTGCTTGGGCTGTCTTTGACTATATGAAGAATGTTGAGGGATTTGGAAAGGCTGCTGAAGTTCCTATCAACAGTAATCACGTTGGAGAAATTGGAGAAAGGATAGTCACTGAAGTTAAGATAAACAATATTCGTGCAATGGAAACAAGCTGGGGATTTACTCGGCTTGTTGAAATGATTGATAAGAATGGCAATGTTCTTAACTGGTGGACTTCTAAAGATTTTGAAGAAGAAAAGGGAGACACTGTTAAGATAACTGGAACTGTTAAAGACCACGGGGAATTTCGTGGTGTAAAAAATACTGTAATCAAAAACTGTAAAATGGAGAAGGTAAATGTCTGAACTAAAGGTTGAAGTTGTAAAGATTGATGAAATCAAAGTGCATCCAAATGCTGATGCTCTTGAACTTGCTATTGTCAAAGGATGGCAGACTGTAGTTCGTAAAGGCGAATTCAAAGCCGGCGAACTTGTTGTTTACTTTCCTCTTGATTCGGTTCTTCCCGAAAGGCTTTCTGAAGCTATTGGAGTAACCAAATATCTTCATAATGGAAGGGTTTGTGCTGCTAAGCTTCGTGGTGAGCCATCTTATGGGCTACTTTGGAATAAGGATAAGGGAGAAGACTATATCTACCCGCCTCCTTTTGACAAGAGGAACTTTGGTGAAGGTACTGACCTGACAGAAGGATTTGGAGTTACTAAGTGGGAACCACCGCCTATCTTCAACAATGAAGATGCCGAAAGACCTCACGTTCTATTGGAGAAGTACACCGACATTCAGAATATGAGGAATTTTCCTAACATCATTCTTGAAGGTGAGGATGTTGTTATGACTGAGAAGCTCCACGGAGCGAATCATAGATGTGCTTATATTGGTGGCGAGTTTATGGTTGGTTCTCATACTATGAGGAAGAAAGAAAATGCTCAGAGCCGTTGGTGGAGTGTTTTTAGTGATAATATGAAAGAGCTTGTCAAAACTGTTTCCAATGAAAATGGGAACTTGCCGGTCATTATGTTTGGTGAAATCTTTGGTTGGATTCAGGACTTGCATTATGGATTCAAACAGGGAGATTTTGGTTATCGTTGCTTTGATATTCGTGTTGGTGCAAAGTATATGGACTATCCTGCAATGATTGGAACTTGTGGTCGCTTCAATGTTGATGTTGTACCAGTTCTTTATCGTGGTCCTTTTTCTATGTCTGAAGTTATGAAATTTAGCAATAGTAAATCTCAGATTGCCGGTGCAGACAACATTATGGAAGGTGTTGTTATCAAACCAGTACTTGAAAGATTTGATGCTAAAGTTGGAAGAGTTATACTCAAATATGTTTTTGACCAGTATCTTACTCGTAAAGGAGGCACCGAGTTCAAGTGAGAAAAAGATATTTCAATCAAATTACAAGTCGTAGTTTTGCAGAAGAACTGGTTAATACATTTCAAAAAGAATCCCACATTCCCTTGTACTGGTCAAGTAGTATGGGGTATGATGTTGGAGAGGCTTTTCAAAAGAATCATTCTGGAGTTGGAAACTTCTTTGAAATGGTTTTCTTTAAAGTCTGCAAGAGTAGAAAGATTCCTTGTCAGATTATTCAAGAGCATGATGCTGACTTTCTTATTGACGGAACCCGTTTTGAAATGAAGACCACTAAAGAAAATAAGCAAAAGAGTCTTGTATTTTGTGGAACTGGAACAACGATTAAAAATCCTTATAAGAAATGTGGCAATTATATTTTAGTTGGTTATAAGCTTGATAATGATAGAGTGATTTCAAATCGTTCAAGAAATCGTGGGTTGATAAAAGGATTTTTCTATTCTGTCAATTGTGGCATTTTGAAGTCTGCAAATTGGCGCAATAATTGTGTAACTAGTACAGGTATTCAGTTGTTTGCTCCAAATAATTTAATTGGTAAAATTCAAAAGACAATCGTAATGGGTAAAGTCCAAACCCGAATAAAGAATATCAAATTTACTACTGAGGAAGTTTGCATATGAATGAATCAACTGAAAGAACCTTTAGTTCAAACGTACAAATGAAGCTTACTTGGAATGATTATATTCTGATGATTTTGAAGCTTATTGTTCTAATTAAAGAATCTGGCAAAAAGATTGATTATGTGTATGGTGTTCCAAGGGGAGGTTTGATTCCGGCAGTTATCATATCTCATTCTTTAGAAGTTCCCATTCTAAGCAACTTTATGGATGGTAAAGATGGAACTGTTCTTATCGTAGACGACCTTGTTGATACAGGTAAGACTATTATTGACTTAATTTCTATTAGAAAGAATATGGACATAGTAGTTGCAACTTTGTTTAAGCATAAAAAATGTAGAGTGTTTCCGGATATTTTTGTTGAAGAAAATACAGGGTGGATTCATTTTCCATACGAGAAGGAGCTAGCATGAACGATATTCGTAGAGTCCTTAGTTACAATGATGTTCTTCTTTGTCCTCGTTGTTCTGAGCTTGAACATTTGAGCGATGCGGATATTAAAGTAGATTGTGGTTGCCTCGCAGGTGTTTATCCGATAATCAATGCTCCTATGGATAAGGTATGTTCTGTGGATTTGATTAAGTTCATGGATAGACTTAGATGCCCAACCACGATTCATCGTTGGTTCAACTCACCAGAAGAACAGATTAAGTTCTTTGAGGACTGTGATATTCAAAATGAATTGAGGTGTTTTGTATCGGTTGGTAATGTGGCTAAGTGGAAGGATTGGATTGATAAACTAATCGACTACCGTGCCAGGACTGGTAATGTCTTTAGTTTTCTTGTTGATGTTGCCAATGGTGATACTAAATCGACAGTTGATACTGTCAAGTATATAAAAGCTGCAAATTGGTCGAATATTATGGCCGGTAATGTTGCTACTAGGAGTGGATTCCGTAGGCTTCAAGAAGCTGGTGCAAACTTCATAAGGGTTGGTATTGGTGGAGGAAGTATCTGTTCGACTCGTTTGAATACGGGGTTTGGTATTCCGACACTAACTTCGGTAATGGATTGTGCGAGTGTTAAGGATGAAGCCTGTATCGTTGCGGATGGTGGAATAGAAAGTTCAGGAGATATTTGTAAAGCCATGGCCGCAGGAGCAGATTTGGTCATGCTTGGAAAGATGTTGGCTGCAACTAGTCTTTCCAATGGAGCAAAGGTTGAAGTTGATGGTCAGAAGTTTGTCAGATATAGTGGAATGGCTTCAAAGGAAGCCAATGAGAAACTCAAGAGTAAGAAGTCTGTTGTTTCAATTGAAGGAGTATCTGGTCTGATTCCATATACCGGAGAAACTGAAGAAGTGGTAAATAATATCCTTGGCAATCTTCAATCTGCTGTTGCTTACTATGCGGGTTGTCGTAACTGGAAAGAATTCAAGAGAAGTGTAAAGTTCCTTGAAATAACCCAGCAAGGATGGGAAGAAAGTAAGACGAGGGTAAATCTATGATATTTGCTTTAGATGAAGATATGGATGAACAGTTTGCTATTTGGGATAAAAACCACAAATGTAAACTGAAAGAGGACTGTGGTGCTATTGGTGGAAGATTGACTTTCAGTTTTACTCCAACAGGACTTGGTACAATAATAAAAGTTAAGTGTGCCTGTGGAGAAGAAATTGATCTTTCGGATTATAAGGAGTGGTGATGGATATACAACAATCTTTAAGAATTTTTGCTAGAACTTTTGGTTATATTCTTCAAGAAAATGAAGGAATAGTAACCGATGATATTGATGGAACAAAGTATTACGTTTATAGACACGAAAATCAAATTAAAATAAGTAATGCAAATGATACTGAAATGATGAAATCACAAAATTTTAAAGTTGGAAATTGGATATGGTTTCATAAAACAAAAGAAGAATGTGTTGATGCCATAATTGATGATTTCAAAATTCAAAAAGAAATTGAAGATTTGACAAAAGGAAATTTGAATGAAAATACTAAACTGTGACATCCTTGATGGCTTCAAAACTCTTGAAGATAATTCTATTGACTTGATTTGTACTTCTCCACCTTACAATGTTTCAATAGAATATGACTCTTGGAATGATAATATTCCGAAGAATGAATACTTTACTTGGGTCCGGAAGTGGCTATCCGAATGCTATCGTGTTTTGAAGCCCGATGGTCGTATTGCTATCAATGTTCCTTTTGAAGTGAACATGAAAGCAAAAAATCATCAAAGAGTTTTTATTGCTTCTCATTATTGGCAAATAATGGATTTAATAGGTTTTAATTGGAGTGGAATAATTAGATTGAATGAAATAGCAACTCAAAGAGCTAAGTTTACAGCATGGGGAAGCTGGATGTCTCCTTCAATGCCATACTGCCATAATGCTGAAGAATGTGTTATTTTATCTTATAAAGAAATTCCTAAAAAATTAGAAAAAGGAAAAACCGATTTAACTAAAGAAGAATTTGTTGAGTATACTTCAGGGGTTTGGAGTTACCGAGCAGAAACACAGCCATTAACTAAAGTTTGCTTTAGTGAAGATATTCCTTATAAAGCTATAAAGCTTTTGACCTGGATTGGTGACACTGTTTTAGACCCTTTTAGTGGTTCTGGAACAACTGGACTTGTTTGTGCTAAACTTAAAAGAAATTTTATCGGTTTTGAGATTTCAAAAAATTATCATAAAATCGCAACTAATCGTATACAAGATTATGTTGATAGACAGAATTGTTCTTTAAGAGACATGATATTTTAAATAAAATTCTTCCCAGTTTTCTTTAGTTGGAAATCTACCGTATATGCTATGAATGCTTTTACCATTTTTTGCATTATGATGTTCAAAACATAATGTAACTATATTATCAGAATCACATCTTAGCTCTAAATAATGCTTAAAATCTTGAATATGATGTCCCTGTAATTTTTTAGTTGATCCACAAATTAAACATTTACCATCTCTTTGTTTTGCGAGTTTTTCGGCTTTATTATATCCTGATAATAGAATTCTATTTTTACCAGTTAATCTTTCTTTTTGAGTTAAATTAGGATTCCAACACGGATGATTTTCTCCGTGAAAAACAGGTCTTGAACATGGAACGCAAAAGTTTCTATATGCATTAAATTCTATAGTTCTTTCTTTCCCACATTTGTCACATTTACAAAAAACTTTGATGTGGCTATTTTTATGTAAATCGGAAACTTTGACTTTTATTTTAGTTTCTTTTTGAATACATGATCGGTTTTTGTTATCAGTATATTTTGGTATTTTATAACCTAGACTTTCATAGTGTCTAATATTTCTTGGATTCAAAGTAATTAAAACGGTTTTTGAAATTATCACAAAATCCTCCTTAACAGGAATTGAGGTAATGTATAGAGATAATCCTTGGTTAAGGCAAAGAAACGAGGATCAGTCGCTGTCTCTCTACACAAATATATTTATACTTTTGACAAAACAATATGAAAATGTTATCTTATTAGAGGGTTTAATTATGGAAATTTCTTCTAACTTTTGGAGGCCATCGCTATTAGCCTCACCGAATATACCAAAACCTTTACACACTTTGAATCCAAGAACGATTCTCGGTAGATGGTGGTGGGATGAACAAAGACAGAAAGCCTACGCTAAACATGACTATAGATGTTGGGCTTGCGGTGTTCCTAAAATCAATGCGGACTTTCATAAGTGGTTAGAAGCCCACGAAGACTACAATATTGAATGGGAAACTGGAAGAATTGAACTAAGAGAAATCGTAGCCCTTTGTCACTCTTGCCACAACTTCATTCATAGTGGAAGGCTTTATAGCATCTATCAAGAAGGTCATATCGGTAAGGATGGAGTTCGCCAGATTCTTGAACACGGATTTGGAATTTGTGAAAGGAACAATGTACAACCATACTTTGGTGCATTTATGACCTTGAATCTTATCAACGGGCAAAGCCCAGAAGAAGCAATAAAAAATGCAAAGAAGAAAGGTTGGTTTCCTACGATAGAAGCTCCTTGGGAAAATTGGCACTTAGTCATTGAGGGTCAGAAGCACTATTCTCCTTTCAAGAATCTATTGGAGTGGGAACAATATTGGGTTTAGAAGATTCCCCTTGACTTTCCCCCGGCCGTGTTGTATATTAAACTTATAGAATTGAGGAAATATGGGATTTATAGGTGAAGAAATAGACATTCAATGTGGTAAATGTAATACTATTTATGAAACAAATACTATCAATTTGGATCATATTCCTGGTTGTCATCCTTCCGATCCTTCATTTACTTTTCATTTATGTAAAAAGTGTGGTAATAAGATTGAAGTTTATTGGGAAAGAAAAAATATAAGTCGGAAAAGAAAAAGAGAAGAATGGGTAACAGAAATGAAGGCTATTAACGGTAAAGTCTCTTATTCAATAAATAGAATATAATTGGAGGATGGTAATGTTTGAGATTGTTGGTAAGTATACGAAGGCTAAAGTAATGATTGACAATGTTGAGGAGTCTTGTGTTGCTCAAATTACTCAAATGTCTAATCATCCTGCTTTTACTAATCCTATTGCTATTATGCCTGACTGTCATTCTGGTAAGTCTAGCTGTATTGGATTTACAATGGAAATGTCAGAGAAGATAATTCCCGCCGTTGTTTCTGTGGATATTGGCTGTGGAATGTTGGCAATCAACATCGGCCAGAACCTTCCTATCGCTTTGGAACAGCTTGACCACAAGATTCGTCAGTCAGTTCCTTTTGGTATTGAGACTCACGATAAGTCCGTTCTCAATATGGAAAGGGATTTCCCATACCGCGAAGTTCGTGGATTGGCTCATAACTTCTCATTGGCCTACAATCAGAAGTTTGGAACCAACTCGTACTTTGATGGATATGACTATCGTTGGTTCGTTCAGAAGTGCAATGACATTGGTGCTAACCTTGGTCGTGCTGTTAAGTCACTTGGTTCGCTTGGTGGGGGTAACCACTTCATTGAAATTGGAAAGGACGACAATGGTAACTATTGGATTGTAATTCACACTGGTTCTCGTAACTTTGGAAAGTGTGTATGTGACTATTGGCAGAATATGGCTTCTTCTGTTGTCCGTAAGGATAAGCAGGATTTGTTGAAGTCTCGTATTGATGAAATCCGTAAGACCTATACTGGTATGGAAATCAAGGCTCAAATCAAGAAGGCTCGTGCTGAGCTTGGTTTGGATGCTATTGTTTCCGACGAGCTTCAGTACCTAGAGGGTGAGAATGCAAACGGATACTTGTATGATATGATTTTCGCACAGAAGTATGCGGAAGTCAATAGGGCTTATATCGCCTCAGCCATTTTGAAGATTCTTGGAGTCAACGAGATTGACAGGATTGAGACTGTCCATAACTTTATTGACTTCCGTGACTTCATTATCCGTAAGGGTTCTATCCGTTCTTATAAGGGTGAGAGAATGATTATTCCCGGAAGTCCTTCTTTTGGTTCTTTAATTTGTGAGGGGAAATCAAATACTGAATGGAATTGCTCGGCTCCGCACGGATTTGGAAGACTAATGTCAAGATCGCAAGCTAAAAAAACTATTACTGATGAAATGGCTAACGAAGCTATGAAAGGAGTTTACGCATCACAAAAACCAAAAGACGAGTCTCCTTTAGCTTATAAAAATCCAGAAATAATTGAAAAAGCTATTGAGCCAACAGCTAAAATCATAAACAGAATTATACCAATTCTGAATATGAAGGCTGGTGATGGTTATGATAGGGATTAAATATAAATACTTATAGGATGAGTTGGGACAGAGGGTAGCTCCCTTTTCCTGCCCATAACTGGATTACCAGCCCATCTCATACAATAATCCTTTATGGGAGGTTCCTATGAGTACTTATATTATCTACGAAACTTTATGTTTAGAGAACTTAAAAATTTATATTGGACAACATTATACATCAGCAGATGATGGTTATTTAGGTTCTGGTAAAGTTTTTCAAAAAGCATTAAAGAAATATGGTAAAGAAAAATTTCAAAGGACGACAATTGAATTTTGTACTTCTGCTGACGTAAACGAAAGAGAAACTTATTGGATAAATCAATTAAGTGCTACAAATCCAAATATTGGTTATAATATTTGTACTTTTGGAAACGGTAATTTTAGACAAGGTACAAATCCGTGGAATAAAGGTAAAGTAGGAATTTATAAAAAAGAAACTTTAGAAAAGTTAAGAATTGCTGGAAAATCAGAAATAAATAGAAAAAATCATTTAGGAAATAAAAATGGAAAATATAAAAATATAGATGAAGATGTTATTAAAAAATTTATTAACTTTTATAATCAGGGATTTTCTATTTATTATATTTGTACAAAATTAAAAATTGGGCGTAAAAAAGCTTATAACTTGTCAAAAGAAATCTCTGATAAACTTTTAAGTCAAAAAGAAATTGAATATAAAGAAAAAGAATGGTTAAAATCCGAAATCAAAATCTTTGGTAATAAAAGAGGATTAATTTCTTATCTTTCTAAAAAATATAATAAATGTAGAAAATATTTTAGAGACTTATTAAAATCTTATAATCTTTATAATTAATAGACTTGACAAAATTGGTAGAATGATATATATTAATAGTATTGGTTAAACTTTAATCTGTGAGGGTAGTTCTATGAAGAAAGTCGTTAAGGCTGTTGTAATCGGAGTTGGTGTTGCCGCCGCTATTCTTGCTGTTTTGAAGATTGTCAAAACTGTTGGCAAGAAGAACGTAAATGTTCCAAAGTTCTGGAATGACTATTCCGAAGATAATGCTTTAGGAATCTAATGGTCACTGATGTAATGAGAGAAGTACGTCGTTGGGGAACTAAATACCCAGTGACAACTTATCGTATTGAAAAAGTCAAGAATGAGAAAAAGGCTAATAACAATAAGCCTAAGGAAAGACAATATGAGGTAGGTAATCGGGTTTATATAGCTTAAAGTCTTCAAGCCTCCGTAATCATACTCCAATTCATTTGCTATTCGTGAATTGTGAACTTAAACCAATAAGGAGTATGAATTATGGAAACTACAATAGTAATCAGCAAAGAAAAGTATATAGCTCTCAAAAATGAGCTTAAGTCTCTCGCAAAAGAGATAAAGTCTTCAAAGCATCAATACAAAGAACAACAGTCTGAAATCAGTAAAAAGAATATTTGCTACTGTTGGGGTAAACCTAATGGAGAATGGCAAAATCTTTGGAACTTAGAGTCTAAAAGAAAAGAACTAAAGTTTCAAGCCAGACATAAACTCATTATATATGCTTTAATGAAAGGTAGAAGTTATGAACAAATTGAAAGAAAGGTTAGAGAGAATAATTCGCTTGATTGGGCTTATATCAGGAGGCTCCAAGATGAGCTTGCCTCTTGATCCCAGAATGTATATTATTCTTCGAGAAGACCTTAGTTTCAAGTATATTCAGGGAGGTCATTCATTGGCCTCCTTTGCCTTAGAGCATCCTGACCTGTTTAGGCAATGGAATAACGGATACCTTATCTGTCTTTCTGTCTTTAATGGGTTAGCATTAAATGACCTTCTTATTTCCATCAATGGTAAGGTGACATGCTCAGTGTTTTATGAGCCTGATCTTCAAAGTACTTTGCCAACGGCTATCTGTCTTTTTGACGATGGAAAGAATGGATATAGAAATTATTTGAGAGGTCTTTCTTTAGCAACGAAATAAAAAAGCCTGTATAGCTCAGCGGCTAGAGCGGGAAACTCTAAATTTCTGTCTGCGCGGGTTCGATCCCTGCTACAGGCGTTTTATTTATTTTCTTTTGGTTCCTCAATTGGTTGCTCACCAGTTAGAAGCTTTGTATAACAATCTTCTGAACAAACTCCGTATTCTGCAAAATGAACTGTTCCATACTTCTTTCTAACACTTTCATAAGTATATTCCTTTCGACAAAAGTTACACTTCATTTTTAATCCTCCTTCTTTTTGAATATCATAAAATAAATATGAACTATTTGGGCTCTATCATAAACTTCACAAGTGTTTGAAGGCTTAAAGAAGTTATAAACTATATTGTCAAATAAATAAAATCCTGCATCTGAAAAAACGTCCCACACTTCAAAACTACCTTGTAATCTATTAGAGCCCTTTTCCTTGAAATCATTCATCTTTACGATTACTATACCTTCTTGTTTGACTAGATTGGAGAAGGCTTTTGAGGAGTTGAGTGCATCTTTGTAGAAGTTTTGATTGCGCGGTGGTTCATAGACTATTATATCAAACCTATTATTTGATACTGTACCAGTTAGATTTTTGGTTTTGTCAATATGGAAAAGTATTGAATCTTTTTCGGAAAGCATAAGGGAGTATGAACAATCAAGTATTCTTGACCTGAAGTTCCTTCCCTTGTTGGGGTCAAAATAACCTAATACACGATTGAAAGCTGTTGATAAATCACATCCATCGCTAATAACTGAATTGATGATTTGTCTTCCAAGTAATGATGAATTATACATTATTTATATCTAGTAAGGATTTTTTTGACCTGTTAGAACCTTTGCCTTATCAGATTCATTAAGATTCTTTTTCCAAGCTTTTTTGCCATACTGATAATCAAAACCGCCAACTACATCGAACCCACCGTGGCCACCTACCATATCAAAGACTTTCTCTAATTTTCCTTTACCGCAACAGGGACAGACTTCGGGATGCCATTGGTCTTTTGCGATTGAGAAGCTTTCAAAATATTCTTCTTTAAAGTTACATTCTGGACACGAATAGGTATTAGTGGGCATTATTTCTTCTCCTTCTTTAAGTGTTCAATAGAACCTTTTAACTCTCCACTCATCTTATCTAATATCTTTATATTATTAGAAACTAATGCAAGAGAAGATGCGATAGACTTACTTACGGTAAGTTCTTCTGTGGCTTCTTTAATTGATTTCTGGCTTTCTCTAAGATTCTTGATTATTTCAGTAAGAGTTTTGGATGCGAGGTTTATTTGGGTAGAGTATCTTCTAAGAATGCTAAGTTCGGCTGTTTGTTTAACTACTCCATCTAAAATTTCTCTGTCTTTCTTAGCAATATTCTTTTGGCCTTCGTAGAACTCTTGGTTGATTTCTACAAACTTTTCAAGTAGATGTCCAAGACCTGTTATGAGTTTTGAAAGAAATCTTAGAAGGAAGAATAAGCCAACTATGAGAAGAGTAAGAATAATTGTTAGTGCTAAGTTCATTATAGTTTTCCTATAAAATTATATTTTTGTAAATTATCAAATTTTTTATATTGAATCGCTTGGTATCCTGATTGGTTTAATGGTTCATATATTTCTTTGTGGTAAGCTCCTTCACCACTGAAAGAATTGCAAAAGAAATCTGAGTAATCTTCTCCTTTGTTTCTTAAATCTGCAACTATTCCACCGGCTGTTCTAAAACTACAAGAGTATATATCTTTGTTTATTTTATTGTACCAGATAGTATTGCAAAGGCAATCGTAAAGCTTTTGGGCGAAGTTTGTATCTTGAATCTTTTCGGAGAATAGTTTGACAAGTACTTTTTTGAAAGAACTTTCTTCTTCTTTTCTATAGCTCTTTTTGATTCTTATTGTCACTTTCCTTGCTCCTTTAAATATTCCTTAAACTTTTCGGCCCATTTATTTAGTTCGTTTGGGTCTTTAGCAAGTAATTCTAATGTCTGTTGTAGCTTAGATTGAAGTGTATCAAAATCCAAAATCTCAAGTTCATTCCACATTTTGTATAACGAAATACTTACATGTATCCAGCCTTGCTGAAGACCCTGGCGAAAAATTTCCAATTCTTTTGGATTGCCTTGACCAGCTTGTAAGTTTTCTGGTTTAGTTGGTTCTTCTTTCTTACAAACTTTATCGTAGATGGCAAACATCAAAAGAACTGCTAAACATAAAAGTATGAAGATAGCAGTTTGCATATTTTTCACCCGATGTATTTATAAAAACTAAAAAACGGTTTAACCCCTTTTGGGAGTTAAACCGTTTCCCTAAGCCTTGCAGCTTACTGGGGGATAGCAACCTTGTACTTCTCAAGTTTCTTGAGCATAATACCCATTGGAGTGAAGTCTTCGGCCTTCATAATGGCTTCAAGGATGCTCGGAGAGAATCCAGAAACCATACCAACGTCCTTGTGAGTGACTGTTGCTGGTGAACCGGCATAACCAGAAAGGTTCCAGTAAACAATCTTTGGACGAGTGTATCCGGCCTTTTCCCACTTCTCAAGGCAATGCTCAACAACAGTCTTGCCGTTGGTTCCATCTGGTACGCCGTGGAACTGCATATCAGAGATAATAAGAATCATATTCGGAACCTGCTCATTCGTAGCCTTGAACATCTTGGCGTGGTTGAGCAACATATCAAGTGCAGTGTCAATACGAGTACCACCACAAGCACCATCAAAGATTCCCTGACCATATCCGAATCCACGACGACGAGAAGTTACCTTCTTACCGTAGCCATAAGCCTCGGAGAAAGTCATACCAGCCCAGTCAGTCAACTTGGACTCAGACTCAAACTGGATGAACTTACGGTGGAACGGAGAATCCTTTGGAATACGGTCTGAGCAGTACAATGACAATGAAGTTGAAACATCAATTGCCTGTACGCTTCCACCAATATCACAACCCATTGAACCCGAAGAGTCACAAAGAGTGATGATACGAAGCTTGCTATCACCGACCCAGTTTGGCATTGCATTGAACTGTGCATCTGCAATCTCACAGTCTCCATCAGCCTTCAAGGTACGAACAAGGTCGTGAGGGAACAATACGCTTGCATTGATCTTAGCCTCACCCTTCTGAACCTTCTCCTTGAACTTGGAGAAGCGGGCTTCGTCGTGCTTGTTGAAAGCCTTGGTGTAACGGCTCATTGCAACAGAAGGAACGTGAGGATACTCAATCTCGTTCCAACGGTCTGAACACATTGCACGCTCAACAATGTTCTTACGGCCAGCCGCAAGAAGACGACGGAATTCGCCAATGTCCTTGACAATCTTCGCCTTACGAAGCTCACGAAGAATGTTGGTGTCTGAACGGTCAGCCCACTTACAGGCAAGACCGTCCTTCTTGGCAACTGCCTCAGCCCAAATCTTAGTCGCAACGGCCTCAGCATCAGTTCCGTTAAGAACACGAAGGTCGTCCCAACGACCAAGCTCAGGAACAAGACCAATGTTGGCCTTAACCCAGCGCGGGTCAGTCTCAGTAACCCACTTCAAACAATCACGGAAAGCGGAACGGTTTCCTGCTCCACCACGGCAGTCACGAAGCCAGAACATAAGCTTCATAGCCATTTCGTGGTTACCTGAGCACCAGACGGCCTTGAAAAGCTCAAGAGCGGACTGCTCGTTGCCGTAGAATGGGCGCTTGCCCTTTGCCTTCTTGGAATAAATTGAACCGGCCTTTGAGAAGAACTCAACTGCGTGGTCGAGAGAGTGGTCGTACTGAATTGCGCCTTCGTTCGTGCGAGTCTTAGCCATTTGCGGGCCTCCTAAACATTAAAGGTTACAGGTTGGTCTTTTTTCCTAATTATGGATTTTAATTGCGGAATCCAACCTTCAAAACTTTCTTTCAATCCGAACTGTAGAAAAAACAGGGTGAACTTTTTAACAATTATGAGTTGTTTGTTTTTGAGTTGCTGAACTCACCCTTCATTTATTATCTTGTAGGTCACAGGATAGTTTTTCGTCTTGCGACGTTTTTGGATTTGAACCAAATAAGCTCTTGCGAGCTATTTTCCTTTTAGTTTGCTGAATCTATCCTTCCCGAATATGTATATATCATTTTACCGAAATTTTCTGCCCTCTTTCTTAATATAATATCTTCTCACAAGTTTGTCAAGGTCTTTTTGAAAACATCACAGGATGCTTGAAAGATTTTTATTTAGGGAAAAGTCTCCAAAAAACCTTGGTTAGTATCTGGTCACCTTTCGGTGTCGCAGCTTATAACCTGTTATAGTGATGCTTTCGCATCAAATTTGGTTGCCGAATTCATCCTTTAGATGCGTTTGTCAAAGAATAAGCTACAGGATGTTAGAAAGGTTTCTTTTTTATTTTAGAGAGGGAAGCCTTTGCAAGTTTAACTTCCTCTCCGCCGCCTTTTATTGACGGCTACCTTGATGCCCTTTCGGGCTATTTTGGTTTGCCGAACCCATCCTTTAAGCCATAATTTAGTAATTCCCAGAGTAGTCAGATTATTTCTTTTAGAACTAACTTTCTCAATTAATAAAAGTCCACCACAACCGATTATTTTGTGTCCCCGGCTATGACATTGGGACTTCCTTTAAGTATTATTTTGATTGCAGAACCTACTCTTCTGGAATCATTTGTCAAAGAACTTTTTCATCTATGCATCTAATATATTCTTTCAACGAGTCTGTCAAGGTCTTTTTTTCAAAAAAATTCACAGGCGGAACAGTACAATTTATTGAATCTGAACTTCTATTTCTTTGGCTTTCTTTTCAGGTGCCACAGGAATAGTGATTTTCAAAAGTCCCTTTTCAAGAGAAGCTTTGGTCTTTGTTAAATCAAACTTCTCATTGATACGCCAAGCCAACTTGAAAGATTTCTGGGTGATGCCACGATAGGCATACTTCCCTTCTTTTTCAGTAGAGGCTTCTTTTGCGTGTGAAATAGTAAGAACATCATCCTTAATGTCTATTTTCACATCTGGCTTATCAAGTCCAACAGCGGCAATATCAAGATTCAAGCCTTCTTCCGTTTCATAAATGTCAACAGGATAATCAATTTTCTTCAATGCAGGAAGCGGGCTAAAAAAATCATCGCCAAAAAAGTCTCTGAAAAATAGGTCGTTAAAAAGTGATGGTAAATCATGCGAGCGAGTTGTTAGGTAGTTCATACTTAACCTCCTTAAATGGTTATTATGTTTGTGAGGCTCCTAAGATGCCTCGGTTAAGGTTCCGCCTGTGAACCTTCTCTAAAATCTATTTATACAAATTATATCATTTTACCGGAAAGATGTCAAGTCTTATTGAACTCCCTTCTTCAAATAATTCTGAAGCTGTCCAGCGATTCTCTCAATCTCTCCTTGGACAATCTCATAACTTCCTTCTACATCGTCCAAACCATACTCGTCACCTAGTTCTTTAGTGCCTTCTTCTACACATCTATCAATGTATGTTGAAAGAATTGACTTAGCGGTTTCGACGCCAATATCGTTTTCATCATCCATTTCATAATCTTCTTTAGCAAGAATATAATTAGCTTTATCCATATATGTATTTTTTATTTTATTTTCTGACATTTTATTCTCCTTTTTTGTATATAAATTAGACATTCCATGAGATGTTGGTTGATATCTTTCTGGAAATTTAGCATGTTTAATGTTTTCTATGTATTGCATATTTCTATAACCACCTGTTGGGGGTTTCGATCCTTTTGGAACAATATTATATAAAGCTTGATTATTTCCAAAAGCTGGACTTAAATAATAATCGTATTTATCATCTGAGTGAACTTTAGTTAATGACATATTTCTTAAACCTCTATTTTAAGTTTTCTTACAAGTTCATCTGCTATTAAAGTTACTAATGGAGTTTTTGATAATGTTTCTTCAATTTTTTCAGTAGTAATTTTATCATCTTCAGTTGCATTAAGAGATTCTCTCAATGCATTCATAAGAACATCTTGAGTCTCTTTATTAAGATTGTTGTAATATATTTCAATTTTACTATCTTTGCCTTTTTCTTCTTCCTTTGGAGTAGTTTCCTCGGCAGGAACTTCTTCAGTACCAGCTTCTGGAACTTCGGCCGGAGCATCTTCTGGTTGTTCATCCATCAATCTTTCAAAAAGATCGTTGGCCTTATTGTAATAGTTATTTCTCCAATTGTTTTCCATATTTTACTCCGGTGATTCTGTTTCTGGGGTTTCTTTTGAAATTTTTAGCTTATATTTATTAATAAGGTCTTTTGCATCAACAACTTTTTTTGCCTTATCGTCAAAACCTATCATATTCTTATCGTCGGTGGTTTGATAAATGAAAACTATTCCACCATTTTTAAGCATAAATCTCCAACCATTTTTAGTTATTTGACTTGGTTTAACTTTGGAAGGTGGATTATTTATATCAATTTCATCTTTTAAATCTGCATAAAGAGAGCCTTCTTCATTTCCAACAGTAGTATCTTTCTTATCTTCTGTTCCCCGATCTCCCTCGGCTTCTTTATACTTTGCTATTTCTTTATCAAGTTCACCTTGAAGTGCTTCATCTGGTTCACCTTTTGAATTAACTGCTATAAGATTATCTTTGAAAGTACTAATAGGCGTATTATATGGTTTTTTACCTTTTGCAGTAAGTCTATACCATTCTCCGTTCTTTGTCATAACGGCTTTCTTTCCATCAACTTCTAATGCTTTCTCATGTAAAACGTCTTCTTCAAAAATATCAAGAAGGCTTGGATATTCATAAGAAGCTGCTAACTTAATCGGGGCTTTTGGAATAAGCTTTTTATATTGATCTGGTGGAACTTCATATTTGAATTTTAAAGTTCCTCTTTTTGCGGCAGTCTTTGGTTCTTCTTTGTCTCCTGTGTCGGCTTCTTCGCTTGGGTCCATAATAAAATCTTCAAAACGCATTCCGTGAATTAATGTAAATGCACGTTCTGCTTTATTATCTAATCCCATTGCATAATATCTTTTCTTACCATCTTCACCAACTGGTAAATCAAAGAAAATAACTTTTCCTTTATTACTTAACATATAGACAGTAATTCTTGGGGGGATATTTGCATCCATATTAATTTCAGTTGATTTAACTTTTGCATCATATCTTCCAAGTAAATCAATAAAATCATCTTTACTATATGTTCCAAGTTTACCATTTTTAACATCAACAACTGAAAAGTTTTGCTTAGGACCTAGCTTAGTTTTTTTATTTTTCCAATTAGAGTAAATATCAATAGATTTCTTATAATTTGCTTGATTAGTTGGTCTAAGAACTTTTAACCAACCTGGTTCAAAAACAGCAGTCTTCATTCTACCAGTCGCGCCTCTTAAAACATTAAGAGCACCCTGACCGGCTCTTTGAGTAACTGCTTTAATTGCACCAGTTGGCCCTTTACTAATAATATCACTTAATTTTTCATTAACTTGTTCTTCTCTAAAATAATGATTACTGAAATTCATAGATACTTACTCCAATTATGGTAAATTTTCTATATTTCCGTTTTCCCAATGTATTCTCGAATCAATTGATCCAAGTTTCCAAATATTTAACAATCCGATTCTTTTTGCCCAATTATAAGAAGATTTATCTTTAAAACCAATGGACGCATTTTTACCATCACCCATATCAATAAGATAAACAGCATTTCCTACACTGTCAAAGTATTTATATCCATCATAATTATTATTAAATCCAAAGTTTTCTCGTCTTTCTTTTTTGAATTTATTTTTAAATTCATATGAACCACCTTTAATTAAACCTTTTTTACCGTCGCCCCAGTCACTTTCAATATTATTCATATCTTTTAATGAAATATCCATTATTCCATATTCATTTTCTTCTGGTTCTTCTTCATCTTCTGGATATTCTTCTGTTGGTTCTTTTTTAAAAGGTTTTTCTTCACTTTTAGATTTTTTCTTTAAATCTATGTTTATTCCTTTTGCAATAGATTCAGCACGAATTTGTTCGAGAGTAGTTCCAAGATTTTCACGGAAAAAATCATTTCCTTTTGTATTTGTAGAAATATAATATCTAATATTTTCGTCTTCTTCTGTGGTTATAAAGGCAATCTTTGCACCATTCTGAACTTCAAAGACAAGGGAAGAAATTGGATTACCTTGGATTTTATTTTCTCCACTATCAATTTCACCTTCGTAAACTCCTTTAATATCAGTTCCAGAAAGCTTTTTAAGAGTTGCGGATAATCCATATCCTCCTTTCTTTTTAAATCCAAATAAGGCTCTTTTCTCTTTTTGACCTGTAAAAAAAGCTTTAGCACCGCTTTGAAGACTATCTAAAACTTCAGCAAAAATTCTTGCTTCAGCTTCTATAACGATTTTATATTTTCCACGACCAAGATCAACTCCAACTTTTCTTTTTTTGAAAAGATTAGCTGTAAGAGCCCTTCTAATGTCTGATGAAAGCTTTTCTTGAAGATAATAGTGTTGTGCGAAAGTGTACATTCTTAATCCTTATTTAATAAATATAAATCTTTATATGTATTTATATAAATACTAATAAGAGATAAGGTTAGGTAGTGAGATACCTAACCAACCACTGGAGTTATAGAGTGGCTGTCTCTTCACATTATTTATAGGAGTTATATTATGTTAAAAACTTGCCGAATATGTAAACAAGAAAAAGAGGAAAATAAGATTAAGGGAGCTTTTTATAGCTCCCTGTAACCTAATCCTTCAGTTCAACGTTCCAATACACGTACGATAGCCATTTCTGGTTATTAAAGATTCTAGATATTCCTTTCAGTCTCTTAATCATACCAGAGTTGAAGTTATCGGCAATAACAGGGGCAAACGGCTTCTTGATAAGCCTCATACCAGCTTCTTCTGGAGTTCTGTTATCCTTTTTTGAGTTACACTTTAAACAACAGCATACTATATTATTCCAATTAGTATGTCCTCCGCGTGATTTAGGAATTACGTGGTCAAATGTAAATTTATTGCGAGAAACTTCTTGACCGCAGTACATACACTTTCCACCGTCTCTTTCATAAACATTCTGGCGAGTAAAAGATTCAAAGAACTTAATATGCCTCTTTGGAGCAATGAACTCAAAGAGTCTGATAACAGCCGGCATTTCAATTACGGTCTTCCAAGACTCTAGGTTGTGGTCATAGGTTGCTCGCATAAAACGCTCAGCAGCACCAAATTCTGGCTTGGTGAATCTGTTTCCAGTGTGAAGCAATCTGTCTTCATAAGTGGAAACAATTTCGGCCTTCTTCGCCGTCCAAAGGGTTACGGCTTCTTCCCAGTCGATAATGTCAACTGGCATATATGCAGAATTTAATTTAAGACATTCTTGACTCATAACATTTTCTCCATTTCTTTCCATTTTCTTTCTTTTATAAAAACATTTCTCTAAAATCTTTGAAGTTAACGCCTTCTCCAAGGGTGAACTTCAAACGTGGGTTAACTGTTACTCCTAAATCTGCTAAAAATTCTCTTGACAATAAAATCGGTGACAAATTCTTTGGTCTTTCGTCAAGTGTGAATACTACTTCTTTCTTTTCAAAATTCTTCATCTTAATATCAAACTTAACTATTGGCCTTTTTTCTGTGTAGTCTCTCATTCCACCAACTTGAACATCAACAACTCCCTGCAACTTCTTAACTACTTTCTTACCACCAGTTTTAAATGATACAACGTCACCGATAAGCTTAATTTCTGTTGCATCAAGAACATTGTACATTCCGTTTCCGGTATCTGATGTTGCATCAAGTTTAATTCCAATTTCAGGAAACTCAACCTTTTCTAAATATCCAATTTCAGTATTTGGTTTTTTCCAATTATTCTTATTTGCTATGTAATCTAATAGAATTTCAATTATATTGTTTCCTGTTGCCTTTTCCATTCCTTTACTTCCGGGTGATGCATTGACCTCAATGACCAATGGCTTTCCTTTAACAACCATATGGTCTACACCACAGAAGAATGTTCCACAAAGTCTAGCAGAATCTAATACAACCCTTTCTTCTTCCTTTGTAAGTTTGTACGGCTCAACTGTTCCACCGAGTGAGAAGTTACTTCTAAAGTCTCCACCAATCTTATTCCTTCTCATACACGAAACAACTTTACCATCCATTACAATCGTTCTTACGTCAAAATCACATTCAAGAAACTCTTGTATCAAAAGCTGCGCACGATGCTTCCAAAGAGCCTGCAACACTCCATTCAAGCTTTCTCTGGAGTCAACTCGGCTTACGCCGATACCTGCACTACCTCTTAGTGTCTTTAAGACAATCGGGAATTGACCACCAATCTTTTCTAATGCTTCGTCTAGTTCCTTAATATTGTTAATCAAACAAGTTCTTGGAACCGGAACTCCACCTGTCATAAGTTTAACTGTGGTATTAAACTTGTTTGCACAAAGTTGAATTGATTCTTTGTTGTTTATTACAAATAAACCTTTCGCTTCCATATAAGTAAGCATTGAGGAAATGTTATGATCGTTGATAACAGAGCCTCTAATGATTACTACTGTATTCTCTGGTGGAAGCTCAATTATCTTTTTAGTCTTGACATTTCTGATTACTATATTTGGATTATGCCAGTCAATTTCAGAAACATAAGAAGCACCCGGAATCAAAATTGGTATGAAAGGAAAACCTCGTCTTTCACAAGCATACTTAAGTTTCTTGGCTGATGGATATAAACCATCAGAATCGGCTGGATTCTTTTCCGTCAAAGTAACAACATTTATCTTGTTGTCTTCTTTCTTCTTTACAAAATCTGTTAGCACTGTTTGCCTCTTTTGATGAGTTGATTAGATGATGGCTCGTAATTATTTATACTTTCTAACCCACTCACAATTCGGCAATTAGAATTGAATGAAGTCAGTGAGGACTCCATCTTTATCGGCAATCTGATTGTCAGCCGTTGAATAACTCTCAACTCTTTTCTTAGACTTCTCAACATATTCTTGATTGATTTCTATACCAATATAGTTTCTTTTGAGAATCTTTGCTTGTATTGCTGTTGTTCCTGAGCCAGAAAAAGGATCAAGAACAATGTCTCCTTCGTTTGACCAAGACGTGATATGATCTCTTGCAAGCTTTGATGGAAAAATGGCTGGATGCCAGTTCCATTCTGTTACATCGCTTCCGCAAGATTGCTCAGGATTAATTTCCCAAACATTATGCCTTCTTCCCATCTTTTCAACGGTCTTTGTGAAGGTATCACAAACTGTATATCCATCTTCCTTTTCCCTCTTGTTCCTTTCCTTTGCCCAGAACTTATGAGGGTCATAGCTCTTGTTTTCTTTGTCACAGATAAAATGTATTGCTTTTGGTTTTCCCTTTGACAAGATAAACATATACTCAAATGTCTGATGGTATCTGGTCTTGTCAGGGAATCTTACGCCCGGCTTCTTGTAAATCATCGTATCGTGAATATTGAAACCGATCTGCTGAAAGTAAAGAGCCATTCTGAAAGAGTTACCAGTTTCTGTCGTTCCACCATCAAAACCTTCTACAGTCTGGTCAGCCACATTCCAAACAACTACTCCACCTATTTTGGTAGTTCGGAATAGTTGTTTGGCTAATTCCTCAAATGGAAATGAATAACTTCCGATAAGCGGTTGATTTGTGTCAAGCTTGTTGTTATAGTTTCTGATTCCGTCATATGGTGGAGAAGTCACCGTCAAGTCCAAACATTCATTTGGAAACTTGGCTAAAACTTCTACATTACTTCCAAGAACAATATCATTCACACAAGCTTTGAAAAACTTATCGTCCATTATAAACCTCCATCAATTGAACATCACTATTAATATAATATTTTCAACTCTGATTGTCAACCTCTATTGTTTCACTCCCGGCAAAAAAATGTACTTTCTCTAAGTTGGCTTGTATTGAAACTCCAGTCGTTGAATCTATCTTGGTATAAAATCTTCCCTTGAAAATGAATTTTGTACCGACTGAGATATTACCGAAAGTGTTCATAGAAACCTCCTGTTAGAGTTCTGGTATTTTAACTCCTAGTGAATCTTCTAGCCATTTAGCTACGATTCTTCTATGACAAAATTTGTCTGGTGCTTCCCAACAAAGTAAGATTGAATATCTACCAAGATCGTCAAAGAGTTGTTGGGCATCTAATGGTGCGAGAATTTCACAGATATATCTTTCAGTATAAATGTGAATATCGTGGTTCTTTTGGTATTCTGAAAAAATATCCCAAGTAGGTGCGAGGGGAAGATAAACTCGGCCGGTATAAAAGTCTGGTGACTTGGCCGCAATGGATATTGCGTTTGGTAAACTATATGAGATTGCAAAGTACGACGTTTGCATCTGTTTCCTTTGGCGGAAGGGTACATTTTACCTGACGATTTTTCAATTAAAATATCCTCTACAGGTTTTCCATTTCCGATTCTACAAATTCTTCGTCTTTTACTTCTTGTCTTGTTTTTTCGTTAAGTTTATTTCTTGGATTTCCGCACATCGCACAAGAACAAAGCTTAGTTGTATCTTGTCTTATCTGTGCATTACTTTTAAGCAAATCTTCAACTTTCTTTTTATCTTGCTCCCATTTGAAATCGTTCCAGTATCCTTTTGCTCTTTTGATTCCTTTTAGTCTTCCGATAAGTTCTCTTTCTCTGCGGTTGTGAGGATGCATAAAGTCTCCCCTTAAATTTGTGGTACTCCGGATGGGATTCGGACCCACACTAACGTAAGGTTTGAGCTTACGGCCTCTACCAAAGTTGGGCTACCGGAGCATTAATTTAGTACTCTGGGGGGGAGTTGAACCCCCAATCCCTTACGGGCATCACGTCTTAAGCGTGATGTGTATACCAATTCCACCACCAGAGCATTTATATACAATTTTTTTATTTTTGATCTAAAATTCCCAGTTTGGCTGTGACAATTTAGTCGTTTTCCTCTACTGCGTAAATATTTGTATCATCCAAAATAAGCTTTGTTGGGTTATTTCCGTTATCAAACTCAATTCCCATTCCACAGTTCTTTAAGAAGACTACAATATCTCCTTCCTTAACATCCATTGGAATTCTTTGAGCATTTTGATAATGACCTTTACCAACACCAGTCACCTTTCCCCTGTAATACGGAGAAATTTTTCCCGGAAGAATTAAACCTGTTGCTGATCTCTTTTCGGACTCTTCGGGAAGAAGTTCAACAATCAACTTATTGTACAACGGAACCATCTTCATACAAACCTCCTTTAAAATGTTCAAAATCAAATCCTATATTAATATTTATGTTTATCTGGTTGGGGTGGAAGGAATTGAACCTTCACGGACAGGCTTCAAAGACCCGCGCCTTGATCCATTAGGCAACACCCCAGTAATTTGGTGCGGAAAAGGAGAGTTGAACTCCTGTCTCAACCTTGGCAAAGTCGCATTCTACCGTTGAACTACTTCCGCTTATTTTTATGTTTAGTTTTTTGTCCATTACCATAATTTAACGAATCATAATTTGTTTTTATACTCGTTAATAGAGTTGAACTATTGTCTTCTGTACGTCAAACAGATATTCTTCCGTTGAACTAAACGAGTAAATATTTGGTGCCTATTGATGGAATCGAACCATCGTTTTCTGCTTGTAAGGCAAACTTCCTATACCACTAGAAGAAACAGGCATATTATTAATATAATATCATCCTTGTAAAATGTCAATATCTTGTTTGTATTTTAAAGTCTGGCTTATGAGGGAGAATACAATCTGAACAGTCTTTTATTTTCTCCCCTTTTGAGTAAAGAAATTTAGGTTCCCCACCAAAATGTTGACAATCGGTATGGTCATAAAGTGGGCAATAACAATTTTTACAATTAAACCCATCAATTAGTTTATGACAAGGAAAAAATTCGCAGATGTGTGCCATTCACCCTCCATTGTATATTTGAAAATATTTATATTTTTGGTAGGAGCCGTGGGAATTGAACCCACCTCGTTTAGTTTCCCAGCTTATAAGACTGGCGGCCACAACCAGTTGCCTTGGCTCCTATGATAAAAAGAGATAAAATTTGGTACAGCTATCTGGAATCGAACCAGAATTTCAGGTTTAGGAAACTAGTGCACTATCCATTGTACTATAGCTGTATGTTATTTGGTACGCCTGACAGGATTCAAACCTGTGACTTATGGTTTAGAAAACCATTATTCTATTCTACTGAATTACAGGCGCATAAACTTGGTACTCCTATGGGAAGTTGAAACTTAATTCTCAGATTGAAGGTTTGGAAGCCTACCGTTAGCTGATAGGAGCATCATACTTTTTTATCAAGAACAATAGTTCCATCTTCAATCCATTTTTTAGGAATCAATGCGATGGCATTTTTATTTTTATACTTATTCTTGTCTTTAACGTCTTCTTTTTTTTTAAAAGTAATTGATTTATTTTTTTGCTTTTCCAAAATATAAGCATAGTAAATATTATTATAAATCAAAGCATCTACATTAACTTTAGTTTTATCATCTACATAATCACCCTTTTTACTTTTCAAATAATATTTACCATTGACAATTATCAAAACAACAATTTCTCTGGGTATATATTCAAAGTCAGCGGAAAGACTATATTCAACTCTTTTTCTTAGTTGTTTATTGTGAATATTATTTTCTGCTGATCTAATAACTACACTTTTAAATTTATTCATAATTTCTCCATAATTTTTTGGTACACCTTTTAGACCAGAATAAAAAAGAATTCTCTCTTTCAAAGGCCAAATATAGAATTTGGGATATTTTTCAAAAAGAACTAGATAAATGTATTCTTGTTTGTGCTAATTGTCATAGAGAGTTACATTATAAAAATATACTTCCTGATGGATTTGAACCATCAACTTTACCTTCGTAGGGTAATATTATTTCCTTTTCACTAAGGAAGTGTATTGGCGCTCTTGGAAGGAATCTAACCCTCACTAAATCGTTCGACGCGACTCGTGCTATACGTTACACTACAAGAGCTTAATTTCTGGTGCTAAGAGCAGGATTCGAACCTACACGAGAACTAGCAAGGTTCTCAGTAGCTTCTGAAGCTACCGTGTCTTTCCATTCCACCATCTTAGCATAAACTTGGAGCAGTGTGTGGGTAACGCTCCCACTTGAACCAGCTTGGAAGGCTAGCGCCCAACTATTAGGCCAACACTGCTTAAATCTTGGTACTGGAGATGGGATTCGAACCCACAACATATTCGCTCTAAACAAATCGCCTCTACCAATTGGGCTACCCCAGCATATCATTTAATATTTTCTTTGCTCTTACGAAATTTCCACCATTATATGTAAGTTTTAATTTTTCCAAAGCTTCTTTGATATTTTTATTTGGTGCGGTCGGAGGGAGTTGAACCCTCACGGAATTTCTTCCACAAGGTTCTTAGCCTTGTGAGTCTGCCATTCCTCCACGACCGCTTAATCTCTTAATTTCTTTCGTGTTCCTTACAAGCCGTTCTCAACCATCCTTTTTTGTTTGTTTTTCCTGGTTGCCCACAAATTTCACAAGTTTGATATGATCTATCCATATATCGGCTGATAATATCTTCTATTTCATTTGAAGTATTCTCGGCATAAAATCTTAATCCACCAGATTTTTCTTTTACTTGATGAACTTCAACCTTCTTTTCTGTATCTATTTTTTCAATTTCTGTCATTAAATCATCAAGAAGTTTATACCATCCATCACCACATTCAAAACCAAAGGCTATTGGATAATAAGAACCAACTTGTCTTTGTTCTTCCATTATTTGAGCAATTTTTATTTCATCGTCTTCAATTTTAGCTTCTGAAAATTCATCTGCCAATCTATCTTGTTCTTTTTTGATTAATCGGCTTCTGAATAATTCATCAAACATATATCTATGTTTTTTTATAAGTTTATTAGTATTTTGCTTATTCATTTTTCTTTCTTAAATTATTTTTTAATTTTAATGATATACAAATTACTTATTTTATCAAACTTCACATCAACTACTTTTTCACCCCTTTCTTCTAATCGTTTTCTCATCGATTCAACTTCTTTCTCTGACTCAACATAATATATAATATTTGGGCTAGCTGCACATCCTACTAAGAGTAAGGATGCTATTGTAAATCCTAGAAAATCTCTACGTTTCATTATATGATATTTCTCCTTGATTGTCAGGTGGAACCTGTGATGGGACTTGAACCCACATTAATCCAATTACTCTTACACAGTTTAGAAGACTGGTGAGATACACAGGTATTTATCTTTGGAGCCACTATTCATATTTGAAATGAAATCTTTTCGCTTACGAGGCGAAGGCTTTACATTAAGCTATAGTGGCATATGGAGCACCCAGTTGGACTTGCACCAACCGCCTCATTCTTACCAAGAACGTATTCTTGCTATCTGAACTATGGGTGCGTTTATTTGGCGGTAAAAACAGGATTCGAACCTGTGGAGCTTTTTAGGGCCCGGCACGTTAGCAGTGTGCTGGCATAAACCACTCGCCCATTTTACCGATTTATTATTTTTTAAAAAATTTAAACTCAGACTGGATTACTTTGTTTGCTTAACAAGCAAATAGTTTTGGTTTGCTGGAACCAGTCTTCTGTTTTATAGTCTGGAGCCAAGTGAGGGAGTCGAACCCCCGGTAATTCCTCCTTACAAGAGAGGCGCAATCGACCGCTATGCGAACTTGGCATTTTACATAAATTCAGGATGGACTTTTTTTTGCTGCTCTACCAACTGAGCTACACTCCAGTAATGTGGGAGCGGATGGAATCGAACCACCGACACGCGCCTTGTAATGGATTTTTATTGCTGAACCCATCCTTTAATTCTTTTCATTACTTCTTGACAATATTCTTTTCCGTAAACTTCTTCAACTGATGTTTCTATCTTTATCAATGTTCTTTCCATCTTCCATTTATACTTGATAGCATCTTCTATAAAGTCTATCCAATCTACCACAAGATTATTCTTTTTCAAAATTTCTAAGCAATCTTCTAAAGGTAATCCAGTTATTGAAGTGCTTATTAAAAACAATCCTCTGACAACTTTCTTACCATCTTCAGTTTCACCTACAACTGTTAAGGTTGATTTTCCTTTGTGGCTTTTGGCATATAAGTTACTCCTTTGGTACCAAGTTAGGGTGCTGACCCCTATTCAGAACGCTTATGAGACGTCCTCAGATGCTGACCTGCCACTTGGTATAATTTGGTGGAGAATCCCGGCTACGCTCCGGGCTTTTAAGCTTGCAAGGCTTATGTTTTCCTGAATAAACTAATCCCCCAAAAATTGGCGGAAGGTGAGGAAATCGCATCCCCAGGCCCTTTCGGGTTCGGTTTTCAAGACCGACACGCTACTAATTACGCTCTAACCTTCCATTGATTCACAGGATGAACTTGTTTTCTTTTTTAATAAGAATTTTTGATTGCTGAACTCATCCTTTAGAATTTTTGAAACTTGGTCGGGATGGCCGGCTCCGCCCCGGCGACCACTCGCTCCCAAAGCGAGCGCGCTACTCGCTGCGCCACATCCCGATTTTAAAATTTTTAATCGTCCTATTCTTTTGGTTTTAAAAGTATTTTTGTTACTTTATATTGATTACCCATAAAAGATATTATTTTTCCGTTAATATTTGTTTTTTCAGACCATCTCAATCCTTCAAACAACATTCCAAAATAAAAACTTAGTCCACTTGCTAAAAATACTGCTATGGATAAAACTAAAATAATTTCCAATCTATTTCCCCCGTTGATGTCGTAAATAGCATCAATGGTATTTATGAACTATGTTATAGAAAATTATCGATATATTCGTGTGGAAATTTAAAGCAATGCACAATACACCAATCTGATAATATATCTATTTGTGCTTGTGTAACTTTTCCAAAACATATTATTTTATCATTTAATTCTTCTGAAACTTTTATCCATCTGTCATATTCTAATTTAGCTTCCGAATTTGGATAATTAGGTAGTAAGAACTCTGATCTTTTTATATGCTCATATTTTTCACAACCATAAAAAATACCATCTGGACTTATCCAACCATAAGAATGTTGTAAGTTATGTTGATTATAATTATATGGACATCCTTTATGTAAAAATAAGCATTTCATACTTATATTTATAAAATTATGTCCTTCGGTAATTTGGTAGTGGTGACGGGATTCGACCCCGCATTTTCCGTGGTGCCGCCCCCCGGTACTGCCCCGGATTATCTTGCTCTTCAGGCAAGCGCATTGACTTCAATTGCTTGAACGGCATAACTTGGTACTCCCAGTGAGAGTTGAACTCACGTTCTCAGATTGAAAATCTGGCATCCTAAACCGTTAGACGATGGGAGCATAAATTTGGTAGTGGCGACGAGACTTGAACCCGCACATTTCTCGCTGAAAACGAGGGGAACTACATTATTCTACACCACTATGAATTCTTTTTACAGTCTATCCATTCTCCAATCTTATTTAAATCACCGTAAATGTCTTCCCAGATTTGTCTTTTTAAGCACCTTTGACAATATCTATATTTCTCAAATGTAATAATTAAACCGAACATTGTTAATAAAGGTTTAGGTCTTTCGTTCTTCCAGTTGTGTCTACCCAAATAACATAACAAAAAATCAAAACGGTTTTTTGTATTCATGTTCCTGGTTTAAGTATTTTCAATAGATTTCTCCTTGTTCAGTAACTTTTTGGTTAAATTGAATCTTTCTTTTGAGGACCAAACTTCTACTTGTATTTATAAAAACTTGGTGCCGCCCCACGGAATCGAACCGTGTTAGTCAGTTCTTCAAACTGATGCAATGACCACACTTGCTCAAGCGGCATAATTTGGCACCTTGGATGGGATTTTCACCACGTTTTACATAACAGCAGAGTCCGGAGTTCTGCCATGTACGACTTTACGCTCAAGGTACAATTTGGTGGATGCCCGAAGAATCGAACTTCGCTACATTTGTTTATCAGACAAACCGTCACTACCAGCCACGCCAGCATCCATTTTATATTTTAAAATATCTTTTCTTTTAAAAGGAAGATTTAATTTTTTTAGTCTTTTTTGAATAGATGTATTTGAAACTCCAACTATTTTAGAAATTTCTAAAATAGATGATGTTAAAATCATTTTATTTAAATCAAATATTTTCCAATCTACTTTTTCTCTAATCTTATTAAAACAATCCATCGAACAATAATTACGTGTATCTTCCATTAATTTTTTACAAACTGGACATTCAATATAATTAATTTCTTTTTCTACTCTATATTCATTATAATTTTCATTAAATTTTTTAACATCAATTGGAATTTTAATTATTTCATTATGAATTTCTTTATGACAATTTGAACAAATACAGATACATTTTTTTAATTCTTTAACTAATTTTTCCCAATTGTTAAATTTGTTTTTTGAAATAGTAAAATCTTTTTTTGTTGGATCAATATGATGAAATTCTAATGCTTCTTTACATTTATTATATCCACAAATTCCACATTTTCCATCAAAAGCATCAACCATTCTTTGCTTAGTTCTTTTTCTCCAGTCTTTTAGATATTGGTATCTTTTATTTTCTAAGTCCATAAATCCTCTTTTGGTTTACCCATCAGAGGTATTTATATCTTTTGATGATAAAAAATCACAGATTGGTGAAAATAATTTGGAGCCACCGTGGGGAGTTGCGCCCCAAAGATTACCTTTTGCAGAGGCATCACCTTCTACTTGGCTACGGCGGCATAATTCTTGGTTAGGAAGGGGAGACTCGAACTCCCAGGAGCATATTGCCACTTGTTTCCAGAACAAGACCGCTACCAATTACGGGCCTACTTCCTAATAAATTTTGGGGTGATATTTCGGATATGCTCCGAACCCTTGATCTTCACAGGATCAGATGCTTCTACTACACCAATACCACCATAATACGCCAGGTATTCTCCCACTAGATGAACTGAACTTTACTTATCTCGGCTGGCAGGCTTTGATTTGTAAAGGATTTATATTTTCTGCTTATATTTACCTGCCAGTAAATTCAGCATACTTCTATAAATCAACTTCAGTAGAGGATTTGAACCTCTGTTTCCCAGCTTTCTTCTAAAAACTTTTTGGCGAGGGTTGATGGAATTGAACCACCGTTATCTGCTTCAGAGACAGTTTTCTTTCCACTAGAAGAAACCCCCGAAATTTTGGTGCAGTGTGCGAGAGTTGAACTCACCAGATTCACTTTGGAAGAGTGACGCATAGCCGATCTGCCTACACTGCTTGATTTGGAGGGTCCGGTCAGAGTTAAACTGACATCTCCGAGCTTAACGGGCTCGCGCTCTATCATTGTAGCTACAGACCCTTATATCTTTTTATTATTCCGTAAATGTTAATATTTGGCTCCAGAGGTAGGATTTAAACCTACAGATGGTTTCCCACACTTGATTAACAGTCAAGCCGCCCTGTCAGTTTGCATACTCTGGAATAACTTTTTAGTACCCCCGACAGGATTTGAACCTGTGAAGAGCTTGCGCTCGTCAGATTAAAAGTCTGGTGCCATTACCACTAGGCGACGAGGGTGTAACTTATGGCGGAACCGACGGGATTTGAACCCGCATAACCCACATTGACAATGTGGTGCACTAGCCAATTATGCTACAGTTCCACAAACTTGGTGCTTCCACTTGGACTTGAACCAAGACCCTACCGCTTAAAAGACGGAAATGCAACCTTAACACCTTGGAAGCAAAAAATTGGCAGGCTATAAAGGTTATGCTCCCTTGTCTTTTCTTTTGGAGAGAAATGTGTTTCTATTACACCAATAGCCTATATAATTTGGTGACGCGGGTAGGATTTTAACCTACATAGCCGTGAGGCGAACGGGTTACAGCCGTTTGATTTCAACCACTTACCATCCGCGCCAAAAAATTTGGTACCCCCAAAAGGTATTGAACCTTCTTCTCTTGGTTAAGAGCCAAGTGCATCACCTTAATGCTTTGGGGGCAAAATATATTCTCTCATATTGTCACACCACTTAAAGCAGGTGTCGCTTAGAATTACATTTTAGTTGTGTTTTTCACAACAAAGTGCTTATCAATTCCCGAATTGTCAAAGATCATCAGTACAAAAAGAAAGGGAGTCGGTTGTTTTTACCCAACTCCCTTTTTATCCTAAAGATAAATTATTAGTCAGGTTTCCCTTTTTGCTCCTGGTCTATCTGTATTATTGGCATTAAACCAAGAGCATAATTCAGGCATGGCAATATAACTTGCTTCATGCTTTGAGAGTTGCTGTTTACAGATAATGTTTTTCATAATGTTTTCCTTTATTTGGTTGCGTGGACTACGAGTTGCACGTAGGTTGAAAGCTTATGAGACTTTCCAGACCACTGGGCCTAGCCTCCCGCTATTATTTCTTTCTATTACTATTTATAGTTTCTGACCTTTTTTCATCGACCTTCTTAATATAACATATTTTCACGAGTTTGTCAAGGTTTTTTTAAAAATTTTTTCTTATATTTGATTTTAAATAAGCCCAAAATTTTGATTTCTTCTCCATCTATCTTCAAGATTGGAAGCTTAATAGGTATTTTTTTTAAATCTATATTCATCTAATATATATCATTTTCCTAAGTCTGTCAAGTCTTTTGAGAAATTTGGTAACCTTTTTCTTTTAGTTTGTCTACAATGGCTTCTACAAGGTCAAATCTTGTAATATTTTCAAGAAACTTATTAATAAGGATTACATCTTCATTTTTTTCATCTTCTCCGTGAATCTTTGCATAATCTATAGCACATTTTTGAAGTACTTCGTACATTATATCCTTTTCAATATCATTGAAGATTGACATTTAGAAATCCACTCCCTTTCTTATAAATACAGGGACTTCCGAGCTATGTTTAATATATATATCAAAAACTTGTGAGCCATATCTATTAGAAAGTTCTATCATTGGGTCACTATCTTCCCAATATCCATTTTCTTTTAATATATCTATCCATTTAGTTAAAAGAGAAATTCCTTTTAAATTAAGCTTACTTGTAGTTTCAATAGCTTTATCTATCTTAGTTGTTTGAAATTTTTCATTATTTTTATGTTTTTGAATTTCTCTTTTTTTAAAATTTTTTAAAATTTCTAAGAGTTCATTAACTTCAAGAGATTCAATAGGTTTTTTTGAACCATAGTATTCGTTTAAAAAATTAAGTTTGATCACGAATTACTCTTCCTCTCCACTGCCCTCAGTGCTTTCTTCTCCACCTTCATCAGCAACTTCATCTGGTACTGATGGTTCTTCGGCTGGAGCAACTTCTTGCTTCTGGCCAATCTTGTCGGTTACAATCTCAATAACGATTTCGACTGGAACTGACTTTCCTTCACCTTCATCATAGTTTGAAGTAGCAATAAAGCGAGGGCCTTTCTTCAAGATACCCTTGTCATGCTCTTCTACTCCAATCTGCATATTATTGATAATCTGCATCTTCTCGTCTTCTGTCAAATCGTACTCTGTTGCGATGTACTCTTTGAGAACGTCTATGATGTTCTTTAGAAGATTGCTTGAAACCTTTTTGGCTTCTTCATTTAGCTTCTGGTTTACGAAATCTTTAAAAGCTCCCATATTTCCCTCTCCTTATATTATTTTTGAAAGAAATTTTTCTAAGTGGTTTGTATTGGTTTTATTTCCAAAAATTTTATGAATTAATTTATGACATTTCTTACAAAGCGTTATACCATTATTTATATCATAACGTCTTTGAATATTTTCGTTAAAATTGTCAATATGATGAACTTGAAGATATTCTTTTGAACTACATTTTTGACAAGTATGGTTATCTCTTTGTAGAACTTCTTTTTTCCAAAAATAATTTTTTGAATTAAGACCACGATTATGAGATAATTTTCTTTCTTTTTCAGTTAATTTGTGGTTATATTTTGGATGCTTTGAACCAACTTGTTGTTTCCAAAGACAATCAACACAAAAACTTGACCTTCGGTCTTTTAATATTGAACCACAAATTTTACATTTCGGAAAACCATTTTTCCAATTTGGATTTAAGTCTTTTTGATAAGAATGTAAATTACAACTTTTACATATTGGATTATATTGTGCAAATTTTAATATTCTTTCTTTTCCACAATTATCACACTTACAAAGAACTTTAATATGACTTCCTTTTGGCAAATCAGAAACTTTGACTTCTATTTTAGTATTTCTTTGAACTCTTATTCGTCCAAATTTATCTTTATATGTTGGAATAATATAACCTTTATTTTTCCAATAAGAAAAAGTTCTTCCATTAATATTAATTATTAAATAAGTAGTTAGAATCATATTTTTCTTGTAGTATATCTTCACATACTGTTTTTGCTGATTCTTTTAAAGTTTGTAAATTACCATTATTGTTAATAATATAGTTCCACATTTCCCAATTATTAAGGGCTGTTTCAGAATCGTGAGATGATATCTGTTCATTAGTATTTATATCTCTATTAATTCTAATGACTACAGTTTCATAATCATCACACAACATTTCGGTAATTTCATTTGGGAACCTACAGTCTGTGACAATGATAACATCGTCGTTTGAGGCGATACATCGGTTCCTTACCTGCTTGACCCACCAATTCTCGTCTACTCTTTTACGGAAAATTTCAGTACCATAAAGCTGAAGAATATTACGAGTAATATCGGTCTTGTCTTCGTACCAGTTCTCGTCTTTAATCTTGAGCTTATCTAGAGAATTGTCAATATCCTTGACAATATTTGGGCTCAACATATGGGCTCTTTGGTCAACAAAAAGTCCAATCTTGGATTTAACTTCTTCACAGATGCTTTCTAAGACATTAGTCAACTTACGAAAGTCTTCTTTGCATCCGTCTTTAAGAGAACGTGCAAAAAGGTCTTCGGAAACCTTTAGACCTTTATTCCTGAATTCTTCTTTGAGAAACTGGGCGAATTGATTTTTTCCACAGTGGATTTTTCCGCTCATCAACACGACTTTTTTCATATCAACCTCCGAATGAACTTGTTAATTAGGCAACTGATTCATTAAGAATCTGGGCAGAAACATCAACGTAGTCTTTTCCTAAACTTCCTTCGGTGATGGTTCCATTAGTGACCTTAACTTTTCCACACGAACAAGAACCGTTTTGTTCAACTACTGAACTACAATGTACACATTTCACTTTCTTTGGAATAACCATAAAACTCTCCTTATGTTTTAAATTTAATCTTCGTCGTCATCTTCTTTTTCCATTTTTTTAGATAATTCTTCTGCGATTAGTTGGACTCTATTTGAAGCATTACCTTCGTATTGAAATTCTTCATCATTTTTTTCAGTATAATCTATAACCACTCTTCCACATATTGAACATCTAAATTGTTTTTCTGGAACTTCTTTTGATGTTTTAAACAAGAAAATTCCTAACCCACAAGAACACTCTACTTCTAAAAAATAATTTTCAAAAACTTGCTCATTGTCGGGGTGTTGTTCTTTAATCATATCTATTTTTTGGTCAATTATCCTTTCATAATACTTTTTAATTTCTTTAGTGGTACATTCAGACTCTCTTTTTCCATCTTCCATTATATCATTAAATCGGGAACTGTCTAAGCATAATTCTAATCCACGAAAGTCAATTTCCATTCCATTTTCTTCAAGGGAGTTTGAAATGATTGATTCAATCATTTGTATTCCGCTTATATATCCAACCAACCAATCTTTACTTTTCACTACGATTGGAACCCATTGATCTTTATTATCCGTTTTTGGTGGTTTATAGTACATGAATACCTCCTTTGTTGGAAGTATTTATATACCTGCTAAACTATTTTTTCCGTAACGATGAATGTCTAAAATCTCTTTTATTTGGTTTTCGTCAAGCATTTGAATGTATCTTTCTGCATCTGTAAGACCAACTTCAAAATAATGGGCGATGATTAACTTTTCATCTTGAGTCAAATCTTTCTTCTTTTTGATGTACTTAAAGAACTGCCTTCTCTTTGGCAGAACTGAAAATAAATAACGAAAATGAGTTTCTTTTGGAATATCAGAATATCGGTTGATTTCATTAACGACTTGCGTAAAGACTTCAGCCATTGATACAAACCTATTAATCATAAATGGCTGATAGTCTTTACTGACTTCTTCATTATCAAAATCAAGAAATTCGTTTCTTTCGGTTAATGCTTTCAAATAGTCAAATAGTTCTGGCATTTACACCATTCCTTCCAAAAGGTTTCGTCAATTTCTTCAATTCTTTCAACTTCTATTTCGCCTATTTCAAATTCTTTTTCTTCCAAATATTCTAAAAATACCGATGGAAGCTTTACATCGTGTTTTTCAATATAATGTTCCATTTTATCAGGCCAACACCAAATGCCATCAGTTTTTTCACAAGTACCAAGAGTCTGTTTACATAAACGACAACCAGAATATCCTCTATATTGATTTACTATTTTACCTTCTTGTAAATACTTTATAACCTTATCTTTATTATAACATTTCCAGAATTGCTTGTCAACTATTATAGAAGGATGAATATATGGTGAAGGAGGTCTTGGTGGGTCATTTTTAAAGCTATTCAAATACATCTCCCCGTATCCTTCGGGGAGACGTTTTGATAATTCTTTTCTCAATTTATCAATATGATTATTGGTTTCAGACCAATATCCAATTAACTTTAACATTTATTTATCCAACTTTTCAACATCAAAATTATTGATGATTTCAACTAAGGCTTCTTGACCTGCGTCATAAACTTGATTAAGAAGCTTTGTCTCGGCTTCCTCTGAAAGATTAGGAATATCAAGTTTCCTATTAATAATATCTACATACTTCTTCTGTGACTCTTCGCTCTTGATATGTTCAAGAAGAAACTTCTTTACCATTGGCCATACAACCTTAACTGCTGTTTTCTGTATCCAATTCATGATTTCCTCCTTAACAATAAAAAGTGTCTTGATTGACTGATGTTTCTAATAAAGCAATTCTATTATTCCAACCTTTTAGAAAGACTTTAAGATTAGTATTTTTTTCTGAAATTAAAGTATAATAGTTTTTTCTCATTGTTAAATAATTTTTGACGAATTCAGTAAGCCCAATTTTATCTTTAACTTTTTTCATTTCTTCAATAGTTTTATTTCCTATTACCCCATCACTAACAACTCTCAAACATCTTTGAAGAAATTTATTAGCTTGACCGACTCCACAATTTACAGCAGTATCAAAATGAATAACTGCTACTTTATCGGGGATTTTATCACAAGAAGCTTTTAACCAATAGTTATTATAATAGATTTCTTTTACTTCATCATCAGTTATATTTTTAACAGATTGAAAAGGAAGTTTTTTAGATTTTCTATAAGAGTCATAAATAGCTTTAATAATTCCTTTATTTGTTTCTCCACCAGGGTCTTTAGGATTATTTGAATATCCGCCTTCAAATTGTAAAGTCATTTTAAGTGCAATCTCAAATATTTTATCCATTATTTTTTTCCTTTAATATTCTGTACACATCTTATGAGTATTTATATAAATAAACTTATTATTCTAAGTGAAACATATTATAAATGTGAATATCCAATACCAAAAAATTGAAAATCTCAAACCATAACTGAAAAGATGGTTTATGATCTTCTTTGTATAAATCTAGCTTACAATAGAATTCAAAGAAATCAATCCCCTCTTTAAACTTTCTTATTTTGTAAAGCCCATTGATTTCCCAAGCATATTTCTTATTGAAGATACCTGATATACTTTTCATATGTTAATCTCCACGATTTCGTTATTAACTTCTTTCATTTTAAACTGATCTCTCGTAAATGGTAATTTATAACCTTTACTCGTCCATTTTTCAATTAATATTTTTCCATTATTTTTCCAAGCTTCATTAAAGACTCCCATACCAGAAGATTGATGAAAAATAAGAATATCAGCTACAGAAATTTTATATCCCATTTCTAAAGCCTTCAGTCCAAAATCTATATCATAAAAATCGTTACCAGAAGTAAAAGTCTGATCGTCAAATCTTAAGCCTTCTTTAATAAATCTTCCTTGAGTTATCATCATACAACCATCTATAGCTACTAAGTCATCAAAATATCCTATAGGGCCTTTTTGTAAATGAAATCCTTCTCCTTGACCACCATCAGCTTTCCCCTGTATTAAATGGCCTCTCATTTTATCTGGAGTTGTCATCCACCAGCCTAGACGTTCAGTAATTTCAACAGCACCAGCTATTCCGACAATAGCAACATCATTTTTTTCTTGAAAAAGAAGTTCAATTTTTTCTCGAAAAAGGTTGTCTATAATACCAACGTCCTCGTGTAAGAAAATTACAATATCCCCATCTTCAAGACCATTTTGTATAACTGCTTCAATACCAGCATTATACTTTTTAAATATATTTTCAGGTTTAGTAGGGTCTTTATCAAAAATTTGAAGTACTTGTGAACTTATCTTTTTCATAGATGGTTCTGTAAATATTTGAAACTTTTGATTATTAAGTCTTGGTACAATGCATTTGATATTAGCCATTTACTTTTCTCCTATTTTAACAAATTCTTCATATATTCAATATGTTTTTCAAAACTTTCGTTTGCTTTTAAAATTCTCCAATAAGAACCATCTCGATCTTCTATTTTAATTTTTTCAGCATTTTGTTCCATTAATTTTAAAGTCTTTTCTGCTTTTTCAATTTCATTTTTTAAATCAATTTTTTCTTGATCTGTCATCATAAAATCTCCTTTGTTAAACAATTTTCTATAAAATTGACATTAATTCTATTAAACAGGCTGTGAAGTTTATTTCTTTGTCCAAAACGTGAACTGAACGAAAAGCATATTCGGCTATAACTAAAATAGCCTGTGCTTGTTTTGGCTTATCAAGCATAGGAACCATATTATCAAAAAGGTTTCTGTACATTTCATCAAAGTTGTAATTACGTTCAATGACATACCTTCTTGCGTCGGTGAGTTTCTTATTCAAAATCATCTGATAGAATTCAGTATCCACCTTTTCAACATCAAAAATACCACCATCAATTATACCATTATTTTTGGAATATTGCTGAAGAAGATTAATCATTCTACGAACATCTGGATAGAAAGTATCAACAATCTTCTGAATGGTTTCGTTTTTAAAATCAACCTTTTCATTCTTCAATATTCCCAAAAGTCTACTTATAATAAGTGGTTTACATTGTTCTTGAGACTTTATGTCCATCATATTGAAATCAATCTGTTGACATCTTGACTTCAAGGGTTCTATGATTTTGGTGATATAGTTACAGGTGAGAACGAATCGGCAGCTATCCTGAAACTCTTCCATAAATCCTCTCATAGCTGCTTGGAGAGCCGGGGTTGAACCGTCAAACTCGTCCAATATACAAATTTTCTTTCCGCCTTCGTTTTCTCCAAACATTGAGTATGAAGTTGCGAATTTAGAAATACGATTCCTCAAAGTATCAATACCGCTCTCCAACGACATATTGATATAGATATAATCAGACTTAATATCATTAACCAAAGCCTTTGCCATTGTCGTCTTACCGACACCGGGGCTTGAAGAATAAAGAAGGAGATTCGGAACCTCCTTTTCTTCAACAAGCTTCAGGAAAAAAGCTTTGACTTCTTTGGGAAGAATAATCTGACTTACTGTAATTGGGCGGTAGCGCTCGACCCAAAGAGAAAATCTTTTCTGTTTTTTTGCTTTATTCTCGTTTGTTTTTTCAAGCATTTCTAAACTCCAATCTTGGTATAAACTCATCTAAAATATACCAAGTTATAAAAGGTAAAAGAAAGAGTCATAAAGGTTGGACATTTTTGAAAGTCCAACCTTTATAGTTATTCATTTTCCTTTGTTTTCAATTTTTCAACCTTTGAACGGCTTTCCTTTACAATTTTCTTGAGTTCCGTTAAAGTAATGTTAACCTTCTGAGCAGTCTTCTTTAAAGACATTGTTTCTTCGTAGACCTTCAAAATGTTGGCAATGTATGACTTCTTCTGTTCTTCGGTTATTTCAGTTTTTTCTGATTTAGGATTCATTTTTTGTCTATTAATGATTTTTCTCTGAATCTTAAATTGTTTAAATAATGCTTTGGCAACTCTTCGCTTCTGTAAGCCAGTTAATTTACCAGGATTGTTTTTCATATCATACATCATATCAGCTTCTTTTTCTTTTTCGGTCTTTCCTCTGAATAGGCATCTACAAGGAATTGGCATCTTTGTTTCAGAATCCATTCCTTCATATCCCCTACCATAACATTTTCTACAACCCTTATCAGGGTCTTTAATATTATGGTTATTCTGTTTGGCTACAGCCTTAATCATCTGAAAAGGAGTAAGGTCTTCCTTATCAACAACTGTACCATCCTTGGTATCAACAAACTTATCTGCATTGTCAGGAACGTCATACTTAGTATTCCCAGTCCACAAACCTTCTTGTGACTCAAACTCATCATCTGAGGATTCGGTCTCTATGACGTGATTTTCCTCTGGGGTGGCATTAACATTTTCATCAACTGTAATAACTTCCTTGACTTCAGCAGTCTGTTCAATTTCCTTCTTTACTTCTTCCATTTGTTAATCCTCTCCTTATTAGTTTTTAACCCGGCCGGTGAAAATATCAAGACTTACTTTTTCGTCAACAAGGGAAATCTTGATAAATCCTTGAGCTTTAATTTCAATGACGTAATCTCTCTTTGGGGGGAGATTCTTGAAAGTATCAGAGAACATTACAAAGTCAATTTCTTCCTTTGTCTTTGAAAGATTCTCAACTTTGAAAGTCTTTTCAAAAGTATTATCGTGAAGACTGTTGAATACCTTGAAAGTAATGCTCTGGCCATTTCCATAGACTTGTGCTTTCTTGGAGTTGATGAGTCCGATCATTTTTAATAGATCATCTAACTCTGAAGATGAAAGATTTATTTTCACATCTGGGTCTTTAAAGTTAATTGACTTCGGACCGGCTGGGATACTTTCTGGATTTGAAAGAAGATATTCAGTTTTAGAACTTCCCTCAACGAGCAAAATCTTCTTTTCATCAATTGACATTTCAGGTTGTGAAAATGCCTTAAAGTACTGATAGAATTCAGGATAGTTATAAAAGGCAATCTGTTCTTCTTCAAAATCAAAGAAGCTCTTTGGAGCCTTCAACTGATACGCAATTGTTGATTCACTATCAGCCCTTCTGATAATGATATTGCTTTTGTCGTCCTTTTCAAAAACAACATTAATGTTGATTGAAGTGAGGTCTTTTAGAAGGTCAAACAGTTCGGCATTATACTGTACTTTTGCCATACAAATACTCCTTGTTAAAGTTGTTTCTATTATTATATCATTTTCTTTCTATTTTGTCAAATTTTTAGATTGAAATTTTGACTTTGTATTTAAGAGTCTTTATCGGTTGTCTCCTGATCCTGTGATCTTATTTCTTAGCTTTCTGTCAAACAGTTTATCAATATTGGCCTGAGCTACATCATCCATTGAAAGACCAAGTTCAGTACACATAGCCGCGACATACCACATTACATCACCAAGTTCCTTCTTCAAGTCTTCTCGGTTTGCATCAGTGATATTACCGGCTTGGTCACGAAGAATCTTTTTGACTTTACCTTGAATCTCTCCAACTTCTCCAAGTCCGTTTGCAGTATATGAAAGTCCAAGATACTTCATAACTGGTTCTGGAAGTCTCTCATAAATCATTTTGAACTTATCAAGGTAAATAGCTGTCTGTGAGGCTAGCTTCTGATAATCTTTGAATTCCATTTTAATATCTCCTTATTACTCTATAAAAATAAGTTCTTTTGCCAATGGAAGAGTCTTTATCCATTCAATGAAAATCTTCCATTCAGGAAGTCTATGAGATTTGCGCTGAAAGTATATTCTTCTTAGTGTTTGATATGAAAACTCGTCAATACGTTCTTGTTCTAAACCTTCTTTAATTTCTGATTTTGCTCTTTGAAGTTCTTCTCCTGTCAATCCTTTTGCTTCAACATGCATTGTTGACTCCGAAGCCAATCTCTCATGTCCTATTCTATAGGTATCCATTTCTTGCCACCAGTAGCGAGGAGCAACTATTGAACATGATACGATTATTCCACGGACTACTTTAGCGTGTTCGTCACCGTTTTTGATAAGACTTCTGAGAATCGCTAAATCTTTAGGTCCAATTGAAATTTCAGAATGTAAAATAATACTAAATCCTTCTGCATCACAAAAGGAATTTGTTTCAGAATCGCTTTTGCTTTTCCCCTTGAATGGAAGTCTTAAAGCTCTAAAAGCCGAAACAAAACCAAAGATTTCATTAGTTTCAATTATCATTCAAACACCTTTCCCCTTTTGAACCTTTTGATACAAACCAGTTCTCCTTCCCAAAAACGAAGACTAACTCCGGTTTCTTGAAATAGGATTTTGGTTCTTTTGGCGTTTTCAATCCAAATATCATCGTTATTATCATCCCACTTTTTATCAATGATAACTTCTTTAATACCTGCTTGAACTATTGCTCTTGCACAATCCATACAAGGAATTCCATTAGTATACATTCTACAACCTTTAAGCGAAGTTCCTAAAAGAGTAGCATTGTACACAGCGTTTCTTTCGGCATGTTCAAACCAAAAATACTTTTCGGGACGAACTTGCCTCTCTGGTAAGTTATCATTAATTCCTCTTGGATAACTATTGTAGCCTACTGAACGCACCTCGTTATCGGAACCTACAACAACCGCTCCGATATGAGTTGACTCATCCTTGCTTTTCATGGCAACAAGGTAAGCCATGTTCATATAATAATCGTCAAAATTCATTTCTTGGTTTTCTTTGTCTTCTTAGACTTTTGAGCTTGTTCAAGCTTTTCAATTTCTTCACAAAGAACTTTGTTGCAGAAATCATTGAAAGAAAGATTTTTTGCATGAGCCATTGACATAAGATGAAGGAGTTCTTTTTCCTCTAGTTCAAGAGGAACGGAAAATCTTTCATCATCAATTTCTTCGGCGGTTTTAATTATTACAGTATTCTTTTTAACAGAGTAAACAATATTTAATTGCTTTAAAAAATCAATAAAATATTCTTTACTCATTTGAACTGAATCATCTTTCAATTGGATTTTAAACATAATAAACTCCTTTCAATAGGTTACCCAAATATGATAACATTTTCAATTCAACTTGTCAACCACATTTTGAAAATCCACAAGATTTACAGGTGAAGCATCCGTTTTCATAAACTAATCTTGCTCCACAATTCTGACAATCTTCTCCTGACTTAGTTCCATCTTTAATGTACTTCTTTAAGGCTCTTGCGATAGACTTGGAAAAACAGAACATTTCTCCTTCAACTTTGTTTAGCTGCTCACAAATAAAGTGAATTGGAACTTTATGTCTCAAAGATGTAGAAACCATTCTTGTTAATGAGTCTTCATTATCAGTTGTATCCTTGGTAAAATTTTCTACTTTCTCACCATTTTCAAACTCCAAGTCATAATGACCTCTCTTAATCTTGATAACCTTTCCTTTGGTATGTTTGTACTGGCCGTTTTCAATAGCAAAGATTTCGTATGGCGCGTCTTCCATAATGCCAATCATAACCATATATTTGAAAGTTCTAACTTTGTCAAGCTTCTTTGTGATATTGGTATGATATATTTCACAAGGAAGTTCTTTTGGACGCTTAGGAGCTTCCCTATTACAATCGTCTTTCTTAACAAGCACACCAGACCTACAACCATCACGATAGACAGTAATTCCTTTCAAACCTTCTTTCCAAGCAGTTTCATAAATCTTTGCGACTGATTCAACTGAAACATCTTTCGGAAGATTGATAGTTGATGAAATGGAGTGACAGATATGCTTTTGAATAGTTCCTTGAAGCTTTACTCTGTTTACCCAGTTTATGTCATTGGCACAAGAACCAAACCAAGGAGACTTCTCAGCATTCTTTTCTCCAGTAACTTCCATCCATTCCTTTACTCTATTATGGAATACTTTAAACTCTTGCCACTTATCTCCACTTACATCTGTAAAATCTGATCTTTCATTAGTAGAGTCATTTATTTTCTTTCTGCGAGTATAAGAAATTTCAAACAAAGGCTCAATACCAGAAGAAACTCCGGCTTCTATTGAAATACTACCCGTAGGAGGAACTGTTAATAGAGCAACATTTCTTCTTCCATACTTTCTCATATCTTTGTAAAGATGTTCGTCTTCTTTTGCAATTCTCTTGATAAAGGGATGATTTTCTTCTTTCTTTGCATCATAACACTTAAAATGACCAAGTTCCTTAGCCATTTCAACTGAAGAACGATATGCTGCAAGTTTGATAGTTTTGGAGATTTTTTCAACTTTTCTAATAGAATCTTCTTCTCCATACTTCATTCCTAAAGCGGCAAACACGTCTGCCAACCCCATAAATCCTAATCCTGTTCTGCGACCTTCATCGTTATTCTTTTTTATAGTTTCCCAAAGTTCAATCTCATCTTTCTTGATTTTCATTGGCTCTGGGTCTTTCTTAACTTTATCAATTATTTTCTGAACCTTTTCAGACTCAAGATCAACCAAATCGTCCATAAGTCTCTGTGCTATCATTGTAACTTCTGAAAGCTTTTCATAATTGAACTTTGCTTTGGTTGTAAAAGGATTATCCACGAATGAGAAAAGGTTCAAAGATATTAACCTACAACTATCAAGTACGCTAAGATTCAACTCGCTACAATTATGAGTTATACAATGGCTTAATGAAAAACAATTATCTTTATCAAATACTTCTATATCCCAAACATTTTCTTGTACAGATGTTTTAGTTACTTTTTTAACCAAAATATAGTCTATTGGTTTTACGTTTTGTTTATAGTTTAATTTTTTAATGTCCTCTAATTTTTGATTTTTATAATCAATTTTGCTTTGAAATAAAGTAGCAAAATGTTTTTTAGAATATAAGTCATTAATAACCAAATCATATCTTTCATATTTTTTGTTATAATCTTTACCGTTTGGAAAAATTATTTTTCTTGGTGGAATATATTTTAATGTTGTTTTAATTCCAAAAAATCCCAAAATTTCAGAAATATCTAATAAAAGTTTTTTATATTTAATTGAAGATGAAAAAGAAATTCTTTTATTTTTATAAATGTTTCCATCAGAAGACAAATAACCATTAATTAAGCCTTTAATAAAAATTTCAGAAGATTCACAAATTAACTTTTTATTAATTCCATTAATTTTATCAGGATTATAAAATTTGTTGAAATAATTATCTATTTTTAAATTACAAGTATTTAATTCATACCACGTTGAATTTTTTCTTTCCCTTTTATGAAATTCTCCTTTATATCCAGTTTTTTCTTGAAGAATTCTTATTAATTCTTTTCCAATACCGGAATTAAAATCTTTTTCTGAACAAATTAAACCATATTGATTTCTATTAGTATCTTTTCTAATAACTTTCCAGCCATCCCCAATAAACCAACCAATTAAAAATCCATCATCAAAATCGCCCAAATTTCCATTGAAAATATCTTTTTTTCGAAGAGTTGGTAATTTATCACCCGGTCGAATTTGTAAAGTTGTTAATTCTCCTCGGCGAGTAGCCCATCTATGTTCGGCCGTACAATGATAAATCATTCCAGTATTCAAACAAACTTCATATAGTATTTGATTTTTACCAGAAAGTTTGCATTTTGCTTTAGAATATTTACCTTCTAAATTATATACTTCAAAAAATTTATTTTCTAAGTCTTGAATTTCTCGTGGGCCTTCTTTAGTTAAAACTAAGGTTCCCTTTCTTAATGAAGGGTTACACCCCTTGCTCGCAAATTCTTCGTATGCATCGGCTGGAGTTTCTCTTGTGATATTATCCCACATAAGCAAACCCGGTTCTCCTCTATTGTGAGCCGACTTAATGATGGTATTCCAAACTTCTCTGGCTTTAACCATTTTGGAGATTATTGGCTTTACATTCCTTTCTTTGTAATCAACTGGGAAACGAATTTCATACTCAGTATCTTTATCAACAGCTTCCATAAATTCATTTGAAAGCTTAACAGAAATGTTAAGTCCAGTAACTTTTTTATCATCGTTCTTTACAGTAGCGAAATCTAAAATCTGTGGGTGATGAACTGAAAGAATGGCGATTCCTGCTCCCCTTCTTCCTTCTTGACCTACTTCTCTGATTGTATTGGAGTATCTTTCTAAGAAAGGTATTATGCCAGTGGAGGTTCTAGCAGCGTTGTTGGTCTGAACCCCTTCTGGTCTTAATTTGTCCAAACAAACACCTACTCCACCTCTACGTTTGCAGATATTGACGAACTGTTCGTCAACCTTTAGAATAGCCGAGTAGCTATCTTCTGGGATTTCACAGAAGAAGCAATTGGAGAGACTGATAATTTGGAATTCATTTCCAATACCAAAAAGAGGGCTTCCTGCTGGAACTATGTACTTAAAATGGTCAAAAAGTTCAAAGATTTGGTCTTCGGTGAGTGGGTTCTTAAATTTGCCTTTTTCTATTCTCGCAAATTCTTTGGCTATTCTTCTAAACATCATTGAAGGATTGCTTTCAAGTAAATTTCCTTCTTTGTCTCTAAGTGCATATTTTTCAATAAACACTCCGGTTGCAAGTTCGTCTCCGTTAAAATAACTCAAGGTTTGATCGTAGGCTTCTTTATAAGTGTATTGATTCATTTGTCATTCTCCTAATTATCTATTAAAAAGTTCATTTTCGGTTATGACTTTAAATTTTAATCCTCGTTTTTTACAAAATTCTTCAGAAGATTCCCATTTACATTTATTTTTTACATATTCGTGAGCTTCATAAATATATCTTTTTTGTGCTTTTTTATTTCCGTTTTTTGGTGGTTTTGGTGGAACAGTCTGATTCGCTGGTTTAACTTCTACCACAAACTTACTTATTGAGTTATCTTGTTCTAGTTTTTCAAAATAAAAATCTGGATAATACCGATGTATTTTTTTATCTATAACATTAAAATATTCGATAACTAAACATTCATATCCCCAAAGAATAACTTTTGGTTGAAAATCCAAAAAGTAACAAAATCTACATTCCCATGAACTTCTATATCTTGGATTTTTTTCACCAATATATTTTTGTTTATTGACAACCTGATATTCTCCATTATAAAATTCTTTCATTTTTTAATTTTCTTATAATTATTATACTTTTGTAAATAATTATATCTTTATTTTCTTTTCTAAATTTTGCACAAATACTTGTTCTTTCATTTATAGTAAAATCTTTCCAATAATTTTTATTATTAGAACAATAATAATGATATTTATTAAAAGGATTTTTTTCACCATATATGTCTTTATTAAGTTTCCTTTGAGATTCACTCATTTTCTTTTTTGTTTCAATTGAATGTTTTTTACCATAAAAATGATTTTTTTTACCAATTTGTGCATTAAACATTTTCTCTTTAGATTTTTGTGAAAAATGTTTACCAAACATGGGATGTTTTTCACCACGTATAGAATTACTTATTTTTGTTTTTATTTTATCGATCATTTCAAATCCACCTTCACCGCCAGTTGTACTATTATAACCATTTGGTGTTAGAGTATTATAAACTTTTATTGCTTTAACTTCTGTTGTTTCTTTTAAAGAATTTTCAACAATTGCTATAATTTTCCAAGAAAAACTTTCAAATCCCCAACGGTCAATAGCTTGATGAAAAATATATTTGCTATGATTTTTAACGGCATTTAAATGCTGTCTTTTACGTTTATTCAAATTTTGTTTAGTAAACCCAATATAACTTTTACCGTTTTCTGGATTTTCACCAATATTTGTTGATTTGTAAATTATAATACTCATAGATACCTCCAAGTAAGGTTATTGTAAGAGATGCTTTGATAATCCTAACTTGGATAGGAAACGGTAATGATCCGCTGTCTCAAAGTATCTATGAGTATTTATATATTTTAACATCCTATTTTAATGACTTAATAAGTGGTCCAAAGTTTTGCCACTCATCCATCATCTTACTTAAACGGTTTTTAGAGAAAAAGTTCATTATCTTGGAACTTTCTATTGCTCCGATCTGATATGTACAATAGGTATTTATTATACCATCCGCCAAATCCTTTGGAATAAAATTGAAATCAATAAGCACACAGTTTCGCGTGTAGTTATCTTTATATTGTTCGTTGCCTTCTTCTTCCAAGAAATCTTCAATTCCTTGCTTAAGTATTCCTTCGGCAGTTGCAAGACCTATTCTTGGCTTGATTGAAGGAATAGCATCACTCTTATCTCCGGTGATGATTTTAAGATCAAGCTCCCTCCGAGGATTTATACAAGAAACGATTTTATTATTGATTGGGTCAAACTGTTGGTTGTTCTTCTCGGTCAGAAGTTGGTGCAAATCTTTATCGGTAGAAACAATGACATTCTGATTTTCTTTGAACTGTCCACGACAGAGTACAGCAATAATATCATCAGCTTCGGCGTGTGGATAATCCATAACATAAATTGATGAAAAAGTTTCTTTGATGTCTCTACGGAATTCCTCAAAGATTGGAAAGAACTTCTCAAAGTTAACTACAGCCTTATCTCTTGCATCTTTTCTATTTGATTTATACTCTGGGAAAATCCTATATCGCCAACTTCCTTTTGTATCAAACGCCAAGATAACTTTAGAAGGATTGAACTTAACAATGGTGTTGAAGAAGCTATTTAGAAATAAGTGCCTCCAAAAAAAAAAAACTTTTCGTTATCTTGAGGATTCATAAAGATAGCCGAAAAGAGCGTTCTATATGCTAAATTATGTCCATCGAAAATTAATATTTTATTTTGACTCGTTTCAATTTTTTGTTGGTCTTCAACCGAAAATAATTCTGATAATGAACTTTTAATCATTTACAACCTCCTTGATTGTTTTATGTATTATAACATTTTTATATTCAATCTCCAAAACTTTTTTTCTTCTAAATGTTTCTTTAATATTATGTCTTTCTTTTTTAGAAAAATATTCATAAAAATTCATTCCATTAGATAATACATATATCCATTTAGCCGAAGGATTATTATAACCTTGTTTAGCTAAACTTATTTTTTGTTTATGTTCTTCTGAGTATTTTTTTCCTTTTAATTTTTTACTTAAATTTTCTTTGAATTCTTTACTTCGTATTTTTCCAATGTTTTTTCCAATGTTTTTTCCAATCATTGACCGACTTTGTTTTCTTTTGGATTCTTCGCTTTTAACTTTACCTAACATACTTTGTCTTTGTTTTTCTTTTTGTTCTTCTGAAATTTTTTTACCTTTATGAATTACACTCATTTTTTGTTTTTGATCTGCGTTCCATTTGTTACCAAAATTTGGATTTTCTTTTCCACATCTTTTAATTCCAAACATGGGATTATTTTCACCTTTCCATTTTCCTATATTTTTATTAATTTGTCTTATTTTATTTTTAAAATCTTGTGTTCTTGTTCTAAAAGAACCTGTACCACCAGAATCTAAATTATAACCAACTTCTGGATTTGTAGAATCTAATTTATTAACCCAAAAAATTTCTTTTTCATCAATATTAGCAGAAGTACAATATTCAAGAATTTCTCTTTTAAAATTTTCTTTGCCATATTTCTTTATAGCTTTTATAATCTTTAATCCAGAACCCAAATAACCATCATCTGCTGATGTATTATGTTGTCCAACATAAATTTTACCGTTGATTAGATTAGTAGTTTTGTAAATAATACTCATAAGATACCTCCACATAAGGTTATTAGTAAGAGATTGATTGGTAATTCTAATGTGGATAGAAAACTTCCGTCGAAGCTGTCCCAATCTATCTTATGATTATTTATATAAATTATCATCATGTTTTCAAAAATTCCTCAAGAGATTTAGTTTCAAATTTATATTTTTTAGGTTGTTTTGTTTTAGCTGTTAGCATTGCTTCTTGCGGTACGAATGTTTTAGCAAACAGACAGTTTGGTTTACCTATCGGTATTATCTTTTGAACATATATCCCATACTCTTGATACATCCACTTTTGATTGATTGCGAATAGCCTCTGCATATTATTCATATCAAAAGAAGGTTTAACTTCAACATATGTTCCTGCATAATTCCCATCACTACCAATATTGTTGATAAATGGTATTTCATCCATCTTATTTTCTTCATCAAAAGCACCAAAGTAGAAGATTCCAAGAGCCTTTGGAGTCCATTCAATCCAATAATCGGGTGTATAGATATGACCCTGTAACAAAGTACTTTCCATTTGTTTTTGTTTAGTTTTGATTTTCTTTATCCAGTTATATTTTACTGGTTCTGATAAAACAAAACTTTTTACGTGAAAATCATAGTCTTTTACAAATCCATTTGCCTTGAGTTCTTCAAGGTAAAGATAGAAAAGTCTTTCTTCCTCTGAATCAAAGTCAATTCCGTTATACGTTATTTTTGGCACTTAAACCATCCTCGTCATTGGTATTATAACATACTCTCAGAGCATATGCAAGGCCAACTGGTGATGACATAGCCTGAACACCAACTATCTGGTTTGCAAATAAAGTTGGAAAAGTTCTTCTTACTAATGGAAGAGCGATTAAACCAAAAAAACCAAACCAACCTGACCAGTTAAAGATTTTTTCACTTTCAAGTTTTTCAAACCACTCATCAAGACGTTGACGAGCATCTTCTTTGAACTCTCTAAGGATACTTTCTTTATGGCTCAAAATATCGGTCATATTTTTGAGCTTTGCATAATTATCCTTTTCGTTCTTATTGACTTTCCATCTTACCATACCTTTCAACCTCTTTATACGTTTCCTCAATGAATTTCATTCTCGTAAGATATTCGGCTTCTGCTAAAGGATTATCGTCATTTTTTCGTAACGTATTTAATCCTTCTTTATTTCTTACATACACTTCAGATAAAAGGGCTTGAATAAAATCTTTTTGTTCTTTGGTCATATAAAAAATACCTTATCAAAAAGTGAATTGGTAAAGAAAGGTTCTAACTCACTATAAGCAAACTTTCCTCTATTCAAATGAATACAAACGTCATTAATATCCCACTTATCTTTCATTGGAAGATTGAATGCTTTCATAAACTTCTTCCAACAGAATACATACTCACCTTTTCCAAGAAGCTCTACAGTCTTCTTTTTAGTTTCCTCGGTCGTCGCATCAAAGTCAATCAGGTATCTCTTGTGTGGAAATTCCGATAGCTTCTTATCCTCGGTCTTGACTCCTGTTAGTGCAATTGAATTCTCTACGAAGATACTATCAATTGGCCCTTCAAGTATGACAACTGGCTTGTCTTTGTCAACCAAGAAGTAGTTGTAGATGCTATTGAAATCTCCTTTGCGGGAGAGATACTTTGGTTGTATATAGTCAAAAAGTGCTCTTCCTTGATAATAATATATTTTTCCGAATTTGTCAAAGAATGGTATTATCAGTCGATTATTATAATTACCACCTATTGCAACAAACCACTTACTCCAAACTTCTTCTGGTATTTTTCTGTCAATACAAGTTCTAATTGCCTTCGCAAAAAGTGGTGTAATTCCCTTCTGTATTGGAATAAAAAACTTAGTCTGTTCTTTTTCTTCGTACTTCTTTCTTACCTTTGGATTCTCTATCTTTGGCAAAGGTTTTGCCTTTTGTTTATTTGTTAAAATTTCGCTAATATAACTTTTATAATAAGATGGAAAAAATTCTTTCATCCATATAAAAACGGGCTTATTATAAAAACAGTTGTGGCAATACATCATATATGGTTGCTTATTTTTTAATATATAAGCTCTTTTTTTAGATTTAGATTTTTTACTATCGCCACATACATTACATCTAAATTGATAATAATTATCTTCATAAGTAACGTTATTAAAACTACTTAATATTAGTCTTATTTGTCTTTCAAGAGCAATATTATTTTCAATTTGAAAAGTTTTCATTTTTAAGATGCCTTTCAATAGTTATACCTTTATAAACAATTATGTCAGTATTTTTACGTTGAAATTGTCTTTTGATAATAAATCTTTGTTTTTTATTTAACTGCCAAAAGTCTTCATTATTTGATAAAATGTATGAAAATTTTGATTTTGACTTATTGTTTTCTATAGTTTCTTTAATTCTTTGTTCTTTTCGTTTTTTAGTCCATTTCTTTTTAGTTAAACCTTTAAAAACTAAACTCAATAATTTCTTAGTTTCTTCTGAATGTTTAATTCCTTTGTGTTTAATAGATATTTTATTTTTAGTTTTTTCTTTGTGTTTATATCCTTTTCTAACTTTTTTAAATTTTTCTATCCATTCTGGTTTTATTTCTCTTTGGAGATTAATTTGTCTGAGTTTTTCTTTGGTTTCTTTTGAATGTTTATAGCCTGGTGAACGACCAGTTCCGCCTTTATCAATATTATATCCAACTTTAGGATTAGTAGCACCCAACTTATTAACCCAGTAAACTTCTTTTTCGTCTACATTAGCAGAAGTACAAAACTCAATTGTTTCACGTATGAAGTTTTCTTTACCGTACTTTTTAATGGCTCTTTTAATCCATTTACCAGAACCCAAATAACCATCATCTGCTGATGTATAATGTTGACCAATGTAAATCTTTCCGTTAATTAAATTAGTTATTTTGTAAATAATACTCATAAGATACCTCCCTAAAGGTTGACGGTAAGAGATGGTTGGTAATTTCGTTAGGGCGAAAAAAGGTGTACGGCCTCTGTCCCAACACATCCTATGAGTATTTATGTTTTTTATGCTTAAGTCCTGAATAAAATAGGGGAGTAAGGTTTCTCCACTCCCCTATTGTCCAAACATGAACACTCGTCTACTAACAATTACTTATCTTCGCCTTCATCTTCATTTTGAAGATCATTGAAGAACTCATCGTCATTTCCTGCAAACACTGTCGCATCGGCAGTCTTTGTAGTTGGCTCAGCCTTTGCTTGGGCCGGCTTACTTGATGCCTGTGCCGGTGCGCTTGACTGTCTTGGTGCTGATTCTCTTGGAGCAGAACCACTACTTCCCATAACTCTGTCAAACTTACTCTCAAGCTCATCATAGCTCTTGAAAGTACTTTCGGCGGCAAACTCAGAAAGTCCATAAAGAGACTTACTGATCTTCTCAATTTCTTCGTCTGTTCCGACTGGTGAAGGCTTATCAAATCCACAACTGTCATAGTTTGGCATTGATACGCTTCCAACCTTGACCCTCTTAATAATGAGCTTGAAGTCTGCTCCATCGTAATAGTCAAAGATCATTACGGGCTCTTCAATAGAGTCTGTACCTGGCTGAAGTCTTTCCATAATCTTGTCGTGAACTTTTTTTCCATACTTGTAAATGAAGACTTTGCCTTCATTCTCTGGATTAAGCGGGTCTTTGATAACAAGAATATTGGAAAAATAATTCTGCTTTCTCTTTCTTGACCTTGCTGTATCTGGGTCAGAGTCCCAAATTGCAGAGTTGGCCTTACAAACCGGGCATTCCTTTTTCAAAGTTGTTGGACAATTTTCAATATACCATCCTCCTGGTCCTTTGATAGAGTGTGTGTAAACACTAACATAAGGAATATCAGTGTCAGGAGAAGGAAGAAAACGAATGATAGCCTGAGCGGTTCCGTTTTCATTGAACTGAGGATAATAAATTCTTTCGTCCTTGAAGCCATTTCCTCCCTTCTTGTCACTCTGTTCACGAATTTTGTCCATTGCTTTTGACCAATCAATCTTGAATTTCTGCTTGTTCATCTAACGAATCTCCTTTTAAGGTTTCTTTTATTTTTTTGGCAATTCTTTGGAATTGCTTGTACTCTCTACTTGTATTAATTATAACATTTTCATTTTGGTTTGTCAAGGCTTTATCAAAATTTCTGATAAAAAATATCGGGGAAATCCTTTCTTTTTTTGTCAAGATATAAGCAATATTTGTACCATCTTCTTTGATCTCAAAGTATTCTTTAAGTCCTCTTTTAAAGTTAAGTTCTTTATGTATTTGTTTGATAATTTTTAAGTCTTCATTTAGTCTTTGAACTGTAAAAAGTTTCATTGCCTCTCTAACTGTCTTCTGTCTAATTCCATACCAATTAATTTTCTTTTCTCCCATCATACAACGATATAACACAAATATAGCAAGCTCGTGATATGTGTAATATCCGTTTTCTATTTCACTATAAATTCGTTTAGAATTTTCAAAAAACAACTTTGGAGCTTTTTGAAATTTTATATAATATACTTTTTTGAATAAATCAATATCTTTATCTCTTTGAACAAAAGTATAAACATTCTGAATAACAGAATATACCATCAACGTTGACTTTTCCATAACTATCCTAATATTTGACTTAAACTGTTTTTATCCAACTTTATTTTGTAGTTAGATGAAAGTTCTTTCTTCAACTCAAATTTGGTTTCTCCGTCTAAAATAGTAAGAATTTTCTTAAACTTAACAAAAAATTCTTCAAGATATACAATTATTTCAGTTAAGCTAATATTAATTTCTTTCTTGGCTCTTCTTAGAGTAATATTAAAATGACTTTGCTCTTCTGCGCTTATTCTTTTGCCATCAAGAATTTCTTTAATATCTTCAAATGAATAACCATTTTTATTTAACCAATCAAAGAACTCGGTCTTTTGAATATCATTAATAAATTCTTGTTCATTGGTTTTTTCTTCGTCTTTTTCAAAAACTATTTTGTGTTTTGACATTTTTTAAACTCCTTATTCAATATCGTCAAATTTACCAATCATTTTATCAAATTTATCTTTTAAGTCTTTATTCAAAATATCCTTCACGTCTTGAACAGTACTATCAACTTGTTTTTGCTTATCTTTTTCGCTTGGTGGAATCTTAGAAATCGATGCCGCTGTTTCAGTAGTTGGTGCATTAGCATCTTCAAATATTCGCATTTTGTAATAATCCACATTAACAGGGAATGTATGTTTATTCAGTCCGTATCTGTTTTTTAAGATAATCCAATTAAACTTACCCATTTTTCTGAACTCTTCTGATTGAGTCACTCCGATAATTATATCAGCTGTTGCAGCTGTTCCAATAGAGTCAGAAATGTCTGTAAGCTCAATTTCAGCGTCTCCAAATCCGCCTCGGTTAGTTTGAACTGCGGATACAATTGGAAGACCAAGTTCTACAGCAACGGCACGAAGTTCTTCTGAAATCCTCTTAACTTCAAGGTATGTGTTATCTCCCTTGTTTCGGTAGATAGGGTTCATAATACCAAGATAGTCAACGAAGATGATGTCTGGTACAAACTTCTTTCTTACCTTAAGTTCCTTGACCAAGTTACGAATATGATTTACACTGATAGACTTAGTTGGATATTCCTTGATAACAAACTTATTTTTGACCTGCTTTTTAATTGATTCAAACTTTTCGTGGAACTTACTTCTTGTCAAAAGTTTCAAGTCTTCTGTTGCAATATCAAACATATTTGACATTACACGCTCAGAAATCTTTTCTTCTGACATTTCACAAGAGACATAAAGAACATTTTTGTTCCTTAAAATACAGTCTACTCCAAGAGAAGTCATAATGAGAGACTTACCAAGGTTGGTTTCTGCCATAAACAAAGTCAAAGATTTCTCGTGGAAACCACCTTCAATAAGTCTATTGAACTGTGTGATACTTGTTGGAATTACTCTATCTTTATTATGAAGATGATTATACAATCTTTCTTCTTCATCAAAAAGGTCAAGTCCAACTTTTGTGTCAAAACTAAAAGCAATTGCTTCTCTTAGTTTATCTGGTGCCTGTTTAAGAGATTCATTATCTTCACTATTAAGACTCATAACAATCTCAACATTGACATTGTGAACCATCTTATTTCTGATAAATTCTTCAATCTGTTCTAAAAGGAATTCCTTTTTGTACTCATTAATATCCATTTCCTTTATTTCAATAAGACGATTGAATACTTCCTCATTATTGAGTTCAAGCTTCATTTCTGAAATAGAAGGAAAATGCTCAAACCTTTCAAGAATAGAAAGTATTGACTTAATCAATTGGATGTTCTTGTGATCTTCAAAGATTTCAGGGACAAGGAATGGAATTACCTTGTCCCTAATCTTTTCATCAATAAACAAGAACTTAATTAGAACTTTTTCAAAAAATATAATATCCATTTATTTTTTCTTTTTGGATGAAGTTTTCTTTTCTTCTGTATTTTCTTCCTTCTTTTCTTCTAATAGATTTTCTACTATTGGTTCTCCATTTAGCATGTTCAAAATATCCGATTCTTTGGAAATATCCAAAGGACTGCTAAATGTATACTTTGCTTCAAGCCACTTCTTGAAATCGGTTTCCTTAAAAATTGGAAGCCAAAATTCTGAATTGTAAATATTTGCTTCTTTAATCTTTTCGTTCTTATTAATAATTGGTCTACGGAACGAACCAGCGGCTGGGGAATCTACAACTCCTGCTTCAAGTGCATCATCAAGTATACCATAGAAAATATCTAAACCACCATCTACCTTAATTCTAAACTGAAGCTTAGACTTTTCCTTAGACCATCTTGACTTGTATGTTTCAGCTGTAATAATATGACCGACAATTGTTGGGTCTGATGCAGACTTCTTTTCCTTTGCTCGGCTTCTTCCTAAGATAACACATTCGCTATTAAATACGATTTTTCTTCCACCAGGCACACTCAAAGTATCTCCCATTCCACCGACGTTATCATAAACATGGTTGGCAATGAAATAGGTTGCTTTGGTATTAAGAATGATATTGGCAAGATTGTTTTTCTTCTTTGGAATTGTAAAGTCTGCGGCATCGTTTCCGACAAGTGCATTATTAAGTGTTTTGGAAGTGACCAAAGAACCCCAGCTATCAATAATGAAAAGAACATCTTTTCTTTCATTCTTTGGAATTTCGTTACAGATTGTCATAATCATACCAGACACTTCTTCGATTCCATTTTCTTGAAGAACAACAAGTTTATCTGGACTAATATCAATTCCGATAGCTTGTGCGAACTGGAAGCTAAAGGCTCTCTCAGTATCAATGATACAAACCTGCATCCCCTTCTTTTGTGCGTTCTTAACAAGTCCATATGCAATGAAAGACTTACCAAGCATTGACGGGGCTGAAATCATTGAAATCCTTCCCTTAGGGATTCCACCGTCAACTCTTCCACTAAAAAGAAGATTAAGCGAAATTACGTTAGTTGAAAGAAACTCAATCTTTTCATCTTCTGTAAACAAATAAGAAGAAAGTGGTGGACTGTCTTTGGTTTCCTTATCTTTAATTATTATATCATATAATGATCGCATAATACCTCCTTGATGGTAATGTATTTCTTTAAAGATAACATTTTCATTAGATTTTGTCAAGGGGTTTTCAGCTAAAACTGAATAAAGTCTGACAAAGTATTTTCTTCAATTTCAATATTTCCCCATCCAAGTACATTAAAAAATCTTTGAATAACGTCTTGGAAGACTTTTTGCCACTGTTCTTCAACATCTACTTTAAACATTGCTTCAAATTCTTTTGGCCACTCATTAATGAAGCCAATAATATTTTGTTTAAGCTCATTCTTTTGGGGTGCAACATATATGAACTTCATCTTGGTTCCATTGTTGATTTCCATAAGAGGAAGCTTATACTTGGCAATAGTAAAGTTATAGTTGATTGCGGCTCTTACGTGAATTGGTAAATGCTTAGGATATGAAGCTACATTCTTAGCAAGATAGGTTTCAACTGGCTCAGCATACTTCTGGTAGTCTTTGATTCCCTTTGGATTGGCAATGTCAGTTGGAGTTGCCTTCAAAAACTCATCGTGAATTTGACGAAGTCTTTGCATTACAACGTGTCTATCTTTTCCACGAACTTCAAATATCTTTTGAAGAACTCCCATAATTCTTTCTCGGCTGAATTTAGGAGTATCTGTTCTGACAACTTCAATTCCAGTAGTTGAAATCTTCGGATGGTCAACATATATTTTGTCTTCATCAGCAATAACTTCATCAGCATACTTCTTCTTGGCAAGGATGAATTTCTGAGTGATAACCTTTTCTCTCTTAAACTCAATCATTTGTGGCACACCATATCGGTCTGCATAGATTTTCAAAATCTTGTCAAAGAAAGGTTTAAAGAACCTCTTATCAAGGTCGTTTACCCAGTCAAGAAATTCCTGATTAGTCTTGAAATCCAATCCCATATTCTTGACAATTTCTTGTAAACAAACGTAGTTAGAGTCTGTATCAAGAAGGATTACTACGTCTTGAGTCAAAGGTTTCCATTCTCCCTTGAACTCTGGATAAAGTCTTGGCCCAAGAGTATGCCAATTCTTTTTCATATAATCATTCAATGTATTAGATAGGTAACGAATAAGGTCTTGACCACCCAATGTTACAGCTATTGCGTTGTTGATATTATAGAAGTTAAAATATGGATTACCAAGAACTCCATATACAGAATTGATAAGGATTTTACGAATCTGCTGTTGAGAATCGTAGTATTCGGCAGTTTCTCCTTCCGAATGTACTGCTTCAATAAGATTGGCTGGGTATCCTTCAATCGGTCTACCCTTGGCAATAGCATCGGCAATAAATCCCTTCTTCTTTAGTATTTTTCTTTCATTGTATATGTCGCCGACAATTGATGGAAGAACACCTTTTTTATCTGAGCGATAATAAATTCCGCCGCACTCAAATGGGCCTTCAATAGTTTCCCAAGTTCTTTGCTTGGATAATGGACAACTATAATTTTTGCTTAATTTAAAGTTTTTTCCTTCAACCATTTTTCAAGTTCCTTTTTAGTATTTTGTTTATAAGAAATTCTTATTAATTCAATATTATTGTTTTTACAAAAAATATTTTTAATTTGATCTCTTAATTTAGTTTGTTGAAATTTTTCTTTAATTTCTTTTTTTGTTAATTGTCCAAAACTCAAATCAATCGGATAAAAATGTTGTTCTCCATCATATTCAATACAAGTATTATAATCAGGAAGATAAAAGTCAAATGGTAATGGCCTTTTCTTACCACGACATTTATTAAACTTCATTTGAGGAATAAATTTAATATTTTTACTTTTAAGCCAATTTTCAATTAAAATTTCATTTTTAGACTGTTTACAACTTGGACAACCACTTTTTTGATGAATATGTGAATTATAAGTTTGCCAAAATTTACCATGTTTTGAACAAATAATACAAACTTTAATTGTACTTTGAACATACTCTACTTTGCTATAATCATACTTATCACCGTGAACTTTTTTAGCTTCTTTAATAAAAATTTCTTTATTAAAAGAATTTTTTAAGACATGATTATTAACCATACAATTAGGACAACCATGATTTCTTAAATGATTTTGTGGTTCTTGTAAGAAAATTCCATGTTTTTGACAAATTATAGCAACCTTAACATGATTATTAACATATTCTACTTTGCTATAATCATACTTATCACCGTGAACTTTTTTAGCTTCTTTAATAAAAATTTTTTGTTTTGTAGTTCTATTATTAATAGCACACCGAGGACAACCATATCCTCTAATATGATTGGAAGGAAGTTGTTCAAAAAAACCATGTTCTAAACATTTAATTTGAATTTTAGTTCTACTATTAATATATTCTACTTTGCTATAATTATACTTATCACCGTGAACTTTTTTAGATTCTTTAATAAAAATTTCTTTATTCCATTTCATAAATTTCTCCCAAAGATGTTATAACGATGTATTCTCTTTAGAAGTATTTATATAAATAACATCATTTTCTTGTAAGTCTTTAACAAATTTTTTAATATATTCATCTTTACTTTCAACTAAAATTTCATCGTTTCCATCAAAAAAATATTCTTTATCTTTATAAATTAGTGTATATTCTTTAAAACATAAAGTTTCTGGACTAATATTATAAGTTAAAATTTCGTGTGGGTACATAGAAGCGACATCAAACGACACAACCCAGTTATAGTAACCGGGTTTTGCCATAACATATGCACCGGGGAATTTTTGATTCTTTTCAGTAGATACTCTATCAGGGAAGACAATATTTTTGTCGTGAAGTCTTCGCAACATATATCCAGTTACGAGAGTGATTGATGAAAAGATTCTATCAAAAGGAATGAGGGCTTGATAACAGAATTCAATGGTGAGCTTAATAAGCTTTTTCTTTTCTTCTATCTTGCGACAAAGGTTAACGTCTTGTACGTTATATTCAACGAACTCATTCCATTGCTTCCAAGCTGTATTAACAGTTCCTTCAAGGTCTTTCTTTCCTTCTCCAACTTCAAGCTTTCCAATAAACTGAAGCGAATATCTTTCTCTCTTAACATAAACAAAGTTCTTATAAAGTTCCAATCCATCAAGAATTGAAATACCGGCAATGATATAACCACCACCGTCAATATGATATCCTCCGTGTTTTCTTTCCTTGTACATATTGAGAGGCGATAATGATTCTTCAATTTTAAGTATCTTACATCGGTTGACCATATATGGAACATCAAATCCCATAATATTCCAGCCTGTAAGAATATCCACGGACTTCTTTCGGAAATGTGCAATGAAGCTTCTTATAAGGGTGGGTTCGTCAGCGCAGTAGGTATAGTTCTTAACACTCGGGTCATTGCCAGTGTATGGCCTCAATCCCCAAGTATATGTCTGATTGTCTTTGGAATAGTGAGCGGTAATAAGGTTGATTGGATATTTTGCTTCGTCCGCCTTGGGAAATTCTTTTTCTGATTCAACCTCAATGTCCACTGTACAAATCTGAAAATTGTTTAGATCGGCTTTAAGATTCTGACCTCTATATCTCTTTTGAAGAAACTTTATATCTTCTGAAATATCTGTCTCACAGGTCTTTACAGATTCGGCAACAGTTTTCATATCCTGTCTTGTCTCACTTTCTTGGAGCATGACAGGATTGCCATAAATATCTTTATATGGAGAATTGCCTGTATTGTCTGGAACGTAATACTCAAACTTTGGGTGGAAATCTATCTTTGTTCTTTTTCCATTAACTGTTTCAACACAATATAGGTGATTCTTGTATGGATCATAAAAAATTCTTGTAAACATTAATTCTCCTTATAAATTTGATTTATATTTATGTTATATTTTTTATTACATAAATAAATTTGCTACTTTAATATAAGCTTCTTCAATATTTAATGCAGAAACTTCAATATTTTCATTTGGTGCTTCTATAATTTTAAATTGAGCTATTTCTTTAATAATATCGTTTGAATGTTTAAAATTAAGAATAGCATCTTTATTAGAAGAAGAAATTAAATTAATAGTTTCAAAGATTTTTTAAACTCTTTTGTATTTAAATTACTTAAATTTCTAATAAAAAGAAGTTTTTCTTTATTATTGTTATTTTCAATTAATAAAAGTTGTGATTTTTCTAAACGCCATTTTTTCATAAAAGTAATTTATTAATTTTATTTTGAACCCAATCATTTCCGAATCTGATACACAATTCTAAAAAAATATAACATATTCTGTTATAAATGTAAAGAAGTATCTTGGAAAAAAGAATTCCAACTATGACTATTAATGTAATAACTAAAAATTCATTCATCTAATATCTCCATTCTGAAACATTGCTTCATCTTCTCTTTTATCAAGATTTCTTCTGCTTTAATGTATGGCATATTTCAACCTCCAATATCTGGAATAGCACATCTTACAACAATAGATTCACTATTTTCAATTTTAATAATTTTCCAAATAAATATTAATGCGAAATATTGTAACCATTTAAGAAATGTTTCTAAATTTGTAAACTTTCTGGAAACTAATAGAATTTTTTTATCGTTATATTCTATTTGTGGAGCGTCTACTATATGAACATTTTTATAATCTTTTAAAATTTCATTAACATTTAATTCTTCTGGTTTTTTATCCCAATCATAAGTTTTGAAAAGGTTTTCTACATTAATCATACTTCATCCTCCTAATATATCAGAAAGAAAACTCTTCTGATTGTTTATAACAACTCCACTTTTCACAATCTTCAACTGTTTTTCCCAAGGGCAAATATAAAACATTCCTACTTTGTAGTCTGCGTATCCTTCCATTCTTTTTCCAAAAAAACTTCTTTTTCCTTTGGGTGGATTGGGAAGTTTTTCCACTGTTCTTCTTTGAGCATACATCAAAATTCTGGTTTCATCCCTTGGGTAGAATTTATCATAGTATCCTACTCCAATTCTTTCACTAAACCAATTATCAAAATTGACTTGATAAATGCTAAATTCTATGTAAGGCCCGTGATCTCCGAAAACTATTCTTTCATAACCAGTACAGAGCAAATTGTCTTTGTTGGTCAAAAAAAGAGTCTGTGCGTCACCTTCTTCGGTAAGGGGTATCTCTGCAAACAACTCTTTTTTGTCACGAATTCTATTTTCGTAAATTGCTGTTGTTTTAAACATATTGGACCGAATTAATAGATTTATAAAACTGATTGATAGCTTTAGCTTCTAACATTTCATCCACTGTTTCAAAATACCAAGAAACCATATTTGAAACAAACGGGTGTTTTTTATAAACTTCTTCTGTTGTTATCATTATAATTGGTTTATGAAAGTCGTATGCAAAAGCAACTTCCATAATAGTACCAATGGGGGCTCTTTCTACACCAAATTTATCCATATTAGCCACGAAAAGATCACACTTCTTTATAGCATTATAGTCTTTATCAAGGATAACTTTAGTTGGAATATTAGATTTCATTCCATCCGCAGAAATATCCTTTTCTCCATTACACGGGTCTAAAAAATATAAGTTTTCATACGGAATTCCCGATCCTTTCCAGTCAGAGTAATGTTCAACTATTTTTCTTCTCCACGCAATACATTTGTCAATGACACTGCCCTGAATTAGTCCAGCGAGATAACAATACATATTTTAACTCCTTTCATATTATTCTGGTGAATCACAATCATAAAATTCAATTTTTATTTTTCCTTTTTTATCTTTGATAGCAACCGCCATTTGACCGCCTCGTTCATCATCACCGTATTCGTATGCCCATTCTTTTCTATCTGGAATATGAATATTAAAGTCTTGTTCTTTTTCAATTTTTGAAATTAGTTTCCAATCAATCTTAACATCTTTAACACCATAGCTAATTCCTTCTGACCAAGCATATCCACTAGAATCAAATGGTTCGCCGCGTAATTCATACTTATAATATCTTCCCCACGCATAAATCGGAAAAGCTGTCAAATCTGTATATTTTTCAAAAATAGGTGTAATATCTTTAATAATTTTTTGTAAATTAACTTTCTTTTTACTCATAATCAATTTCTCCTCTTGGATTAATTTTGGCAATTTCATCGTCAAGTATTTTAATTTTTATTTGAAAATCTGAAATATCTGAACAAAACATTCCACACGAATCCCGGTGCCCTCCCCCCCAACCTTTTTCTTTTAACATATTTCCCATATCCAATCCTTCAATTTTATGTCTTATACTGACTCTTCCATGAACAGGATTTCGACAAAACACAATATCATACCCTTCTTCCTTCATCAACCTATCGCAAATTTCATTTATAAACTCTTCTGATTGAACAACACAACCATTGATTTTTTCACAATCAAATACGGTAATAGCATTATATCTTGCTTCAAATTCCTTTGCTCTCATTTCAAGCCATTCTTTTTCTTCATCAGTAAAAGTTGTGCGACCATCAAAGAAAATTTCTCTAAACTTTCTTGGCTTGTAGTGGTAGAACATCAAATCGTTTAATTTTTTACTATCTGGATTTTTCAAAATCCATAAATCATAATCGTTAACCATTTCGCAGTGGTCATAAAGATGATTAAGTTTAATTTTATAGTATTTTTCAACAAATTTAAGTGTTAATTTAGCTGCACATTGTCCCGGTATAACGTAATGCATTTTAGATGGATTATTAGCTTCAATAGCCGATTCGTGGTGGTCAAGAAGAATAATGTTGTCCGATAAATCAAGAAGTTTAATATCAGTTAGGTTTATATCTGTAAGAAAAACAAAATCATATCTATTATACTCAATAGATTCCATAATAGAGTCTATTTTATAAAAAGAAGCATTAAGATAACTAATATTTGGAAACACGTTTCCTAAAATAATTTGGCTGAAAACTCCGTCCCAATCGTTGTGGGAAATGGATAAAATCTTACTTGTTTTTGGAATAATTTTCATATCAATATTAACTCCTTTCTATTATTATAACATATTCATTGTTTGATGTCAAGAAGTTAACAAGATTCTTTTAATTTCCCACCCTTTATGAAATTTTCGACCAACTCTAAAACACCAATTAAGTGTATTCAAATTAAGATTTTGATTTTTACAAAATTCAGTGAGACTTTTAGTTTTAATATTTTTTTCTTTGGATGAAAAAATATAAAGGTATTTTCCTTTTCCGTATCTTGGATTTAACTTTCCATTAAAATCTTGATGATTTAAACTCATCAAATTTCTTGAATTTTGACTTTGTTTTTTCCAAGCATAGGATTATTTCTACCAACAATTATTACACCATCTCCCCCTCTAGTGATGTTATAACCGATTTGAGGGTTCGTAGAATCTAACTTACCAACCCAGTAAACTTCTCTTTCGTTTACGTTAGCAGAAGTACAGAACTCTATTGTTTCTCTTTTAAAGTTTTTCTGCCATACTTTCTAATGGCTAACTTGATTATTTTTCCAGTGCCTAAATAACCATCATTAGCTGAAGTATTATGCTGACCAACATAGATTTTTTGGTTAACAAGACACGTAGTTTTGTAGATAATAAAGCAACTCATAGGAACCTCCACGAATAAGGTATTTGAAAGAAGTATGTCAGTAATTCTGTTCGTGTCAGAAAAGGATGCCTCCCTGTCCTAACATACTCTAAAATTATTTATAAAATTTCTGTAATCATCTTGACATATTCGGGGCTTTCAAGCCACCTCCCGGTTTTATCCAATATTTCATATTGCTGTTTAATGATTCTATTGTAATTTTCTGGTTCTGTATATTCGTCTACAAGTCTGTCTATATCTTGTACAGAGCAGTTGTTCGGGACTTTTAGAAGGTTATTGTCATAAGGGCTTGGCCTTCCATTTGTAAATACAGTTCCTATACTTAGGATTCCAAGAGCGCAATACTCTATATGTTTAATATCGGACTTACTATAGTTGAAATAGTTTGGTACAAGCGGCGCAACTCCAATATCTGCACGGAAATCCTTGATTGGAAGATGATACTGATATGAGTTGACCCAGTCAACTATTTTGATTTTATTTTTGATTCCTTCAAAGAAGAAAGGAAGACCACCCATACAACAAAACTCAATCTTACCATTTTCCACGTTTTTGATAACCCATTCACACCAAGCATTTTCCCAGTCTCCTTTTAATTTTTTCATTTGATGATAATGAGTGGGACTTCCAGTGTAAATAACTCTTGGCTTCTTCAATTTTTCTTTAATAGGCTTCTTTCTCTGAGGCCCCCAGAAGTATTGAGGAACAGCATTATAGACTGTAATTATCTTGGGATTTGTTACTCCGTGATTTCTAATATACTGTCCAAGAAAATCTGTCGAGACACATACAACGTCCATTTCGTTCATAATTTCAAGTGAAGATTTTTGAACTTCTGGTGTGATTCCATCTTTTCCAAAGTTATACGGAGGAATAGTTTCTCCTTCATCCGGACCATCCCAAATGAAGTCGTCAATGTCGTAGACCATTTTGAATCCGTATTTCTTCTGTGCATCCTTGTACATTTTGACAGCTTGAATATGTCCAGGTGCCATAGTTCTTTGGAAGAAAATACTTCTTGTTCTCAAAAGAACATCGTGTTGGAAAAGCATAACTGGTGATATGATGATATTGAATCTTCCGGTTTTTCCAAAAATAGAATTCAGATATGTCATTGGAAAAATGTTTCTAATGTGGCCACATCCCGTCGAATCCGAAACGTAAGATATTACCAAATTTTTTTGAATTTTCATTATCTGTCCTTCTTGGACAGAAAGTTCAAAAGCTGTGTTTGGATTCAACAAATGTTGTCTAAACACTTCGTAATTACTGGTAGGAATTTGCTGCTGATTTTCCATCTTTCTTCTCCTTAAATACTTTCACCTTTAGTGGACTCATTGTACAATTCAATGAGAAGTTGGTTAATTTCTTCTTTATTTCCGACATCAAGACTGTCTACATATTCTCTCATAAGATCAAGCATTGAACCAAATTTATAATTTTCTAAATCAATATCACTGTTCAATGCGTTATTATTCTCAACGAAGATATTAGGTGTTGAGGCTGGTCCAAATTCTTCTATCTTTTTAACGTATTTATTAACTTTTTCTTCATTATAATTTTCATCATAATCCACATAAACGTCTATGATATTATTCTTGATTCTGCTTGATGTAAACTTTTCGGGGTATTTTATCTTTATATATTTAAGTGAGACATTGTTATCTATATGCTGATACTCTAAAGTATCAGTATCCAAAATAACAAATCCTCTATTCTCATCTATATCGTTTCTTGTTAATTGAAAAGGTGAACCGATATAAATGATATCACTTCCTTGAACATTCTGTGAATTTCGGATATGGAAATGACCTGTGAAAACTTTCTTGAACTTAGCAAAAAGCTTTCCTTGTATTCCATCATCGCTTCTTTTAACTTTGTTGAAATTGAATCCGTATATATTGAAATGTCCAAAGCAAAGATCACAGGATTCTATTTGGCTAAAATCTCTGACAAACGAAAGGGTATCGGTAACCCAAGGAACCATAACTATCTTTTTTCTACCAACCTCAACAACGGTAATTTTTTCAACAAGATTGACATTGGAGAATTTTTCAAGAAACTTTAGTGAATTAATTTCAACTGAACTGTTAAAGTAACAGTCGTGGTTTCCAATGAGCATATGAACATTAAAATCGGTGAGCTTTTTATCAAATAAGTCAAATACCGTATTCATCACTTTTGTATTCGTGCTGTTGCGATTATCAAACAAATCTCCAAGGATGAAGACTTCTTTGATGTTATGCTCTTTGAGATAAGGGATAAATTGTTCTTCAACAAACCTTACTTGGCTTTCTAAGAAGATTTCAGAATTTTTCCTAACGCCGAAGTGAAGGTCGCTAACCAAACAAATCATCATAATAAAAATCCTTTTAAAATATTTTCAATTTCATCCAATTTCCAATATGGTATTATTATTAACTTAATATTATTGTCTTTACAAAATTTAATTTTAATAGCATCTCTTTTTTGAATTTCTTCTAATTCTTGTTTTCCACCAAAATAATCTAAAGATTCATAATGTTGAATGCCGTTATATTCTATACAAGTATTATTTTTTGGTAAAAAGAAATCAAACGCCAATGGTTTAAATAATTTACATTCTTCAAATCTTTTTTGTGGAATAAATTCAATTTGTTTTTTAAGCAAAATATTACTAACAATAATTTCTCCTTTAGAGCTTTTACAAATTGGACAACCTCTTCCTTTTATATGGTCTGAGACTGATTGCCAAAAAGAACCATGTTTTGAACAAATAATTTCAATTTTCTTACAATAATTTTGATAGACTGAATTTGAATAATCGTACTTAAAATTATGAACTTTATTAAATTTTTGAACTATTTTATCAAAATCATTCCTTCTTTCATTACTAACTCTTTCATTTACACATTTTGGACAACCTTTTCCTTTAAGGAAATTAAACGGAAAAACTTCAAAATCTCCATGTTGTTTACAAGTAACAATTATTCTTTTTTTAGTACCTCTAAAAATAGTTTTATCAAAATTATATTGATTTCCATACTTATCTACTAATCGTCGAATAAATTCTTCATTTTGAACTTGCCTAACTTGGTCTTTTTTACCACAATCTGGACATCCTTGACCATTTCTATGATTGAGTGGAAGTTGCCAAAATTCTCCATGTTCTTGACAAATAATACAAATTTTAGTTCTACAATTATTATAAACTACTTTATCATAATTATACTTATTTCCATGAACTTTTTGAAATTGTTTTATAAGATTTTTCATAACTAACTTCTCTCCTTTAGAAGTATTTATAAAAAATCATTCATATTTTGTCTAATTATTTATAAAATATTATCCGCAACTTCACAATTATCTATATACTCAATACTTGTAAACATTAAGTCACGTTTGGAATAATCATTAATATTCTGGAGAAAGGCATTTCTAGCTATCATTGTGAAATACGCGAATGGATTCTTTCTTTCAACATCAAACTTATCAACATATCTACACATATAATAAACAGCATCAGAAATCATTTCATCTTTTCTATCTTGAGTGTAATTAATAAAGTTAGATTTGTTAAGAAGATTTTTGGCTATTAACAAAAAACTTTTACCAATTTGTTCAAATATTTTCTTAGACCTTGTTTGTCTGTAGTCTTTCAACAGACCGTGAAATTCCTTGTTGTTAATATATTCTGCCATCTTACGCCTCCTTAGAGAAGATAACATCTGAAAAACTGTTGTTATTCTTTTGAATAGTTATACAGTTTTTAAAATGTGTACTATATTCTTGTTGTAATCTATGTGATATTATGTATATGCATAGTTCTTTTGAGTCAAATGACATATTTTTTAAACTACCAACTAACTTTTCAAGACCACTTTCATCAATAGCACTATCTAAAAGTTCATCAATAATCAAAAGGTTACAGTTCCAATTTGAAATAATTTTTGTAATACTGATAAATGAAAGGAGAATGGACATATCAATTCGCTTCTTTTCTCCTTCCGAATATGCATAGTACGAAATTTCACCCCTTAGATTTTCAAGGTTGGTTATCTTCTCATTCATCAATTCATCAAATTGAATGATAACTGGAAGTTCAAAAAGTTTGATATACTCGTTAATTTTACTGTTAAGAATAGGGATAAGTTTCTTAAAGAAATAAGCCTTAATACCACTTTCTGAAAGAATACTTTGGATAATATCATTATTTTTAAGCTTCTTTTTGATACCTTTAGTTTCATTCCAAATTACTTTGTACTCATTTTTTTTGTCTTCAAATTCTTGAATTAAATTATCAAGATTAAACTCAATTTCTCTGTTGAGAATTTCGTTTCTTCTTTCTTCAGCACTAGTTATTTCTCGATCTATTATATTTATTTTATCTTGTAAAGCCTCTTTTTTAGATTTAAAATCGTTAAGTTCTTGTAGCCAAGTTTCCTGTCTAGATATTTCCTTTTCAATTTCTATCCTATGACTTTTAAGTCCTTTAACCGCGGTGACTCTGTCTCTGTTCTCCCCAGATAATCTTTTAATTTCTGTATCTTTGTGTTCAGCAGTTATTTCATTCTTGCACCACGGACAAACGGTATTGCGATCTATCAATGATATTTGTTCAATTGAGGTTTTGGTCGCATATTCATTTTCATTGATACTTTTAATTACCGTATCTCTTTCTGTTTTAAGTTGTTTAATTTTTTCTTCATCATAGCTACTTTTATCAATACAGTCAGTTAATGATTCAATTTCTTCATCTATTTGTATTCTTTCAGCTAAATATTGTTTAATACGACCATCAATATCCGATAGGTCTTTTTCCTTGTTGGTTTTGAAATTACTTTGGGCTTCTGTTAGTTCAGTAACTCTTCTTCGTAAAGATTTTAGATTTTCTTCAAGGATTTTAATAGTTCTTTCATTCACTTCATTCTTGGTTTTGATTTCAACATTGTTCTTTTTGAGATACTTAAGCATCTGTCCAAAAACTACAATATTGAAAATTTGTTCAATAATTTCTCTCTTTTCCCAAAGCTGTAGAGATAAAAATGGCCTGTTATAGTTGACAGCCAACGAAATGACTTGTTTGAACATCTGGTAGTTGATGCCGATTATCTTGTCAATTTCCTCTTGATTTAAGCGCTTAGATGAAAGAAGCTCAAGCTCCTCCCTATTTTTCAAAATTTCTATTGTGTCTGGATTCATTGTTCTTGTGATCGTAAAAGTATCTTTTTCGTCAATAACGAACTCACAAGTAACGCTTAAATTACGCTTATTTCGACGATTTATTAATTCTTTAATTTTGATTTTGCGGTAGGGTTGACCAAATAAGCAGAAAGATAAAGCATCGAGTATTGCTGACTTTCCTGATCCATTTTTTCCTGAAATCAGATTGACTCCGTGTTGAAAATCTATTGTTATCGGCTTTGCTCCGAATGACAAAATGTTCTGAAATACAAGCTTTTTAAATGTTACTACCATAGTTTCTCCGTTTCAAATGGATTAAGCACTAATCATATGATAACATTTTCTTTCTGAGTTGTCAATGTTTAATTGTGTTTATTGAAATTTTTTCCACAATCTGTTGGGTTTTTCTTTTTCAGGGTTCTAAAATCGCCTATAATGAATATATAAAAATAAAGAACCTAGAAAGAACCTAGGTATAAATATCTAGAGTTTTCTAGGTATCTTGGTTCTAGAACCCGGAAACTGGTACCTAGACCTTAAGTTTCCTAAAGACCTAAATAACCTAGAAAGTGCGGCCTTCGGCCGCTTTCCTACTTTTCCATAAGGAGTTTGTTTATGAAGACTGAAGATTTTCAGAAATTGAAAGACCGAATTGAAATTGAACTGAAAGTTACTGAAGACAATGTAATGGAAAAATCTATTCAACTTTCTAACCTGTACTCAATGGTTTTAAAAATTTACTCAAAAGAGTTAAAATCTCTTAAAGAAAAAAAGCTTGAAATTGATAGGTGTTTTGGGATTAATTATGCTAAGTATAAAAACGAAGGCTACAATGGTAGGTCAGTAGAATCAATAAAAGAAGCTGAAATTTATATTTTCAATGACAACCAATATTATCAACTCAAACTAGAATTTTCTCAAATTGAAACTCAAGTTAACTTTTTAGAGAAAACTTTGACTCATATAGATAATCTTGGATTTAGAATCAAGAACTTCGTAGACCTCAAAAAAATGAAGCTGGGCCTTTTATAATAATTTTTTCAAATTAAGGAATTTTTATGTCAGAAATACTTGAAGTAGATAAAGTTAACGAAGTTTATTTACAAATTAGGAATTTAGAAAGAAGTTCAGCGATGGAAATAAGAGAACATTTTTCTTGTTATATTGAGAACTATTTTTTTCATCCTTTGTTCAGATCAAAGCAGTGGGATGGAAGAATTTCTTTTTATGATTGGAAAAGCCAAACAATTCCCATTGGCCTTTTTCCTCAATTTGTTAAATTCTGTCATCGGTTTAACTATCAGTATAAAGTTAATTTTAATCGTAGCGATGTTGTCAACGAAATTTCAGACGAAAAGTTTGAAACTTTCTATGAAGCCATTTTTACTGACTCTTCTTACTCCCCAAGAGACTACCAAGACGAATGCATCAAAAAGGCTTTGAGAATGAAAAGAGGAGTCATAGAGTCTCCGACTGGTTCAGGAAAGTCTTTGGTTATCTATTCTATCATCAGGTTCATCTTAGGTATTGCTCAAGGCAAGATATTGCTTATCGTGCCTAATGTAAGTCTCGTCAACCAAATGTTCAATGATTTCAAAGACTATGGTTGGAAATACTGTGAATCCAATTGTGCTTTAGTTTTTCACAAAAGTAAAAGAATTAACTGGGAATGTCCCATTATTATTTCAACTTGGCAGTCTATTTACAAAAAAGGAATTGATTTCTTTGACAAGTTTCAGGCTGTCATTGTTGATGAAACACATGGAGCCAAAGCCGAATCAATTCAATCATGTATGAAAAAGTGTGTCAACGCAGAGTATCGTATCGGTATGACCGGAACAATGCCAGAAGAGCTTTGCAATCAGTATACGATTTACGGTTATCTTGGCCCGAAGATTTTTGAATCAACCAGTTCAGAGTTGATTGACAAAGGAATTCTATCAAAAATCAAGATAGCCAATCTTCTTCTGAAATATCCAAAGGAACAGGTTTATAGCTATTGGCATGATGATGAAGGAGATATTCAGCAGAAGGAATATCAAGAAGAATTGGACATTATTTATGGCAATACCGACCGAAATAAGATTTTCAAGTATATCATAAACAGACTCGATAAAACCCAAAACATTCTTATTCTTTGTCACAAGATAGCTCATCTTAAAGACATCAAGAAGTACCTTGAAGAAAATTTCAAGGAACATAAAATCTTTGAGATTTACGGAAAAACTGAAGCCGAAGAAAGAGAAAGAATTAGACAACTTACTAATATCCAAGGTAGCACAATTATTCTTGGTACTTATGCAACAATGAGTACTGGGATAAATATAAAAAGACTACACCATATTATTTTTGCTTCCAGTTACCGTTCAAAGATTAAGGTTCTTCAAAGCATTGGACGAGGATTGAGAGTCCATGAAAGCAAAGAACGATTAATTGTATGGGACATAGTAGACGACCTCACTTGGATTCATCAATGGGGAGATAAAGAAGTTCTCCATACAAATCATGTATTTAAGCATTGGCACGAAAGATTACAGTATTATAAGAAGCAAGGCTTTGAGAATATCGCTAAAAAGATAAATATAAGTGAGATCAATATTTAGTAGAAATTTATTTTATCGGAGAACTTTAATGAATTTTAATGAATTTTACTTCTTAGAGAGAAATATTAGTGTGGAAAAAGGATGTGAATATGAAACATTTATTGCAGACCTTTTTCGTCAAAAAGGGGTAGATGTTCCAAATACTGGTTGTACTGGTCCCGGTGCTGATATAGTATGTAAATTTACAAAAGGTAATATTTTTATTGAAGCCAAAAATTTGGAAGATAATACGGACATTGACCGTTTAGATTTTGGTCAAGGCCGAATCGCTTTTGATGTATCTAAAAACCAATGGATTATTGGTGGAACCAGTAAAAATTTAGATAGTGATAAAAACTTAGTAATGCTTATAATTTTTGAGGATTATATTAAGAAATTTCTAGACCCAAAAATAGAATTGTTTAGAAATTTTATTGAAGAAAACAAAAAAGATATAAATGTAAAAATCAAAAATAACTTAATTTCATCAGTTAATTTGAGAAATGTAAAGAATGAAAAAGGCGATTCAATAGTTGGTGGGACTATTAAAAACAAGTTACAAGAAATATTGTTTGAAGGAAACAGGGAAACAGTTATAAAAGTTGATAAACATATAATATCCGAATACTACTCAAAATATGACTTTATTCAAATTAAAAGAATTGGTTTGTTTAGTCTAAATAAAAAAAATAATAAAGAAAGTAAAGAGTTAAAGATACCATCTTTAGATAACGAAATAACAAGCGCAAGTGTTAGATTGCGACTAAAATATCATACTGGAAGTCGAACAGATTTTTCAAATTTTAGTATTACGTTTGCTATTAAGTTAAAGTTAAATAATAGCAATTTTAATTTAGAAAATAACAACCAATTAGAATCATTTATAACTATTTTTCAAAATGAATAAAAATATATTAGAATATCTTACTGAAAAAGAAATGGAATTCTATGATAACCCAAAGGTTGTTCAAAAGGTCCCAGATGCTTCTGATCCAATTCACGGAGCAGAAGACCATATGTATTCCAATTCGGATATGCAGTCTTTCTACTCAAGAGGAAATGGTTTTGTTACAGACAATCATTCAGAGTATTATGAAGCCATCAAGGCAATAAAGGATTTGACAGACAAACATCTATTTCTTAGAAATATGACGTGGAGAGTAGACCTTTTAGAAAAGGAAATTATATTTACATTTGTTGTTACAAAGATGGATTCTGAAGACACAAATGACTTTTTTCTTCAAGGAATACAGCAACATCTTATTCTTAATTTGATAAGAAGATTGGGGGATATTTACGATATTGATTCAAAGATTTCTGTAGACGAGGAAAATCATAAAATTCTTAAGCTTATATTAATGAGAAATAATAATATTAGAAAGAGAACTGAGTTGGTTCAGATTAGTAGTCCAAATATTAACCTTAATCAAAAAGACTCTTCTATTACAAGAATTTAAACAAGGAGAGTAAAATGTTATTGGATTTTTTTAAAGAACTAATACAATATGTATCAGCCTTTGAATGGTGGCAAGGACTTATTATTCTTTTGACTATGACTTTTTTATTGATTGTTGGTAAATTTTGGAGAAATGTTTTATCATTTATAGGAGTTAAATTATTTGGAGAAAAATCAGAAACACTTTATTATAGAATGTTTTGGGGGCTTTCTAATGATGCAATTAATATGAAGATGAAAGACGAAATAAGAAGATCGTTTAAAGAAAATGGGTTTCATGATTTAGACGAAAAAGATTTTTTACAGTATGTAAAGAATCAAAGTAAAAGTTTGATTTCATATTTAAGAAATCACGTTATTAATCTTTATCCTCCTGATAATAGGGGAATGTTAGTTTCAATGGAAGAAATATTGGTTCAAATAGATAAAGATGAATCTAAATTTGAATCAGTTATTTTAGAAATTTATATGGAAGCTAAAAAGTTTAAGAAGCAAGATGATGAATCAATTGAAGAAATTGATAAGAAATTTGAACAAGAAATTAATGAATTTACTAATAATAAAAATGATAAAGATTGTGGTAGTTGTGTAACAGTTATGTTTGGAAAAAAATTAATTACAGAAAATAAAAAATCTAAGTTTTTAAAAACTTTAAAATCTCAAATGAATTTTGCAGAACAGAAACTTACTGAAATGCATTCAAGTCTAATTTCGTTTTATAGTGATAAGATTAACGAGAATAAGAAAATTAAATAGGAGATTTCTAATGGTAAACACAGAAATTAATGATATTGTAAAAAAATTTGTCAATTTTGATATTGAGAAGAATTACTATCAAAAAGAAGATAAAGAAGAACTTATTAGACAATTTAAGAAGATTATTTATGAAGATGAAACTAATGTTCGTCAGTTTCTTAAAGCATTTTTTGAAGCAGGTAAAAAACTTGCTTCTGAATATTCTTTGATGGCACCTGATAGTGATATAGAAGAAATTCCAGTTGAAATATTAGAGCCAGTTGAAGGAGAAATAGAAACTGAAGAGCCAGAAGATGTATCCGAAGAAGAACCAAAACAATCAACCACAGAAGAGTCAGCAAGCAGTTTTATGAGTAAAGTTGCTGCTAATATTCTATACGAATAAGTGAGGATATTCATATGGACGGATTTTTAGACTATCTAGATGATTTCAATAAAAAGCAACAGAAGGTTGTTTCTCAACCAAAACCAGCGGTTAAAAAAGTTGAGGAGCAAGACATTAGTAAACCGAAAGTTCTTTGTATGAATGTTGAAATTCGTACAGTTGAAGGAGCCCAAAAGGTTATTGATAAACTTCAAGAATGGATTTCAAAACAAGAATCCAAAGAACATTTTGAGCTTAAAGAAACCACTTCAGTTGATCACAAATATCAGATTTTACCAAAGAAGATCGTTCAATCACCAATTAAAGAAGCTAAGTCTCATGCAGTAGATATTTTGAACGGCCTTCCTGATGATAATATTATTACTGAGGAAATAATTAAATCTAACATAAATACAAGTAGCCTACAAAATAAACCTCAGATAATTAAAAACGAGACAGTTGCTGGTCATGCATCAGCACTTTTGTAAGGAGTATTTCAAATGGCTAATAAAGTCGTAACAACTAATTATTTTAGAGAATTGATGGCAAAAAAGCAAATTGATTTAATTAACGATACATTTGCTATTGCTTTAATGGGAGAATATATCAGTATAACAGATACTAGTATATTACAATCTATAATTAATTGGTCAGAAGTTTCAGCTTATGAAGTAACTGCGGTTGGATATAATTCAGTAAGTTTAACTTCACCTACAATTAGTTTAATTAACGAAAGTGTTATTTCGTGGGATGGAGATAATATTGTATGGAGCGGTGTTACATTAAATTCATATGGATATACAATTTATAGAGTAAGTGATGGAATAGTTGTAGGATTTGTTGAATTTACGAATAGTCCAATAATTACAGTTAATGGAAGTATTACAATTCAATGGAATTCTAATGGAATAATGAATATTATTTAATGTTTGAAAATTTGGAGAAAAGATGCCAATTAATAGAGTTAAGATTACAACTAATAATAATCTTGTTCTTTCTAATTCAGCTAATTTACCATTAGAATTTGAACTTTCTAATATTTCAGCAAATCAATTTTGGAGTAATATAAAATCAAATGGTGATGATCTTTTAGTATATTGGAATTCTCCAAGTGGATTAGTAAGATGTCCACTTGAAATAGTGTATATCAATACTACAGCAAAAACAGGACAAGTTTATTTTACTACATCTGGTTCATTAAATGTTTCTGGTTCTTCTGCTACTAATGACTTTTATCTATATTGGGGAGACCCTAGTAGTACTCAACCATCAAGCGGAAATACATACGGATATTCTTTAGTTTGGAATCCAACCTATTTAAGAGTATGGCATCTTCAATCTGGTACAAGCTCAAATACAATGAATGTTGTTGAATCAGTTTATGGACATAATGCTAGAATATTAAATACGGCAGCTTCAAAATTTACTTCTGGATTTATTGGTAGTGCTTTTAGTGGTGATAATGATACTGGTTTAGGATTAAGTGCAAATACTCAATTAAAAGCAGGTAATTTAATTACAAGTGGAAATGTATCATCTTGGCAATGGTGGATAAAACCACATGCAGCTTGGAATTCAACAACATTAGTTGGTAAACTTAAAAATGTAATTAGTAAAGGGAGTACTACTAATGAACATTTTTGGATTTATTTTGATGAAGATGGTGCGCCAAAATTTCAATATTATAATGGAGAAGATTTGAACGTAATAGCATGTACTTGTGCATCATGGAATATTAATACTTGGTATAAAATGGATTTTGTTTTAGATAATAGAACTGGACTAAAAAATGGATTATGGTACATTAATGGAAATTTTGTTAATAGTGCAGCTGGACTTAATGTTATTACTGAACCATTAACTAATGTTAATGAAGCAATTGGAAGACATACTACAACTGGTGTAGGTGAACAAGACGGAGGATTTGGAGCAACTATTGATGAAATAAGAATTAGAAAAGGATTAGTTAATGCAAACTGGATTAAAACAATTTATAATTATGAAAATAATAATACAAACTTTTGGACAGTTGGAACAGTTGAAACAATAGAGGTAGAATCAATTAATTTTTATTTTCGTGGAATTTGGGAAGGAGTTGGTCGTGGAGTTTGGGTAGGAATAGGATAATATTTACTATAAATATACTTGAGTACTCAACAAATTATAGGGGAAATAAATGGAAGTTAGCAGAAAAAGGTCTCAAGCCACAAAAGTTGTCTTTCCTTTAATAAATGCCGCAAGCGCAACACAGTACTATACGACAAGCGCTTGGACATCAATGACTAATGCAAGTAAATCAGTTTATTTATGGTCAGACGATGCCAGTGCGCCTACTTCATCAACAATTGCAGCAAATCCAATTCAACTTGGTTCGACTGGAAAATGGTATTTGGTTATTTCAGCTTCTGAAATTTCTGCATCGTCTGATTATATGTCAATTAAGTTAAAATCAGATCAAGTTCTTGAACAAACTATTTTAATAAGAATAACTAATTATGATGCTTCTATTGATACAGTAAGTAGTCCATTAACTATTTCAGCATATCAGAACTTCCCACAAGTTACGGTATCAGCTATAAATGGAGGTTTATTTGTTGGAACATCAGCATATTTAAACCATCCACAAGTTACGGTATCAGCTATAAATGGAGGTTTATTTGTTGGAACATCAGCATATTTAAACCATCCACAAGTTACGGTATCAGCTAATTTAGACAAAACAAATTATACAGTTTCAAGCGGTTCTATAACAGCAGTTGCTGGAAACGTAACCGGATCAGTTGGTTCAGTTACTGGAAATGTTGCAGGAACAGTTAACGGAGTTGTTAATTCTGTTTCTGTATCCGCTCAAACTAATCATCCAATTGTTGCAGTATCCGCTTATACAAACTTTCCACAAGTTACAGTATCAGCTATAAATGGAGGTTTATTTGTTGGAACATCCGCCTATACAAATTTTCCATCAGTAAATGTATCTTCTGTTACAGATGGATCAATTACTTCAGCTGATTATGCAATAGACTATTGGAATAAAATTGGAATAGGAACTCCAGTTTCTTTGAATGGTGGAACATCTACTATTGCAGGAATGTTACAACAAATAGCTGATGGAAGTACTGGAAGTACTTTTATTTCTGCTAATTCATTAAAAGGAATTTATAATCAAATTGTTTCTAATAATGCATCATCATTAACAGCAAATGGAGGATCAGTAATTGGCGGAACAAATTTGTCCGGTTCTTATTTAAATACCTCTGCTAATGATGGAAGTTTATGGAAAATTCAAACAAGTGGAACAGTCCCACTATCTGCAAGTTTAACTTTTAATTTAGGCACAAGGGTTCCATCTACTATTTCAATTTATGGATATTTACAAGCTGGTACACCAACTAATGCGGGTATAGTTAATGTCCACGCATACAATTATATAACATCAGCATATGAATTAATTAGTAATGCTAGTACTGCAATTCTTAATGGAACTTCTAATTCAACATATTCCTATGTGTTAAATTCAACAACTCATGTTAATTCAACTGGAAATTCCCAAATATTATTTGTAGCAGGAAGAACTAATACAAATGATATATTAAATTTAGATTATGTAATTATGAATGCAGTAGCAGCTGGTACATCCGTTACCGATATTGCTAATGCAGTTTATAACAAGATGGGAATGGTAGTTTATGATAATGGAATATGGATTGATACCATTAATGGATTCTCAGGAACTACCCTTGGAGTCAATGGTATTTCTACATATCCTTCTAATAATCTAGCAAATGCATTAAATTTAGCACAACAAATTAATTTAAAGAGATTCTATTTGAAGCCAGACTCTAGTATAGTTCTTGTTTCTGCTTATGATGCGTGGAGATTTATTGGAAGAGCAATTATTGGATTAAATGGTCAAAGTATTGCTGATGCATCTTTTGAAAATGTAGAATGGATTTCTGGAACATCAGTTGGTCAAGACTATGTAATGGATGATTGTGCTATTGGAGATGTTACACTAGATTCTGGAAGTATTCACAATAGCGAATTTAATGGAACATTTACTACTTGTGCAAATGGAGTATATGTTTTTAAAAGATGTATTGACGCAAATCCAGCGGGATTGGCTTCACCAACATTTGTTTGTACACCAAGTGCAACAATGGCATTTAGAGATTATCGTGGAGGAATTCAATTTAATAATATGATATCTTCTAACTCCATTAAGCTAGATGGTGCTGGAAGAGTAGTTATTGCTTCAAGTTGTTCCGGTGGAGACTTAACATTAAGAGGATTCTGGCAAGTTACTAACAATGGAACAGGAGTTATTATCACTAGTAGTGCAAGATATGATAATACAATTCCAGTTACAGTCTCAGCTTATCAGAACTTCCCACAAGTCTATGTTTCTGGTGGTAATATTAATAACGTAATTAATCCTATAACAGTATCAGCTTATCAAAACTTTCCACAAGTATATGTTTCTGCTAATGGAGATAAGACTAACTATACAGTTTCTAGCGGAATAATAAACACGGTTACAAATCCTGTTATTGTATCTGCTTATCAAAACTTTCCACAAGTTCAAGTTTCTTCAACTACAGTTCCTCTTTCAGCAGATTTAAGACAAGCAGGAGGAACTGCATTAACAGCTACTCAGGTTGTGGGTGGAAGATTAAGTGTTAGCGTTGGTAATATGGCAAATAACGTAATTACATCTAACGCAGTTACTGATGGAGCATTAACAAGTGCTGAATTTGGAGCAAACTATTGGACCAGAGTACAGCTTGGACTTGCTACATCTGATGTACAGACAACTGTAAATCAGATTTCAGCAGATACTGGAGCAATCCTTACTGATACAAATGAAATTCAGAGCAAACTTCCAGTTGGTCAAATTGCAAGCCAAACAGATGTTGCTTCTATTATTCAAAATACAAGATTTGTAGCCGCAGTTCCTACGGAAGTTATTGTACCAATCTCTGGTTCACAGATTTATGAAATCAAAGTTTATTTTTATAATATGAGTGGTACAATGGAGAATCCTGATGGTGAAATTGCTATTGAAGCAAATTCAGTAAGACAAATTATAGCACTTACAGAATTTTATAATGATATTTCTGGATCAGTTCACGCATCAATTTCACCAACATTTAGCGGCGATTATTATGCAATGACAAGCGCAGGAGTAGGTGTTTGGCAAACTTATTATAAGTTTGCAACATCGGCTTTTGTTCTTCCAGACGAAATAGTTATTGATTTTGCTCTTAAAGAAAATACCAAGGAACTTCATTATGGTAGAGTAATTACAGTTTATGCTCAAGCTCCAGGTACAATGGAACTTGCAAATACTAATATTAATAAAGACGTTATTGCAAGAGCAGTTAGAGAATTTGATGCTTCAACTATTTCAATTGGAACTAATTCAGTTGAAAAGACAATTGAAAATGTATCTAGAGAAGAAAAGACTGTTTCAGCATATTCTAACTTCCCACAGGTAACTGTATCAGCTAACTTGGATAAGATAAACTATACTGTTTCTAGTGGAACAGTTTCTACTGTTACAAACCCAGTCACCGTTGGAACTAATAACGATAAGACAGGATATTCTTTGGCAAATTCAGTTACAGTTAGTGCATATACGAACTTCCCACAAGTTACAGTATCAGCTATAAATGGAGGTTTATTTGTTGGAACATCTGCGTACCAGAACTTTCCACAAGTCCAAGTATCAGCAGGAACCGTTAATTCTATTACAAACCCAGTTATAGTTTCTGGTTATCAGAATTTTCCTCAAGTCACAGTATCCGCTAATTTAGATAAAATAAATTATACAGTTTCAAGCGGAACTATTAATAATATAACTAATCCAGTTATAGTATCAGCTTATCAAAATTTTCCAAGAGTTCAAGTATCAGGTGTTAATGGAGGACTATACATTGGAACATCAGCTTATACTAACTTTCCTCAAGTTTCAGTATCAGCTAATTTAGATAAAACAAATTATACAGTTTCTAGTGGAACTATTAATAACGTAATTAATCCTATAACAGTATCCGCTTATCAGAACTTTCCACAAGTTCAAGTATCTGGAATTAATAGTGGTATTGAAATTTCTGCAACAACTATAATAGATTATGTTGCAATAAAAAATGCTTCAATATCAGCTATTGAAGAATCATTTGTTTTTAATGGTTCAGCTGTTGAAGCTTATTCAGTTAATGAAATTATTCTTCCTGGTGCTGTAATAGTTTCTGCGTACCAGAACTTTCCACAAGTTCAAGTATCCGGAATCAATACTGGTGTTTATGGAAGTGTAAGTGCATATCAAAATATGCCTCAAGTTACAGTAAGTGCAAATCTTGATAAGATGAACTATACGGTAATAAGTGGAACTGTAAATAATGTAACAAATGCAGTAGTCGTTTCTGCTTACCAGAATTTTCCAAGCATTAATATAAGTGGAACAGTTCAAGTATCAGGTGGAACAATAAATAATGTTATTAATCCAACAATTGTTAGTGCTTATCAAAACTTTCCACAAGTCCAAGTATCAGCAGGAACCGTTAATTCTATTACAAACCCAGTTATAGTTTCTGGTTATCAAAACTTTCCACAAGTACAGATTTCGGGTATTAATAATGGTGTTTATGGAAGTGTAAGTGCATATCAAAACTTTCCAGAAGTTATAGTTTCTGCTTTTACCTCTGCTACCAAAATTGATATGGTTAATGGAGTATGGGATGAAGAGTTAACAATTGCTAAACATAATATTAATAATTCTTCTGGTAAAAAATTAAGAGAATTATCAGTTGCAGTTGGGGGAACAACTATTTATAGTGGTGTTGTAATAAGTGCAACCTCTAATTCAATAACTTTAGACTCAAGTGCTGCATCTTATAGTGGAGCATATGATCCATCACTTATTGCAATAGTTGGAGGAATAGGAGCAGGTCAGAGTAGATTAATTCTTGAGTATAACGGTTCTAATCATATTGCCCTTGTTGATAGAGATTGGAAGATAATACCAGATTCTTCATCGGATTTTATCATTTATGCTCATCCAGGTAGAGAACACGTTAATGAAGGAAGAGTAACAGCTGGAACATTATCTTCTATATCTCTTAATCAGTGGGCAAGTGACTTTGATGATGTTTATATTGGTCAGTTAATATTTTTGAGATCAGGTTATGGACAGGATCAGGTTGGATTAGTAACAGCTTATGATGGATCAACTCATACAGCTTATATTAATCATATTTGGAAAGAAATTCCAGATACTACAACTGGATATGTAATTCTTCCAAATCATATTCATACATCAGAATATGATGCATCAGCAGTTTGGAATTCTACTATTGCATATAAGAACTTTCCAAGTGTAAATATAAGCTCAGTTGATTATGGTATAGTTGCATCATTATCAGATTTATCCGCAACATCAGCTGGAATTATAGAACACGGAGATACAAATTGGTCGTTAAGTTCCACTATTGATGAAATTTCAGCTAGTTGTATAATTGCAATACAAGATCAGTTTACTTTTAATTCACCTGGTATTGTTAATTCATTTGTTTCTGGTGGTGTTGTTTCTGCTGATCCAAATACTATTATTGCCGCATTATTATCAACTACTGTTGATGGAAAAACTTTTGAAGAATTGATGGAGATATTGCTCGCAATGGCAACTGGTAGAATTACGAGAATTAACAATAAATTCACTTATTATAAGCAAGATAATACAACAGCATTGTATACCTTGGAGAGTGAACGTAGCGAAAGGACAAGGTTATAATGGCAGACTTTGTATCAGTAGATACTCTTGGATGGTTTGATGAAGAAATTATAGAAATCGAATCATCGGCTTCCAATATTTCTGGTACTTATTTACAATACTCGGATATTCCAAATGAGTATATAACTAAGTGTGTAAATAGTAGTTATGCCGGTTCAGTCGGAAATTATAACAACGAAAGAGAACTTTTTGATGTGTTAGTTACTGAAGCTTATAATAAACACGGTGTATGTATGGACTACTATGTTACGAGTTATGATAAGTCCTATGATAAGATTTGGGGAGAAGATAATAACAGAAGATATGAAAGAAGATTCCAGATTATGGCTTTCTTTAATCTTCCAAGGGAAGAAAAACTTTGGTCAAAGTTTGGAATTGAAGGTATGGATTCTTTTAGCATCTATGTATCTAAGCGACATTTTTGGGAATCTTCTCAGTATAACGATATTCAAACTAATCCAAAAGCTTTTGCTCCATATATACCAAAGGCAGGGGATTATATTTTTGCAAAATATAATAAATACTGTTATGAGATAGTAGAAGTCAAAGATGAAATTATGATGAATCTTTTATCTAAACAACACGTATGGGAGTTTTTGGTGAAACCATTTAAAGATGAGAAAATCGCGACAACTTCTATTACTTCGGCGGCTCCTATTGCTGATTTTACGAATAAAAAGACTGATAAGTTTGATATAAAGCAAACTATAGATGATAAGAAGACATCAGTAAATTATCAACCAAAACCGAATGAGTGTGAAAGTCGTGATCCGTGGGCAAATTGGTAAATTGACGGCGACGAAAAATTATGAAAACTAAAGTTTGTAATAAATGTAAAATTAAAAAATCTTTAGATAAATTTGATAAAGATAATAGATCAAAAAACGGAATACAATCTATTTGTAAATCTTGTAGAAAAATATATCGTTTAGAAAATAAGAATAAAATCAAAAATGAATTTGAAAATTGGAAAAATAAAAATAATGAACATTATAAAGATTATAAAAAAAATTATAATTTAAAATATAAAAATGAAAATAAACAATGGAAAAAAGAATGGTATGAAAAAAATAAAGAAATAATAAGAGAAAAAAGAAAAATAAAATATCAAACAAATAAAGAAGAAATTAATAAAAAAAATAAAGAGTGGAGAGAAAAAAATCCAGAATATAGAAGTTTATATGAAGTTAATAGAAGAAAAAAAGATATTTTATATAAAATAATAACTAATATTAGAAGTTTAATAAGGATTTCATTTACAAGACAAGGTTTTTCAAAAAAATCTAAAACTTATCAAATTCTTGGTTGCTCTTTTGAAGAACTTCAAAAATATCTTTTTAAAAATATCAAACTTAAATATACTAATTTTGAGCCAAAAGAATTTCTTGAAAAGAATAAATATCATATAGATCATATAGTACCTTTATCAACTGCTAAAACTGAAGAAGATGTTATTAGATTATGTCATTATACAAATCTTCAGTTATTAACTAAAGAAGATAATTTAATTAAACATGACAAATTAATTTTAAAATAAAAGGAGAAATAAAATATGGCAACAATAGTAGGAACATTATTAATTCCTAATTTAGACTTTGGAAAAACGGTAACAGCCGTTGACGTACAACTTGAAGGTTCTCAAGTTTCTGTAGTTTATTATGAAGGCGGACAACTTAAAGCTGGTTCACTAAGTTGTGTCTATAATTGGAGTGATGCTCTTTCTGCACACGTTCCAGTTCCAGTAATGTCTGGATGCACGATTTCGTAAGTGACATAAATACAAAGAGGAAAGGCTTATGAAAGAAAATAAGGAATTACTTTACGAAAAATTGACTTCTATAAGCGAGCAAAAGGATAAGGTTCTTCAAGAGAATAGTAGTCTTAAAGCTCAGCTTGCTGAAGCCAATTCAAAGATTGAAACCTTTGAGAAGAAGGAAGAAATTGACTTTATTGGAAAGCTAACTAAGCTTGTTGAGGTTATTTCGGTTGATGATAAAGGAGAGATTCTTATAAATGAAGATATGTTTGGTAGTAAGTCTCCTGAGACTTTAATGGCAAAGTATTTTGCTAAAGCTATTAGTGATAAGGCTAAAGAGAAGGGATTAGATGCAAGAAAGGTTGTTGAAGAAATCTTAGTGAGGATTAGATAATGTCTAAAGAAGACCACAAGAGCAATGTTGATGCTATAATGTCTTTTATCTTTATCAAGAAATTGGTTACACCAATTGTCAGGACAGAAGCCTATAAGCTTAATCTTGTCAATTCTGCCGGCAAAGTAATTAAGGAACCGCAGACGGATAAGGAAAATGAAGCTCTAACTCTTCTCGATAGAATAGTATTTAAGTTGAAAAGATTGCTTGGTAATAAGATTCTCAATCTCAATAATTTCCTCTATCTCCAAACCATTAATAATGACTTCTATAACAAGTTAGTGGTAAGGGGAACTATTAAACAAAGAGCAGAAATTTTAAGGATTGCCAAAGACGTAAAAGGCATCCAAGAGAAATATAATATAGACACCGAAGAACTAATTTGTTCACTAATCAAAGAAGAGTTGGAGAACGATTTCTAAGAGGAAAATATGGAAAATAAAAAAGTAAATGAAGCCGATATTCTTCAAGACCTTGCTCCACAAGCTAAAAATGTGGTTAAATTTCAGAGAGATGCGGCCATTAAAGCGGCTGCAAAAGCAGCTAAATCATCTACTGGTATTCTTACCCCGGCCAGAAAAGCGGCTAAAGAAAAAGCTAAACTTGCTAAAGCAGTCGCTCAAAAATTACAGCAGGCTGGAATGAATCCAACTGATCCAGAAATAATGAAAATTGCTGGTTTAGAATCTACGCAATATGAGGATGCCCAAGGTGGAATTACCACAGGCAGTATTGGCTCTCCGACTATGGCAACAGGCGAACCTGCTCGTTTTGGAAGTTCTGCAATTTTTGCTCCAAAGGTTGGTTCTATGCTAAGTAGAAAAGGCGATATTCCTTCTAAGAAAAGAAAGAAAAAGGTCAGAGAATTTACAGAATATTATTTCAATAAGGAATAAAATGCCAAATCCAAAGAAGTATAAAAGCCAAAAGAAATTTATGAAGGCTTGTATGCATACAACCAAGAAGGAAGGCAAGCCTCATAAACAAGGTGTTGCCCAGTGTTTAAATATGTGGAAAAGTAAAAATGAATCCTTTGTTGAACATTATTTTGCAAAGAAAAGTTAATGAGTAAACCTAAAAGTTATAAAGAATATATTGAAAGTTTTCAAAAAGTTCATGGGAATGAATTTGATTATTCTTTATTAAACGAAGATAACTGTGTTAATAGTAAATCTAAAATACCAATTATATGTAAAAAACACGGAATTTTTTATCAAATAATTAATAATCATATGAGTGGTAATAGGTGTCCAAAATGTAAAATTGATATATTAAAAGCAGAATTTAAAACTAAAGTTAAAGATTTAATTAAAGAATTTGAACAAATTTATGGAATCGAAAAATATGATTATAGTTTAATAAATGAATTTAATTATGAAAATAATTATAGTATTATTCCAATTATTTGTCATAAAAAAGATAAAAAAGGAATAGAACATGGATTATTTCATCAAATGGCCAATAATCATAAATCAAATCATTCATGTCCTAAATGTGCTAGAGAAAGAATAGAAAATGCTAGAAGAAATTCTTTTATAGAAGTTATTAAAGAATTAAAAGAATTATATAAAAATGAACCTTTTGATTTCTCTTTAATTAATGAAGAAACTTATAAGAATACTAAAATTAAATTACCTATTATTTGTAAAAAACATGGGATTTTTTATAGAAATTTAGATTTATTAAGAAAAGGAACTTATTGCCCGGAATGTAATATTAATTCATTAGCTGAATTAAAAGCTAAAAAATGGATAATAGATAATAATTTATTGTATGAAGAACAAAAAAAGTTTGATAATTGTAGAGGTTTAAAAAATTGTTTACCTTTTGATTTTTATTTGATTAAAGAAAATACTTGTATTGAGTTAGATGGGGAACATCACTTTAGACCAGTTCAATTTGGTGGTATTAAATATGAAGAAGCTATTAAAAATTTTGAAATAACGAAAAAGAATGATAATATCAAGAATGAATATTGCATAAATAATGATATAGATTTAATTAGAATAAGTTATAAAAATTTTAAAAATATTGATAAAATTTTAAGTGAAAAATTATTAGGAGTTTAATATGAATTTTGATTTAAGCAAGATTTTTCTTTTTAATCCGTTTTCTAAGTTCTTTCGTGAATCAAGACCAGAAGAAGAAAAACGCGAAAAACAAGAAATGGAAAATAGCCAAGGTATTTCTCAAGAACAAATTGAAGCAGCAAACTTTATCAATTATGATTATTTGGCAAATCCGGGGTCTTCAATAACATTCGTTGGAATTCAGTTTGAGCAATATTTTGGAAGTAAGAGAGGAAGAATTCAAAAGTATCGTCAGATGGCAAGGTATCCGATTATCAATGATGCTTTGAACCAAATCTGTGATGATGCAGTAGTTGATAACCCAGAAGGAGATATTCTTAATCTTGAAATTCTAGAAGAAATCCCGGAACATATTGAAGACGAGATAAGAAAAATTTGGAAAGACCTTATTTACAAAGTCTTTAAGTTTAATGAAAGAGGATGGGATTTATTTCGTAAGTGGCTTATTGAGGCCGAGCTATATGTTGAAATAGTTTTGAATGATAAAGGTAGTGATATTATCGGAATAAAGGTTCTTCCTGCACATACTATGATGCCAGTTTATGAAGAAGGTAAGATCAAAGCCTATATGCAGACAAATGCAAATATTCCATTAAAAGGAACTGGTTCAGAAGGTGCAGTTCAAGGTAATGTTGACTATGCTAGAACTGCAACTTTTTCAGAAGATACTCAAAGCGTTATCTTTGATAAAGACCAAGTTGCCTACGCAAACTATGGAGATTATGGTGAAACTTTCCTTGATGTTAGAGGATTCTTAGAAGCGGCAATTAGACCTTTTAATATGCTTAACAATATGGAAGATGCTATTGTTGTTAATAAGATTGTAAGGGCTCCACAAAGAAGAATTTGGAACATCTATACGGGACGTATGCCAAAGGGTAAAGCTGATGAGTTTGTCAAGCAATTGGCAAATAGATACAAGAAGAAGCTTATTTATGATTCTTCGACTGGTGCAATGAACTCTGCACAGAACGTACAGTCTCTTACAGAAGACTATTGGTTCACAAGAGATATTAATGGAAATGGAACAACAGTCGATTCTATTGGTGGAGAGAATAACTTTAGTGATATGGAAGACGTAAAGTACTTTCAGCAAAATCTTTATAAGTCTCTTATGCTTCCTCGTTCAAGATGGGAAGACCCAGCAACTTCAATGTATTCATCTGGTAAGTCTGGTGAAATTCAGAGAGAAGAAATTAAGTTTTCAAGATTTGTTGAAAGACTTCAGAGAAGATTCAAATACATTGTTCTTGACCCATTCATTACATTGCTAAGACTTCGTGGAATTGACGAAAGATACGTTGGACAGGATATTTTTAATGTAAGCTTTACAAAGTCTAGCCTATTCAAAGAATATAAAGAGATGGAGTTGATGGAGTCAAGACTTGCGGTTCTTGCATCAACATCTGAGTTTATTTACAATCCGACAGAGAACCCAACTGGATTCTTTGCACCAGAGTTTGCTCTTAGAAGAATGTTTTTAATGACTGAAGAAGAGTGGAACTGGAATAAGAAACTATTGGATGCTATTAAGCCTTCCAAGGAAGAACAAGCCGCTATTGCCGCCGCAGGTGGTGGAGCCGGTGGATTCGGAGCCGAAGCGGGTGGTGGTGGTGAAGGATTTGGAGCAGGTGGAGCCGAAGCGGGTATGGCTCCTGAGACAGGGGCTGAAGCAGGCGCAGTACCGGCTGGAGCAGAAGCAGGAGGTGGAGCTGAAGCTACACCACCAGAAACTCCAGAATCAGTTAGCTTTCCAGTGACTCAGAGTGACTCTACCTTACTTAATGAGTGGAAGACTCTAGATAATTCGATTAAGGACAAATACAAGGATTCAAGCTTGAGAAAGAAGTTCAAACCACAAAAATAAGTGTAATTCTTATAAATAATTAGGAATTGGTATAAACTCAAATTGTTAGGAGGAAATTATGAAGAGTGTTATTAAAAGAGTTCTTGATGGTGACTGGGCAAGTCTCCAGCAGGATATAGAGAAGATGGCTGCTGATAAGGTTAAGTCAAAGGTTGACGAGAAGAAGTTTGATGTTTTGGCAAAGCTCAACGGCATCAATATTGAGAAACAGAAGGAAGTAATGGCATTAGCATCTAAGTAATAAGGGGAAATTAAATGAAACTTTTAACCGAAATAGTTGCCTTTGATAAACTTGAAGTTATCAAAGAAGAAGTGGAAGGAAAGAAGATTTTCCGTTTGAAAGGCCCTTTCTTAGAAGCTGAGATTGAGAATAAGAACGGAAGAGTCTATTCCAAAGATATTCTTGTTCGTGAAGTCAAAGATTTCTTTGAGAACAAGATTAAGAAGAACCGTTCAATGGGCGAGCTTGACCATCCAGAAAATCCACAGATTAACCTTGAAAGAGTCTCTCACGTTATTGAGAGCTTGGAAATGAAGGATAATGTGGGATATGGTTGTGCAAAGCTTCTTGATACTCCGATGGGAAGGATTGCAAAGACTCTTGTTGATGAAGGTATCATCGTAGGAATGTCAACTCGTGGTGTTGGAACCCTTGACGGTAAGACCGTTAAGGAAGACTATAAACTCATTACCGTTGACATTGTTGCAGACCCTTCAGCACCTAACTGCTTTGTAGAAGGAGTGTTGGAAAATAAAGAGTACATTATGGATGGAGATAGGATTGTTGAAGTTGCAGTTCAGAATTTACAGAAATCTGTTGACAAAAAATATGATCCTAAGTCTATGTCAAATCACGTTTTAAGTTATATGATGAGGTTCTTGGAAGAAATTCAGCAGAAAAAATTATAAAATTTTCTGCTTTTTTAAGTATAGAAAGCATAAATAATTAACGAGTAAGTAATAGGAGGAGTTTTTTATGAGCAAGAAAATTACTGATAAGATTAAAGAAATGTTGACTCCAGAAGACCTTAAAGTCTTTGAAGCAGCCATTGAGAAAATGGTTGCAACAAGAGTTGGTTTGAAGGAAGAAGAGCTTAAGAGTAAGTACGATGCATTGGCAGAAGAGTATGTCGCAAAGAAAGTAACCGAGGAAACTGAAAAGTCCAAGGCTACTCTCATTGAGGAATACGATGCTAAGCTCAAGAATATTGAGCAGAAAGTTGTTACCAAGCTTGGTTCTTTTCTTGACCACGTAATTGTTGAGCAAATTTCTGACGATACAATCACCAAACTTGCAATTAACGAAATTGCAATGCCCGTTGTAGAGCAGATTAAGAAAGTTTTTGGACAGAACTATATTGAGCTTGATTCCGATGGTTCCGCATTGCTTAAGCAGGAACAGCAGAAGGCTGCAAAGCTTGAGAGTGAGCTTTCCGATGCACACGCAAAGCTTATGGAAGCTGAGGATAGACTTGAGAAGTCTGCAACATTCTTGCTTATCTCTGAGAAGACAAAGGGACTTACTGAGTCTCAGATTCAGAGAGTAACCAAGATGTTCAAGAACAAGAAGTTCGACGAAGTCAAGGATGCAATTGACGAGTTTATCGGAATGGTAAAGGAATCCAATACTCCTGCTCCAAAGAATGAGAGTAAGGGAACTATGGAAGAAATCATCACTGAGGACGACCATATTGAGGAATCTAAGCCATCTATCAATGAGGAAAAAGAAGAATTCACATATGCCGAGAAGGCAAACAGATATTTGGATGAGTAAATAGGTCTTTTAACAATTAAGATAGGAAAGGGAGGAAAAATTATGAGTCTTTCACTAATTAAGAAATGGGAATCTGCCGAAGGTAAGATGTCTATTAAGGACATTAAGGACAGATACGTTAAGGAAAACCTTGCAACTCTTTTGGAGAATCAAGAGAGAAAGGACTTTAACGGACAGGAAGTTTTAACTGAAACTTCTCAGGGTAATATGAACTATGGTAATATGGGTGGATTCACCGATGGTGCCGCAGCTTCTGACTCTTGGATTTTCAGACCAATCGCCCTTGCCCTTGTCAGACGTACTTTCCCTGACCTTTTCGCAAACAAGGTCGTAGGCGTGCAGGCAATGTCAACACCAGTTGGACTTGCTTATGCTATGCGAGTTGTTTACGATGATGGTAATGGAAATGAAGCTGCTTGGGATAAGGTTCCTGAATACGGTGGATACACTGGTAATCAGGTTGGAACATCTGGCATATTGCAAGGTTCTTGGAACAATAGTTCTGCTGATACTGGAGTATATGATACATCTGGTACAGGTGTTGCAACATCCGCCGGTGAAACGTGGACTATCGCAAACACTTGTGATACTGCTGAGTCTGCTAATGGTTGTGGTGACTGGCCTCAACTTAGAATGAGAATTGACCAGCTTGCAATTACTGCTAAGACCAGAAAGCTTGCAGCTAGCTTCAGCCTTGAAGCGGCTCAGGACGTAAAGGCTATGCACGGTATTGACATTGAGAGGGAAATGGTTCAGTTCCTTCAGTACGAGGTTACTGCTGAGCTTGACAGAGAGCTTATTGCCAGAATGAAGGCCGCAGCCGTCAACACCAATAATGGTGGAGAGGTTATCGGTGCCGTTGACCTTACTGGTGGTGTAAACTCCACTGGTATCGACGGAAGATGGTCTGGTGAAAAGTACATGAACATCATTAGCGCAATTGTCTATCAGTCCAATAAGATTGCTGTTACAACTCGTAGAGGTCCAGGTAACTTTGTTATCGTATCTCCTGCGATTGCAACTGCACTTCAAGCTGCTGGACATACCTTTGTCAACTATAACCAGAATGTTAACCCAACTCAGGTTATGGCCGCAATTGGTAAGTTGAATGGAACAATGGACGTATATCGTGATCAATATGCTCGTACAGAGTATGCATTGATTGGTTACAAAGGCAATGGTATCAGTGACTGTGGTATTATCTTCAGTCCTTATATTATGGGTCTTACCAATAGGGCAATTCACCCTGCTGACTTCACACCAAGAATTGGTGTTATGAGCAGATATGCTATCACCGATACATTGCTTGGTAGTGGACGTTATTACAGATTGATTCCGTTCTACAATGTTAATAAGCTTATCCCGGGTGCAACAACCAGTAATCTTCCTTCTGGAATTTCTACTGCTGTTCGTGGATGGTAATTAACTGAGTAAAGATACTCGGTAAAAATAGGGGTTGGTGAGAAATCACCAACCCCATTTTGCGTTCAGAAGTCATTCAAGTATAAATACATAAGTAGAGAGACAGGGAGTAATTAACTTTTCTTTGCCAACACAAAGATTATCTCTACTTTAAAATAATAGGTATCATATAGACCATATCATTCCTTTAGTGACTGCTAAAACTGAAGAAGAGGTTAATAAATTGTGTCATTATACAAATCTTCAGTTATTAACTAAAGAAGATAATTTAGTTAAACATACCAAAATGTATTAAATTGAAAATTTGAAAAGGAGGACTAAGATGAAAGTAATAAATGTAGCAGGATTTGACATAAAATTTGATAAGAATGGACAAACTTATAAAGTTCCTTGTGATGGTCTTCTTCATATAATTCCAGATATTTGTTTTTTTGAAGATAATTTTACTGGATTACTAAGAGTAATAGTCCCGCCTCAACCTGTGAAGCAGATTCTTAAAACAATTGATAGTCCAAAATATGATATAAATGAGCCTTCTATAAAAGAAATCATTATTGAAAAGATTGAAGAAAAGAAGAATAAGCCATTGAAAGGTGTTCGTCTTGATAAGAAAGTAAGGTCTGAAAAGAAAAAGACAAGACCATCTGATAATAAAACTCTAGTAACAGAGGAAGCAAATGATACTATCTGATAGAGTTGAAGTAAGTATTAATGGCCGCAATTATAGACACTATGAAGGTCTTGGTTATGAAATTCCAAGATATAAAGATAGTAGTTATAGATGGTATATTAAAAACGGAACTATTATTTTAGTTAGTATAAAAGATTTACTTCCAAAATCTAAAGCTAAAGTTTTAAGAAAATGTGATGTATGTGGTGAAATTTCAGAATTAGAATTTTATCAATATAGAAATATTTGTGTTAAGTGTGCAACTTCTGGTGAGAGAAATAGACAATGGAGAAATGGAGTTTCTATTAAACAACATTATTGTAAAGATTGTGGAAAAAAGATTACTTATAATTCAGTAAGATGTTTGGATTGTTCAGCAATAGAAAAATCTATAAAAAGAAAAATAAAATTGAGTTATAAAGAAAGAATTAAAGGTCGATCAATTAATGGATATGACCGTTGGAAAAGAACAATATTACAAAATTATAATTTTACTTGTCAAAAATGTGGGTATATTGGTGAAAGATATGATGGAACTTTAATAGCTTATCATATTGAGAATTTTGTTTCAAATAAAGATAAAAGAGTTGATTTTGATAATGGAATTTGTTTATGTAATCATTGCCATAAACAATTTCATAAAATTTATGGTAAGAAAAGAAATAATCAAATTCAACTTAATGAATTTTTAGGAGAATAATATGGCAAAAATTACTAATCTTACAGAAATGAAAAATTATATTTTAACTCAATTAGGTTATCCAGTAATAAACATCGAAATCTCTGATACCCAACTTGAACAAGCAATATATGATGTTTGTCAAGATTTTCAGCGATATAACTACGACGAAGGCTCTTTCAGAGATTACTTTCTTTTTCAAACATCAGCTGGTCAAATGGACTACCCTATTTCTTCGTGTAGGGAATATGGAACAAGTGCAACACTAGAAAATGTCCAGCACGCTTGGGAATTATCCATTGCTTTTGGTGCTGATGGAATTAATACTCTATTCAGTCCAACACATATTCTTCTTTATGATCAGTATGTTAACCAAGGTGGTTATCCGGGAGGTCCGGGTTCTGTAGGAGGAACTGGACTAACCTTGACCAATTATTCTACCGCAATGGTTTACTTGGATATGATTAACGAAATGTTTGGTAAGATGTATCAAGTAGACTATTTACCGGGGCGAGAGGTCATAAGAATCACACCAACTCCAAGCGAAGCCTTAGTAGGAGTCCTTATCTTTTGGAGAAGGGAATATGCAGAGAACCTTTATAATAATCCGTTGGTTAAGAAGGTAGCTGTTGCAAGAGCCGGTATACGTTGGGGACGAAACCTTTCTAAGTATGGTGGAACATTACCAGACGGATTGACAATTAATGCGGCTGATATTATCAGCGAATATAAAGAGATGGAAGAAAAGTGGTTTGATAGATTCTTTGATGAATCACACCCACCAGATTTTATTGTAGCATAAGGAGGAGTCAATATGTCTTATAAGAAATATTTGAAAGAATTTAGTAGTCGTGTAGACCCAAGTTTTCGTGAAGATATAGTAGATCGAATCGCGAAAATTATTGAAGAAATGACATCACAAGACTTAGAGTTTGGGCTTGAGGATAATATAGCTAACCAAATCTATGACAAAGTTCTTAAAACTATTTTTAGAAATTTGGAAATCAAAGGAGCTTAAAATGTCATTTAAATACTATTTAAGAGAGACATTGTTCAATGAATTATTAGATGTAAGTAATGAAATGGCATATAAGACTAATATAAAACAAGTTAAAGTTGGAGATGTTGTTGAAAGTTATGGAAGAGGATTTGGACATATTACATATATTGGAGATTTTGGAGTTACAGTAGAATTTAATAATAGAACTATATATCTTGATAAAAAAGTAGAATTTGGATACGATCAATTTGCTGAAATGATTAAAAGAGGCGAACTTAGAGTACATAGGAGTTAAATATGTCATTCAAAGAATTCATTAGAGAAAAGAAAGAAGAGACTGAAGATAAAGAGATGGGTGCTATAATTGAATACTTTTCTACTCACGATCATCCAGAAGATGAAGATATACATAAAATAGCCAAATCTTTTGGTTATGTAGAGGGAGATAAGGGAAAGACTATTCACGAATTTGAAGATAAAATTTATTCTCTTCTTTCTGATTTATTTAATGCGGGAAAATTTAAAGAGAATCCAATTGAGCCAGATGAAGAAGAACTTAAAAAAGGTATTAAATTTGAATTAGATATACATACTAATTCAGAAGCAATCGCAAGAAAGCTTGCTCTTGATAACATAGCTTATAAAAAAAATTTTTATACTAAAATTGGAGGAGAGTCATAATGGATATTCTACAAGAACTAGATCAATTTATTGACGATGAAGAAGGCGCAGATGATGAAATTAATTTCATTATTGATACAGCTAAGAAGATGTTAGACCAAGGTGCTCGTTGGGAAGAAGTACAAATTCGGCTTACAAGAAAATTTGGTAGTGAATATCTTAATGAACCAAAAGAAGGCGAAGAACTTTCAATTATAGATAAAATTAAACAAACTTTAGGAGTATAACTATGTCATTCAAAGATTTTGTTAAAGAAGCAGAAGCAGCAGAAGAACAACCAAAGGGAATTGTAGTTGATATTGAGAAGGATACTACTGATAATACCAACTTTCGTAAAGATATTTTTACTGGAGAACATCTTCAGCTTGTGTTAATGTCTTTAAATCCAAATGAAGATATTGGGGAAGAAACACACGAAAAGGTAGATCAGTTTTTTAGAGTTGATGGTGGTTCTGGAAAGGTAGTTATTAACGGAAAAGAAACAGAAATTAAAGACGGTTCTGCTTTTGTTGTTCCCGCCGGTTCAAAGCATAATGTTATTGCAGACGATAAGGGACTTAAAGTCTATACTATCTATGCACCACCAAACCATAAGGCCGGTGTTATTCATAAGACAAAGGAAGAAGCTCAGGCTGATACAACTGATAAACCAGAAGATGAAAGCAAAGAAGAAACTTCAACAGAAAAACCTGTTAAGGAATCAGTTCTTGGTCAAGACTCAAATATAAGTGAAATATTTGCAGGAAAAGCTGCTCTTGACTATTTAAAAAAGGCATTAGAGCAACTTGAGATTGCAGATCAGAGTAAATCAGGAAACTTTGATGATTGGAAACATTTCAAGTCAATGATACAAGAAATCATTTCAACAGATAATGGAGAAGCAGGTCTTCAACCTTTTGTTCAAATGTTAATGGATAAGAAAATGAATTTTAAGAAAAAGGCTTCAAACCCAATGGTTATACCGGGAATGGGAAGATAAATATAGAGGGAGACAGCGCCGACGGGCGTTTCTTTTGCCAACTCAAAAGATTATCCCAATTTTTAACCTAGTTGGAGGTAAATTATGGAAATTTGTAAGATTTGCAGAAAAGAATGTAAAAGTTTACAAGGTTTAATGTCTCATATTAATCAAACTCATAAATAATTTATGTATTTGTAGTAGAAGTACTAATAGTGTAAAAAATTATATGACAGAAGAAGAATTTAAAAATAAAATTGGAAAAAATTAAATGAAAACTTTTTATTATCCACGCACAATTCGTAATGTGACTGTTGCTTTAATGGATATGTTCAATGATATTATAGTATATAAGTATACATCATCTGGTACTTCAGCTGATGTATATAATGTTCCTATTTCTTTTGGTCCAATGGAAAAGGAACATATGCAACGTATTGAAGATCACGAGTATATTGCAAGCGCTAATGATATTAATGGATATAAACAAGTAGAACCTTATGGCCAGAGATACTGGATTTCAACACCAAGAATGGCCTTGGTGATGAATGGAATAGCTTATAATGCAGATAGAGCATACGGAGTCAATGAGTGGAGAGAATGGTTTGCAGAAACATTAGTTGATGGAACCAATGTTGATGAAGTTCTTCGTGATTATCAACCAACCCCTTGGGATATTAATTATACTCTTCATATTATGGTTGACTCAATGGATTATTTTTCACAGATAATGGAAAACATTCTTCCTTATTTTAATCCAGCTTTGTTTTTAAGAGTCAAAGAATTTTCCTTTTTGAATGTTGAGAGGGATTTGAAAGTTACGATGCCGGGAGTAGTTCCTGAATTTGTTTCATCAGAAATTTCAGATGATGAAAGAAGATATATTAATGCAACTTTAGATTTAACTGTTGAATCTTGGATGTATCGTCCATTTGAATATAGTAAGATCATTAAAGTTATTAATAGTAAATATTTTGTTGTTGATTCTTCACAGGCTGTTGCTGTTATGTCAGCACAATATACTTCTGCATCAGACTTTAATGGATTAGTTATTTCAGCAGATTATTTTGAAACTTCAGGGGTTAAATACACATCAGCGGGAGAATTACCATCCAGCGCAGTCCCAGCAATTGGAACTTATACTTTTAGTGGAGATTTTAAAGATGATGTAAAAGATTTTGCATACTTTACTAGTGCTACAAATATAACGTAAAGGAGAGTTTATTATGGAAGGGTTTGAAGGGTTGACCAGTGCGTTTAATATCAATGATGAAGAGTTTAAAAAGATAATTAAAGAAGTTGATCGTGATATGAATTTGATTGAAAATAAAAAGACTGAGATTGAACTTAAAGTAAAATCTCCTACCACATTACTACAAGATCAAGACTTTATCAGAACAGAACTTCGTTCCCTTATTATGTCTGCGAGAACAGTCATGTATAAGGTTGAGCAAGACATTAAGATAGGAACTGACAATCGTAAGATAGAAGTATACGCAAAGCTTATAGAAGCTATTGGTAAGCAATATAATTCTCTTATTGAATTGAATAAGAATATTTTTGATGCTCAAGTTCAAGTTGGAGCAGTTGATATTAAAAATATTGGAGCTAATAATAAAATATCCTTAAGTTCGGAACAGCTTCTTGATATGATAAATAAAGCCAGTGCAACAAGTGAAATGAATAAAATTGAAGCCACTTTTACAATTGAAGATGAGCATTTACCATCGGCCAGGTTCAAAAAAGAAAAGGATATTGAATAATGTTTTTTGGAAATCCTAATTTAAGAAAAGTTGGTGAAAAGATTGAATATACTCAAAAGATGATTGATGAAATCATCAAGTGTAAAACGGATATTGTTTACTTTGCTGAGAATTACTTTTATATTATTACTGGTAAAAAAGGAAAGTCAAAGATTGTTCTTTATGAATGGCAAAAGAAAGTATTAAAAGCCTTCGTAGAAACCCCAAATAACAAGAGACATTGTATCGTAAAGATAGCCAGACAGAGTGGAAAGACTACTGTTTCAACCATTTTTTTACTTTGGTATGCATTATTCAATAAGGATAAGACTGTTGCAATCGTGGCTCATAAACAAGAAGCCGCTGTAGATATTTTAAAAAGAGTTAAAACAGCTATAACAATGCTTCCTATTTGGCTACAACAAGGATTAACAGAAAGTGGTTGGAATAAAAAGTCTGTTGAATTTGAGAATGGTTCAAGGATACTAGCATCTGCTACCTCTGCGGAAGCTTTGACCTCTTTAACCGTTAACCTTCTTTTCTTGGATGAGTTTGCCAAGGTTCCTTCTCACGTTGCCGAAGAATTCATTACATCAACCTATCCAGTTATTTCAAGCTATGAAGGCAACAAGATTATTATGGTTTCAACCCCAAAGGGTTTGAACCACTTTTATGAATTTTGGGCTAAGGCTATCAGAACAGAAAATACTAATAACTTCTTTCCTATAAGTGTTGGCTGGTGGGAAGTTCCTGGTAGAGATGAAAAATGGAAAAAGCAAACCATTGCTGATACTAACCCAATCAGATTCGCACAAGAATTTCAATGCGCTAATTCACAAACTATTATAAATATTAGAGATATAAAGATGAAAGTAGAAAAAAATATTGAAATTGGGGAATTTTTTAAAAGTAAAAAATATAAATAATAGAGGTAAGCAGAATTGGCGTTCTGCGATAGGCGAGTCAAATCTCCTATATGTCCCTCTAAATTTTATTTATAAAGGAGTCAAAAATGGAAAAAGAAAAATTCTTTTGTAAAGAATGTAATATTCAAACTAATTTAACTATTATTAGTTTTAGTCAATATCATCTTAAAATAAAACATAATATAAGTTTACAAGAATATTATGATAAACATATTAAAAAAGAAGACGAAGGAAAATGTTTATATTGTGGAAAAGAAACTAAATTTTATGGATACAATAAAGGTTATGCTAAATTTTGTTGCTTAAAACATCAACAAAAATCAGAATATGTTAGAGATAAAATTAAAAAATCTTTTGAAATAAGAGATGTTAAAAAAGAAGCAAATAAAAGAAAACAAACTTGTTTAGAAAAATATGGTGCCGATAATGTTATGGAAGTTGAAAATGTCAAAAATAAACAAAGTAATACTATTCAGGAAAAATATGGAGTTAGTCATAATTTTTTAATGAAGTCTTGTATTAAAGCTAGATGGAAAGTTTTGAATGAAAATAAAAAAGAAATTAATGAAAAGAGAAAAAAATTTTGGAGAAATTTAACTGAAGAAGAATTGAATATAATTTTAAATAAAAGAAAACAAACTTGTTTAGAAAAATATGGTGTAGAGTGGAATACTCAATTAGATTGGGTTTATGATAAAATAAGAAAAAGTAACGAAGAAAATGGTAAATGGTTGATTGGAAAAATTAAAACTGAATATGAAAAATATTGGTCTTTAGTTAGAAATGAAACTTTAAAACATAGGATTAGAGTTTATAGAATATTTGATGGATATGATTATTATACTGGAGAAAAATTAGTTGGAAATTTAGAATATGAAAAAATAGATCATAGACATTTTAATACTAATTCTATGCAACCAACTATTGACCATAAAATTTCTGTTTATTATGGATTTGTAAATAAGATTGATCCGAGAGAAATAGGTTCTTTTAAAAACTTATGTATTTGTTCTCGTAAAATAAATTCGGCTAAAAACTATTTAACTGAAAAACAATTTATGGAAAAATTGAATGAAAACCAAAACTAAATTTATATCAAACTTTGAAGTTGAAACACCTGAAGGTTTTAAAACTTTTGCTGGTATCGGTGAGGTTTTAGAAAAAGTTCAAATTTTAAAATTTACTTTAGAAGATGAGAATATTATTGAAGTATCTACTGACCATACTTTTATTATAAATGGTAATGAAGAACAATCAAAATATCTTCTTGAAGGCGATTTACTTGAAACAAAAAATGGTTTAAAAGAAATAGTTAAAATAGAATTGAATAAAAAGAAAGAAAAAGTTTATACATTACTTCAAGTTAATTCTTCTGATAATTCTTATTATACAAATAATATTATAAGTAAAAATTGTAAATTTCTTGGAAGTCAATCAACTCTTATTGATTCGGACGTTCTTGAAAGAATTCAGTTTAAAGACCCAATCGCAACCAAATGGAATGGACTTTTGTCAATTTATAGACAACCAGTTCACGGCGGAGAATATGTGCTTGGTGTTGATACTGGTAAAGGAATAGGAAAAGATTATTCAGTTATTCAAGTCCTTTGGATTAAAAATGAATATGATATTGAACAAGTAGCAATTTACAGAAACAATATGATTAATCCAAGAGACTTTGCACAGATATGTGTATCAGTCGCCAAGTTCTATAATAATGCCCATATGATGGTTGAAAACAATGATATTGGTGGAACTGTAGCAGATACAATTTGGCACGAGTTTGAATATGAGGACTTGATTAATTTAGACCCAAATGCTTTAGGAGTTAGAAGTACAAGAAAGTCTAAACTCAAAGCTAATATGTTACTTAAAGAATATCTTGAAAAAGATAGAATTAGAGTATGTGACGAACCAACAATCTATGAACTTAGTAGATTTGAAGAAATTAAGCCAAATGTTTTTGCGGCAGGAAGGCACGAACACGATGACTGTGTAACAGCATTACTTTGGGCTTTATATTTTGTTTCTACAGAAGATTATAATGGAAAAAGTTATGAAACCAAGAATGTAGAAGATGAGTATAATGTACAAGTAGGTAAGTGGGAAGAAGGAAAAGAAGAAGACGAAGTTCAGGCAATTAATGCTCAGGAAGATTTAGGTGATCCTAGTTGGCAGCCTTCAGCTATTATGGATGAAGATTTGGTGTAAAAAGTATAAATACAAGTGAAGAAATATAAATACTTTGTGAATTTTAAGCAGAGGAATAATTATGGGAAGAAACCCAAATGCAGGTAAAGTGAGTAAAGCTATAAATACTACTGTTGAGATAAAAGTAGTAAAGGCTGAAGAATTGAATAGACCGGAAGTCGTTGAAATACAGCCGAAGAAAGAAGGATTAAAAAAGTCTAAGAACAACCAATAAATTTGGAGGCAAATAATGGCACGAGTATTTTCAACTCCCGGTGTATATAGAAGGGAAATCGACCTTTCCGAAATTCTAGTTCCAACTGGAATATCAAATGGTGGAATTGTAGTTAGAGCAAAGAAAGGTCCAGTTAATAGACCAGTTCTTGTTTCTAACGATAAAGAGTATATTGATACTTTTGGACAACCAATTTTCACATCTGGTTACAATTCCGCTGCTCCTAATAACTCACAGAATCTTGTTCCAGAATATGGATACGGAGCATATGCTTCACTTGAATTCCTTAAAGAGTCTTCAGTACTTTATGTAGTAAGATCATATACAACTACAGCAGATAAGTATGCTAATAATGAAATAAACGTACAAGGAAGCGACGTACAGTTTACAACATCTTCTGATGGTATCACTGGAACTCCTTGGGTAAAAGGTGATAGACTTGATACTAAAACTTATATTAGTGTTCTTGACGGTTATGCCGCTGCCGGTGGTGCATCTAACTTTTTAGTCGGTGCTTTAGGTCCTGGAACAGATGGTAATAGTATTGCTGTTACTGTTGAACCATTCAGCCTTTCGGCTGATTGGAGATTTGCTTATGATGAATTCCCAACTAGTGCAAGAGCAGCAAGTGCAACTTCTGGTTTGACTACTAGTGAGATTCAGACATGGTATCCAATTGGAAGTAAAGTTGCTAAAATTAATGTTTATACTAAGACAACTACTCAAGAGTGGGATGATCTTTTCAGGAATCAAGACGATAGAACCAATGGAAGACTTTATATTAGTCCTGTTGAAACTTTCTATGGAGCCTTAGACGAGAATTTAAAGGATGGAAATGGAAATAACCTTTTCATTGAGAATGTTATAAACGGAAATTCTACTTATATCTATGTAAAGAAAGGAAGCTCACTAACATTAAACTGGCCAGTATTAGCTGATGCTGATGCTGGGGTTCTTCCGTATGCAACTCTTTCTGGAGAAGAATACATTAAGTATAAAACAACTGGTACAAGCGGAGCAACAGATAATAGATTGATTCCTCTTGATGGTGGGGCAAGTCCAGCCAAAGTTGATCCTAATGGTGATGATGATGTTGCCGCTTGGAAAATCTTTGAAGATAGAGAAAATGTATCCGTTCAGATTCTTATTGGAACTTCTAATAATACTGCTATTAAACAAGAAATGGGAAGAATTGCAGCTACTAGAGCTGATGCTATTGCAACAGTTCAAGCAGCTACTCTTGATGATGATTCAACAGAAGAAGTTCTTTCAAAAGAAGCGTATGGATATAGAACTCCATCTTATGTTGCTATCTATGGTGGTTTCTCTAAGACTTATGACCAGTATAATGATAAGTTTGTCTACCTTCCAAATTCAATTTTTGGAGCCGCTCTTTATGCAAGAGTAGACAATATCGCAAATCCTTGGGATGCTCCAGCAGGTATTAATAGAGCAGTCCTTTCAGTTCTTGACCAGAGAAAGGTTTTTGTAGATGATGAAATTGGAAAGCTTTATGACAGAAACATTAATGTTCCTAAGTTTATTCGTGGAACAGGATATGTTATGTGGGGTCAGAAGACTGCACAAATGAAGGCATCTGCTCTTGACAGAATCAATGTTAGAAGAAATCTTCTTTTCATTGAGAATAATGTTGAGAGATCATTACTTCCATTCGTCTTTGAGAACAATACTGCAAAGACAAGACTAAGAGTCTTTAGCTTGGTCGACGAGTTCTTGGCAGGTGTTCAGGCCGGTGGTGGATTGACAGCATACAAGGTTGTTGTTGACGAAACAAATAACACACCTGCTGTAATAGATTCAAACAGAATGAATGTTGACATCTATGTACAGCCAGCAAGAACAATTGAATTTATTCAGTTGACAACTGTTATCACCCGTACTGGTATCAGTTTTGAAGAAGTAAGAATAGCTACAGCATAATATAAGGGAGGAGTAAGATGCCAAATTTTACAATAGAAGGCAGAGCAAAACAACTACCTGACATTCAGCGTAACTGGATGTGGGAGCTTTTGATTCCGTCCATTGCAGATGTAACGGGTGGAATAATGGGTGATGTAGAAGACTTGGTTATTCGTGCAAGGTCAGTAGTCATACCTTCTCGCGGTAATGAACCTATTACTAGTGAGTTTATTGGTATGAAGCAATACTTTCCTGGTAAACCAACTTTTGGTTCCACATTTGCGGTTAATATTGAAGAAACTGAAAACCAGATTGTTCACAAAGCATTGACATTCTGGCAGAATTTGATTTATAATATTAGCCCAAATGACCCAACTGGTGGTCAGTCTCTTAGACCAAAAAAGAGAGATGTGGCAAAAGATGTTTACTTACTTATGTATGCTTATAATGGTGCACCACTTGAGAAAAAGATTCGCTTCTACAATTGTTTTATCCAGAACATAGGTGACGTTACTATGGCTTATGGTGGTAACGAATCCGTTAAGTATGACGTAACCTGGCAATTTGATTTTTGGGAGTTAGTATAATAAAACTAAAAGTGGGACAGAGGGTGGCCACCCTTTTCCTGAAACCTGATAAGTAAGGATTACCACTTTATTTTTTAACCTATCAGGAGGTTGTTAATGCTTATTTATAAAGCCACAAATATTATCAATGATAAATCTTATATTGGTCAGACAGTTAATTCTTTAGAATATCGTAAAAACAAACACCGTAACGAAGCTTTTAAATATCAAAAAACCCGTTTTCATAAAGCTATTGTTCAATACGGATTTGATAAATTCGTTTGGAATATTGTTGAAGATGGTATTAATAATCTTCAAACTCTTGATGAAAGAGAAGTACATTGGATAAGCTTTTATGATACCTATAATAATGGCTATAATGATACTAAAGGTGGTCATTCTATAAGAGGTTACCGTTTTACTAAAGAAGATAAAAAGAAGATGAGTAAATCTCATTTAGGAAAATCAAACGGGCCTCATTCAGAAGAAACTAAGCTAAAAATTTCAAATGCACAATTAGGAAGTAAAAATTCAATGTTTGGTAAAAAAGGAAAAGATAGTCCAAGAATGGGAATCAAACATTCTAAAGAAAGTATCCAAAAGATAAAGCTATCTAAGGCAAAGTATAAATACATATTAGAAGGATTTAATCAATATCTTAGATTTATAAGTGCTGATGAAATCTGCAAACACTTCAAGAATTTCAATGAAACGACTTTGTTGAGACATATTAGAAGTGGCAAAGTATATAAAGGATGGAAAGTAACAAGGGAGCCGATAAAATGCCAATAGGCGTAAACGGATTAGAGCTTCAAAGATACTTTAGGCAGCCCGAAAGTGCTTATGGCAAATCCATTCAAAGAAACTGGCAGTTCTTTGGATTGTTTATCTATAATCCTTTTCAGGGAGTAACTGTTGGAAGACAGATTGAAATGCCTCCTGTCATACAACCATTCCATATTCTTGACGTTACAATTCCGACATACGAGTTTGAAAAAGTCGTAATGATGTATGGTCAGGTTCCAAGAAGTTTTCCAGTATTAAAATTTGAAGGATTCAATTTTAATGTTACCTTAGAAGAAGATGAAAAGGGTAATGTTGAATACTTTATAAATTGGAATCAAAGAAATATTATAGATAGTAGTGGATATTACAATGCACCTAATAAGGCGAAAATTAAAGCCTTTGTAGTAGAAGTTCAAGATAAGATGGGCATTCCAGTTGTTTACTATACGTTTCACGATATTTACTTTTTGCAAGCTTCTGAAGCAAGTTATTCATATACAAGTAATGAAAGTATTAAGAGAAGTCTTACTTTCGGATGTGATAGAATGTCTACAATCTTTACAAAGCAAAATGCAGTTGCCGCAGGAATTGGAGCAATGACAGGATTATTTGGAAATCGTTCATAATAAACTAGGAGGTTTATATGCAAATGAAAGATGTTAGTGAGGAAGAATTGAAGCAACTTGAAAGAATGGCTAAAAGACCGTCTCAAGCTAGTAATGAAATTTCAGATGAACAGATGGTTGCTATGGTTGAAAAAATTAGGAAAGGAGAAACAACGGCTGCTCCTAAACAACCAAAGATAGTTGAACCAGAGGAATCAAGGATGCAAGCCCTAGAGTTTCAAAATCAACTAAGTAATGTTAATTTTTGGAAGATAGAAGGTCTTCCTTCCAAGGGAAAGTTCTATCCAGAAGGAACTGAAATTCTTGGTAGACCAATGAAAGTATTAGAAGTCAAGAAGATTTCTTCTATCACAGAGGATAATGGAGATTTCATTCTTAACGATATTATTAGAAAGACCGTTAATGGAATTGATGTTAATAATCTATATGTTGCTGATAAGTTGTTTATCATCTTTTGGTTGAGAGCCAACACATATAGAGAAAGTGGATACATCGTTCCTTACATTTGTCCAAAATGTAATAAGAAGTCAGAATACCATTTTGATATTAACAATCTTGAAGTTCAGCTTCTTTCGGATGATTTTAGTCCTGATGCTGAAATTAAGGTTGGAAATGATGTTATTAGGTATGACTATCTAAGAATCAAAGATGAGTTGTATATTAATAGATTCAGAGAGATTAATCGTGAAGCTGTTGGAGAAATTGACCAAGAACTTCTAGCAATTGCTCAAATGATTAAAACTATTAATGGACAAAATAAAACTTTGTTAGAAAAGTATCATTGGATTATAGACCTTAATCCGGGAGATTTTTCTTATCTAAAAACTTATGTTGAGAAGAAAGGAATGGGAATTAAGCCTCTTGTCACTGTAGAGTGCAAGGATTGTGGAGGTACTGGCCTTGTGCCGGTAGCCTTTCAAGAAAGTTTCTTTATTCCCGAATATAAGTTTGAATGAAATATTAGAAGTTGAATTTAGTCTCGGTTATGCGATGGGTATTATACCAATGTTTAATGATTGGGAATTTTTTGAATTAATTTGGAAGTATGAACGAATGGCAGAACAGAGATATAAGGAAAATGAAGAAGCTAAGAAGAGTCAAGGTAATATGTCTATAGCTGATTTACTTGGAGGAAGAAGTGGCAGACAGAGATAATCCAGAAGTAAGTAAAGGAACTAATTTTGTAACCCAAAGCTTTATTAAAAATCAAGCAATGGCAAACAAAGAAGGTGTTCCACTTACTAATGCTCTTACTAAGAATGTTGGTATTTTTGGTGTTGTAGCTAAACAATTAGCTATTCTTAATCAAAATTTGAATAAGATGATTACTAAACCAACTGAAAAGAAGAAGGACTTTGTTCGTCGTGATGATCCAATGAAGAAGCTTTATCTCGCTGTTGATGATCTTGAAGAGTTAATGAGAGAATCAATCAATCTTCAAAAGGAAAAAGAAAAGAAGTCTAGGGGATTGCTTGGATGGGTTGGTACTTTGATGGGATTGGGTGGTCTTCTTGGTTATCTTTTGACTGGCAAAGAAGAAATGCTTTTTTCTGTTGTCAAGGCTCTTACTAAATATTCTCCATTGAAATTTTTACTTGGATTTGTAGATGATGTAATTAAGAAGATGGCTCCGAAGCTTTTTGAAGGAATTGGTAAAGTATTCACTGGTATAGGTGGATGGATAATGAAGATTCCCGGAATGAAGCAAATTATGGGAGTTGGTGAAAAGATTGTAAAGCCAGTGATGGGATTATTTAAAGGAATTAGTCATATTTTTGAACCACTTGGAAAACTTTTCGGTGGAGCATTGGCAAAAGAGGGAGCAAAAGCTGGTGCAAAAGGAATAGGAATGTCAGTTCTTAAAAAGATTCCAGTAGTTGGTGGATTGATTGGACTTTTCTTTGGAATACAAAGATTTAAGAAGGGGGATATACTTGGTGGAATGTTAGAAATTGCATCAGGTATTTCTTCAGTAATACCAGGAGTTGGAACTGCAATTGGAATAGCTATTGACGCTTTTCTTCTATTCAGAGACTTTAAAAATCCTATTCGGGAAAGTAAAGGTAAAGGATCAGATATTGCAGGTGGATTTAAGAAGGTAGGAATAGAAGTTCTTAAATCATTACCAGTTATTGGAACTTTTATTCATTTCAAGGAAGCTTTTGGTTTGTGGAAGACCGATAAAATTGGTGCAATGAAAGAAGTTGCATTGGCAATGGGAAGTTTAGTACCGGGTGCAAATTTATTATTAAGTCCAGTTCTTAGTTTTGCAGAAAATTTTATAAAAGGAGATAATAAACCACCAACAGTAGAACCAGAAAAACCAGTTGATGTAGTAGCAGGTGCGGATATACCAAAAGAAAAAAAGAAAGGTTGGTTTGATAGAGCTAAAGAATCCTTGTTAAAAGTATCAAGATCATATAAAGCAAAGTCAGAAGAATTTTTAGCAAGCTCTCAATCTGGTTATGGTGGTTCAATGACTAGTGGAGGAACTGTATCGAGAGGTCAAACACCATCTGGTATGGCTTCGAATATTAAAATAACTGATTTAAATAGTTTAAAAGAGGCTATAAAACAAAGAGAAGGATTAAAATTAGATGCTTATCCAGACTCCTTTGGAACGTCAATAGGATATGGTCATTTTCTTGGTGCGGGTAAAAGTGGATTAGGAACTAAGATTACTAAAGAACAAGCAGATCAATTTTTTGAAACTGATTTTGCAAAAGCTCAAGCTAATGCAAGTAAGATTCCTAATTTTGGTAAGGCTCCATTCCCAGTTCAAGCAGCTATGATTGATATGACCTATAATATGGGTCCAGGTTGGATAAGTAAATTTAAAAATACTGTTAAGGCAATTGGAAAGGGAGACTATGCAGCGGCTGCTGCTGGAATTAGAAATTCTTTGTATTATGAACAAGTAACTCCAAGAGCCGAAGCTAATGCTCAAGCATTCTTGCAGGCTGCAGGACAAGGAACTGAAATTGCTATTCCAACAACTACATCAACTCCAGAAGCGCCATCAGAAAGTCCAAGTAGCGGAAATATGGCACAAGCATCAGCAGGCAATCTTCCATCTTCTGCAATAGCGGCAACTTCAACACCAGCTTCTAATACAAAGTTAGACTTATCTGAATCGACTATTCAAGCATTGGCACAAGCAATGGGAACATCTTTCAAGGGTTCTTGGCCAACTCAGAAAGCTGGAAGAGTTAGCATAGATACAAATATGCGGGGCTGATAATGAAAAAAATTTGTAAACAATATAATAATCTTCAAATATTAACTTCTAAAGATAACTTAGCAAAAAGAGATAAACTAAATTGGGAGTAATTATATGGCGGATTTTTCAATTGGAGGTTCTTTTAATAAGTCTTTATTTAATAAAGAGTCATATGCGGCAGCTATTGGTAAAGACGATAAGAATGGATATGCTGTTGTAAAAATAACTCCAAAATATGCTCGTGTTGGTAATGATTCTAAAGACCCACCGATTAAAGGAGTATATAATACTGCTGAAGGAGATTTATCTTTTACAATTGATTCTACTTGGGCAGAATTAGGTGGAGTAGCTCAGTCAGTTCTTCCAGGTGGTGCTGGTGGTGGTATTATTGACGCATATCAAAGAGTTGGTGGTGTAGCAAATCTTTTAGGAGCAACGGCTCAAGCTAATGTTTATGCTTCAAAAAAGATTTATCAAAAGAGTAATTATATGAATCTTAAAATTCCTATGATGGTAGTAGATTGGGACGGAATGGGACAACCTATTTTTTCGGCATTACTTCTAGCTTGGTATTGTCTTCCAAGTGGAAATGTAACACAAGATATTACTAAAGCGGCCAAAGATTTTATTGACTCACAAGTTCAAAAAATGAAAGATTCTGGAGCGACTGGTGAAATGATTACTAACTTTTTACAGGGAACAGCAAATTATTTTGAAGGTGCTGTAATAAAAGGAAAAGATGCTGCTTCAAAAGGTATAGACGAACTAGTAGATAAAACAAATACTGAATATAGTAAAGATAATATTATTGGTGATGCTGATGATATTATAACATTGAGGTCTTCTCCAGTTCCTGTTAAAGTTGAGATTGGTCGTTTCTTTAAGCACGATGATATGGTAATAGAAAATCTTGAATATACTTTTTCAAAAGAAATGACTCAAGCAGGTCCATTATATGTTAAGTTTAATATCTCTTTATCAACAAGAAAAATTCTTGGAAGTATTCAAGATATTGGATTAGGAACTATTAGTAATACAAGATACCTTGAATTAGTCGGTGCAGGAAACTTAACATAAGGTGATAAAATGTCTTTTCAAAATAAGTATAGAAGAACTAACTTTTTACAAGATGCTGTTGTTGATGGAATCCTAGAAAAGGATTTGATTGATAACGATTGGGATTTATTTGAAATCAAAAGACCAATGACCTTCTTTACAGTTGGTCGTTCTTATATTCAAAGACCAGATTTACTTTCAATAAAGCTTTATGGTAAGGAAAACTATTGGTGGGTTCTAGCTAAAGCCAATCCAACTATTATGGATTGGTGGAACGATTTAGTAGTAGGTGATGTAATTGAAGTTCCAGATATTAGAGATATTGAAGATTGGTATACTGAAGTCAGGAAAAGGAGAGCAAGTTAATGTCAGAATATGGACAACTACCTGGCCAACAATTTTATCTTGAACTTACTATCAAAGGAAACAAGTACAATCCACTTAACATATCGTACTTGATTATCCGAGAATGGATTTTCAATCCACTTCCGTACATAGAGATTCAGTTTGCAGATAATGGATTTCTTATGGAAACCTTTCCTCTTGAAGATGGAGAGGATATTCAAGTCACTTTAGGCAAGAATGAAGACGATGAAAACCCATTAAGACTTACATTTTCTTTGAATGATTATACAGTTTCAATTGCAGGAGATAATAGAAGGTCTTTTGTTAATTTGAATGGATTTCTTAAAGCAAGCGATATGTTTACATTGAGAACAAGAAGCTTCTCAAAACAAAATTCTTCTTTAGTTTTATCTACAATAGCGAATGAATCTAATATTCCGTTTTCAAATCCATTTAATATTACTCCATCTGATAATATGACGTGGATTCAAAATAGCCAAAGTAATTTTGATTTCATTAGACACGTACTTAGAAGATCATATGTCCCAGATGATATGTTAATGTTCTATGCAACTACTGATAATAAATTTGTGCTTAATTCTTTAAATTCTAGTATAGGAAGAAAAGATACGAAGAAGTCTAAATTTAGTGTAGAGAACTATGAAAGAAACATTAAAGATGATGAAGATAAAGACGATACTATTTGGTTTACTTCATATAGTATGGTAAATAATTCAGGTTTTTTTAATAAAAGAATTGGGTATGGTTTTGAGTTTAACTATTGGAATCTTGAAGAAAGCATTCAAAAGACTTATAGTAAGATTCCAAAAATGACGGCTCTTTCTTTTAGAAACAAAGAAATTGCAGGTAAACCAGTCATAAGACAATTTAATATTGATATGATTGAAGCCAATATTTATGGAGAAGAATATTTTGAATCAGAATTAAGAAATCAGTTTTTGAAGAATAACTTTTTTGCTAATTCTCTTGTTTTGAATATTAATGCACTTAGTAAAGTAAGTTTAATGGATAAGATATTTGTTGATATTCCATCTATGCTTGCAGAAGAAGAATCCAATGAAGCTATGTCAGGATTCTACTTAGTAGCAGGAGTCCAACACGAAGTTTCTAATGGTGGAATATATAAGAAGAAGTTAGCTCTTGGAAGAAATGGTATGGAGAAGAGTCCTGATGTTAAGAACTATGGAGTTGAAACACTATGATAGACAATGAAGTAAGAATTAGATCGGGTAAATCTTTGGATGAAAATATTAAAGATTTTTTAGATGAAGATATTGAAGATCAAGAAAATTACATCTACACGGGTATAGTAGTAAATAATAATGATAAAGACAAGGAGGGTAAGTGTCAAATAAGAGTTTATAGCATTTATGGGGATGATATACCAGATGCAGATTTACCGTGGGCATTGCCTGACTTTTCTTTTGTAGGTAGCTTGGTAGGTAATTTTACTGTTCCACCAGTTGATGCAATTGTTAATGTCTATTTTGATAAAGGAGATATTTACCTTCCGCACTATATAACAAAAGCAGTAAGAAAAAGTAAGCAGCCAATACAGAAAGATACTGACTATCCTGACAACGTAGTAATGTGGGAAATGGATGAAGGAGATTACTTTACTATCAATAGAAAGACTAAAGAAACAACTTTCAATCATAATTCAGGAACTAAGGTTCTTATAAAGAAAGATGGAAGTGTTGAAATTACTATTAAAAAGGATAAGACTGAAACTATTGAAGGGGAAGTTAAAGAAACAGTAACTAAAGATATTACAATAAAGGGAAGCGCTAATATTAATATTGAAGCATCTAATACTGTTGATATTAAAGGAACAGCGTCTTTATTAATTCACGGGACTCCATCACCTAATGGTGGAATCGGACCAATGTGTTTACTTCCAAGTTGTGTTATAACTGGCGCTCCTCATCAAACTAATAAAGCAACGGGTGGAACTCCATAAGGATTTCATAATGGTAGAAAAAGGCGATTTAATTTCTAAATATATTACAGAAAAGATTAAAGATGTTACTGATGATTTTATAAATCAAATGGGGGATAATCCGCCTTCTCAATCTCTTATGTCAACCTTCAAAATTAGATGGCAGGAAGCAATTACTGAAGGATTATATGAGTATATTTCTAATGAATATACATTTGATGTTAAAACTACTGGAGCTATAACTCTTTCTCCACCACCCCCAGGAGCAACATTACCAGTTGCTAATTATGCTGTAGAAGGAAATATAACAGTTTTTTCTTATAATATTTTATCAATATTATTTAGTAATACTTTAACTTCTACAGTGACAGATGCTTTAATAAATATGACAACTCTTTTTAATGACATTTTGTTATGGTTACCTAAAGTTTCAAATGTAACAGGACCAGTAATAGATATAACAGTTAATCCAGTATCTTATCTTTCGACAGTTACAGGAGTAGGAACAATAACTTTTCCTAATTTTATTCCAGTAAATTTAGCCGAGTCTTGTCTAAATGAAACGTCAGCAATAGAATTTGTAGACAGTGAAGGAAAACCAACTGGAAAAGGATATAAAGAAGTTTGGAATATTATTGGAAAATATATCTATCAAGGATTAAATGGAAATATTGTATCCACTGTTGATGCTGGAACACCAGATACAACTACGGTTCCAAATGGAATAGCTTATGTTGGTGCATCAACTGGAACAGTAAGTTTTAAATAAAAGATAAATATAAGTAAATGACTTATAGGGAATATTAAAGTGGCTAAAATAATAAGAAATATTTCAGAAAGATGGGCTTATGACATTGATAAGAACCCTATTGATGTTGGTGAAATATGGGATGCAGATTGTATAAATCAAAGCATTGAAATGATTCTTGGTACATTACCGGGTGAAAGAATTTTCAATAATACCTTTGGTTATGGACTTCAATATAGAATCTTTAATATTGCTTCACCAGAAGAAGCTGAAGATATACTTAATGAAGTAGCAGATGCAATTAAGAAATGGGAAGATAGAGTTACTTTAGTTGAAAGCCAAATGAGAATAGTTGCAAATATAGATGCTCATTATATTATAATTATTATTCCATATATTATTAAAAGAACTGGTATTAAAAGTACTTTTAAAAAGAAGATTATTAGCAACACATAAGGGGATTTAGATGAAAAACTTCTTGAAGTATTCTGGTTTGACGTATGATGAAATTGTACGTCAAGTAACAGATAAACTAAACTCAGACGAAAGATTTGCTAACTTTAGAGAATCGGCTATCGCACAGACTCTTGTAGAAATTTTCGCAGGAACAGTTGATATTATTAACTACAATCTTGAAAGAAGAGCCGAAGAATCTTTCTTTGATACTGCACGTCTTCGCAGTTCCGTTATGTTGCTTGCTCGTTCTCTTGGATATGTTATTCAAAGACCAATCCCTGCTGAAGCTACTATTAAGCTAAAGATAAAAGGACCATTACAAGATTTAAGTAGTAATGGTACAATTCAAATTCCTGCACACGCAGTGTTTTCATATAATGGAATTAAATTTGTTTTAAAAAATTCTTTGACAATTAATGTCGATGATTTACCTCCACTACCAGAAAATTCAGAAACTGATTTTATCACCAAGGATTATAATGGAGATAAAATTGAACTTATTCAAGGAGAGATTAAGGAAAAATTTATTGATGGAGCCACTAACTCACAAGTAGGTTCAACTTTCCAGATTTATAGAATAGAAGATACTGAATTTAGTAATAGATATGGAGAAGATGATTATGATTATCCGATTACTAAAGTATGGGTCGGTGACGTTAAAAATGATGAAACAGAATATGGTATTAATAGAAGGTCTTTAATTGACTGGGAAGTTATTGATGCAGCTACTATTGGAGTAGCAGAAAAAGTTTGTGTTGTAAGAACAGCTATTACTGAAGGAGTTGAAATTTTATTCGGTGATGGTAGATTTACTCAACTAGGAGCAAGTACATCAGGACAAGCTCCAGCAACTTCTAATGATAATGTTTATGTTCAATATTTTGCGACAAAAGGTTCCGAAGCTAATCAGGTAGGAGTTAAGGATAAAAAGATTCAGTTTTCAGGTAAAGTATTTGATAGTAATGGAAAAGATATTACAAGTAATATAACTTTCTATTTTGAAAGTAATATTACTGGTGGTTCGGATATGGAAGATATTGAATCTATTCGAGTCAATGCTCCTAACATTTATTATACACTTGATAGGCTTGTTTCAAAGAGAGACTATGTAAACTATTTGAAGTCCTTAACAAGTCCAATTAATGTAAAGAACGCAATTGCTTGGGGAGAACAAGAAGAGCTTAAAGAAAGAGGAAAGACTGCATTAATGAGAATGTTTAACGTAGTTTTCTTTAGTGTTGTAGGTTCTCTTTATGATTTAACTAAATCTCCATATTTTGTAAAGACAAAAGAAACAGGATTAGATACTGCTGTTTTGGATTATGGATACGACGACGATGAATTAAATCAAAGAAATTATTTTAATGTTTTTACTAAAGGATATGCAACAGATCAAAGCAGTTTAGTTGAACAACTTAAAGAATATACAACTACTACTTTTATTTGGAAAATAATGGGAGATCAAGTTGAAAAAACTGCTCCATATTTTGCAGGAACTTTTGGTGAGAGTATGCCTTTAACTATTAAATATTCTTCAAGTATTGTAGCTAATAATCCACTTCTTAGTGCATCAACTGAAGTTTTTGTTGATGTAAGAGGATTGAGCGCATACAATGATACTACTAATAATGATGAAGGACTCAATCTTCTTGCATCTTTAGTTACTTTAAAATTACAAAGTATTAAAGATTTAAGAGGAACTAGTATAGTTAAAAATGCAAATTATAATAGTGATGCTTTTCCAAATATAGTAGTTTCTTATAGTGCTGATGTTGGAAAGTTTATAGTTACTCACGATTTAGATACTCCCGCTTATATTTATTCAATAGAAGGCACTGGAGCTTCTGATATGGGACTTAATTCAGCTGCTTCTTTTGAAGTTACTACTGATAGAAGTTTAAGTAAAAAGATAATTGATGTTGTTGAGGAACTTGATAAAAGAAGTCAAGTAACTATTAGAAATATTTATATAAGCCCAATTATTCAGTCAATGAATTTAATTGGAAAAGTATTTTTAAAAGATTTATATGATAAGCAAGTCGAAAAGACAAATATTGAAGATGCGGTTTATAAATGGTTTGAAGATAATGCAGATTTTAATAAGGAGATTTATACATCTAATGTTATTGAACTAATTGAACAATTTCCATCAGTTTTTTATGCTGATATTAAATTTGTTCCTGAAGTTCCAGTTAATCCAGCTGGTGGATTATTTTATAATGGAATCAGTCATCCCTCTATTGAAAAGCAAGATAGTGCTAATAGAAGTATAATTTATACTACTGTTAATCAAACTCTTTCCGCATATATTAGTGGTACTAATCAAGAAGACACAAGTGGAGCACAAGAAAAATTAATAGTTTATGGAAATAAAACAAATCAGTCATATTCATTTAAATGGAATAGAGAAATAACGGAAAGAACTTTTCTTGAAGTTTTTGGAAAAAATCTTTATTTATCATTAATAACAAATGACCAAGATATTTTTGCAAATTCAGATGATTTTATTAATCTTTTAAGTGATATTAGAAAAGATTATCTTGAAATTATAAGATATAACCTAATTGATACTCTTGGAAATATTGCTAAAGACGAACAAGTTAGTACAGATCAGAAGCCTATCAAGGGAGGATATTCTCTTGGTAATGAAATAGTTAAAATTAATATACAACTGACTTATGAATATAAGAGGTAAGAATGGCAACTAATAGATATGTTTATCTAAGTAATAGTTACTCATCAAATGGAGATGGTTCAACTAGTAATCCATTAAACTGGACTCAATTTTTAACTGAACTTTCTGGTGGTAGTAATATTGGAATTATTACTGAAAATAACTATTATCTTTCTGGAGTTAGATCACTTAATACAGACTCATTTATAACGCTTTCGGCAATTAATGCTATTAATTTTTATTCTTGGAATAAAAATAATCCAGCAATAATATACTCAACTGAAGGTATTTATTTTGAACTTGAAACTCCATTATTTAATGTAACAGATTTATTAATTCAAGCAAAATGCTCGGCCACAAATAATGCTTTCTTAGATAGTGCTCATAGAATTCTTACAAGAAATTATGGTACAGTAACTATTGATAACTGTTATTTGAAGATCAATAGTATTGCCAAATTTAGTCGTTTAACGGCTTTATTGGTAAGAAACTCTATTGTTATTTCGGATGGAAAATTAGAAGGATATTCTTTTGATGATCCAGTTCTTCCAACAGATAATATGACAATGAGTTTAGTTAATAATATTTTTGATATTGCAGATTTTAAGGCAACGACAGCTGATAATATGGGTACTATTATAATTGATAATTGTACTTTTACGAGTGCAACATCGGCTTTTACTAATTATTTAGAATCCAATACTACTTGGTCTAATATTCAAAGTTCTTGGACAAGACCATCAATTTTTAGTAGTGCAGTCTCAGCAATTAATATTACTTCTCAATTAAATTATCTTAGTGCATCTTTTTCTACTATTTCAGCAACAGGAAATAAATTTTATACTAATACTTGGATGAGTGGACGACGAGATGGTATTGGCGCCCTTTATTTTCCAGAGATTAGTGGAGTATCTATATCAGCTAATACAGCATATGAACCTTCTTTAAATCCTGTTAGTTTTATTTTAAGTGGTAATAATCCTTTTATTATTTTTAGTGCTTCTTCGGCAACATATAATTTTAATGATGGAATTATTTCAGCTATTAGTACAAATACTGTACAATCTCATACATATTCTGCATCTAATAAATATAATGTATCAGTATCAATTATTTCATTTAATGAATGGTATAATAAAAATATTTCTACTTATATAATTGTTGGTCCTTTTAATATAACTCCATATATTTTTGACCAAAATGGTAAAAATATTTCTATAAATTTTGGAAGTACAAAAGTATTAACTAATTTAACATTTGCAGCTTCTTCTGATGGTTTAGCAATTGGAAATTATTATTGGTATTTTGATAATGGTACATCATCAACAGAAGTTTCTCCAACCGAATATTATTTAACATCAGGTACTAAAAATCCATATATTACAGCAAGTGCAGCTGTAGATTCATCAATTAATATTTCTACTGATATATTTTTAAAAATTTATTTATCTGGAGTTGAATATTTTGTAAATATTACTTCGGGATATGATGTATGTGCTAATAATTCTGGAACATCAGCTAATCCATTTAACTGGAATGAATTTAAAGGGATGGTTGAAACTAGTGGAGAGTATGCAGATACATTCAGGTTAAGCGGTTCAAGAGTACTTTCAGCTTCTAGTTCAAATAGAAAAGTTTTAAATATTGACCGTAGAAAAAATTTTACTATTAGAGACTGGGATGTTTCTGCATATGGACCTTGGGTATTAGAAATAAAAGATTTTACTAATATTGATGGAAATACAATACTTTCAGCAGCAGGATGTACTCTTAAAAATGGAATTATTTATAATAAGATATTTAGCTCACTTAGTGCTGGTGGTCAAATTACATTAAGTAATTTATATAATACTTTTATAGTTTATCAAGGAAAATATTCAAAAATTATTATTGATCCATATTTTAGTCATTATTGTGGAGACCTTGGAGGAATTGTACCAAGTGCTTCTTCAAGTATAATAGGATCAACTTTATATATTAGTAGTGGAAATGGTTGGAAAGATAATTTTGATTCAAATACTTTTTCGGCAGTTAGTGCATCTTCATATATTATGGAAATAACTGATTCGGTTATTACTAATTTTACAACTATTACCTCATCAGATTTTAGTGCTTGCTCTGTTGCAAGATATAATAGTACATTTAATAGAAAAGCAGTAGATATAAGTGCTAATTTCAAAACTTGTGCTGATGAAAATTGTCAATATGAATGGAATTCTCCTACTGATTATCCATTCACTCCAAATAATGATTTGTATGATAAAGATATTAACTATATTAGAACTAATAAGAAAAAGCTTCGTCCTTTTAATGAAATAACAATTCCACCAAATCCAGGTAAGAATGCACCAAATTTCCTAAATTACGAAACAGGATTATTTGGATATTACAGAAATCAGTACATTACAAGTGGATAAAATATGTCAAACTATTATGTAAATTTAAGCGCATCTTCAAATGGTTCAGGAACAATTGGAAGTCCTTGGACTTGGTTACAGTTTTACGCCGATGTTAGTGGTTCCGGTGGAACAGTAGCTAATGGTGATAACATATATTTGAGAGGATCAAAGAATATTACAAGTTCCCCTAGTGGAAACAAGAGTTTTAAAGAAGATACTGATTTTCAAATTAAACTTTTAGCTTGGGATTTATCTGCTTATGGGCCTTGGTCAATATATGATTCTTTAAATAGAATTGCTTTAAATGGAGTAATTGAAATTAATGGAGGAATTATAGTTTCAGACTATACTAGAAATTCTAGCGAAGTTCAAGAAATCACTCCAAATATAATGCTTTATACTTCAGCTATTGAAACAAGTTTTATTAAAGCAGAAAGAATTTCTTTAAGGTCTTTTCCAAGTTCATCAGCAACTCCTTTAATAGTAGGATATGGATATTGTAGAAATAATTATTGTGGAGATGTACAAAGATATTTTGGAATTTTTGGTTCAACAATTATTTCAGATGATAGTTCAAATAAAATTTTAGATGTTGATTTTAGAGAACCAACATTATTACAGATTAAAGATTCTATAATTTATATTCAATCACAAAACTTTCAGGATGGAATAAATGGTTTTATAAAAACTCCAGTTTCAGCTATTTCAGCAATATGGAATTGGAATACAGTACCATCTATAAATCTTAGTCAATTATCAGGAACAGTTATAATAACTTCATCTTCTAATATACAATATAAATGGAATGTTCCTATTCATTGGCCTTCTTGGTCAGCTAATAAACAAGATTTTAATTATATGATTTTAGGAAAAAATATCACTATAACTGGTTCGAATGAATGGTAATGTATAAATATTAATTAGATATTTAGATAGGAGGATTTTCAATATGTCACAATTAGTTAATCAATATAGTTTAAATCAACCAGGTGAACCAGTAGATTGGTCACAAAGAGAATTTAATTTACTTTCAGCTTTTGCACAATTAATGCCAACTAGCGGATCAAAAATTATAAATGATGTTACACATCATAATCATAGTATATTAACTTATACAAATGAAAGTATTAAATTGAGTGCTTTAAATACTGGTATTTCAGCAATTGGTAATATAAGTGCTTCTAATAATTTATATATTAATGCAACTAGTTATACTAATAGTTTAAGTGCAACTACTATAAGTGCGGGTACAAGTATTAATGCGGGTACAAGTATTAAATCCAGTAGTTTAAGTGCAACTACTATAAGTGCGGGTACAAGTATTAATGCGGGTACAAGTATAATAGATAGTACAAGTATTAAATCCAGTAGTTTAAGTGCAACTACTATAAGTGCGGGTACAAGTATTAATGCGGGTACAAGT